GCCCCTCAACCTATCTATCTGGTAAGGATGCGGTTAAAAAATATAAAGATGATGGATATATAGAAAAAGATAATAAGAAAGTTATAAGATTTGTAGAAGATCCTAAATAACAATGAAGGTGAATTAATTGGATAAAGAAGTAGAATATTCGATATATGGAGATTGGGAAATGATAGAGCGTAATTCTGGAATTAAAAAATTTAATTCCATACTGGCTACTTATAAATGTAAAAGATGTGGGAATCTAAAAAATATGATTCCCTCTCAACTAATTCATTATAGAGTTGTTTGTGAAACTTGTAAAAATAAATTCTATAAAAATCATTATATAGGAATGACATTTGGTAAATTAAAAATAGTAGAATATTTGGGTTTGAAAGATAAATATTATTATTATAAATGTATATGTTCTTGTAAAACAGATATATCGGATAGGGAATTTAGACTTTCTAATCTATTAAATGGCAATAGTGAATCATGTGGATGCGAACAAAATAAACAAACTCATGGATTAACAAATACTAGAATATATAAAATATATAGAGGAATGATAAGAAGATGTTATAATTTAAATGAAAGTAACTATGATAGATATGGTGGTAGAGGAATATTTATTTGTGATGAATGGCTAATAGAAGAGAATGATCAAGGTCTTAAGAACTTTTATAATTGGTCTATTAGGAATGGATATAATGAAGATCTATCTATAGATAGAATTGATAATGATGGCCCATATGCACCATGGAATTGTAGGTGGACTACTGATAATGTACAAGCAAATAATACTAGTACAAATCATATTATAAATATTAATGGATATGATTATACTATATCACAGATTGCTTATAGATATTCTATAGAGTATAACTGGTTGTCAAATAAAATAAACAAAGGAATATCTATAAATGAAATTATAAAAGATAAAAAAGAAAAACCTATACGTTTTATTGAATAAAAATAGTAGAGGGTGATATTATGGAATTTTTAATTATAGATGATGATAATAGCAAGATAGAAAAAGTATCTAAATATATGGGCAGTAATACTTTATATGCTGCCCGTTCTTTTAATAGTGCATTACAAACTATATATGCCAGTATATGTACTAACATATATGATGGGGTTATATTAGATATGTCATTTCCTAGATTTGATAATGAACCATGGACTATAAAAAGTAATATGGGACTTCAAATACTACATAGAATGAAGCATCGTAAAATAGATATTCCAGTATTAATATACTCATCTGAAAATAATAATGATACAAGTGAGTATAAAAATGTAAAAGGGTTTGTATGCAATGATAATCATTGTATAGAGAAAGAGATTCTAGATTTTATTGATATATGCAATAAGATTAAAGAAAATAAATCATAACTGCATTATATTATATCAAAAGGAGTAAACTAATGATTGAAGTTGGCAAAAAAGTAGTAATAAGAGATGCAATGGATAATAGCTTAATTGGTAAACCAGGAATTGTACAAGAGATGAGTGGAGGAGATAGTAGTAGTGGTCGTATTACATGTTGTAGATTAGAAATTGATGGTAAAAAAGGCTCATGGCTAAATGCATGGTCATTAGATAGTATTGAAGAAGTACTTGAAGTTAAAAACACATTATTCAATACATTTAGTTATGATGAAAGTAGGAGCACTGCTAAAAAACTTAGATATAAATATTTTGAGTTTAATGGAAATATTTATAATGTAGAGGATACTGAAATGAAAAGAATATTTAAATAATAAATTAGCATACAAGTTAATACTTGTATGCTAGAATATCTTTAAAGGAAGTGATATCAATGACTATTGGAATAAAAATAATGATATGTATAATAGCTTTACTACTTACTATAATAATGAAACGTGGAACACCAGCAAAAATTATGAGATATGATATAATAGCATTTGTAATAATTTTTATAATTTATTTAATTATAATAGGGGTATTAGATATGGGTATATTTACCAAACTTGTTTAATCTAATTATTATAATTATATATTATAAATATGAGTAATAAAAAAATTAAAGAAAGGTTGTAGTGAATGAAAAATAAATCAACACTAATTTTAGTTATATCATTTCTTATATTCTTCTTTACACCGTTATCTAATAATTTTATATTTACTATTAGTATTACTCAATGGTTTTGTGTTTTATTCATATATTTTAAAATAAATAAAAGAGAGGCTGTACAAATGAAAGATAAAGCAATAACAATTTTAATTATTTCATCTATTATATTTTTATTAAGCATTGCTGGTAGTCATTATGTATTTGCTATTGGAGTAACCCAGTGGGTTATTGTATTAGTTATAATTATGATATCAAAATTACATTGGTATCCATTAGATTTAATGAAGTTCAATGATACTAAATTAGATAAGGCATTAAAAGAACGAAAATATTTATCAGTTTTTGCTTATGCAATGTCTATGCCAGCTGTTGCTATAGGAGTTATATGGGTAGTAGTATTGGTTGTAATGGTTTGGTTTATTCAATTTTAAAGATAAAAGGAGATGTTTTTTAATGGATAATAATAAAGAAATTACTATAGGCGATAATAAATTATTAAACTCTAGTATTAATATTAGAATTGCTGAATTAAAAAAATTAAAAGCAAGTAATCCAGATTTAGAAAAAGATATTGATGAAAAAATCTGGGAATATAAAACAATGTTATATAAGTATCAACAAGCTATTATGCCAGATCATGATCACGATGGACCAAAGTATATTAATGAAACTATTAAATCTGCCAATCCTAATAATAAAATAATAATAATGGAAGAGCCTAGCAATATTGAAAATATGCTTATACGATTTGCTAAACTTTTTGTACAGGATATGGCCAAGGGTGATAATCAAACCTTCATTCCTAAGATTATTGATGAAGTTAAAGAATAAAATATAAAAAACTAGTATCCAAATCGGATACTAGTTTATTTTTTATTAAAAATTCTTATCGCAATAATTCATTATCTCATTCTGAATATGAGATTCAAGATTTATAACTAAAATAGAACCATTCTTATCTACAAGTTGAACTCTTCTTCCTTTATCAACAATACCTATTGATTCATATAAAAGTTCAAACGATTCTAATACATTATTAAGATTACCTGATTCCATTTTTATATAATCAATAACTGATTGATTAGTTATAGGAATTATAAGTCCTGGATCATTATTTTGTAGTAATACGTTAGTACCGCTTATACCAGCAGATTCACTAACTACTTTTGTCATATATGCAGATTCATGTGATGGATAAATTACTCTATCCCATGTTATGATTTTTATGTTCTTTACTTCAGCACCTCTACCTGTATTTTGTATAGTACCTAAAGCTCGTAATGACCATGATGGGAATTCTCCATCCATTATGTCATCATTAAAATCTCTACCTAAATCATTATTACAGCCTCTAACATGAGCCATTATGTTGTTGCCATCAACCCATAATTTTAAGATCTTAGAACATGTATTATTAGGATCAATTGTTTGTTGTCGTCCTATATCTTTAAGCATTGGATGCCCATTTTCATTTTTCATATTACCTGTTTTTATTAATTCAAGAATTCTTGGACTTTTAGTTTCTGGTATTAATTCTTCTCCAGCATAGAATCTTCCATTTCTATTTTTTTTATTAATATCTTGTAATATTACTTCTACTGTTAATTTATCACTTTTATCTCCAATGATAGTTGCTTCTTTTCTTTCAGAGGCAGCAGTTTCATTTATAATAAATCCTATTTTACTATCTAACATCATATACCTCCCTTTTACTTATTTACTATGATGTTATTTTGATAAGAATTGTAAAAGCATATATTTTCAACTATATACTATAAATATGAATAAAAGTTTAATAGTATCTTTTGTTTAAAAAAATATAAACTATTTAATTTAAGGAGGATTATTAATATGAAAAAAGTATCAATTCTTATTAAAAATATTCAGGAACCTAGAAAAAGAAGATGTGGAACAAAATGAAAATGCAAATTGAGTTATCAGAGATAGAAGAGTTTGCTAGAAACAAGATGCTCTTTGATGCTGGTAAAGTAATAAACAAAGACATAATGAATATGTTTATGGATATTACTAATAAATGTACTCAATATAGTTTTGGTAAAATATCTATTACTGAAGAATCTATTATTGTAGATATTGATCCAAAATGTTTTACTGAATTTTTTGAATTACTAAATAAATTTCTAGTATTAATATTACCATCTGTTGAATATGGTATGGAACTAGGGGATATGGTAATAGAATCGATGCAATTATTTAATAAAAAATGGGGAGGAAAATAATAATGAGAATTAAAATTGACATGACAATTAAAGAGAGGGAGCATTTATTTAAATTATGTAGTTTGTTAAAAATTAAGATGGCTCCTACTAAAGGAAAGTGGGGATGTATAACTCCAAGTTATGCATTTGTTGAAGAAAAATGTTTTATTGATTTTATAAAAATCCTAACAGCAATGGCACCTAAGATTATTAGTTTGTTTGACTTTGTATCAGCATTGCTTCCAATAATCAAAGATGCTTTTACTAAATTTGGTAATACATGGTATACTGATACTACAAGTGTATCAGCAGTTGAATTTGATCAATATCAAACTGAATCAAATCCTGAAGATAAAAAACAAAGTAAGGATAAAGATAAAAAGAAATCTTAATAAAAAAGAGATAAACTAGTCATTGCTAGTTTATTTTTTATTTTTTATATATCTTCCAACATTATAATAATTAGAAAGAGGTGAGTTTATATGCCAAGAATTATAGTTAAACATTCTTCTATAGTATTAGAAGATTATAAATTGGGAGATTGCCAGAAATTAGAAAATTATTTTATGATATATAATCCTGTTACTCATGATTATGAATATAGAGGATTAGATTATTCTGAAGAAGAAAATAGATTAATAATACCAAGAGGAATAGATGTTAATTTTATAGAGAAGTTAGTTGGAGTTACTGCAACTCTAGATACAAAATATGATGACTTTACTTATACGGATCAAACTATGATAAAGTTTCTTCCTAGAGATGCTACACAAAAACAAGCATTAAGATTTACATTAGGTGAAGGAGAATATAAGACTAATAAATTAAAGTCTCAATTATGTTTAAATCTTTCAACTGGTAAAGGAAAATCATATGTTGCTATAATGACATTGGCCTATTCATCTATGAGAGGCATTGTTATAGCATCATCTCTAAATGTACTTCAACAATGGAAGAATTATATATTAGAATATACGGATATATCTGCTAAACAAATATTTTTACTATCAGGAGTTGGTAGTATATTTAGTTTATTAAGAAAAGATATTTCTACTTATAAAATTATATTAGCATCGCATAATACAATAAAATCATATGGTGATACATATGGCTGGGATAAAGTTGGAGAATTATTTAAGTTTATGAAGATAGGAATTAAGTTTTATGATGAAGCACATCTTAATTTTGATAATATATATAAGATAGATTATCATACTAATACTAAATATACTATGTATATAACAGCTACTCCAGCTAGGAGTAGTAAAGAACAAAATTTTATATATCAACTATACTTTAGAAATGTTCCATCAATAAATTTATTTGATGAAGATGAAGATCCACATACTAAATACATTGCTATAAAATATAATAGTCATCCATCTCCAAGAGATTTAAGTACATGTAAAAATCAATATGGTTTAGATAGGAATAAGTATGTAGGATATATTATTCAAAATGAAAATTATTATAAAATGCTTCATATAATATTAGAATTAGCATTGAAGCACGATGGAAAAAATCTATTTTATATAGGTACAAATAATGGTATAAAAATTACTAAAGCTTGGATCATAGAAAATTATCCAGAGTTAGAACCTATGATAGGAGTTTATACTAGTGATGATTCTTTACGTAATCCTAGTGAAACAAAAGATCAACAATTAGATAAAAAGATAATATTATCAACTACAAAGTCATGTGGTACGGCTATGGATATAAAAGGCTTAAAAATGACTGTAGTACTAGCTGAACCATTCAAATCTGAAGTCTTAGCAAAGCAAACTTTAGGTAGAACTAGAGACAGAGATACATTCTATATAGAAATAGTAGATGCAGGATTCTATCATATTAATAAATATTATAATCAGAAAAAAGATATATTTACAAAATATGCAACGGAATGTTCTGATATATTTATGAGTGATGCTGAATTAGATAGTAAGGTTGCTAATATACTTAATAAGAGAACATTAGCTAGATTGAGAGGTTTAAGAGTTTCTCCTATAAGATTCCTTGAAGATGAAGAAAAAATAAGAGTAATTAAATTTGTAATATAATATTATTTCAATTATATATTATAAATATGAATAAAAGTTTATAATAGTATCTTTTATTTATAAAAATTAAAAAACTATTTATTTTAAGGAGGATATTAATATGGAAAAGACAATTCAAGAACCAATTAATTTAGCACATGTGTATTCACAGAAAACATTAAATGAGGCTAAGGGTATAATATGTAATTCATTAAATAATCTATTTGGTAAAAATGTATTAGAACTCAAGAGTTCTATAGCTGAGGTTTCAAATGCAAATATGGGTGGTGTAAATAATCAGGTAATCAATTATGATTTACTTACTGGTAAACCATATTATCCAAATCAACAAGTTGCACCACAGAACTTAACTGGAGCTAACAATGAAATGCCAACAACATTAATAACAAATCAAACCGATGATGTTAATAGTGATCTTTATCTAAGTATAGATAGATTGAATAAACTTGCACCAATAACAATTGATGAAGATTTAAAGTAAAAATTAAAGATAATATGGAAGCAATTCCATATTATTTTTTTAGGAGGTAAGATATGGAGGTCATAAAATTTATGCATCAGCAATATGAGAAGATATCCGATGATGTATATTATATAGGAAATAATGCGGTTTTAAAATTTAATGTATCATTGGCTCATAAAGCAGAAGATGGTACTAGATATCCATATCATAAGGAATATGAATATTCATCAAGCAAGTATTCAAATATAGATTACAATCTAGTAACTATGAAAAGGAACTTTGATTATTTTATTTCTATAGAAAATGCAAAAAAAACAGATAGCAATGATAAAGAATATATTATGATACGTATAGAAGATATGTATTATGTACTTAATCAATTAAAAATGGCATATAGATGGTTTACGGATAAAGAGTTTATTAACTTGTATAAATATGATGATAAGAAGAAAATGATAATATTTAATAGACCAGATTCTATATGTATAAGTAATTTAGCTATGGATAAATATATTAAACTGGACCCTATAGTATTAGAATATTCTAATGGAGTTCAACAGGGTGGAATAAGAATGACATTATCTAATGAAGGTAATTATGTAGATATTGGTATTCCAAAATTTGAAGGATTATTATATACATTAAGTACATTTAATATGTATGAGTGTGCTCAGAATGTTATTAATTATCTTCAAAGACCTGAGTTAGGTACAAACTCTTATAAATTTAATAATGCTCAAGACACATCTAATAGTGGATATGTTGAAGGTGGAAACAATAGACAAATAAAAGCTAATTCAAAGGGTAAATCATTCTTTGATAAAATGGATGAAATATAAGGTGGTGTATAAAATGAGAATTAGAACTTTAATAAAAATGTATAATAATAAATTAGAGATCTATAGTGATGAGACTATTGATTTTACATTTGATATAATTCATAATAAAGTAGCTAAGACTATCATATATCATAAAGATGACGATAAATTTAAAGCTATTTTAATTTTACATGATGGAGATGTAATACACATCAGTGGTCTAATAAATTCTTATGTATTTATTAAAACAGATAATACTAAATGGATTGTTCATGGTACTATAAAAGATAAAATATTAAAAAATAATAAGAAATATTTATTAGCAATAACTCCTGGATCAGCAATAAATGGATTATTTCATAATATTCAAAAACAGATAAAACTAGAGAGCGATCTCTAGTTTTATTTTTTATTTAGTTTTATATTCTTTAATTTGAAAACTATTAATTAATTTATTCATTGGTTTAAATGTTTCGGTTCCTATAGTGGTTGAAGTAGTTAAATCATTAAGATTGTCAAATCCATATAAATCTATATCAGCTTTATTAGGTACTAATCCTCCAGATAATGCTAATGGAATATATATCTTATTACTTGCATCATAATATGCTGGTTTAATAGAATAATAGGTTGAATATTGTTTAATTAGATATAGATTATTACTTATTTTAATTGTTTGATATCCAAATATATTACCCATAGTACCAGATAATTTTAATTTCCAATTAACGTCAGTATATGATAATAAAGTTTTACTTACATATAATGAAAAATCTTTTATTATAGCACCATTAGCAATTTGACCATATCCACAATTAATATTTAGATTAGATACTAATACATTTGATGAAAATATTAAATAAGCTGGAAACATATAAGTTCTAGCCCACCATGAAGTGCCTGAACCATTAAATATTCCACTTCCATTATAAGAATCATATGCATTAACTGATACATATTGCAATCCCGCATTAGCAGTAGTTGTATTTATTAAATTTAAAACTACCATATCAAGACTAGTTTGATAAATACTAGTTATTTTTAGCATGTAATAATACATAGATTATTCCTCCTCTATACTGTATACATTATAGGCTGATTTTGATTACCAGCTGATACGTAAGATTCTTTCAATGTAGCCATTACATCATCTCTCTTAGAAGCTTTATCTTGTAAATCTGATAATTTTAAATCTATATTTGCATATACGGTTTCTAATTGATCATACCATTTTAATTCATTATATAAATATCCAGCAACATCAGCAGTTGCTAAATCTTCAAAAAGTTCCATTTGTGTTGGAGATATAGTCATTAGATTGTCTGGATGTTTTAAGAAAACATCTATTTTAAATTCAGGAACTGTCATTGACATATCTGCTCCAGCTGAACTTAATAATTTAACTTTATTTGGAGCTTCAAATTCAAGAAATATTCCATTATTAAATAAAGATACCTGATCTGCTTTCATTTGAACCATTGCAATATCATCTAATGCAAATGAACTTGCATTAGCAAAGAAATCATATATACCAAATGATTGTGTATTAGATACTGAACTTGCACCAAATTCTTGCCATCTTATATCCCTTACTCCTAGTATCTTCATATCACTAGGTATTAAATCTTCATCAATTAAAAAATATCCATTCTTTCTATTTGATTGACTTAATGTTACTGGAAATTTATGAGGTATATATCTACTAAAAGTTGTTAATGATAATAAACTTATTATATCAGGCCATTTATCTTTTCTAAGATATTCTGGTAAATTTAATGGTCTAGTCCCAAGTTTAATTTCTATTTTTGAAATTAATTCACTCATATTATTAGTGTATGCCATATTATTCACTCTCCTTAAGTTATTATATTGATTATTATATAGTTTAAATATAAAAACTATAATTTGTAAGACTTAATCATTATAATTATATATTATAATAATGAATAAAAGTTAGTAGTTATCTTTATTCATAAAAAAATTATAAACTACTAAGAGGAGATATTAAAATGTATTTTATACAAAATGAACTATACAATATAAAAGAAAAAAAGATACCATCTTTAAAGTATAATGAAGAAGATTTTTTAAAATGGTTAGTTAATATTGCATGGCAAAATGCAGAAATGGAAACTGAAGCTCTTTGGAATATGCATCGTTTTTCAATACAGCCAATATATGAAATGATACAAATGCTAATACATATATATGGATTAAATATTGAGACTTTTGAAAAAATAATATCATCTATTGATGATCAAAAACAAGCAAAATTAGAAGAGCAATATTATAAGGTATATGATAGAAATAAAAATGATAATGTTTCTATATATAGTTTTGAATTATTTTCTGGATTTAGATTTTTATTTGAATATTTCATTACTGAATATGTAAATGGTGAAATATTTACATTAATTGTTTGTAAAGATTGTAGAGAAGTATTTTTTGAAAGAGAATCATACTGGCATATTAAAGATTTATGCGTTCCTAAGAGATGCTATAAATGTAGACAGAAAAGAAAGAAACATAATAAAGATATTTAATTAATGGGGGAATTCTAATGGAAGAATTAAATGAAATTCAAATACAAGGGCTATGTGTAATGTATGATATTATAAATAATCTAATAAAAAATAATTATAAAATAATAAATGATCGTACAGCATTACCATTAACATATACTCCTGAAGCATTAGCAATAACTACTTTAGGTGATGTTGTATTATTAATAGACTATATAGGTATATATACTTTATATGTAGTTTATGTAGATGTTGATAATATAGTTCATTTATCAACAACTGATATTGGAGGTATAATACATGGTGGAGATAGAAGATTAAATGTTGAAGAATATAATAGAAGATGTGTATTTGAAAAGAGTAAAATTGTAAAAGTAATATATTTAAAAGATGATTTTACTGGAAAATTTAAAAGTATTATTGAATTTAATAGATTTATTAGTAAATATAATTAAAATTTTAGGAGGAGTTTATTATGGAAAATACAATATTCTGTAGAAAATGTGGTAAAGAGGTTACTAAATCAGCAGCATTCTGCCCTAAGTGTGGTAAAGAATTAATAACTACATCATCACCAGTACAATCATTAGAATTTGCTTTTATGAGGCATAAAAGTTTAGGTAGACTTGATATTAGTCATATGTGTTCTGAAGTAAGTATAATTAATTCAACATTAAAACTTCAACAACAAAAAATACATCTTTATTGGTTTAAAAGTAAACCTATAGCTACGATTCATAATATAATGGATATTGCTTCAATAAGAGTAGTAAGGATCTTTGATATCAGTGATATGATATTTGGTATTATATTTGCACTACTTGGATTTATTAATCCACTATTTTTCATTGGTGCTGCATTATTGATTTGGGTAGGCATAGGCAAAAAGATTGAAATAAGGAAATCTAATGGTGCTGTTTTATCAATACCTAGTGGTAACAGTTCTGCATGTATGCAATTAGCACAGGTAATATCTTCTATCAATAGAGGTATTGTTGTTGATATAAAATAATAGGAGATGCTGCATATGAGGGTTAAAGTAACACTTAATGAATTAATTAAATCACCATATACTGAAAATAATTATAATTATGTAACAGGGACTATTATTGATGAAATTTCTAGCACTGATTTAATTACTTATATTAATTCACCAGCAGAGTTAGCTAAAATGTTAGAATCAAAACAATTTATTCTAATTCAAGAAGAGCATGATTATGAACATAGAATAAAAGATTGTATAAGTAAAATACGATTCTATTCAATGCTATCGATAAGAAAAATAGAAATAATAGTACCAGATATTGACTAAAGTATTTATAATAAAGTAGCTGTAGTAAGCTACTTTATTTTTTCTACGTTCCTGATGAAGATTAGGATATATATGATTAACAATATATTAAAGAAAAAATACTCAGAAAGGGATGATTAAAATGGTATCTATTGGAGATATAAGAAAAAGACAAATGTGTTTAAATATTAAAAACACATCAAGAGATTCTTCAGTTGATTTATTAATAGAAAATTGTAATAAAACAAAATCAGTTGATGTTATAGAATCATATTTTAAGAATTGGCCATATAGTAGGAAAGAGAATTGTTATGAATTTACAGAAGCTGTAAATATATTAGAAAGCTTTAGTAAGAGAGTTAATAATGCGTCTATAACAAATAAAGCAATTAATTTATTTTCGGAGATGGTTTTAACTAAAACTGTAAATATGAAGACTGCTAAAAAAGTATTGGAATCAGTAAGTATTGATTCATCTTCTTTATTAGAAGAATGCAATAAATATATTGTATGTGATAGAATACTTTCTAATCATGATAAATTAGTTAAAAAAGGAATTAATGATTTAATGTCAAATACTGGATTACTATCTGAAAGTAAGATAGATGATTACGTTACAGTAGTATGCGAATTTATAGATAATATTGATATGAAATTTCCAACAAAATATAATGTTGCATTAGAGAATACACTATATCTATTAGATAAACGTGGAGTTAAATATAATAGAAAAAGTGTATTAGAAAGTATCAATGATTATTTTTTTATTAATTTAGATGAAGAAAAATCAAGTGCTATGACTATAGTTTTAAAAGAAAGTGCAACATATTCAGATGAGGACAAGAAATCTATTATTATTGAATCAGCATATACAGATTTAGAAAAAGAAGATGAAGAACTAGGAATAGATTTAGATTTGAATGATGATGGAGAATTAGAATTCTCTACAGAGTCTGTTGCTGATGAAGTAAAAAATATATTAACTCAATTAAAAGCATTACCTAAGAAAACTCCAGAAGCTTTAAAAGAATTTATTAAGAAACTATATACAAAATCAGCTGATAATATAATAGAGGAAACTCCTAACTTTTTAACTTGGATGAGAAAGTTTTTAATTTTTGGTACTATTGCTATATCGCCATATCTCACAGTAATATCTTTCTTTGCAGATTTAGCAATGCAGGCTAAATTACAGAGATCCGAAACTGAAAAGATTGTAAAATCATATAAGAAAGAAAAAGAAAAATCAGAATCTAAGATGGCTAATTGTACTAATGAAAAAGAAAAAGAGAAACTAAAACAATATATAAAAGAACTAGATAAAGATATAGATAAATTAGAAGAGTATCAAGATACACTATTTAGTGAAAAAGAAATAGAGCAGAGAAATGATGAAGAAATGAATGAATCAGGTGAACTTGATATTCAAAATGCTATTACTCTAAAAGAATATATCACTATCTATCATCCTAAAGTTACAGCTCAAATGTATACATTAAGATCACAATTAGATGAATTCTTAAAATCAAAATATAAGAAGATATATGAGGCACAATGTGTATTATTAAATTCAATAGAAGAACTTAAGAGTTTTGAACATGCTAATATAGATTCAATATTATCTTATATTGGTTCTGATAATAAAGTATATGTAGATATAGCTAAGTTCTTAGGATTAAGATATAATGAATTAAATGATACAGATATTAATCAAGAAGATGTATTAAGTGATATATGCGATACACTTCAATTAGATGTGGATTTCGATTTCTGTGTAATGTATGATGGAGAAGAAGATATGTATAATATATACCTATCATATAATAAACCAATTTTACTAGCAGATGATAGTGATACAGAAATAGAAGAGCAAGTTCATATTAGTATATTAAAAGCATGTGCAATTATTAATATACTATCAGAACAATCATCAAAGATATCAGAAAAAGATGTAGACTACCTTCTAGATTTTATAGATGATAATATAGATATATTTGATATGGAAACAGTTAGTTGTATTGGTCAGTTTAGTGTTGTGGCTTCAGATATAATAAGTCCAAAAGTTATAGCTAATTTCTTTGAAGAAAGTGCTAATCTTATAAGAGAAAAAGAATCAGGTAATAATAAATATGTAAAACTAGCAAAGATTCAAGAAGGAATTAATGGAATGAAAATCTCCAAACCTAGAAGTACAAAATATCTTGGCATATATGATACCTATACTGATAATAAATTATTGCAAGAATCTATGGAGTTACTTGATCAATTAACTATTAATGAAACATCAGTAGTTAATATTATGAAAATGGCTCAAGCCAAATTAAAAGATAATATGCAAAAGTTATCAGATAAAGATAAATCTGTATCAAGACAATTAGATTTTGCTGTTGATCAAATGGTACAGAAAATGCAAAGGTCTGTTACCAATGATAATAGAGAAGCTGTTATTAAAGGATCTTTAATACCTTCTGCTTCTAAAGCATTAAAGATTGCACTTGTTAGTGGAGCAGCATTTGCTGTAGCTCCAGCAATAGCAATAATAGGAGTACTAGGTGGTATAGCTGCATCTAAACATGCAACAGATAAAGAAAGGCAATATATCCTAGATGAAATAGATGTTGAAAGCAAAGTTGTAGAAAAGAAAATTCAACTAGCTGATAGATCAGATGATATGGCATCTATGGAAGAACTATTAAAAATACAACAGAAATTAAGAAGAGAAAAATCTAGAATACAATATAAGAAAAAAGATTACGTCCCTGGAAGAAAAGAATAATTAAATATTAATATTGTACTGATAAATTTAGGTTTATCAGTACAATAAAAGGAGGAAATATTATGGGAATATATTCTAGTAAAGTAATTTTAGAAGTAAAGAAAACTGTTAAAGGAAAAACTGAAGATTTAGATAAAGATCCAGAAGATGAGCATAAAGACGATACTACCCCTGCAACAGATTATAATATAGATGATACTGGTACTTCTAAAGATGATGATGAACCTGAAAAAGATCCAGACACTTCCGATGAAGATAATAAAGATAATACCGATACTGATACCAATGATGATACAAATGACGAACATAAGAGTGATAGTACTTCTGCAACCGACTATAATGCAGATAGTGATACTAATAATGATAATACTGAAGATAATAATGATAATACTTCAGAAGATAATGATTATGATATACCTAATGATACAGACGAAAAAACAGATGATACTTCAGATAATGCTGAAGGTGATAATGATCAATCAACAGATGCTAATGATTCTTCTACTGATTATTCAGTAGGTAATTCTGGAGAAGATAGTCAATCAGCAACTACATCTGGAGACGGTACTGAACAAGACACAGATACTGCTGGACAAGAAGATCCAGGCGATGGGTCTGAAGATAATTTACAGGGAGGTGAAGGTGACACATCAGATTTACAAGGTTTAGAAACATCATTATTTAAAGATTTATCACAAGAGCAAATTAATATTAAAACTATGGAATTAAAAAATCAGTATTTAGAAATTTATAATGCTATTATAAATATTATAAATAGATTAAATAGGGTTGCTAAGACCAGTGATAATATTAAGATTCTAGAATTTGTAATAAAGAAATTATTAGAGCTTAAAGATATATTATATTTCTATATGGTAAATACATTTGATACTAAAACCTATATAGAGAACTCGATAAACTATGAAGAATATTTAGCAACGTTAAATACTATGAACAAAATACTAGCTGAATTAAAATCACAGGATGGTAAGGAAAAGTCATAATAATTGCCATTTTGGTATATTATAGAATAAACTTACAGTTGTTTATTTATAACAATATAATAAATTGATAATACAATATTAATACAAATATTAACCAAATTTAAATTGGAAAGGAGATAATATTATGCCAATAGTAGGAACCAGAAAAGTTTCAGACCTAGGTAGAGGATATGTAAATGATCCTATCAATACCTATGCTGCTTCTTTTAGAGATTTAGCCAAAGATATTTTAAATGAATCAGGTACTGATTTATTTACAGAGCCTTCAAAAGCTTTGCTATTACAAGGATCAAATGAAACAATGAGGAACTTCTTCGTTGAGAATTCTGCAGATCCAAAGAGTATGACTACATCAGAATATGAAGATCATATTCAAATGATGAATGAACAGTATTTAAATGATAGAGAGGCAATATTAGAGTATTCACCAGTTGGAGGATTTAACCCAGTAATAGGTATGTCTTTCCCAATTCATAAAAATATTCTAATGAACAATATCTTCGATAAAGGAGCTATTCAAAAAGTAGTAGCATCTTCACCTAAATTTACCATTTCAATGGAGACAAGATTACTTATCACTCCAGATGGTAGAGAAATAGATATGTTTAAAAACCAGGATCAAATGACAGCAGCTATGGATGCAACAGTACCAGTTAAGGAAATTACAGTTCCACTTCCAGAATTAGGTACTACTGATATGCTTGCTGCAATTGGAGCCGCTTCTACAGACAATTTATCTATAGAAACAAGAGTATCTTATGTAAAGATAGTTGATTCATATGAAATTGGAGACACTCTTCCTGATAAAACTGTTGCTACAGCAGCAACAACACTTGATAGATGGATTCCAACAAATCATCTTAAATTTGCACCAAATTATGGTGGATTAGAAAGAGTTTTTGTTGAATCAGTTTCATATACAGATGTAAAAGGAATTGTTCAAGAAGATGTAATTTCTGGAGTTATGAATAAGAATAAGATTCAAATATCCTCATTAAAAGGTCTTGTTAAAGCTGTAAAGATTTCAGCTAGAAAAGATGCTTCTAGTGCTATGCTTCAAACTTGTAGCGTATCATGGAAAGTTAAGACTGACATAGTTGAGATACCTAGTGCTATTCCAATAAATACACCAATATCTCCTGATGAAGTTAAAGATATCGGTGCTTTGTATCAGGTAAATCAATTATCAAAAATTATGAGTTTATTTAAAACAGTTCTTGAGAACTATAAAGATGATAAAATCAGACAGAGCTTGGATACTTCATTTGAAACAATGGACCCAACTCAAAGGATTCAATCAAACTTTGACTTTGCTCCAAGATCTGGATACGCTTTGGACCATGTTGAATGGAGACATAAGACATTCTTCGATTATCTTGATACTCATGTAACTAAGTTACTTCAGGTATTGAATGATCCTAATATGACAGTAACTGTATTTGGTAGACCTGATCTTATCAGAAAGATTACCCCAACTGAATATACTTACCAATCCCCAAGTGCTATCGGACCTGTTGAACTTGACTTTGTAAAGACAGTTACAACTTCCGATAAGAGAGTATATCAATTTATTTCATCTCAGAAAATGAAGGGTTCAGATAATCTTATTATAGTTCTAAATCCAAGAAACACTGATAGAATTATCTATAGGATTTATGATTACCAGATGTATGTAAGTAATGAAATAAGAAATGCTCAAAACTATGCTCTTCCTGCAATCCATGCTTTTGAAAGATGGAAGTTTGTAGAATATCAGCCAGTACAGGGTCGTATGAATATACTAAACCCTACTGGATTAATAGAAGTATAATTTTAATAACTAGTCTACAGTCTCTTGACTGTAGACTGTTATTTTTAAAAAAGGAGGTTATTTAAGTGAACACTATAGATTATGATTTCGGTTCTACATTAGAAGAAGTTATGTTTGCTATAAAAACAAATCCAGTATCTTCTGAATTAAAAAAGCTTAAGTATGAATTAAATAAGTTTTTTAAAGATTCTGAATGTAGAGAGATAATATACACAGAAAATGTTGATAAGTTGTTTTTTGGTATGTGTGTTATTCCTATGGTAACAGGTGATGATGCAATGAAAATACTAACTTCTAATGATAAGATAAGAATACAATCATATTATCTAGAATTGGACTCTAAATTATTTTCAATTGGATTTACTTCTAGGGAGTTAGTTGCTATATTATTACATGAGATAGGTCATGTGGTAAATACATCAGAACCAGTTGAAGATGTAAGAAGATCTATTGATATATATCTGGATAAAAATGATACAACAATTAAATTATCAGATGCTGCTCAATATAAAGATATATTAGCATTTGCAGTAAAAGATAGTATTAGAAAGTTTACATCATTATTTTTAATGAATGATGATGAAATAATAGCAGATGAGTTCGCAGTAAGATGTGGATATGCTGCAGATTTAGAATCAGCATATGATAGAGTTCTTAAAAATATTGGAAGAGTTAATAGAGATGTAGATAATAAACTTATGGCTCTACAATGGACATTAAGATTATATACTGATGTAAAGTTTAAAAGAATTGGATCTATTCATGTATTACAGAGGGCGAAGAAGATTACTGCCTCCGAATTAATGAATAGAGAAATGAGTATTGTAATTAGAGCATTAAATCAAATTGATGATGATACTTTAATACAAGAATCATTAGATATATTGAAGCGTTCAAGCGACATCTATAAGAATTTCAAATATAAAGGCATGAGATCTTTAGAAGATGATTTATATGAGATTCAAATAAGAGTAAAAAATGTAGATGTTGAAGATGAAGCTTTATCTGTATTAAGAGAGATAAATTCACGATTAGCTATCATAGATGATTATGTAACATCTGAAAAATTGGATGAAGCTGATATGAATAGATGGTGGCAGTTAAAGAATAAGTATTTATTATTAAGAGATGAGTTATCTAAGAAGACAACTTATGACTCAAAATATTATGGTTTATTTGTTCAAACCCCTACTGTTAAAAGTAGATCGGCTATGATGTAATTACAAAAGTTATTTTAATCATATATTATATTAATGAATAAATCTGTAGTAGAATTATCTACTACAGATTTTATATGTTAAATTAGGAGATGATTATTATAGATAAAAATATTAATGATATAGTCGACTTTGTATCTAATCATTTAGATTCAATTGTATTTGCTGATGATTTAGTATTGGTACAATTAAAAGATAATAGTGGGTTTATTATATGTAAAAGTAGTACAAAAACTATTTGTACAATAATGTCTAATAAAGAATATAATGAATTAATTAATTTAGTAAAATATCCATTAGAAATATCTATGATTATAATGAGTGAAGAATCAATACATAATACTATGAAACATTGTTTAGAAGGTGATATATATGATTAAAATAATAAAAGGAAACTTATTAGAAGCTGAGGAGAATATAATAGGTCATCAGGTCAATTGTTTTACTCTTGGTAGTGGAATAGCAAAGCAAATAATAGATAAATATCCAGAGGTTTTATTTCAATTTAAAAAAGAAGTAAAAAATAACAATATAAATATGCTTGGAAGATGCCAATTTATAGAGATTGGTAAAGATAAGTATATAGCAAATGTATTTGCTCAATATAGATATGGATTAGATAAGCAGTATACTAGATATGATTGTTTATTACGATCTTTAAGTGAATTAAAAACAGAAGCTCAGTTTTATAATTATACAATAGCATTACCATATTATATAGGTTCTGGAAGAGGAGGAGGTGATACTGATGAAATACATCAAATCATATCACAAGTATTCTGGGACTATAATGTCTCATTGTACCGTTTGAAGTAATAAAATATTATATGTATAACTATAATATAAATTAAATATATTTAGGAGGATTAAGATTATGGCTTTAGGAAATTATAATAATAATAGTAATGAGAAGAAAAATTATTCACCAACGGTATATTCATCGTATGGTATGGGTAATCCAGAATCGACTGTAGATGCAAGTTTATTTTCAGCATCGTTTTGGAACAATATGATAAAGTTATCAATATCACCAAGAAAAAAAACAGATGATACTACTGTTAAATACGATACTGATAATGCTATAGCAATTTACTTAGCACATACAAAAGCTAATATATTTTATCAAGAAATTTGCAAATTCCAAGAAAATCCAGATTTGTATGAGAATCAAGGAGTTGCATCTGGAGAAGGCTTAATATCAATTTCTAATGGAAAAGAATATGGAATTAATTGCCCATGTATTATAATTAGAAAGATTGATGGAGAAACTGGAGCTTGTAAAAGTTCTTATGCATATCAGATAAAACAAGATTATCATTATGGTATAAGAAACTTTGATCAGAAAACAAATGACTTTGATAAAGTGTTTTATAATAGTATAGAAATTGAAGAATTAAAAATATTATTGAAAACTTATTATGAATCAATGTCAGGAGCTGCTGCATACTCAGTTATAGATAATTTGAAGTATGATTTCTCAAGAGTTAATACTAAACTGGAACTCATTGGAGATAAAGTTGGAGTTGATTTTACTAGAAAAGGTGGAAATGCTGGTAATGGTAAATCATCATCTTCAATATTCAATACTAAAGAACCAAGAAACTTCTCATCATCTACATTGAATGATATAGAAGATCAGATAAACTAATTTAATAGTAGATCAGATATGATTATACATATCTGATTTATTTTTTTTTATTATAATAGGAAGTGAGGCTAAATGACTGAAGACAAACTTAATATAGCTAATGATTTAGATAAAAAAATAAAAGATTTGCAGTTGTTTATAAATAAAGCTGAAAATAATTGGACTGGAAAGTTAATACAAAAATCGACATATTGTATATTTAAAGTAGAGGCTTATGATTCGTCTATGGAAGCAGAATATTATTTAACCACAGATGAAAAGAATAAAATGATACAGGTTTTAAAAGATCGTTTAAGAGAATTAAAATTACAATTAGAAAGTTTGTAATTTATTTTTTTGTTTGAAAGGATGGTTATATATGGAATATGGAAATAATATTTTAATTCCATTTGATATGATATATGATATTGATATTGGAATTTTTAAATTAATGAAAAGTAGTTATAAGAATCCAATATATATACATGCAATGATGTTGTGCATATCTAATAATAATTTTAAATATTTTATAATAAATTCTAAAACTTATGATCCATTAAATATATTACTAAGAGATGATTGCAAAGGTGAATCTATTGATATATTAAATGATTTAATAGAAGAGGATTATGAAAGAATAGTAGAATTATCTGAACCTACAGATATCTTAGGATTGTTATCAGTATATTTAAAGAGTTCATTAGTTAAGATCACTATTCTATGTACTACTGAAGAAGAAAGTAATAAAATAAAAAATACTAAGTTATTAGAGAATGCTAAAGTCATTATACAAAAAGATTATTCAAAAATAAATATGGATGAATATGATTCTTTATTTATTAAGAAATATACTGAAGTTTTAAGATTCAAAAAGTTACAAGGAAAATCTATATTCATTGGGAATTATAAATTTAATCAAGATGAAGAAAATACAACTAAATCTATTTATCCGCTAAAAGATATATCAATGCTAGTAGGAGACACTAATAGATTATATTTTATAGACTTATACACAACTGATGATACATATCCTATATATGGATAATATTATAAATAAATTTTAATTGGAGAGTGTTATAAATGATAATATCAAACGTAGTAGCAAAAACAAAACTAAGACAAGTCCAATCTGAAACTTTAAGATTGATAAAAGAATATTTAATTACATCTTTTGGGCCAATGGCTTCTAATTCTATAATTGTTAAAGCTACAGGTAATGCAGATGTAGTAACCCACTATTCTAAAGATGGACATACTATACTAAAAAGTATATTATTTAATGGTATAGTTGAACGAGCTGTTAGAGGAGATTTAGAAGATTTGACTAGATATATAGTTAAAGAAGTTGGAGATGGAACAACATCTGCTATTGTATTATCATCATTAATATTTGATGAATTAATAAAAATGGAAACATCTGATTCACCATATGAAATTGTAAGAAATTTTAAAGAATGTACTGAACAAATTAAAAAAAATATTAAAAAAGAAGCACAAGTATTCGATATTGAAGCAGCATATAAAATAGCATTAATATCTACAAATGGAAATGAAACAGTTGCTGCTAATATTAAAAATATATATAAAGAATATGGTAATGATGTATTTATTGATGTATCAACTTCTACCACAGATAAGACATATTTAAAATCATATGATGGTATGACATTAGAAAATGGATATAGTGATACAGCATTCATAAACAATTCTAAAAAAGGTGTAGCATCATTAAGAAATCCAAGAATATATGCATTTGAAGATCCTATTGATACTCCAGAAATGATAGCATTATTTAATTCTATTATAGAGCAGAATATTGTGACTCCATATGGTTCTACAGATGTAGAAGGTGCAGGGCCAATTCCTACAGTTATATTAGCACCTATGATATCTAAAGATTTAACTTCTTATATGGATCAATTAGTTCAATTTATGTATAGATTTAAAGATGAAAATACAAGACCACCATTTTTATTAATATCAAACATCTATCAAAAAGAGCAATTTGTTGATGTTTGTAGATTATGCGGATGTAAAATGATAAAGAAATATATAAATCCAGATCAACAAGCTATTGATGTTGAAAAAGGATTAGCTCCTACATTAGATACTATTGTTGATTTTTATGGACAAGCTGATGTTGTTGAGTCTGATGTTGTTAAAACTAAATTTATAAATCCAATGTTAATGCATGATAAGAGTAGTGGAGAATTATCTCAAACATTTACTACATTGGTAAGTTTTTTAGAAAGTGAATTAAAGAAATCTCATGAAGAAGGACAAGATAATAAAGTAATAGGAACTTTGAAAAGAAGAATACATTCTTTAAAAGCTAATATGGTAGAATATCTTGTTGGTGGAGTTTCTACAACAGATAGAGATAGTGTTAGAGATTTAGTTGAAGATGCAGTATTAAATTGCAGATCAGCTGCTAAAAATGGTGTTGGTAGAGGTGCAAATTTTGAAGGATTAATTGCAACACAATATCTAAAAGATCAATATTATGATGATAAAATATATGATTTAATATTTAATTCTTATGAAGAATTAGTTCGTATTTTATATAGAACTAAATATAGTGAAAAAGATACTGAAGTTAAATTAGCAACTGGTCTTAGAAATGGAATACCAATAAATTTAAGAACAGACATGTTTGAAAAAGATGTATTATGCTCAATAGATACAGATATAGTTATACTGGAAACCATATCTAAAATAATAACTTTAATGTTTACATCTAATCAGTTTATTTGCCCAAGTCCAGCAGATAACCAATATCTATAAATAAATTATAAGTTATAAGGAAAGCAGCTTTTGCTTTCCTTATATTTTATTTATAAATACATAAAAGTATATTTTAATTTAACTAATAACTATTCAATAATGAATTCCTAGGGGGTTTTAGTATGGAAATTACATTAGATCAATACATTGTTAATCCAATGGGTATCAAGAACTCTGTTTATTCAAATAAAGAAATGTATAGACAGTTATATGTAGAAAAACTTGATAAAATATTAGTTAGAGAGGTTGGTAACGTAAAGTATTCCCTATTCTATGATAAAGATGGATCTTATTATATATTAATGAAAATTCCGTCAGAAGTATTAAAAGATTTTTATTATGACACAGTTATAATGTTTTATACTAATGATGAGACAATAAGATTACAAAGAACATTAAAAAATTATTTTGTTAAATTCTATTCAAATGATCCATCATTTGTATATACCTTTGCACATGCTATGCTAAAGAATGATTTATTTATAAGAGATTTAGTACCTAGGATGTCCAAAGAAGCAGTCCAAAAAGTAGCAGCTCAAAAAAATCCAAAGAGTGAAGTAGGATACGTTAAATCATTATATTTTGAATATCTTTTAATAACTAATTATAATCTTTTGCAAAAAATTAAATTTGAATCAGAAGGTAAACCTTATGATAAGAAATCATTTTTAGCATTAATTACTCATGCTGATATTAAAGTACAAGATAGACAAGTTAAAGGTGAAGAGCTAGGAAAACAGAAAAGACTAGAAAAAGAAAAAGCTAAAAGAGATAAAATTCATAATGATAATTTTAATAGAACTGTTAGTCATCGTATTAACGGCCCTAATACTAATAATGACTTAATGATAAAGAAAACAAGAACAACATCTATAATTGGTAGATCAACTATTGATCATAATATATCAATAAAGAAAACAAAAATAACGTCTAAGATAAAGAATAAATAATCATATATTATATAAATGTATAAAATATTCTTTATGGGAAGAAGGGGTTACACACTATGAAAATTATTAAGTTTGTAGAAAGGGAATTCGTTACTGTAGATGATTGGGTTCCTGAGCCAGAGGATAAGATTTTTAGACACACTAAAGATTTTGTTATTTTACCAGTATCTAAGTATTATAATATAGATAATGATGCATTAGATTATTTTAATATTTCTAAGAAAAGATGTTATAATGAGTATAAGATGAGAGAGCATATAACCCATTATATAAATTATTTTCTAAAATTTTATGATACTCAACAAGAACTATTCTATATATATTCTAATTTAAAGTATTTAATAAGTTTAGATGAGTATGATAAGAAAGCATTCTTTTATGATTTAGACAAATATGTATTCTCATTGTCTATGAAAATAAAGATAAATCAAATGAATAGAGATAATTATTCTCTATCTCTTAAATATAAAAATAAGAAAGATCCATGTCTACAGTATACAAACAAACATGGATATATAATGATGGAAATGAGTTTGATGATGAATTTAATAATTCCATTGCTTACTCATTTTATATATACTAAAAAAATTAATGATTCTAATAAATTTTTATTAGAAGCGTTTGATTTAATTATAAGCAAATTTGGAATGGACTTATACAGTAAACTATATGAAACATCACTTACTAATATAAATAAGAATAAAGATAAAAATCCAATATGGAATAAACAAGATATCAGAGGTATAAATACAACCACACATGCAATTGATTCTGTAGAAAATATTATTTTACAAATAATGCCAAAATATGAATATTGCCAAAATATAATAGTATTTAATTATCAGGCAATAAAAAATAATATAGGATATAGAGTTACTACAAGTGGTTATGAATTTACATTTATTCCATTGTCATCATCTAAGAGGGATGAGGATATGAATAGTGAATTTGATAAATTTGAATCCTATTTAACTAAGGCGGATTTTAAGTAGTCCCATTAATGTAGTAACACATTAATGAAAACTCTTTGAATTGCTGGAATACTCTAATAGCTTAATTAACTACAACGTGATCTGTAAAGATGAGCGTGAATGTGATCGAAAGATAGAAAAAATAATTAAGATGAGGTATGATGATAGTAAATCTAACCCTTGATAACAATGAGTAACCGTAGCAGCGAAGTATATTTAATAATACATCCATATAGTAAATTTAATATCTAAAAGGAATAAAAATATGATAGCAATAAAAAATAGAGCTAGATTTACTGCTATATCTAAAGATTATAATTTTTAATATTATTAAATATAAACGTTCAACGACTATCGAAAACTAATATACTAGTAAAGTCTAGTTAAAAATAAGGTATAGAAATATACACGAAGTGAGTAGAGTACAGCCCAAGTGGGTAGATGCATTTTAGCCAATATAAGACATCTTTAAATGGAAGTGAAGAGTATCCTACTTATATATTAAATATAAGGGATAATGATATAGTCTAGTCTTCTAGGGAAATCCTAGAGAAGTTCATAAGAGAACTGCATTAGAGTTGCGATCTAGTGTGAATATTCGGAAAGTCTGTATTTACAAAATAAAGTAAATTGTCAAGAAACAATGAATAAGATAACTAATCATTTTGGCCCATTTGATCAAAAAGAAATAGATTTCTATATGGGACAATTAACACAAGATGGAAAAACAATAATAAATGATTTCCAAAAGAATTTAATATTTAATCTATTCTATAAATATTTTGGAGACTCTGTTAGTATAAAAGCTATTAATAAAGAAGACTATGTTAAATTAATGATAACAGCTAAAAGAATTTTATCATCTAATAATATGGTAATATTACCCTATATAGTCAGCGGTAGAGTTAATAGACTTCCACAAAGAAAAAATATAAATAAAAAAGAATTAAATAAAATACAGAGTTCGCCATATTTTGATTACATTACTAAGAAATATAACAATCCTAAGATAGAGAAGTATATATTCTCTGTGATAGCAACGATATTGGTATCTGATTTTCAAATAATTGATTATTATGATAAAGAACTTAATGGTAAGCATATAGAAATGATACCAGATATAGTATGTGAAGAAATTCTTATGTATATAATGAGTATATAGCCTTATTGCGAGAGTATAGGTATTTATTAATTTAATTACTCATCCAGATAGGACAACCTATCTGGATATTTTTTATTAAGAAAGGATGATAGTGATTATATGAAAAAATTAATAATAGCAATACTATTATTAATACTAGTATTTTTTGGAGGTTATGAAGGATACTTTATTTATAGTAGATATCAAGAAAATAATTGTAGTATTAAGATTGAAACAGTTTCTGCACAAATAATTAATAGACAGCAACCTGATAAAGTTACTATAGAATATAAGGATACTATAGTTATAATTAATAATAAAGAACTATATAATCAAGACATTCATCTAATGGTAAAAATGAAATTAAAAACATATACTCAACCTAACAAAGAAGTATATAAAAAAGAACTATCTATAAATTAATTATAAGAAAGGATGATAGAAAAATGCATATGCTAAGTAATGAGGGAATTATAAAGATTGAGAAAAAATCATTTATTAAAAGATTATTTTGTAAACACCTTGATATTATTACTGGAGAAAGTTGTAGTTCAATGGGACTTATGCGTATCTCTGGACAAGATATTATTACAGCTTGTAAAAAATGTGGAACGATTATAAATCGTCAATCTACAAATTATTAGATAGGAGGATATATTAAATGGATATAGTAATAAAATTTAATGATAAAAAAATAGGGGTTAAAGATGTAATACAAGTTAAACCTGAGGAAATAGAAGAGTTATTAACTAAAATAATAGATGAGTTGGTAACTGAATATACAAAAGGCGATTACGAAATACATGATTTATTAAATTCAATATGTATTAATGATCTATCTATATCTGATGTAACTACTATTTATGCTAGATTATATCATATAATAGAAAGTGATACAATTTTAAGAAAATATTGTGAAGGAGGATATGTAAACGTAGCTACTAATACTATATATCCTAGATAAAGAAAAGAAGGTGCCTGAGTGGATATCTCTAGTAGATTAAAAGAAGTATTATTACAGATTCCTTCAGCTAGATTAGCAGCTGGAGGACATGAAGTTATTATGATTTGTCCATATTGTGGCGGATCTAAAACAGATAAAAATGCAAGAAAGTTTTATGTAAGTTTACCAACAGATGATACTCCAAGCCTATTTCATTGTTATTATGTTAACTGCCTTGTTGGGGGAGTTACGACTAAAGATAAATTATTAGAATGGGGTGTATATGATCAAGAAACTGCAATAGAATTAACTAAATATAATAAGTATTCACTATCTTTAGATAAAAATAAAAAATTTAAAGATAGTGAAGTATATAAATTAGATAATAGATTTGTTTCAGATAATCAATTATCGCAGACTAAATTAAAATATATAAATAATAGATTGGGAATAAATCTATCTTATAATGATTTATTAGATAAGAAGATTGTATTAAACTTAAGAGATTTATTAGATTCTAATAATATATCAGAATATACAAGAGATGTTAGAATTGTAAATGAGTTAGATCAATCTTTTATTGGATTTATATCTCAAGATAATGCGTTTGTAAATCTAAAGAATTTAAGACCTGGTAAAGTATATAAGTCAATAGATACAAGATTTGTTAATTATAATATATTTGGTAAGATAGATAACACACAAATGTATTATACTATACCAACACAGATAGATTTAGCAAATCCTAATAGAATAAAGGTGCATGTAGCAGAAGGTGGTTATGATATATTATCAATATATTATAACATGTATCCTAATCATGAGCATTCAATCTATTCTGCTATACTAGGTGGAGGATACCTAGGAATATGCAAACATTTTATTCATACAATGAAATTGATAAATATTGAATTTCATATTTTTATTGATAATGATGTTGATGATTATATTATATATACTATAAATGAATATTTAAAAGTATATAACATACCATTATATCTTCATAAAAATATGTATCCAAAAGAAAAAGATTTTGGAGTTAGAATTACCAATATAAAAGAGCAAATATCTTTAATAAGATGATAACTTAATGTCATTAAAATATATAAGAGTTAATTCTCTTATATATTTTTATTTTTTATGTACTAATAACATTAACAATTAAATAAGAAGGAGATGATATTATATGAGTAGTAAGTTTACGAATACAAAAAGAATGGACACAATATCATCATTAGTAGATGGTATTAAAACTAGATTGAATAATCCATACTATATAAATACAGATCAGAAACCAACTGTAACAACTTATTATAATCAAGATATAAAAAAGTCAACATTAGACGAAGGCTCTAAAACAACCTATTCTAATATAGGAGAAAATAGTTCTATAAAGCTTAATAAAATAAACAATATGTTTATATATGGAATAAGTAAAATAAGTATTAATTTAGGAAATGGAGATTTTGGATTAGAGTCAGATCCTATAGAAGGTGAAGGCACTATACTACCTAATACTATTATACCATATCCAAATGATTATTTTTCTATAAACTATATAGAGAGAAATCTATTATTCAAAGTAACTTCTGTGTCATTTGATACTATAGAAAATGGTTCTAACTTATATAAAATTGAATATAAATTAGATCAAGTAACAGATGATAATATAAAGAATCAAATAGTAAATGAATTTGATTTTATAGTAGATAATACTGGAACTGTATTCAATCCTATAATTAAAAGTACAGATTTTAAAATAATAAAAGAATTAGAGGATGTAGTTCAAAGATTAATTAAATATTATAAAGACTTATTTTTTAATTCAAGAGTACAAGCTTTCACATTTACTTATAATAACAGTTATTTCTATGATCCTTATATGATAGAGTTTATTATACGTAATAGATTATTGGATAAGGATGATGATAATTTTCTATATGTAACTCATCAAACAATAATTACTAGTACTTTTTCTATAGATTATGATAAAACATTCTTTAGATATGTAGAAGTAAATGATAGAAATGGATTTACTCCTAAGATATCATCACAAGCTATAGTAATAGATAATCCATTATCAATGTTATCATCAAGATTAGAAGATTACTTTGAGATACAATATACTTATCCACAGAACTTAGTAAGAGAAACTATCTCAAATTATAGTATAGATTTGCTTAATAAAATTAAATCAAATAAAAAATATGATATATTAGATGATAATAATTATTTAAATATATTTATAAAATATTTTAATAATGAGGATCTATTAATTGATGATATAAAATATTTAAACAAAGTAGATTACAAATCTAGTATACAATTATTCTATAATATACCTATTATAATTTATATAATTAATAAACAAATAGAAAGATTGTTGCTGAAAAACCAAGATATTGATTAATTAAAATAATTTTTATGTAATTATTGATTTATAAATAGTTAACAAGTATGTAATAAGAATTTATGAAAGGAGTGATACCTGAATGAACGAGTTACTAAGCAGTTTAGATGGTATATTATTTTTAGAAACAGCTACAGAATTGCAAGAAGAAGCTGAAGATGCAGATTTCAATTTTATAGATAGTATGATGCTAGATAGCGATGATAGTGATTTTACAGAAGAAGATGATGAGGAGGAAAGTCCATATGTATAAAATAGTTAATATTAAACCAAGTGGTCCAGTTTATTCTTTACGAGTACCAATTATATCTCCAGTAATGGGTGTCCAAATGAGTGTTGGTGATATATTAAGATGTATCCATTCTAGAGCGGCTGTAACAGAAATACTTCCTAATGGTGAAAAAATTGCATTGAATTTATCTAATTATGATAAAGATAATTCTAAAGAAGTAGTTCCTGTTGAAGTAAAAGAATTAGAGATAACTGTACTTGATAAAGAACCAGTTCAGATAAAAAAAGAAGATCCTATTAAACATAAGATTAAAAAAGAAGTGCCTGTTGAAAGTATAGAAGATTTGAAAGCAAAGATACAAGATAAAGTTCAAGAAATACCTAAAAAAGAAATAGTTCCTGAACCTATTAAAAAAGAAATAGTTCCTGAAATTATAGAAGATTTAAAGGTAGAAACTAAAGAACCTGAACAAATAGTAGTTACTACTGTTGAAAATACATCTAAAGAAGATGTAAAATCTATAGATTCAGATCCAGCTTATTTCAAAGAAGTTGAAAAGCAAAAAGAAAAAATAAAAAAATAAAATATAAAAACTCAGAAGATAGCAATTGCTATCTTCTGAATTATTTATCATTATTAATATCATCATATCACCTTTAATTAATCTTCAGTGCCTATAGTCATATTATCATCCATCGTTATCACCACCTTAAGTGGCGATATAATGCTATATCATAATGTCATCAATTTGTATAATTGATTAATTAAAATATAGCATTCAAATGGGATAATTTTGATATAGTAGAACCAGAAAATACTACTATTTTCTTACTAAGTATTATTTTTTTACATACATTATCTTTAGTAATGAGTTTGCACTCTTCAATATAAGCTATACAATTCGAATCTATCTCTGATACAAAGTAATTAGTTTCAATAAACCCATCTAGTGATTTTACTACTGCATTATCTTTATATTTAATTTTACCAAATAGTGGTGTAACTGATTTTTTAATGATAGTATCCATTTTCTTTGATTCAAATTTATACATTGATAATTCTTTTTCAATGTAATTAATATCTGTTTCGAATGTTAATGGACATTCCTCATCATTTAGAATCTCACGAATAAAGTTGATTTTATCCTCCGTAAAATCATCGCTCTTACCTTTTACCATCTTTAATCTTTTGATAGTTGTTTTTTCCATTACTGCATCGCTCTCCTTCGTAATTTTGTTAAATCAATATTGCTACAATTATATAATATATGTTTAAAAATTAGCAGTTTTACAATATAGATTATTTACATAATTCCAATCTATTTTATCTTTATAATCATTTATAAACTTATCAGATACGTTTTGTCTAATTATAATATCATCAATCTCAACCTTATCTATAACTTTTCTTATTAATTCTTCAGGTATATCTTGAGATATAGACATTGTTTTCCAATCTAATATATCTTTATATTTAAACATAAATCTTACAGATAATTTTTGGTTCTCACATATAATACTAACTAAGCTCTCTCTATTTATATATTTTTCAATAAAAGTCTCAGGTAATTCCTGATATGTAAATAATACCCTCATAGAGATTCTAGATAAATTATCTATTATAATAGGTCTAGGAACATAGTATTCTTTACATAATTCATTCCAATTTATTATACTTGGGTCTTCCTTAATTAATTTTGATAGTTTATTACTTAATTCTTTCATAACCCCTTCATCTCCCGTTAATTATATTAATATATAATGTATATATGATTTCTCATATATACATTACTATCATATTTATAATATATAATTAAAAAATTGGATCTGACACTTTTGTTTCAGGTAGAATTAATGTAAGATTATATAATGATTGAATAGCTTCATTTGATGATGTTCTTATATTTAACCCACCTAAAGATATATAATGAGATTTAGCCTGCATATGCTCTTCTAATTCTTGATTAGCTTCTATTGTATATGCTGCTTTTACTGTAACCTGATCTCCATCTATTTAACGCCCTTATTCTGGATGCTGAGCACTTATATTTTTATATAAGATTGGACTATATTATACCTTTCGGCCCGCCTCTTTCGATTTAAAGGATTTAATACCTACCACAAAGTGGCCCTACTCTACTCACTTCAGAAGTGTATCCACCTCTTAATTTTAACTAGAAGTATTACTAGTATATCAGCTTTCGATAGTCTCTGAACCTTCTACCAATTATAATCTTTAGATATATCGAGATAAGCATCTCTTCGTCGTATTCGTCCTATGAATCCACGACATTGTTCATAAGTTCCAGGTAAATTTAATTCACGTATTATCTCACCAGTTCTTTTACCATCTTGCAATAATTTACATACTCCAATAATATATTCATCATAATTCATAAACTTTTTAGCAGAAGGGATATTATATAAGCATGATATTGATTGCCACCTTAAACCTTGAGCTATATGACTTACAATAAATCTATTATTTTCATTAACCTCTAATCCAGCTATTTCAAGTGTATTTCCATAATTAAATCCATCTTCTAATGCTTTGCATATAAAATGAATTTGTTTATTTGTTAATCTTGACATACCATTATCTTCACCAGCAGTAATTTCACCATGGCTCCAATTATGATTATTTATATATGGAGTGCTATAATCTATTTCTCTTGCTCCATTTTCTATGGCATGATCTACATTTTCTTGTGGTGTAATCCATTCAAGATTTTCAATTCTATTATTGAATTTACATAGATCCTTATGATTAACAAATATTTTATTTTCTGGATCTGAATTTATTATAAACATTATTGCAACTAATACATGAATTCTATATGTAGATCTTGTATTATTATTGTTCATTAATTGTGTTGATAAATAAGTATCTACAATAGTTGATAATAGTTTACCTGATTTCTTATTCATAATTTTACCGAAATTACTTATTTGATATAAATCATGTTTTATATTTAAACATTCTAAATCTACCCAAATAACTTCATTTTCAAATGTTATCGGTCTATACATAATTAATCACCTCTTAATGTATAGTTACTTGATCGGTAGACTAGTATTATAATTGATAGCTTGGCTGCTGATTATCCATTGTTTATAAGGGTTAGGAATGTTTCACCATACCTCATCTTAATTATTTTTCTTATCTTTCGATTACATTCACGCCTATCCATTACAGATTACGTTGTAGTATAATTAAGTTTTAGAGTATTCCAGCAGTTTAAGCGGTTTTTGTTTTAGGGAATTTCGCCCAAGGTAGACTACAATGTATAAGATTAGGTTCATAGTCTCCACCTATAGCAGTAAGATATAGATTACATATATTCAATGTATCTATAAATTTATTACTTGTATCCTTTTCTATATCTTCTTTTCTTATCTTAGGATAATACTTATAAAACTTATTATCATACCACATAGGTTCTATATCTTTCGTAGAAGATACAACTATTTTTGAAGGATATTGATTAAAATAACTATCCATAGGATATCTTGTTATTAATATTTTTTTATCACTTGAGCATTCAATACAAGCCATATATATTAAATCACACCAAGTTAGATTTCTTCCTATTAATGGAGTTTTTAATATTTCTTCATTTGTAGCATCATCAATATCTAAATTTCTTCCTTTAAAATTCATATGAATAGTTTTCTTTTCATCATTAGGAACTTCTATAGCAATAAATCTATTTGAATATCCATGTATAAATCTATCAAGTTCTTTCTTTATTCTAATATCAGAGAATTCTATTAATGGATCTTTTACTTTTATATATTTTACTTCAGTACTATCCTTTTCTATATAAGGATACATTCCATTTCCAGAGAATTCATTTTCAAAGAATCTTCTTATCCAAAATTCTACATAAGGATATAAATTTGTACATAATGATGATAGTGGAACTGCAGTATGATCTAGATCTACCATCAAGTCCTCTAATCTTTCTACTCTTAAATTTGGAGCAGATAAAACTAATCTTGAAGAATAATCGGCAGTCTTAGACATTACTGATCTTTTTATTATACCTTTTTTTCCATATATATTTGGTTCTTGTGATAACCAAGCATATATTGCTAATAATATTTCTTGAACTCTTCCTTTAGAAGCAGTTGACATTGTTAAACCATAATCAGCAGTTTCTTTTAAAGATCTAACCGCTATTATTAGATTATCATATAACTTATTAATTTCTCCTACTCCTATTACAGTTGCTTCAGTATTTACATCTCTATAATATGCTGGTATTACTATACATTTCTTTACAAATAATTTATCTTTATTATTTTTTATGAATTGTATTTTAGTGTCTCTTTTATCTGAATCAGTAGTTCCTATTTTAATGATATCAATATTATCTTTTAAGAACTTAATACCATTTTTTCCATTCTCTTCATCTTCTACAAAATCACCTTTTGAATTTATAGAATACTTTTTTGTACCATGAACAATCTCTCTAACTCTTTTATCCATTTGACACCATAATTTATATACTAATGGATGTAGAAAGTATTCGGTGAGGTCTATATATGCATATTTATTAGCTCTCTCATCTGTTGATATACCGAATATAGTATTAGATAGGAGTCCCCTTTCTGTTGGTACACCCTTTCTTACAAAATACACAGGATCAGTCACTTCTTCTATATCATTTGCTTTAACAAATATATCTGGTTCCAATATTTCTAATTTAAAATGTTCTTCTATTGCACTTTCTAATGCAGTTTGTAATATATTAAACTTAAAATCATCTTTCAATTTTCTCATCTCCTTTATAAATATGTTTAAACAAATTAAGGTATCTGGTAAATACCAGATACCTTTTATTTAATTTAATTTATCTATAAGCTTTACATTTAAAATATTATAATTTAAAGTCAATATTGGGATAAAGATATGTCCATATTTAGATACTTCTTTACGCTGTATTACATTATAAAGTCTTGAAGCATCATCGCATCCTTTAAATATAACATCAAATGATATATGATTATTATTATCATTGGCATTTACATCTACATTTTTATATTCAACTATCAGATCATGTAATGCCATTATCTCATCAAAATAATGTATAATATCTTTTATATCATCTATATTATTTATAGTAACATTATTGGCTAATATTAAAGACACGATTTATCACACCCCTTCTGTAATAGTTTCAACTAATGTTTGTGCTGCTGCTTCTTTTTGACCTTCTTCAGTTGACAACCGTTGTACCATTCTACAATATAACCCATGGAATAACCAATTGGGCATATCTATTACTTCGGTTATACTAGCTTTACCTTTAAAATTAGACATGAATCTGTCTAGTTTGTCGATGTATTCGCTATACCCGCCAACTGATGACGTGTAAAAAGTAATGTTTCAGCAGACATTTCTTGTTCAGGTATTACAGTTTTACATTTAGGACATTCGACTTCTGGTAATATATATACTATCTCATCATGCTTTTCATTAATTACGTTTATAAGAGAATTAAATGAATAAAATTGGTCGGATGTTAGAGTTTGTAATATTTGTGAATACTTTCTAATTTTACCCTTAATGGTCTTTACTGCATTATCAGGGTATTGTTTTATATCTATTGGTTGTAAATCATTTTCTTCTCTATTAATATAATAGATACAATCTACATAAGATATTAATGATAATAAATCGCTGTATGTTGTAGTAAACTTCTCATCTAATATAACATTTTCAAATATTATATTATAAATAGATGGTTCTCTTAATCCTATTACATAGTCATCAGATACTTGAACTAGCTCAACATCGTATTTATTTACACTTGCAGTATCTTTAGCAAATATATCTGCAACTAACTTCTTAGCAGCATCATTTTTATATTTTACCATATCATCTATTTCAGTATCTTTCATAAAGATATTTGAACAATGTGGACAATTGTATGGTATTGAATTTACACCCTCAAAACTAGCTTTATAAGCTGTAAAGTATATATGATTTATATCAAAGAAATTAAGTAATTTAACCCATTCTTCTATAGTCTTAGGTTTATTAGGATCAATAACATGATCAAATAAGATACCATAAATTTCTCTATAAGTATCAAATCTATTTTTAGAAGAGGATTTTGGATCTAATTTCTGAATCTCTAATCCACCAAATGATTCCATTGATATAGGAATACCTGTAGCTGGAAGAACCCAACTGATTGTTCTCTTAGTTGATAGATTTGTTTTAAGTGAATTTAATACTGATATTGGTTTTTTTGATATAGAGAATGATGCTAAATCTATTATATTAATAACTGGTTTTATTTTACTTTTTATTACTGATTTAACTTCTGCTAATTGTTTATTAGATTCAGCTTCTAATTCTTCATCATCTTCATCATCTAAATCTTCATTCTTTATAAATATACTACTACCAGCAGCTTTATCTATCATTACATGAGATTCTTTAATTTTAGTCTCTTCTTCATTATCTTCATCATCTTCACCCTCAGCCATTCTCATTAATGAAGATTTATCATGATGTTCTTCTGGGAAAATTACTTTTTCATCTTCATCAGAAGCTAAAGTTTCAATTATTTCATCCCTTCTAATATCTACTTCTTTTTCTTTTCTTTCTATTGCTTTATTAACATTACCTAATATATCATCTAGTCTTTTTTCCATTGGATCTTTCTTTGATGAATTAGGTCTTATTTCTGCTGCAGATACCTCTTTTAATTTTTTACTACTAGTTACCTTTGCAGTATCAGTAGTTGATTTTAAATCTTTTAAAGTTACAACTTTTTTATCGTCCATTTTAATTTCCTCCCTTATTTTATAGATCTGATAATTTTAATATTTGATTGTTAAAATCAGTATTAAATATATATAAGGTATTATCTACCTTTATACTTATTCTAATATCAAGTGAAGATATTTGTTCTACTTGAACTGTTACCGCATTTAAACTTGGTAAATATTTTGCTATTTGATTAGATACTTCTGTTTGTAAATCATTTAGTTTATCCATATCCATATATCTATATCGTTCTATAAGTCCTACACCCATATCTGGATGGGTTTGGCTTGATCCTGGTATTCTTAATAGTAGTCTTATTAGTAATAAATAAATTGCATCATTACCTGTTTTTATATTAGGTCGTTTAAACTTATCTACAGAAAGAGTATATTCATTTAGGTTCAAGATTCTTATCCCTCCTTATATGCTAATTTATTTTATAGTTTAATTTATATATTTATACAGTAGGCTAATTTAATATATAATGTAAAACTTAATATGATAATATATTATATACTTAGATAGTAATAAATATTTAAAAAATAAAGGGGATGTATTAAAAATGTTATTAAAAACTAAACAATTCTGTGAATTAGCAAAAGAAGGTAAATTGAAAATATTAATGCCTATGTCAAAAATACATTATGAATTAGGATTAATACCTTACAGCATTTCTAGCGATAAAAAAGATATGGTACAATGTACTGTAGAAAAGTATAAAGATGTAAAAATAGAAAGTTGCTATAAAATTGTTTTAAAAGCTACAGATAAAAGATATGGAAAAGAAAATTTCTATATAGAAGATTTGTTGGGTCTTATAGATTCTGGATATATTAAGTGTAGCATACATTTGTAAAACTTATTCATTATAATTATATATTATAATAATGAATAATAGTTAGTAGTAATCTATTATTCAAACAAAAATATAAAAACTGCAAACAAAGGAGAATACATATTATGGAACGTAGAAATAATGTAGTAAAAGTACAAGGTATAGTAGATACTAGGAAACGTGTAAGAATATTTGGAAAAAGATACATACTTAAAGAATCTGCTAGAAAAAGATATTGGGTTATAGCTAATGTATTAGGATGGTTAATAGCAATAGGCATATTAGGAACATTATCATATATGGTATGGTCAAGAATATAATTTAATTGGAGGTTTTAATAATGACAATTACAGTACCAGATCCTAAATATAAAGTTGGTCAACTCGTTAAATTTGATGCTAGTATGTTATCATGCACTATAACTGTAAAGATAACTAAAGCAACATTAGTAGTAGATGTTACTACTAAAGAATCTTATTATAAATATGATATTAAACATCATGCTGTAACTAATGGATGGTCTTGGGATAATATAGAAGAAAAGATTTTAGATTTGGCTAATAATTAATTAAAATTGGAGTGATTTATTAATGAATTGGAATGAAGATAAATGGCAAAATGGAGAAGCGGAGCATCCTAATTATATAGTTAAATCAGATAATGTAGCAGTTCCATTTTTTGATTTAGTATATGCTAATGCTTGGAAAAATAAACTTTGTAAATGTAATACTGAAGTTAGTATATTGGATTTAACTAAATATGATTGGGTTGCCAATCCTGCACATATTAAATTTCATAAATTAAATAAGGAGAAAAACTATGGCAAGATATAGTGATAAGGATTTAAAAATACTAAAAAGATTAAGATTCCAATTTAAAATTATTAATTTTATTTGGAAGTTAACCTATAGACTCAATTCTAGAATTGAGCATCTTAAAGATAAAAATAGAAACACTAAATTAGCAATTGCTCGTAAATATCAAAATGAAGATTTGGCAAATGCTATAAAGTTATTAGCTGATGTATGTGATGGTGATAATAAGTATGGCAATAAAAGTATAGTTTCTGAGATAAGTCATGACAAAATATAATAGTGATAAAGATTTAAAAGCAATCATTAGTAATGAGGAATTCAAAAAAGTAAAAAAATTAAGATTTAAATTTAAAATTATTTATTTCATTTCTAAATTAATTAATGAAAAAAGTTCTAAAATTGAAAATCTTAAATATAAAACTTTTGATGCTATGTTATCAATTGCTGATAAACATAAAAAGAAAGAATTAAAAAATGAAGTTGATTCATTGACATCATATTTGTTAGATCAAGATAACAAAAATGGAATAAATTCAAAAATAGTATATTTGCCACAAGATAAAGAAAGCACTGATTATATAATGAGTAAATCTTTAGCTGAAAAATTATCAAATCCATTAGTAAAACCTTGTAAAATAGAAATAAAAGAAGAGGATAAATTGAAATAATAAGGAGAAAAATTATGGCAAAATATAGTAATAAAGATTTAAGAGCAATTACTAATAATAAGGAATTTAAAGAAATAAAAAAATTAAGATTTCAACTAAAAATTATTAATTTTATTTCTAGATTAACCAATGAGAACAATTTTAAAATTCAGGAACTTAAAAATAAAAATTTCAATTCTATACTATTATTTATTGATAAGTATAAAAAGAATGAATTACCAAGTAGAATAAATTTATTAACATCATATTTATTGAATGAGAAAAAAGTAATTAATAAATATGATGAAAGAGGAAATCTAATTCATTATAAAGATTATAAGAATACTGAATATTGGAAACAATATGATGAAAAAGGAAACTTAATTCATTATAAAGATTCTAGGAATATTGAGTATTGGATGGATTATGATGAGAAAGAAAATATAATTCATTATAAAGATTGCGATGAAGAATGTTGGAGAGGGTATGATGATAAAAGAAATATAATTTATTATAAAAATTCCCGCAATTTTGAATATTGGAAACAATATGATGAAAAAGGAAATCTAATCAATTATAATTGTTATGATATGTATGGATTAGAAGCTGATTATATAATGATGAGTAAATCTTTTGCTGAAAAAATATCAAAACCATTAGTAAAAAATTGTATACTAAAACCATCTTATATGCTATCACATTGGCACTATTAAGATAATAAAGGGGATATATATTATGGCATTATTAAGAATACCTATGGAAAAGGTTGTAGAATTTTTAAATATATTTGCAATTAATGGTACTGAATTTGTTGTCAAGGAAATTAAGATTTTTAAAAATATAGAAGTGTTTGATGGCCATTATAGTCCATTAAGTTCTATAAAAGTTATAACTTCTAATAAAAATTTAAAAGGATTAGAAGCTGCTAGAGATAATCATAGAAATCTAATTTATGAAAAAATTATTGATGGAGATAATAATGAACCAATAATAATTTTTAATAAAAATAAAATTGATAAAAATGAGGTAATTATCTTTGAAATAAATATGGATGGATATATTCATGGACAAGATTTATTAGCAGCATTAAAATTTGGAACACCTTTATTTAGTAATTATTTAAAATTTAATCCAGAAGATTTGAATAAATTTCTAACATCAGAATCTAATGCTCAATGGCATTTAGCATTTAATGCTAAAAAAGAAAAATTTGAAAATACTCTTTCTTATGGTATTAGATCTGAGACAGCAAAATTAGCTGCTGAATTAATTGAATTAGAATATGGTTTTAATATTTATTAAATAATAAATAGACTGGTGTGTAAGCCAGTTTATTTTTTTAATTCAAATATTATTAAACATAAGAATAATATAATAATTAGGAGTTGATTAATATGGGAATTTACAATCCTACAAATAATATAATTCATTTAAATGAACTAGCTATATTATTAGAAACGACTGGTGTAGAAAGAAAATGGAAATGTCCTTATTGTGATTATCATGATACAAGAGAAAGATTAGTAAGTCATGTTGATGATGAACATGAAGATATGTTATCAGAAGATTATCCTGCATCAAGAGCTGTATTTAATTATATAAATAAAAAGGATCATGGTTCTTGTATTGTATGTAAAAAAGAAACTAAATGGAATGATGAGACTTGGAGATATGAAAGATTATGCGAAATGCCAAAATGTGAGAAAGAATATATAGCTGGAATGAGAGCTAATATGGTTGGTGTATTTGGTAAAGAGAATTTATTAAATGATCCAGAACAACAAAAAAAGATGTTATCTAATAGAAAAATCTCAGGAACATATAAATTTGAAGATGGTGGTATTAGATCATACTGTGGTTCTTATGAAAAGAAATTATTAGAGTTTTATGATAAAGTTGTACGTGCTCATTCTAAAGATGTAATCACTCCTGGTCCTGTAATACAATATCAATATCAAGGAAAAACATTGAATTGGATTACTGATGTATACTATGTGCCAGCAAATCTGGTCCATGATGTAAAAGATGGTGGAGATAATCCTAACAATAGGCAAATGGATGACTATAGAGCTAAGCAAGATGCAAAAGAAGACGATATTTCTAAATTAAACAAATATAACTATATAAGATTAACTAATAATAATTTTGATCAATTACTATTGATACTTGCTGAAATAAAATATCAAATGATTGATCCGAATAAAGAAAATAATACTGATTATATTATAAGAATAAATGAATCTGAATTAGGAGGGGCTATGCCAAATCAAAATAACCAATCAGACAATGCTTATATCATACCATATCTAATGGATAATTCTTTTAATATTGCTTTATCTACTGATAAGTATTTCTCTAATATGTATAAGATAAAAGATAATAAAATAGAAAAAGGATCTATCAAAGATTTATATGAGAGTAAATATAATGTATACAAATATACTGGAGATAATTTTAAAGAAGTATATAAAAGTATATTAGAAGATTATAATAATAAAACAAATATAGATAATAGATTCTATCTATATGAAAAAGTATGTGGGAAAAACTTATTAAGTATGGATCAATTAATATTTGATGAAAACTTAGAAGACTGTGCTGACGCATTTATTGAATCAGTATTAGATACTCAGATAAATGAAGCTACACTTATTCATCTTGCTAATAAAGAAACCCATAGTTTATTATACACAGAGTTAACTGATATGCTAGATATAAATAGTAAGAAAAGGATATTATTCAATAATGAAAATACAAATATATTACAAGACATGAATGGATACTTTATATATAATGAACAAAGTGATAGAAGAACAAAATCTTATGATAGTATATCATCAATACCTTATATAAATATTATGATTAATAGACTAGCTTAATTGCTAGTCTTTTTTTTTTGTTGATATTATAATTTTTAATTATATATTATATATATGAATAAAATATAAGGAGATGTTTTTATTATGAAAGATTATAAAAATATACATAGTTTTAGTGAAGGACTAGCAGCTGTAGAATCAAAACATAAATGGGGATTTATTAATAAAGAAGGAGAAGAAGCTATACCATGTAAATATTGGCAAGTATATGATTTTTGTGAAGGATTAGCATCGGTAGAATTAGATAATAAGTATGGATGTATAGATAAGACTGGTAAAGAAGTTATACCGTTTAAATATGATTTTATATCTAGTTTTAAAGAAGGATTAGCATTGGTAGAATTGAATAATAAGATGGGATTTATTAATACAAAAGGAGAGGAGGTTGTACAATTAATATATAATAAAGTATATGATTTCAAAGAAGATTTAGCAGTTGTAATATCATTAGAGGGGGAATTTTGTGTTATAAATAGGAATGGTAAAAGATTATAATTAATAGACTAGCTTAGTTGCTAGTTTATTTTTTTTTGTTAAATTTAATAATAATTATATATTATATACATGAATAAAATATAATTTATAAGGAGATGTTTTTATTATGGAAAAAGAATTAAATTTAAAACAATTATTATTAACTAAAGATATTAAGAAAGGATTAAATTCTGATCTATTTAGTGATAAATCAGAATTAAAAGCTGCATTAAACAAAGTCATATCATTTGATGGCGATAATCAAATACGTGTAGATGCGGTTGTTGATGGAAAAGATGTATCATTTGAAAATACCCTATATAAAAAAGAACTATATCTATTAGAGTCAAGAGTGTTTGATAAAAAAACTGATAGTTTTATTGGTGCATATTTAAAGGTTGTTGAATCTGATGGACATGTATTAGATTTAAATAATGTATGGGGAACTACTGATTGGAATGTAGTAAAATAAAATTTATAAGGAGATGTTTTAATTATGAAAGAATACGATAAATCATTTGGATTTTTTGAAGGATTAGCATCAGTATCATTAGATGGAAAATGGGGATTTATTAATAATAAAGGTGAAGAGATAATACCATTAATATATGATTATGGATTTAATTTCAATGAAGGACTAGCTAAAATAACATTGAATGGCAAATACGGATATATTAATACTATAGGTAAAGAAATAATACCATGTAAATATGATATGTTAACTAGAATTTCTGAAGGATTAACTGCAGTAAGGGGGAATGATTATAAATGGGGATATATTAATATAAAAAATGAATTAGTAATACTATATAAATATGATTTTGCGGGAAATTTTAGAGAAGGGTTTGCCCGTATAAGAATAGGCCACGAATGGGGATATATTAATACTAAAGGTGAAGAGATAATACCATGTAGATATAGTATGGCAAGAAAATTTTCAAATGGTATAGCTAAGGTTCGTATAGGTAAATTGTGGGGATTAATCAATAAAGAAGGAAAAGAATTAGCTCCTATTATATATAAAACTATATCTGATTTTAAAGATGGTATTGCTGAAATAGAAATAGATGATAAATTTGGATTTATGAATACTGAAGGAAAAGTAATAGCAATATATAAATATACTATATCAGATACTAGAGATTAGATTAATTAATAGACTGGCTTAACTGTTAGTCTATTTTTTTTGTTAAATTTAATAATAATTATAATATAAACAATTATATAAATAAAGATTATAGGAGGAATATGATATGAGGGAATATGATAGTATACATGATTTTCAAGATGGATTAGCATCAGTAAAATTAGGTAATAAATGGGGTTTTATCAATACTAAAGGTGAAGAAATAATTCCATTTATATATGATTATGGATTTAATTTTAAAGATGGTCTAGGAATGGTAGAATTGAATGGTAAATGGGGATGTATAGATAAGAATGGTAAAGAAATAATATCATGTAAATATGATCAGATATTTACATTTTATAATGGCTTAGCATCTATAGAATTGAATAATAAATATGGGTATATAGATAAAACTGGTAAAGTAATAATTCCAATAATGTATGATTATGTATATGACTTTACCGAAGAATTAATACGAGTACAATTAAATAATAAAACAGGGTTTATTAATATAGAAAATAAAATAATAATACCATTAATATATGATCATACTTATAGTTTTATTAAAGATGGAATGATTTCAGTAGAATTGAATGGTAAATGTGGATATATAAATATAAAAGGCGAAGAAGTAATACCTTGTATATATGATGAAATATATGATTTTCAAGAAGGTTTAGCAGGTGTTAAATTAAATAATAAATTCTATTTTATAGATAAAAGTGGTAAAAAATTATAGTATTAACAACTATATAAAATAAAATTTATTGGGGGAATTAATATGAATGAAAAAATCAAAGCTCAAATCTGTTTTGCAGGAACTGCAAATCTAGAAAAGGTAAAAGAACAACTAGTACAATTAAAGAATGAAAATAAATATGAATTTCATTGTTGCTTTTTACCAAGGCATATAGTAGTTGAAAAAGGATTTACAACAGATATAATTGATATGCTTGAAAATACATTAGGTGATGATCTTATATGGGAACTAAAAGAATATAAATCATTTGATGATATTATGAAAGATTTATATACTGTAAGAGAGCACGTTGCTAATACAGTAAATAGAATGTTTGTTTTAGATTCAGGTACTGCTAGAGGTGTTGCTAAAGAAATTGAGCTATTCACTTCTGCAAAAGTTATAATGATGCCTTAAGAAAGTTAAACTAGAGATTGATTTCTCTAGTTTATTTTTTGCCAAATTTAATAATAACCATATATTATACATATGAATAAATTTATAAGGAGATGTTTTAATTATGAATATATATGATAATATACTTAGTGAAGGATTAATAAGATCAAGACGAGATAATAAATGGGGGTTTAGTAATAAAGAAGGAGAAGAAGTAATACCCTGTATGTGCCACGATCCTATATTATATTTAAATAAGGAGACATCTAAATGAAAGAATATGATATTAAAAATGGATTAATAATAGTAATGCTAAATGATAAATGGGGATTAATGAATAAAGATAATGAAGAAATTATACCATGTATATATGATCATATATTTAAATTCGAAGAAGGGATAGCTCCAGTTTCATTAAATGGTAAGATGGGGTTTATTAATACAAAAGGCGAAGAAATAATTCCATGTAAATATATATATAATTCATATAATACTATTTTTCATGATGGGCTTTCCCCAGTAAGAGTAGATAATAAATTTGGATATATTAATAAAAAAGGTGAAGAAATAATACCATTAAAATATGATATGGCTTGTTATTTTAGAGAAGGATTAGCATCTGTAAATCTAAATGATAAATGGGGATTTATTAATACAAAAGGTGAAGAAGTAGTACCATTGATATATGAAAATGCATTATTTAGTTTTGATAAAAAAATATTATGTGTAAGAACAAAGAGTGGATGGGGTACTATTAATAAGGATGATATATTATTTGATAAAGAGGATGTTCTAAATGAATGAATTAGGATTTGTATCTACTTATCATGAAGGACTTTTTAGAACGATAAAGGATGGTAAATGGGGTTTTATTGATAAAACTGGTAAAATAATAATACCATATAAATATGATTTTGCATATAATTTTATGAATGGAATTGCATTTGTAAAACTAAATGGTAAATGTGGATTTATTAATAAGAAAGATAAAGAAATTGTATTAATAAAATATGACGATATATCTGATTTTAATGAAAAAATATCTATAGTAAAGCTTAATGATAAGTGGGGATTAATAGATAATCGTGGAAGAGAAATAATACCATTAAGATATGATTGGATATCTAGATTAGAAAGGGTATTTAAAATAGGAAAGGTATCTAAATTTGATGATTATATTGCAACAGTAAGGCTAGACAATAAATATGGATTAATAAATGTAAAAGGGGAGGAGATAACACCTATAAAATATGATGATGTATTTGAATTTGATAAGAATGGATTTGCAATAGTAAAAGCAAATGATAAATTTGGAGCTATTAATAAAGAAGGCAAAGAAGTTATACCATGTGAATATGATAAAACATCTAATTTTAATGATATGGTTAAAGGGGGATATTAAATGAAAAAATATGACTATGTATTTAGTTTTAATGATGGATTAGCAAAAGTAGTATTGAATGATAAATGGGGATTTATTAATAAAAAAGAAGAAGAAGTAATACCATTAATATATGATATCGTATCTAAATTTAATAAAAGATTAATAGCTGTAAACATTAATAATAAATGTGGAATTATTAACAGAAAAGGTAAAATAATAATTCCATTAATATATGATAATATGTCTCAATATATTAATAATGATCATATGATAAAAGTAACACTTAATGGTGGTTGGGGATTTATCAACACTAATAATAAAGTTGTAGTCCCATTAAAATATGATGATATAAGTGAATTTAGTAAAGGGCTTTGCTCATTTAGACTGGATGAAAAATGGGGTATTATAAATAGAAGGGGTAAAGAAACAGTTTCATGTAAATATGATGATATAGATGAGTTTGAAAATGGATTAGCAGCTGTAAAACTAAATAATAAATGGGGTGTTATTAATAAACGAGATAAAGAAATAATACCAATAAAATATGATGATATATTTAGTTTTGATAAAAAAAGACTTCTAGTAGTATTGAATAATAAATATGGATTAATTAATAGAAATGATGAAGAAATAGTTTCATGTAAATATGATTATATAGATGATTTTATTGATGGATTATCAATGGTGAAATTAAATGATAAATTTGGATTCATTGATAGAAATGGTAAAGAAGTTATACCATTAATATATAATGAAGCACATAATTTTCATAATAAGCATACTATAGTAAAATTAAATGATAAGTGGATATATATAAATAAAGCTGGTAAAGAAATACAATTATAAGGGGATGTATTAAATGAAAAAATATGATGATCTAGGTAGTTTTAGTGAAGGTTTAGCTGAGATTAGATTAGGTAGTAAATGGGGGTTTATTAATAGAGAATTAGTAGAGGTTATACCATGTAAATATAGTTCTGCAGAACTTTTTAGTGAAGGTTTAGCAGTGGTATCATTAGATGGTAAATTTGGATATATAGATAAGGCTGGTAAAGAAGTTATACAGTGTAAGTATGATTATGCATATGATTTTATTGAAGGAATGGCATTAGTAAGATTAGATGATAATATAGGATATATTAATAAAGAAGGTAAAGAAGTTATATCGTTAATATATGCTAATGGTTATGAATTTTGTGGTGGCTTAGCAATAGTAGAATCAGGTTGTAGAATGGGATTTGTTGATAAAAAAGGTGAAGAAGTAATTCCATTAATATTTGATGAAGTATATGATTTCAAAGAAGATTTAGCAGTTGTAAAATTAAATGGTAAATGTTATTTCATAAATAAAGTTGGTGAAGAAATATAATATAAAAAAGGTGGTATATATTAAATGAAAAAATATGATGATCTTAATAGATTTTATGAAGGATTAGCAGAAATTAGATTGGGTGATAAATATGGATTTATTAATAAAGAATTGATAGAAGTTGTTCCATGTAAATATGATTTCATATCTAGTTTTAGTGAGGGATTAGCAATAGTTGGATTAGATAAGAAATATGGCTTTATTAATAAAGATGGTGAAGAAGTTATACCATTAAAATATGATTATGTGTGTGATTTTAATGAAGAACTTGCTTTAGTAAAATTGAATGATAAGATGGGATATATTAATAAAGAAGGTAAAGAAGTTATACCATTGATATATGATGATGTATATGATTTTCATAAAGGATTAGCCATAGTAGTATTGGATAATAAATGGGGATTTATTGATAAAGAAGGTAAAGTAATCATATCCTTAATATATGATGAAGCATATGATTTTCATAAAGGTTTAGCAGTTGTAAGATTAAATAGTAAATGTTATTTTATAAACAAAGCTGGTAAAGAAATATAATATAAAAAAGGTGGTATGTATTAATGTATAAAGTAATAGGTAAATTTCAAGAATTAGATGGAATAGAAAAAGAAAGTCTTAGTGAAATTAAAAAAGAACTAGGTCTTATTGGTTCATTATCTGCAGATGTAGGAAATATTGAATTATATTATACAGATGATGGTAACACATATGCTATAACTAAAGACAGTGAGTATTATTATGGTAATAAGGGTGATACAGAAGATATTATTATTGCAAGGAATAAGCAAGGAAGACCTAGAGATACTATGACATTAGGAGATGTATCTAATATATTAAAAGAGCAAAATCCTAATGTATTATTAAATGATGTAAAATTATATGATAAATTTCTTAATCCCATTATGAGTATTGCTATTAATAATAAAAAGAAACTTATTAGTTTATTAACAGATAGTGATTTTGTTGGAATTAATAAGCCAGCAAAAGTTTTAAGTGATATCAACTTTAAATAATATATTTTAATTATAAAGGAGTAAAGTTTATGGACGAAGATAGTATAAAAGTAGGAGATATCATTATAGGGACTGGTGATACTATGGAGATGGTATGTTCAGTAAAAGATAATATGATATATACATTTGATGATAATACGTACAATACAAATGATGTCATAAAAGTAAAACCTAATTTAAATAAAACTAGACCAACTCCTAATATATAAATATAATAAACCAGCTTAATTGCTGGTTTATTTTTTTGTCAATTGTATATTTTTTAATTATATATTATAATAATGAATAAAAGTTAGTAGTAAATCTGTATTCAATAAAATTATAAACTACTAAAAGGAGATATTAAATGATTAATAATAAAAAAAGAAACATGGAAATATATAATTTAAAAAATGAAGGAAAAACTTATAAAGAAATAGCGATTATATATAAATTAACTCCAGAAAGAATACGTCAAATATGGTATAGAGTTGATAGACAGATTAATTATATAAAAACACCAAATTTAAATATAGATATTGATCAATTATGTGATAATATGTATAAAATATCAAATTCAAATGTAGATGAGGATATATTAAAAACTTACATTGATATTTGTCACTATGATAGAAATATAGTGAGTGAAATAGCAAAAGATTTTAATATATCTATATATAGTAATGATCAATTAGATGAAAAATATTTTTCAAGTTTAGATAGTAAGGTATATAATTACAATTATACTGGAAATGATTATTTAAAACGATTGGAACCTTACGGATTCATTTCTAATTCTAAGCATAATGATGAAATGTATATTTATAATTTAATAGAAATAGATAAGTATTTCGAGATATATACTATAAATGAATTAGTCTCTGTATTAGGAATTACTGATAGTATAAATAATTATAAAAGAGAATATCTTATAAATAAATTACAAAATAGTATAATTGAAAAATCAGATATTCTTAGATTAGTAGATGCATTGATAATATATTTAAATAATGATAAAATAAAAATATATGGTAGTTCATTAAAATATAATATTTTAAAAGAAAAATTAAATTCAGCTTTAGGAAATCATATATATTTAGATAGTATTTATAAATTAGTTAAAGCTGGTCATTTAAAAGAATTTGTTAAACCAATAAATAAACCTTTATATAAATGTATAACAGTAAATACTAGTATAGAATTCAATAAATGTTTTTATGATAGTTATACTACATTTACTGATAACTTAGAACAGTGTAAAAAAGAGTGTAATAATAGAGAAGTTGCACCTCTTGGATATCCTCAATTTTTATATGATATACAGCATATGCATAGTATAATAACATTAAAACATGGAGTATATGTTGATATAGTAGAATTGAAAGAACAATTTAAATTAGATGAACCAAAATTTGATATTAATAAATATAGATATTTTTGCATATATGATAAAACAATATAATAGAAAGGATGATAGAAAAATGCATATAGAATATAATGAATTAAAGAAATAAAATTATAAAGGAGTATTTAATATGGGTATATACAATGTAAATAAAATTATAACTGAATCTTATGACACTAATGCTGATATAAATAAAATTATAACAAGTTTATCTAGTAAGGAAAGAGACAATCTCCTTAAGCGTCCTGGATCTATAGAACAATCATATACAACTGTATATGAAAAAATAGAAAAGGTAGATAGGGTTGTTGCAGGTTATATTAGATTAAATAAACCAGAGGAAGGTCCAATATATTGCTTAGAGTTTGCAATACGTTCAGAGTTTAGGCATCGTGGCTTAGCATATAACATGCTAAAAGAAGCATTAGAAAGCAATTCTAAACAACGTTTTATAATATCTCATCCAGATAATGATAATATAGGTTCTCAGAAAGTAGTAGAGAAGGCTGGATTTAAATTACTAGAAAGACAAAAATATGTATCTATTTATCTTTATGATAAAAAGTTTCCAAATCATACAGCAAAGCAAATCTATAGTAGTATAGAAGGTGAGACTAAAGACTGATATTAATAAATTATAAAGGGGTAAGGTTGTGTGGATAGAAATGATATAAAAATAGCAGATATTATTATAGGGGTAGGCGATGTTAAAGAAGTAGTATATCTAATAAAAAATAATATCGTATATACTTGTGAAGGTAATAAATATAATATAGGCGATGTTATAAAAGTAAGATCTAATATAATCAAAAGTAAATTCGTTCCTATAATAGACTAGCTTAATTGCTAGTCTATTTTTTTTGTCAAATTATATAATAATTATATATTATATACATGAATAAAATATAATTTATAAATGGAGATGTATTAAAATGGAAAAAGAAACTGAAGTAAAGAAAATTAATTTTGTAGATAATATAAAAGATAAGGAACTTAATACAATTAATATTATAGCTTATATTGCTTTTAATACTAGTACTATAGAATTATTAAAGACAATAATAATTCCTGATTTAGAAGCTATAATATCGAGTTATAAGGCTGAATTAGGATATGATTATGAACATAATATCCAAATTGATGATATGTATTCATCAAATATATCTCTATCTCAAATATTTAAAATACAAGAGATGATATTTGGATCTAATTTATCATATGATGATAAACTTATATATTATGCAACTATGTATAATATAGCTTGTAAATTATTAAATAAATTAAGTAAGCAAAAAATATTTAGTTAGATATAGTGTTAAGACTAGAGATTAATCTCTCTAGTTTTATTTTTTATTTAGTATTTAACTTATTAATAAAATATAAGTTTAGGGGTGTTGGGATATGAAAAATATATATTATGATTACCAGACTAATAACAAAACTTTTTTAGATATGTATTCGCATCTAAAAAAATTAGGAATAACTAACAATAATTTCTTTCTTATTATTCTTAATAAAGATTTAGTAGGAGTAGATCCTTTTAATGAAAATCTTTCTACTTCACAAAAAATTGAAATTATAGAAGAATGTAGGTTAAACTATTGGTATTTCTTAAGAGAAGTTATAAGATTTAATTATTCGTCTTCTATTGATATTAAGCCATATATTTTAAATAGTGCAAATTTAGCATTTAATTTCTGTGTAGATATGAATATGAATATATTTTATGAATCTCCTTCTGTAGAAACTGGTAAAACAACATCAGTAATAGCACGTTTATTATGGGAATATATGTTTGCGTTAAATAGCAAATGTACTATGAGTAATAGTACGTTTAACAATGTAAAATTAAGTTTGGAATATATTAAAAAATATAAATCAATGCTTCCAATATATATACGTGATTCAGATAATATAGATATAGCTACAAGTAGATTTGTTATAAATAAATTAAATGCAAATTGTATTAAAGTAATACCTGTTGCTAGTAGCGAAACTTCTGCAAGTAATTTAGGTAGAGGTGTATTTGGAAGAGTATTCTTAGATGAGTTTGCATTTACTCCATTTAATAAATTATTATATAAAGCAATGTGTCCATATATAGCAGAATTTAGATTGCGTGATACTAATAATAGACATAATTATACTCCTAGTGGTATTATAATTGCTACAATGCCAGCCGATATAGCTGATGATACTGCATTATTTGCATATCAATTAGAACAAGAAGCTGTTAAATTTGATGAGTCTTGGTATGATATTAGTTATGAAAATTTACAACAATTGATTGAAAAAAACACATTAGAAATATCATTCGTACTTATAAGATTTAATTATAAAGATTTAGGTTTAGATAAGGAATGGTTCGAATCTAGATGTAAAGATTTCAATAATGATTATAAATCTATACAAAGAGAGACTCTTCTAAACTGGGATAATTGTAACTAATTTTTATAACACTCAAAACTAGAGATTTAAGGTCTCTAGTTCTATTTTTTACATAACATAAAAATAATCTGAATAATGTGATGTATTCGGATTTGTTATTATAATACCTTGACTGGTGTTCAGCTATCCCCCTCTTAATCAAGAGAACCTTATGGGTTCTCTTGGTTTTGTTTATTGTATATTTACAAAATTATAATGATATATTATAAATATACAATAAACAAAATATATAATAAAAAAGGAGGATTGTTGTGGGAGTAAAGTTTGGATATTTAATAAAACCAGACAAAATAAAAACATCAGCTATATATATTCATACACCAGAGTGCTACGAAACTAATTTAATAATTTCTAAAGAAACTACATCTGAGGAAATAGAAGGCTATGTACTCTATAATACTACAAAAGATAATAAGGATTTATGTTTCACACCTGAATTAGACAATGGAATGTCTGAATCTGATTGTGATAATATAATCGTAATAATAGATATGATATGTCAGAATGAACAAAGCATTAGTAAATTTATTTCATTGGAGGAGATTAATAAAATAAAGAAAGAAAAGTATGAATTATCAATTATAAAACAAGCTAAGAAGAATGTAAATATTATAATGGAGGAGCATAGATTAATATGAAAAGAAAATTTGCAAGAATAAGAATTTGTAAAAGAGGAATGACAGAAAAACATCCTAATCAGCATATAGATGGAGATTTAATGTGCACTAATAAAATTTATAATGAAGCTATAACTTTTGTTGTTAATTGGAAACCTGATAAAGAAATTAAACAGTTTGTTGATCTATACTGCCCTGATTATATAAACAAAATAATAAATAACAATATAGAGGTCAGCATCTATTATCCAATTGATATCACAGATCTTATAATTTATCTAGAGTCCGAATCTATATTAAAACTAGATAGTGTTAGCAAAAGAAATATAATAAAAAACAAAGATATAAAAAAATTATCATTAATGTATAGGAGGGATAAAAATGTTATCGGTTAAAGATCTAGCACTCATAAAATATTTTAATAAAGCAATATTGAGTTTAAGATATGGTAAAAAAATAGAGTATCAATTAATTGATACTGAAGAACTTGTTAAAGAGCATATAATCAGTATTCATAAATTAGATGATGAGCATTTTATCGTAAAGCTCATTTATAAATTATCAATAGATGATGTGTGTAGTATAAATAAATCAGCTTAGTTGCTGATTTATTTTTTAATACTAATCTAATAATATAACTTTATTATAATTATATATTATAGTATTGGATGAAAAAAATAAGGGGGAATTAAATATTATGATAATAAAAAAATTATCAGGACATACTAATTATAATCATAATAATATACAAGAATCATGCTTAGATTGTGAAGAATGTAGACATGAAAATTGTAAATGGTGTAAAGAAGAATTTTATATTCAAGACAAAAAATTTAATAGTTTTAAAGACGCTACAGATTTTGAAAATGAATTAATAAAATTAATACCATTTAATAAAGAAGGATACTTACCTATAGGAGATAATTATTTCTTTATTAAAGATAAGACATTATTTATCCACCTATTTTTGGAAAATAAATCTATAGATGCCAGATGTAGTAAAAAGTCATCTTTATATGCTGAAAAGTTTGTAATGGTAACTAACAGACAATTGCTTTATAGTAAATGTACATGTAAAGATAAAAATTATGATGATGGGAATTCTTGTCATAGATATGGTTGTAATAATAATATTTGTTATGATAAAATGAGTATTAGTGAAACTGCTGGAAAACAATGGATTATATAAATGTATTTATATTAAAACTAGAGATTCTATTCTCTAGTTTTATTTTTTGTTGAATATTAGGTAAACATAAGGATAATATTATATAAGGAGATGATTTATATGGGAGTTTATGATGCAACTAAATTTCATGAAATAAAAACGAATGAAAGAGAAATAGAAAAGTATAAAGTTCAATATCCTAAATTATCACATGTAAGATGTGATAAAGAAAATGAAGGAATAATACTAGATAATAATGGAGCATTTGTAGCAATTATTCAATGGGATAACAAGTCTAAATATATAGTAGCTTTAGAAGTTGCTCCAGAGTATCGTAAAAATGGAATTGGTAAATACTTATTAAAAAAAGCCTATTCTAAAGGTATAAATAAATTATCAGTAAATAAGAGTAATACATCTGCTATAAAGTTATATATTAAGAGTGGATATAAAGAAGAAAAAACCGATAAGACTATGATATATATGATTAAAGAATCCACTATAAATGAAAACTATTTTTTTAGTGGCGATGATATAGTATTAAATATAGAAAAATGGAAAGCAGATTCACCGAATAATATACTATATGTAACTGGATTAAGTGGTAGTGGAAAGACTACACTAGCAGCAGAATATGAAAAAAAGTATAATGCTGAAATGTTTGAAATAGATGGTTTGGAATATAGTTATGACGCATCTAAAAGTAAATTATTACAAAAAGCAAAAGATAAATATCCAGAATATGCTGAAGCATTAAAAAATGACTGGAAAGATTTAAAAGGAAATCCAGGAGTAGATTTATTAATAAGAGTTTTATTATATGTAATTAAAGAAATGAAGGATTCTGGAAAATTATATATATTAGATGGGGTACAAATATTTCAATGGTTAGATCCTGATACTTTAAAAAGTCAACCATTAATTATTAAAGGAACATCTATGACTAAAAGTATATATCAAAGATTTAAAAGAAATGGTGGAGATAAAATAGATTGGATTGCTGAACTACGTAATAAATTTCCACAATTGTTTAAAAGATATCTAAAAGATGAAAAGGAAGTTAGTACATTTAAAAAATCAATAAAAGAATCATATAATATAGGAGATCAATTTAGTTGGGAAACTTTTGGTGGAAACAAATATTCTGGAATAATCTCAGAAATAGATAGCAATGTTTTAATTGTTAAATTAAAAGATGGAACACAGAAAGCTGTTGAGATGAGAGAATCTTCTACTGCTGATACAGATGATATTAATGATTGGGAAAAGAATACTAATTCAGAATTGATTGGTGATGATTCAAACAATCTATCAGAGTTAGAGAAGGAAAAGAATAATTATGATATGCTTATTTATAAACAAAAAAGAGTAGCAGATTGGAAGAGTGAAGAATTATTTGGTAAAGATAATACTGAAAGATATGATGAATTAAAAGATAAATATTTAAAAACTATTGATAATTTTGATGATGTATATAATACTCCACAAATAAATACCGAAGCATCTATATCATCAGCAGATGGATTTGAAATAGACGATTCTAAAGATAATGAATATACTAAATTAAGCGATGATCCAAATAATGAAGTTCCAGGATATGATTCAGCTACTTTAAAACAAGCTATAATGTGGTGCAATAATACAATGGTAAGTATGATATTACCAGTTGGATCTTTAAAAGAATTAGAAGATTCTTATGTTAAATGGAGATCAATGACTAGAAAGCATCAAAGAGATAGTGATAATAAAAGTATAGAATTATTTGGAATGAATAATTTAGAACATTTTGATTATTTAAAATCAAAATTTATTGGTACTCAAAGTAGTGGAGATAAATCATATGATACTACATCAGTACTAGATGTGTCTGGTAAAGCAATAGAAATAGATCAGATACGAGATGATTTAACTGCAAATGGCAATACGAATGGAAATGCAAATGGAGACATGCATGAATCATCTATGTTGGATTATGGTATATCATTATTAAGAATAAATAATATTATAACAGAAGATATCTGTTCTAATATAGTAAAAGAAAATGCTATAAAAGATATAAAAAATAAACTTAATAACGCATATGATAAATCATATGATTCACTTCCAACACAATTACCATACTTTTCATTTAATGAAATACAATCTAGAATAGACACCTCTAACCCATACAAATATGCTGGTCTTAGTAAAGATATAAGTTTAAAAACATGGTTAGAGAGTTATTCCTTGATATGTAGTGGGATACTCGATTCTAGAATGAAAGAGTATACTCCATTATGGATAACTAAACTAGATAGTCTATATAGAGATTTATATAAAGCAACGGATGATACAAAGATACATCAATTAAAAGAAAATATATTATTATTAGGATGGAATCCAGAAGTTAATTTTACTTATGAAAATAGAATTAAGGCTACTGATAGATGCATGTCTATCATATCAGAGTATTATAAAGATAATTCTATAAATTTATCTCCATTAATTAATAATATAAATTTAAATAATAATGTAATAACTGAGCAAAATAAAAAAGATGAATTATATCCAATATATATATTATTATCATATACTAGTACTATTGCAGGAAAGGTAATATCAAGAGTTACAGATAGTATATATTCTCATGCTTGTTTAAGTCTTGATTCATCACTTCAAAAACTATATAGTTTTAATGCAAACGTGCATGGGTTCTCACTAGAATCTATAACTGAGTATCTGAAGTATAATAAGAATAGTATAATACAACTCAGTTGTGTATTTGTTAAAGCTCCAGACTTATCTATTATAGAATCTGGATTAAATGATTTATTATTGAATATAAGAAATACATCATATAGCTTTTTAAATATACTTGGAATAATGTTAGACAAATCTATACAGCTAAATAATTCTATGATATGTTCTCAATTTGTAGATTATATGTTTAAATCAATAAATGTAGATATAACTAATAAACCAAGTGGATTAGTAATGCCTAAAGATTTTCAAGTGTTAAAGAATAATAAAGTATATAAATTATATGAAGGAAAGATAGCTGACTATAATAGTCAGAAGATTAATTCAATGATGAATGTACTAATAAAGAAAGCTATATATATAAAAGAGAGTTTAAATATAATAAATGAGTCACAATTTATAGACACACTATCAAAGAACTCCAATGACATTAATATTATAGCATACTTGAATCAATCACATGATATACTGGAAGCTAGTAATCAATTAATATATAATGATTATATAGATCCATATATAAATATATCTTGCATGACTGAATCAAAAGAATTTCCAGTTCAATTTGATAAAGATGGTAATCTTCTAATTAGAAATAAGAAAAATATAGATTTTGAAGTTGAATACTCTAAAGCACATAAGCTATTAAAGATATATGATAGCACTGATAATACAGAAGGTATGAAATATGAACTATCTAAACTATGGTTTCTAAATTTATTACTAGAAGATATGATCTATACTCAAAAGAATAAAGATCCAGAATATTTAAAAGTAAGAGCAAGATCTTTAAATGATTTTAATAAGTATATTATTGTAGTGTCTAAACAAGATAAAGATTTTAATTTTACTGAGTACTATAATAATACTCCATTTAGTGATGAGACAACAAAGATAAATAGTAGCACATTAAAATATACTGGAGAAATACTAGAAAAGATATTAAAACATTTAATCCATTAAGTACTGTAGTAGGGGTAACTCCCTACTATAATATTTTTTTACAATATAATCAACAAGTTAATAATATAATAGATATGGGGGTTGAATAATAAATGATATTAACAGGAATGCAAATTAAAAAAGAAATAGAGGCTGGTAATATATTTATATCAGACTTTGATGAAAAAAGATTAGGTCCTAATTCATACAATTTAAGATTATATAATAAGCTAATGATATATGCAAATGACGTATTAGATATGAAAAGAAAAAATAACTGTATAGAACTAACAATACCAAAAGAAGGACTTATATTAGAACCTGGAGAATTATATCTAGGTAAGACAATAGAATATACTGAATGTGGTAATTTTGTTCCAATGATTGAAGGCAGATCTAGTGTAGCTAGATTGGGTCTTAAGGTCCATTTAACTGCAGGATTCGGCGATATAGGAAATAAACTTTCATGGACATTAGAGTTAGAAGCTACTAAACGTATTAGAATATATCCTGATGTAGAGGTATGTCAGATATATTATAATACAGTTATGGGAGATACCTCAATACGATATGATGGTAAGTATCAAAATGGTAAAGAAATAGAACCTAGTAAACTATATAAAGATTTTGAATAAAAGAGTAGGAGAAATCCTACTCTTTATTTTTTTATAATCATATAAACTTATAAATAATCATATATTATAATAATGAATAAAAATTAAGGAGTGATATAATGACTGAATTTATTTATAAAAATGGAGAAGATAATGCAACAAATTTTTTCATATCAAAACAATTAGAAAAATATAAAGTTAAAACTATATTAGAATTATACAAAACTCTATCTAAAGAAATTATTAATACATCTTCTTTTATTAAGTCTGATGATGAAAAAAGATTTATTCTTTTAAGTACATTTAAATTAGTATTTAATGAATATAATAGATTAGAATCGTATAAGTGTATTAATTATTCAAATATTATTTCAAAAGAAGAATTTAAAAATACAATGATTAAAATTAATAATATTGATAGTATTAAGATTAGATGTAAAGAAGCAGATAATTTGATGATAAAAACATTATCTAGTCTAGGGTATGATGAAGGAATAAATATATATAAAAATAGAGAGGGTATTTAAAATGAAAATAATATTAGTTAAAGAAGAAAATGGTCTTTTATATGAAGTTGCAAAGATTGTCTATAAGAATAAACCTACAGGATTTATCTTTAAACCTTCAACTCAGTTAGATATAATTGGTAAAATGATAACTGATGAAACTGATAAAGATAAGCAAGATATTATAATAAGAGATTTTAGTTATATTAAAAATTTATTTAGTCCATTATTAGAAAAAAATAATGAGATTATTAAAAAGGATGAAAATGAAACTAGAATAAAAATAATTAATAGATATCTAGCAATGATGGCTTGTAGATATGGTTTAACAATTATTGATTTGAATAAAGATGGAAGATATTATGAGTTACATAAAAGATACATATATAGAAGAGTTAAACCATTTACTAGGCCAGCTATGATGCATGAAAATCTATCATATCCTATATCTGCATTAAATGAATGTATTAAAAAAAATAATGAAGCTTTTTTTGGCACTAAAAAAGTTAAATAAGGGAGATATGTAAAATGAAAATAATATTAGTTAAAGAAAAAGAAGACGGCTTTTTCTATGAAGTTGTAAAAGTTATTTATAGAAAAAAGGCTATAGGATTCACTTTTAAAGTTTCAACTAAATTAAATATATTTGGTAGAATGATAGCAGATGAGACTGATAAAGATAAGCAAAATGAAATAATAAATGATTTTAATAATATTAAAGATATCTTTTATTCCCATATTGGAGAAGATATAGATATTGGTGAAGAAAATAAAAGTATGAAGGAAATTATTAATACATACTTAACAAAAATAACTACTAAGTATGGTTTAATACTTATTGATTTTAAAAAAGATAAAGATTTTTATCAATGTTATAAAAAAGGTATATATAAAAGAGTTGAACCAATTACTCAAAAAATCTAAATAAAGATCTAAGGGAGCATATAAAAATGAAAATAATATTAGTTAAAGAAACAGAAAATGGATTCTTACATGAAGTAGTAAAGGTTGTTTATAAAGACTATCCTTCTAAATTTACTTTTAGAGGCGTGGTTCAATTACAGATAGTTGGAAAGATGATAGCTAATGAAACTGATAAAAATAAACAAAATATAATAATATCAGATTTTAGTAATATTCAAGATATACTAGGATTTTATTTAGGAAGGGATTATGATTATGATAATATCAATTCTAATAAAAATATTAATAGAGAAGATTTGATAAGAACATATTTAGCAATGATAGCTAGTAAATATGGATTATCATTAATTGATTTGAAAAAAGATAAAGATCTTTATGAATTATATAAAGAAGGAATTTATATAAAGAAGCAATTTAATAATGATAATAAAGGTATTAGAGATAATTTAATACCAAAATTAATATTTAGTTATAGAGTTGGTGGTATTCCAATAATGAATATTGAATATGATAAAGAAACATCGCAACGCCCTATACCTGTTTCAGCATTTGCTAATGCAAAAGAATTAGTTTATACTATAAATCCAATTACTGGACAAAAAGCTTATTTTGCTATTAAAAATAAATCTAAATAAAAATTAAGGAGATATGTAAAATGAAAATAATATTAGTTAAAGAAAAAGAAGATGGTTTTTTATATGAAGTTGCAAGGATTGTCTATAAAAATAAGCCTGTAGGATTTACTTTTAAACCTTCAACTCAATTAGATGTGATTGGTAAAATGATAACTGATGAAATTGATAAAGATAAACAAAATGATATAATAGGTGACTTTAGTTGTATTAAAGATCTATTTTATTCATATTTAGGAGATGATTATGAGATTAATAGTGAGTTTGCAAATGAGAATAGAATGCAAACAATTAGGATGTATCTATCAGTAATAGCTAATAAATATAATTTAATAATTATTGATTTGAAAAAAGATAAAGATTTTTATGAATTATATAAAAAAGGTATATATAGAAAAATTAAAACTAAACCAGTCGATTTACCCAAAGATAAGGAAGTTAAAACAAATGCAATAAATTTAATAGATAAACTAATCACTCGCAGTCCTAAAATGGGAGGAGACCCTAGTTATACGTCAGTTAGTCTTAAGCATATACAACCACCTTTACCAGAATATTTGATGTATAAAAAACAAGATAAAATAATAGATGATTTTATAGAAAAGGTAATAACTAGTATATATTCTTATGCAGGAATACCACCATCATTACTTGATAATCCTATAAAACAAGATATAGTAAGTATATCAAAAAATGATATAGTTTTAGCAATGACTAAAGCTTATAAAAATGAAAATTAAGGGAGATATGTAAAATGAAATTAATATTAGTTAAAGAAAAAGAAGATGGTTTTTTATATGAAACTGCAAAGATTGTCTATAAGAATAAACCTATAGGTTTTGTTTTTAAAGTTTCAATTGAATTAAGTGTTGTAGGAAGAATGATAGCAGATGAAATTAATAAAACTAATCAAACTAGAATAATAGATGATTTTAATTATATTAAAGATGTATTACATGATTATTCAAAAACAGATGATGGTGATATAATTATTGGAAATATTAGAACTCTTATAATTACTAGGTATTTGGAATTTATAGCTAATAAATATGGATTAGTATTGATTAATTTAAACAAAGATAAAAAAATCTATCAATTATATAAAAAAGGTATATATAAAAAAGGCAAGATTAATCCAATTGATTGTTTTAAAGATGAAGAAGTTAGAAAAAATACAGTAGATTTAATAAATAAGAAAGTTATTCGTAATCCTAAAATAGAAACTGGGCCTAGTTATATTAGTAAAATAGATCCCGCTTCTATATTATCAACTAATCTTAAGTATATACAACCTTCACTTGAGCACATGTATGAAAATACTAATCTTTCAGATGATATGATTAAGAATATATATTCTTATATTGGAATACCTCAACCAATACTTGATGATATTAAAAAAGGGAAGGATTATTCATATTCTATTGATACACTTTCAGATGAAATAAAACAATGTATAACAAATTTACCACAATGAAAATGTAATATGCTCTCAGTAATGATTAAAAATTATAAAGATATTATTAAAAATGAAAATAATATAAACTCTGACGAATCTAGTGGTGAGCAAGGGACCTATTCTGTAAGTAATAAAATAGAACCTGATACTAATTATATTAGTAAAAAAGATTTTATTAATACATCAATTAATCTTAAACCTGCACAAGATCCTAATCATGGTATTTACAAAGGTGATAAATTTTTAGAACCAGATAAGAATAATAAAAAAGAATAGTTTGTACCATTTTACTTTTATTTAAACATATCTATAATAATATAGATAGGAGTGATTAATGTGAAAATAACTTTAGGTGACAAATATTATAAAGCAGATGAAGAAGGTAATATAGAAATAATAAGAGTTCAAAAAATAAAAACAGGTTCGATTATTGTATTGGATGATAAAAAAGAAAGACATTCTATATCAGAAATTGAGCTTGATGATTATACAAGATTAAAACCAGATGCATATATAACTTTTAGTATTGTAACTTTGGAACAAAATATGAGAGATATTATTGTTAGTATGCATAGAAGAAAAGATATTGATGAGGGTATTGAAGCACCATATGCCGCTTGTAGACAAAATATATTAGATATATTTGCAAATCAAATTGTTAAAAATGATACGTATTATATTGGATGTAGTATGAGTAAAGATACATGTCCTTCTGATGTTGATTTTGGTATTATCATTGCCTGTAATTCTATACATAAAATGTATATGGTTTCAGCATATATAGATGATAGATTAACTGATTGGTTGGATATTGTACCTTCAAAACAATTTGATACTGTTCTTGTAAATATTTTTGGAAACATAGCTAATGCTAATTTACAAGGATATTCTAAAACTTTAAAAGAGTTATTAGAAGTTAATTGCTTTATGTATGATTTTCATAAAGGATTTAATATAGATCAAGTTCCATTTAATATAAAATATAACGAAGATACATTTGAATTAGACTTTAAACAAACTAAATACTTAGAAGACTTATATAAAGTTGAAATAAGTAGAACGTATGTTGCTAAGTTTACTAAAGAAATAAGTTTATCAAAAATAAAAAGATATTATGTTTTAATAAATGATATGAATGATAATTTATTTGTAATAGCTTATGATATGGGTAAGTATATAAATAGAACGTTCAAAGAAAATTTAGTTAATAAAAAAGATTTGGTTGAACTCTTAAAATATAAAATGAGAAAATAGATTAATGAGTATATTATTATATTAGGAGGTGATTATTAATGAGTAGACAAGTGGTTATTGACTACGATGATGATAAAAAATGCAGAAGAGGTATATATGGAGAATGGGAATTAATAAAAGAATATTGTAATGATAGAGCTAATGATGGTTCTATATTATCTAAATACAAATGTAAAATATGTAATAATATTATATTTGTAACTAAGCATAGAATGGATAAATCAAGACATGTATGCAAAATATGTACTGAAAATTATTATAAATATAACTTTATAGGAAAAACATATAATAGATTAACTATTATAAAGTATGCATATACTGATAAAGATAGTAATCATTATTATTATTGTAAATGCTCATGTAATAATCTAATGCTAGAAACTCCAATTAGATTATCTCATTTAAAAGATGAAGATATACAATCATGTGGATGTATAAGATTAGAAAAGATTAAAGAAAAATTAACAACACATGGATTATCTAATACTAGATTATATAGTATATATGATGCAATGATACGAAGATGCTATGATATTAATAATCCAAATTATTATAGATATGGGAAAAGAGGAATTTATGTATGTAATGAATGGTTAGAAGATGATGGATTAAATAATTTTTATAATTGGGCTATTGAAAATGGCTATAGAGATGACTTGACTATAGATAGAATGGATAATGATGAAATATATGCTCCTTGGAATTGTAGATGGGCAACAAAGATTGAACAAGCAAATAATAGAAGTAGTTGCACTTCTATAAATATAATGGGAACCAATTATACTAAAACCGAAATTTCTAGAAAATATAGTATAAATAAATATATATTAAATAAGCATATTAATAATGGTGAGCGAATAGAAGATTTAGTAAATGCTATATGTAAATTAAAAATACCTATATCAATTAATACTAAACAAAAAGTTATCAGTTTTTACAAGTAATATTAAATGTCATTAATGTGTATAATTATAAAATATTTTATAAAGTAAATAAAATTATAATTATATATTATTATAATGAAAACAATAATATATTACCAATAATAATATATTATTAGAAAAGTACTAAGACAGAAACATTAGTATAATAATAAAAAAAGGGAGAGATTAAAATTATGCAAAATCAAAACCAAGCTCAAGCACAGAAAACAACAACAACACCAGCCCAGGAGGAACCATTAAGTTTAGATGTAGAACCAATCAAATTTGATGGGCTAATTAAATCAAAATTAATCACAACTATAGGTATTGGAAAATTAGTTTGGGAATTATTTAAACCAGTATTCCCAGAGTATGAAGGATGCATTATTCAGCCAGATCAATATGGCCAGTTACAAATAACTTTATACTTTAAAGATAAAGGAAAATTAACTGATACTAATGCACTTAAGGCTGTCACTCCTATTGGATTGAATCAGCATAGTAGTAGTGCTTATGAAAAAATTGCAGCAATTAATCAGAGATTTTCTGCTAGTAAATTTGAACTTACTAAAGATGCCAAGGAAATTCTTGGAGAGTTTTATTGGGTAAGAAACAATGGAAAAGTTCAATGGAGTCAAGTTGTAAATGAAGTTACATCTCAAGATTACAATGGTTATTCAGTTCATTTAAAAGTAACTGGATTAGACCTTACTAGAGTATTAAGAAAAATCTATGGCTTTAAAATCGATGGAGCAAGAGTTGATTATTCAGTATCTATTATAAAACCAATTGGAATGGATAATACTGGACTACTTCAGAACTACCTAATTAGCATTCAGCAGTTAGATACTAGAGAAGTTGAAAACTTGGCCAAAGAAGTTGGAGTTATCCCTATTCAGGGTTCAATCCCAATGCTTAAAAACTAGCTTACTAAGAACAATTTGAACTAAAATAGTTTAATATGAGAGTGTGTAATAACACTCTCATAAATTTTATTTTTTTAAATTATAGCTTAGGGGATGTTTTAATATGGATATAAAATATAGTATTCAAGATGGAATAGATAAATTGTTTGACGAAAAAGGAAATACTTTTTTAGCATTGAGAAAGATATCATGGGGTGAAAGTACAAATGCTAAATATGATTTAAGAAAATGGTATATTAGCAAAGATGGAAATGGAGAAACTGTTGGAAAGGGCTTCTCATTTTTAACTGACGATGGACCATCAGAACTTACTCATGTCTTATTAGAATCTGGATTTGGAGAAACTAAAAAGATCATAGATACTATTAAAACAAGAGATGATTTTAATTCATCATTAGTTAATAGTTTAAGTAAAAAGGAACTATCCGATACTGGATTAGATATAGGGCCAGAAGAAGATGATGAAGATTTATATGATCCTTCAGCAATATTTGAATAAGAGGTGATATTAAAATGAAGATATCATTAGAGCAGTTAGTTAATACGAATTATGTAAAATATGATAAGATGATAGAAATAGTCAATGCTGTATATGCCAAATCTAATGCTTCTACAATAAATATTTATATAGATATGTACTCTATGATAAAATCACTGTACTCTAACAGAGAGTATGAAATAAATGATTATGCAGCACTTACTGCGTGTATAATAAACATGTGTGCACACTATAGAGAATTCTTTAAAACAAGATATAAAACAAAATCAAGATTCTTTATAGTGTATTCTAAAAATTGTAGTTATATGAATAATCAATTTTATTCAGAGTATAATTATAAAAATCTAGGAATGTTCAATGCTAATAAAAAGATTGATGATATGGTAAAAAATAATATAGAATTGTTAAAAACTTTATGTCCATACTTAGATGATATACATTTTATACCTGGAACATTTGAAACAGGAGTTATTATATATGATCTAATGTGTAGAAATGAATTGATTGATGATTCTCCACATATGATTATAACAAAAGATAAATATAATTATCAATTAGCAACGGCTAGAAACGATGTAACTATATTAAGACCTAAAAAATCTAATGGTGAAGATATGAGTTATTCTATATCCTATAATAATCTAATATTTACTTATTATAATGAAAGAAATTTTAAAATGAAAGAACCAAATATGTTATCTTCAGCATTAGTAAGTTTGATTATGACACTATCTTCAGTACCAGAAAGAAATATAAAATCTTTATTTAATATCTCAAGAACAATAAAGATATTAAATAAGGCAGTAAAAGGATTTAAGATAATAGATGGGTACAATTCTGATACAGAAGTAATATGGAATGGAATATATAATGATGATTTTAAAATAGGATATCCTACATTTGAAAATAGATTCAAAGCAATAGATATTAGGCTTCAACACTCTATATTTATAAATACTCCAGAAGCAAAAAGTATACAGTTTAAAAATCTAGTTGATCCAGAAACAGTTAGATCAATAAATAATATGTATTTTAAAAGTACACCATTAGATTTGAATAGATTATAAGACAAACATAATAATAGAGGATACTCCTCTATTATTTTTTATAAAGAAGGTGTAATATTATGGATGCATTCAGATATAATATAAATATGAGCTATATGTATAATAATAAAGAATATGTTATAGACTCAACTAATATAACAAATTTTGTAATTGACTATTCATATGATACTAGAAATATGCCTATATTATTTGTAACAACATCTATAGATAAAAAAGTAGTAGATGATATGATTAAGAATAGTAGAACAAAAACAATAATATTAACTATATCCAAGTATACAAAAGATTCATCTATAACTATTCAAAAGAATTATATACATGATGAATTTATGTATTTCTTATCAGATGATTTAAATAATGTAGATGATTTGGATTATAGTGATAGTACTGCTAATTCAAAAGATATATATAGAAAGATAACTATAGGAATGATAGATTTGAAATTGATGAATAATAATAAGAAATTAATAAATGAAGTATTCATTAATACAAATTTATTAGATATCGTTTTAAAAAATACATCTCATATGAATTTACTTATAGAACCTATTCCAGACTTATTAGTACCAAGATTAATTATTCCTCCATTAACTTCAATAAGTAAATATATAAAGTTCATAGATAGTTATAATAGTTTATATCCTACAGCATATAGATTATTCTATGATTTTAATAGAACTTATTTATTAAGTTCAGCTGGTAATAATATTCCAGCAAAAGGAGAAAATATAAATTCAATAATAATAAATGTAAGCAAGAGTACTACAGCAGATTCTAAAGTACAAGGTATGCATATAGATAAACCTGGTAAAGCATATATAATAGAATTATCTGACACTGATATAAAATGTCTAGAAGATAAAGCTACTGATATATCATATAATAAAATAATTGGAATTGCAAGTGATGGAACATATAGATCTGTAGACTTAACTCTTCAGACTCCTGTAAAAAACTCATCAGAAAAGGTTAGAATAGAAATGATGACTAATGATAATATAAAACAAGTAGATAATATAAAAGCAGATATATTAAATTCTTCAATGAGTTTATACTTTGCTAAAACAGAGTTAGACACTTCTATACTAACATTGAATAGAAAATTTATAGTAAAAAATTATGCTAGACTTTATAACAAGGATGGTGTATTTATTTTATCTTCTAAAAAAGAAATATATACTCCAGACAATGGTTCTTTTATATTAACAACTATGATAACTTTAAAAAAAGCAATAGTATCCTAGTGCAATTAAGCACTAGGATATTTTTTGTTATTATTTTTTATTTTTCTCTTCTGGTGCAGGATTGCTGAAAGCTTTATCTACTACATTTTTATAATTTGTTCCAGCATCTGCTACTTTATCATTAGTAGTATCACTCTTTGGAGTTCCTACATTATCTCTTACATGATTTTTAACTATTTGCATATATTCTTTAAACATCTCTTCAGCAATAGTTTGTTTAGCTCCTAATAATCCACCACAAACATTTAGATATGTTTGTACTTTCTTTATCTGATCATCATATGATGAAGAGTCATTCTTTACTGCTGCAGTTTGTGATTCTTTATCTTGAGGAGTTCCTTGTACATTTTTCATATTTGCCGCAGGATTATTTTCTTGCCCTCCATTATTAGAACCGCCAGCATATGATATCTGAAGCTCTTCTATATATGCTTCATATACAAATGAATAATATGATTTATTACCATATATATTAAATGATTCATTATGCTCTCTATTTTTATTTCCAGAAGGGGTAGACTGGTTATTATTGTTATTGTTGTTATTAGACTGGTTATTATTATTTGATTGATTATTACCACCATTATTATTTGATTGATTGTCATTACCAGTATTATCATTTGTATTAGGTGCTGGTTGAGAATTTCTTTCTCTATCAGCCTTATCAATTATATCTGCTGCATTATTAGCAGCTTTCTTAATTTCATTTAAATCTTTTTCCAATAAAGGTTTCATCTTACTTTCATAATTATAACAATAATTGAAAATATCTGTCATCTTTATCTGTGCTGATGGGAATGGTTTAGGATCTTGTCCACCTCTAAAATATAATTTACATCTATCAGCAAATGCTGCATCTGATTTAGGTATTTGGTTAAATTTTGCTTTTTCAAATTCCTCTGGATTATCTAAAGGTAGATCATAATTAAAGATTGGAACTGCAGATGTTAGCATATTTCTTAAGCCTGTATCATAATCATACATTGTATATGTCACATCACTACGTAGCTTTTTCTTTAATATGATATCTTTATATTTCTCAAGATAAGATCTATTACTATTAACTAAATTAGTCATAGCTTCTAAGAACTTACCCCACATTCTTCCTATAGCTTCCATAATCTTTTTAAAAGCTTCTTTTATTTTATCAGTAACTGACTCATTCAATACATCCATATTCTTTATTGTATTTTTAGATTCTCCTATTAGAACTGCTTCTTTAATAAATCTATCCATTTTAGCTTGTTCTAACATTTGATCTGCAACAAAGGATGTATATTCAAACATATTTGAACTATATTCCATAACGTTAACCTCCTTTTATTTAGTAGTATTAACAGATGCTAATTTAGATAAAGCTTTATATAATACATCCTTATCTTGTTTATAACAATCCTTAATAGCATCAAGTTTATATGAAAATGCTAATGAATGTATATTACACATTTCGATTATTTGTTCAGCTTTCTTCTTTACAAATAAATCTATTTGATTCATAACTTCTGTCGAAACAGTTATATTTCCAGTTCCAACCTTATCATAATCTGAGTTTATAGCCAAGCCAACAAGCTTATTTATATCCCTAGTAGCATTTTGTTTAACAATACCTTGAACTTGCTTTTTAATTGATTCATAGTCTTTCTCTATACTCTCTTTAGTATCTTTAATAGACTTCTCATCTTTTTTATAATTTTGAAATCTTAATAGAGCAGAACCTACATAAGTACTTATAATTTCTATAGTTTCTTTAGATGATGATCCATTTCTATATACATTCCATAAATCTTGAGCAAAGTCTTCTTGAGCTATTGCTTTCTGAGATATAACTTCTCCTCTGAAGGAATCATACCAATCTCCATTTACATCATTAATTAATTCAGTATATTTTTCCTTAACCTTTTCCATAATCTTCTTTTGATCAGTTTCACCTTGAAGATCTTGAAAATCTAATTTAACAAAACTCTCTTCAAATTTAGCTTGTGCATTTATTAATGGAATAGCTGGAGAAAATGTATAATTATATCCATCTATAGAGAATTTATCCTTATCTGAAAAGGATGCAAACTTATCTTTATTTTTTTCAATAAACTTATCAGATGAAATAAACTTATTAAAAGCAATAATAAATTTATCAAATAAAGATTTTATAAACTTAAGAAATTTATCTATTATCTTCTTAACTGATTCAAAGAAGTCAGAGAATGATTCATTTATAATTTCTTCATTACCTGCACTCTCTAATATACTTTTATATAGAGTCTTGTTAATATTTCTATAATCATTCATAGATTCTTTTATAAATTGTAATGTATCCATGAAGAAAGATTCATCAATATTATTATACTCTAATATATTAGAAGTGTTGAATTCTTTTTGAGCCAATATATTTGTATTAAACATATTATATTTACACCTCCATAAATTTTAAATAATAAATAGAGATTACCCTAAAAGGTAATCTCTATTTAAAGCTTTTAATTATTTAAGCACTACGCCACTTAAAAATGACTCATTTGTTGAATCTGTAAAGCTATAGCTTTCATGCTTTGCTTTAAAGCCAACTAGAGCAACGCATATAGATTTTGCTTGTCTATTTTGATCTCTAATAGCTGATAAATGTGCTCCATTAGCTATTTGAAGAACTCCAATAGAATCTTTTGCATATTGAATATGTGCATTAAGCTTTCTAACATTACCTGAAGCTGCAGTTGAATCTGCATCAGTTGTATCTTTAGCAACAGCAGTAGTAGTTGAAGCCTTTGCTTGTTTCTCTAAATCTTTGATTATATCATTAATAGCATCTGTTAATTTCTTATAGTTCTTTTCAGCTTTTGTCTTAAGTTCTTTAGTAGCTTGAACTAATTTCAATTGCTCTCTTGGAACTATGGTTTCTATTTCAATCTTAGAATCTTCATCAGATCTAAAGTATTTGAATAGTTCCTTAGATAGTTCTCCAGATTCAATCTTTTCTGATTTTCCAAGAACTTTTCCTCTTAATGAATCTTGAATATCTTCAGAATTAGAAGTGTCTACTTCTGAATCATATACAGCACCCATTGTTGATTGGGATGGAAGCTCATAACTATCAACATTGCTAAATTTAAAGCCTTTGACTTTTAATCCTTTAGTATCTGCGTTGATAATCTTTGGAGCATATTGTTTAACAAAGTCAGCATCTGATTTAATATAAGAATCAATCATTGCGAAAAATCTTTTGAATAAACCCTTAATTTTTTCAAGAATATTCATAAAGAATTCCTTAGCTTTGTTTAGTAATGCTGCTAAATCCACTGCTTCATATACCATTTCAACACCAGTTGATTCGTATATTGATAGCTCATGAACACCTATTGCCTGCATAATTTTATTATAGTTCTCTTCTGATTCTGCAACTATATTAATTGCAGCTTCAATTCCTGGTTCTAACTTACATTCAATAACATTTACTGCACTTTCATCAAATGTATCTAATTTTTTAGTACTTGTATAAACACCCATTACTATTGTACCTCCTCAAATTTATTTTGAATAGTCTTCGTATGAACTAATAAAGTCGTATTCAGCTACTTCACCAAAAGCTTCTGCTAATACTGCACTTTCTTTAACTGACTTAGGATTGAAAGCTGCACATTGACCATAAACACGTCTACTCTGCCCAACCATTTTCTTAGTAAGATCCATATCTGCTTTTATAATCATATTAGCAGCTGTTTGCATAACTTCTACAACTCTTCTTGCAACATTTGCTTTCTTACTCATACCTGATGCAGTTGCTGCTTTATTATCATCTTTATCAAGGGATGCAGTAGTTTGTTCTTTACTGAATGCATCTATTGCTTTAAGAGCAGCTTTAAACATAGTATCTGTTTCAGTCTGCAATTTATTAATTCCTTTAGTTACTTCACCTTCATTAGTTAAATATGAAGTTATTGTACGAAGAACACCATCAGAAAGACCAGTAACTTCTTCTTCATCTTCAAATACAACTTTTTCATAATCTTTATAGAAGTCTTCTTTAGTTGTACTAGGAGCTGCTTTTTGTAAATATTCATTTAACTCGTCACCATTATCTAATTTTGTTATAATAGCATCAAGATTATCTACTTTCTTGATATCACCTAATTTACTTGATGCTGCAGTAGTTATACCACCAATAGCATCTGCTCCAGCTAGTTTGTCAGAATGGAAAGTTCTCCATTTAAATTTCATTTTTGAATAGTCTTTTCCGACTACATCTTTTTGATATTTCTTAACAAACTCTTTGCTATCTCTCATAACAACATTGCTAAATTTAACAAGAAAAGATTTAAAAATACCTTTAATCTTCTCCCAGCATTTCATAATAAATTCTTTAATGCTGTCAATAATGTTTCCAGCTTCTTGAACTAATTGAGCAGATTCCTCTACTGCAGCTCCAGGGGTAGCTTGTGAAAAATCATTTGCAATGATTGCTTCGAATATAGCTTGGTCATTCTTAGTATTGTCAATCATCATTTCTAGTAAACCTGTTTGATGAGTATAGCTTTCATTAGCAACGACTTCTTCGCCACTATAGTTTCCTAACTGTGTCCTATTGTTTGAATAAACACTCATTTTTTATCATTCCTTTCTGAAAAAATTTTATTTAAATTAAACTTTTTTATTAATATGTTTATAGTAGTATGGTATTATTACCATAAATATTGATAATTATATATTAGAATAATGCAGACGAAGCAGAATCTGGTATAGAGTCAGACAATTCATTTGTCTTATATTTCTTATTATCGTCAGATAAATCTTTTGTAGCTTTAACTTCGCACTCTTTATTAGAAATTGCTATAGCATTAGATGCTTTTCTAAATAAGTCCACAATTTTAAATTGTTTCTTAGAGATTCTATCTCTGTCTTCCTTATTTAACTCTTCGTTACTCTGAAGATTATAAGCATTCATTTGTAACAAATTAGCTTGAATATCAAAATAATCAGATACTCTTACCTTGCTATAATAAAAGAAGAATATTAGTTCTCTTATAATAGGAATTATATTTAATAATATTCCTATAATAGCTAATCCTCCAGCTACAAGGCCAATATCAACTCCAGTAAAGTTCTTTATATTATTCTTTAACAAGAATTCCAATCCATTATCTATCTGATTTTTATCACATGCTTTATTAAATTTAGCAAGGTTATCAAATAGTAAATTCTGCTTAGTTCTTGTTAATGATAACTTATCAACTATAACGTCGAAAGTCTCATCGGTTGGAGTTTTTATAAAGTCTATACAAGATGCAATCATAAATGATATACTACTTACTATTGCCAATGTTATAGATGAATAGGTAACCATTATAAATTCAATATTATATCTGAATCCTTTTTCAAATAGTTCCTTCCTATCCTTTACATTTTCAAATGCTTCTTCTATATTTTTAATAGGGGTTAAGTCCTGTTTATATTCAAGAAGAAGATCATGCATTACTTGTAAACAATTAGATAATTTATCGTAACTGTCTAGTTTAGTTATATCACCTTTTGTTTCTGGAATATTACCAAAATCAATATCATCAACCTTATCTACTATATGATCATATAGTTTAGAAGTTAAGTTAGTTAGTACTTGATTTTGATCAGCTTCATCTATTGCCAATAATACTTTTCTTGTTTCATCATGGGTAATATCAAAGTATTCATCTATTACTTTATCAAATCCAGGAATTTTATACTGTTGCATATTTTTCACCTCCTATTTATCTAGCAATCTTAGTCATAAGATTTATTACCTTTTTATACCCACCATCAGAAGTTTCTCTTTCTAGCAATGTGAATGACATTGTTTCATAGATATCGTCTCCTGTATCAAATATAAATTTAGCAACCTCCATAGTTTCATCTACTATACAAAATCCCATTAGATTATAGGATTCCATAATTGGTCTAATGATCTTAGGATCTTCTATATTTATATTTTCATTCTTCTTTAAGTATTCCACTTCTTCTTGTGAAACAACTAAAGTAGATATGGCACTAGCATCATTTGATTTCCCCATTGATCTTCTTATTTTACTTTTTATAGAACGTCGTTCTAATATCTTCCATAACTTAGAAGATGAACCTCTTTTAGATTGGGATAGTGCATCAATCTTAGCTCTATCAATTGCAAATATAAAATCTTTAAAGAAACTAATTTCTCTAGTAGTTGCTTTAATGAATTTTAATAATCCATTATGATCTTCATTCTTTAATGATAATCTGTTTATGATATCAGTAGAATCTAATGTATACATTTTAGCTTTAACACCAATTACCATATTCTGATAAATTGGATCTCCTGTAGAATTATCAATGTAGTTTATAACCATCATTGTTGGAATTAATTCATTAGCTTTTTTAACATCAGAATCTAGTATTTGAGATTGTTTCATTTCTTGAGAAGTTTTCATTATTGTTACTTTATCTTTAGCTTGAGAATAATAATCTCTATCAGATTTAGCAGGTGGGTCTGGAACATCAACAAAGTCATCAGTACTCTTAGTTCTAGTAACTACTTCACCACTAGTATTCATAAATTCTGATCTATCAGATGTAGATCCAACTTTTAATTTAGCTTCTCTCATAATAGTAGGTTCGCCAAAATATGATTGTGGATAAACTTTAAAATCAGATATTGATTGTTCTGATATACTATCAGGTAATACAAAGTTTATATTTTTCATATCTTCTTTTACTTGTTCATAAAGCAATCTATTATCATATGAAATTACTGATTCATTTTTTATTACATAATGATCCATAGCATCCATAAAATTATCTACTGTAATAGTATCGTCTATCTTTAAATTTGTATGAAAGTTCTTAAGATATTCAATACCATTTTTAGTATCGGTAATATTTATTGCACTAAATAGCATTTGTAACATACTTGTAGCTTTTCTTTCCATTGATTTTGTAATCATACTAGCATTTTCAATATTCATATTTTTACTACATAATACTGGGAATACTAATGTAAGATTAGAAGATGCTTTAGCTATAGAACTAAAACTTTTATCTCTATTTTTTAACCATTCGACTTCATCAGATTTTTTGATGTCTGATAATACATCTATTATATCTCTTATAACAGTTTCATGTATTTGTTCATACATTACTTATCGTCCTCCTTATACTTATTTTAATCTTATGTTAAAAAAATAAATCTATATAGTCTGGATTGTAATTGGGTATTTGGGTAAAATAACAAAAAAATAAAGAACTATAAATTTAATACCTTTTATTACTTAAAACTTATTATAGATCTTTTCGCCCAATTTGGGGTAGGTATAAATTTATATACTCCTGGAGCTATATATATTTTTTTAGACTCAAACTCTTTTTCTAATTTATCATACTTCTCCTTTTCTTTTAATTTCTGAGCCTCTTCATATTGTTTTACAACTCCAAAATAATCTTGTCCTGTGTACATACCATACATATCATATTCCCCCTAATTAAATGTTAAATACTATTATGTGGGAGGGAATTTTTCTATATAAAGTATATTCAATTTATAAGCTCTTTATTTCTTACACTTGTATAATATATAATTAAAATATCATTTAGTATATTAAACATTAGAATAAGATAAGTAAAATATATAAAGGAAGTGATGACATAATGAACCTTAATTTTAACGATTTTGCTAATGAAGCTAGGAATGCTGGATTATATCCTAGACAGGAAATTAATAATTATACTAAGTTTGCAAGATTTGGTAATTTTTTAGATCCATCATCTATAGTAACATATGCAAGAGAATATATATTTTTTACAAAACCAGATTTACATTTATTTAATAATGGAGATCCAGCTATACTAAATCCTGAAATATCAAACATTGCATTCTTTACAGAAATGCAACAAAGATATAATATAATTTTAAAACAATTACAAATAAGTGCAAAAGGGAATGTAAGTCCTTTTATTAATCTATTAACCAACTCTGCTAATAGTGGACTAGATTTACCTGCATTAGATTCATTAGAAATGGAAACAGGAGCTAATATATATGGAGAACTAATAAAATATAGATGGATGTCATTAGATACACCACATGAATTCTCTGTAGAATTTTTAGATAGTAAGTATCTTGAGATTTATTTATTATGTAAGACTTGGGAAGAATATGCTAGAAAAAAATCTATAGGATTGGTTACCCCTCCTAATGATTCATATATAATAGATAAAGTTTTACATGATCAAGTATCTGGATATAAAATTATAGTAGGAGAAGATGGTGAAACAATAATATATTATGCTAAATTATATGGTGTATATATAAAGAATGTTCCAAGAGATGTATTTTCAAACTTTAATTATAAAGATGGATATATATCATTATCATTATCATTCAGTGCTGATTTTGTAGAAGATATGGACCCATCTATATTAGTAGATTTTAATGAATTAACAGCACCATATGCTGGTGGTCCAAATATACCTATATATGATAAAACTAATCATATGGTAAATGGGCAACTTGTAAATATGCCATATATTCAATATATTCCAAAAGGTGATACTTCTATAAGTAGATATTCTTATTACAAATTAAAATGGCGTTAAGGAGTGAATTAATATGGGATTAAATAATCATTCAGTATTCTTATTAAATGATAGTACAGTGAAGGCAGTAGGATCTAATAGCAATGGACAATGTGGGGTTGGATCTATAACCCCTACTAATCAATTAGCTTTATATCTTATACCAAGTCTTAATAATGTAAAACAAATAGCATGTGGTACTAGTTATACTATATTTTTATTGAGTGATGGTACAGTAAAAACTATAGGATCTAATGGTTTTGGACAATGTGGCACTGGTAATATTACTACACCACAATTAACTTTATACGCTATACCTAGTTTAACTAATGTAAAACAAATAGCATGTGGAAGTGCATTTTCGGTATTTTTATTAAATGATGGTACAGTAAAAACAATAGGAGATAATAGCTTTGGACAATGCGGTAATAGTGCAACTACTGGTACTAATCAATTAACTTTATTTACTATACCTAGTTTAACTAATGTAAAATCAGTATCATGTGGTAGTAGTCATTTAGTATTTTTATTAAATGATGGTACAGTAAAAACAGTAGGAAGAAATTTTTTCGGGCAATGTGGTACTGGTACTACTACTACTCAAACAGTACCATTTATTATGCCAGGATTGACTAATGTAAAACAAGTAGTAGCTGGTAATGGTCATTCTGTCTTCTTATTAAACGATGGAACAGTAAAAACTATAGGACAGAATGATGGCGGACAATGTGGTACTGGTAATACCACTACACCACAATTATCTTTATATACTATACCAAGTTTAACTAATGTAAAATCAATATCATGTGGAGCTTATCATAATGTATTTTTATTAAATGATGGTACGATAAAAACAGTAGGTCAGAATGATAGTGGGCAATGTGGTACTGGTAATACTACTACCCCACAATTAACTTTATATACTATACCAAGTCTTAGTAATGTAAAACAAATATCATGTGGACAAAGTAATTCAATTTTCTTATTAAATGATAACACAGTAAAAGCAATAGGATATAATAATTATGGACAATGTGGTAATGGTAGTACTAATGCAGTGCAATTAACTTTATATACTATACCTAGTTTAATTATTAAATGTTTATGGGATAATGTACTAATAATTATTATAAAATATTTAATAAAACAATATTCAGCATACTATTCTATTAAGTCAACTTATTATGATGGATCAAATTATAAACCATTAACTCTAACTGGTGGATCTGTACCTAATAAAGCTGATATAGAATTATATGGATTTGACAGTATTAATGATCTTAATACATCAATCACCATAGGAAGTGAAACCTTTAAACCAATAAATAAATTACTTAATATATTTAGTATAAAAGAATATATAAGTAAATAATAGGAGGAATAATATGAGTACTAATATAAGTACCGATATATATAATATTTCAGGTTTTGTCGATGAAATACAAAAAAAATATATGGATGATGTTAGTGAAGATACTTTGATGATGGGAATGTATGGATATCTAAATGAAACACATTCAACTATTATTCAAAATTCAATACTCGCATCATCTGAATTGGCAAATGAGGCAATAACAACAAGAGCAAAATTTGAAAAAAGTATATTAGCATATGCAACTATGTATAATATAAAAGATATATATGCAATACCTGCATATATGGATGTAATGATAGGATTTATTCAAGGTGAATTGGATAATAATATGACTAATAATAAATTCACATTAGATAAAGATATGGCTATACTTATACAGGATGTACAATTTCATATAGATTATGATATAATAATATCAAAAAATACTTTGAGTTCAAAAGAAGTTGTATATAGTGCATTATATGATATGACTAGAAATAATGAACTATCTGATTTAACTAATCCATATTTACAACCACCAGTATATTTAAATATAGATGGTGACAAGTTTATATTTATTACTTGTAGAATAAGACAAGTAGAAGATAGTATAATATATAAAAAGATAATCTCTAATAATATATTAGAGAATAAGATTGTAGATTTTCAATTTGAATCTCAATTTGCAAATTTTGATGTTTTAGTTAAGGATGGAGATGTTCAAACATACCTAACTCCAATATATGAAGGCACTCCTATTAATGGTGAATCGAACTATTGTTATTTTTCATTCTTAGATTATAAAACAATACGAATAAAGTTTGATAGAAATAATTATGTGCCAAAAATCAATACTGATATATCCGTATTACTAAAAACAACGCAAGGTAGTAATGGGATATTTAAATATAGTGATGACATAATACAAACTTTATATTCAAATAAATATAATTATAGAAATTTATCAATGCTTATAAAACCAATATCTGATTCAGTATATGGAGCAGATGGTAAGACTATAGATGATATACAACAGATTTTACCAAAAGAAATACTTGCTAGAGATACTATAATTACAACTAAGGATTTACAAAATTACTTTAATAACTTAGATAGTAATAGATTGATATTCTATAAGAGACAAGATAATCAACAAGTAAGATTATATTATGCATATATGCTATTAAAAGATGACTTCAATAATGTAATTCCTACTAATACTATAGATATAGACTTGGGACAATTAGATTTTGATAATAGTACACCAGATAGATATATACTAAATCCAGGTATGGTATTAGCTCTTAAAGATTCTGTATATACATTAAGAAAGGATATAACAGATATTCCATTATATGAATTAACTGATTTTGCATATTCATCACCATTTACTTTAGTGGTAAATAAGTCTCCTTTAAGTATATCATATTATTTAAATAATATAAATGAGCAATCATTATTTAAATTTAAATATATAAATCAAAATTCACCAATACAATTTATTACTTCCTCTTTGACATGTAATAAATTATTTATAGATGATAATAATAAATATAAATATACTATGACTGTATCACAAAATATAAATAGTGATTACAATCTAGTTACAGAAGATAATGATGGGAATATAACTATGTGTAATATAGTTCCTGTTATTGTATTAGATAATAATAATGTAAAGTATTACGCTAAAGGAAAAGTAGTATCCGCAGATTTGCATTTAAATCAGTATAATTTAGAGTTTGAACTTGAAACAGATAATATTATTAGTGTAGATAATAAGATAAAGATTAATAATATTATGCAGAGTGGCCAAGATTTAGATGTTTATGCATACTTCGGAGATTCATTAAAAATATCAGTTAATATGTATGCAAAATTAGATAGTGATTATGGAAGAAGTGATGATAACGGCATGGTTCCAAATATGAATGGATATACATTAACCAATATATATGAAACTATAGATGATGCCCATCTATTCTATAATTATTCAGATATAGTAAAATCGTATGTTAAAGTTTATAAAGATTCAAATAATACTATACGATATTTAATAAAAAGTGTACCATTATTAAGATATTCATATATAACAACAAGAGATAGATGTTTAGAATTTATAAAATATCTTCAATATAAGAAAGTCTATATAGATGAAGCATTGAATGTATTAGAAAATGCTTTTGGTGTTGATTTGAAGTTCTTTAATACGTATGGTAAATCTAAATTATTTAAGATAGGACATGGTAATGATTATTTAGATAGAGTTAATTTAACATTAAACTTCGAAGTTAAATTATCAGAAGATACAGATACTAATACAGTAGATTATATTAAGAAAGAAGTAAAAGATTATGTTGAGAATTTAAACGAGATAAGGGATATTCATATGACAAACCTTACATCTGTCCTAACTCCTAAATTTGCTCAATATATAAAATACATTGAATTCACTGGTATAAATAATTATAATGCATTATATCAGTATCTACAAAGACTTGATTTAGATAATGTTGATGATGTACCTGAATTTGTTAATATAAATACATTAAGCGATTTAAAACCAGATATAAATATCACTTTGGTTTAACATAGTAATAAATTAATTTTGAGGAGGAATAATTATGTTTACATCAAGTAAAGAATATTTAAATTTATGTTTTGAGAATCAAAACAAACTAGAAAGAGAAGCCAAATTAAATGAATCAGCTATAACTGAAGCAGTGAAAATACGAAATGATGAAGTACAAAGCATATATGAGCAGCAATCATTAAATAATACAAAGCGTGGTAAGTCAGCTAAGATAAGACAAGAAGTAAAGAAAGCATTATTATTTGAATGTGTATATACTGTTTATAAAAAGTCATTAGGACTTATAAATAGTGGTAATCATGTAAATGAGTCTATGTGTAAAAGTTTTGTAAATGAATTCATTGATGAAAATGGTGTAGAAGTTTTATTATCAAGTTTCAAATCTAAAACATTTATGCTATCTGAGTTTGCTAGGTTGGTTAATAAGTATACAAATATTGTATGTGAAAAATCAAATGTAGAAAATCCAGATAATTTCTCTATATCTCCAGAAGAGAAAGATAATTTTTATGATGAATTAAATATAGATGATATTGATGATGCTAGTCAGATGATAAAAACAAGAGTATCAGCTGCAGTTGATGATTTCTTAAGTGATAATCTTAATTCTAAAGAAGAAATTAAAGATATAATTGCTCAATCACAAACTAAAATATCAGATACTTCGAATTCAGAATTGAAAGAGTCTTATCAAATTCAAGCAAAAAGAAAAATAACTAGTATAAGAGAAAGAAAAACAAAATCAATATTTGAATCAATGGTATTTAATTTAGCAAAAACTTCAATCTTAAATGAAGATATGAAAAAAATATATCTAAAAAATGATAAATTAGATATGGATAAGATTGTAGAAACTGCTAATTTAATATATACTTTTGTAGAGACTCTAAGTACTTGTAATATGATTAATGTAGATGAAGCATATTTAGCTTCAGTACTAGATAGTTTAAAGTAAAATTTATCCCTATAGGATTTCTCCTATAGGGATTTTATTTGTTTTTTAGTTATTATTTAATATATTTATACCAGTTAGTTGTAATTTTACTTCTTTTATAACTTTTTCACCAATAACTTTTGTTACAGCAGCATTTACATCATCATGTAAATTCCATTTACGAGTTACTAATAAGTTTGCAATCTTTTCTGTTATAACCCTCTCTACACATTTACGTAAGAATTCTGGTTGATCTAATTTATTATCTATAACACTTTTTATTAATTTTTCAAGCATATCTTCAATATCTTTTTTAGTTAACTTTAATTCATTAGCAAGGTAATTTTGTAAATCCTTATAAGAATCTACTTTAACTCTTAATGATATTACTTTAGAATCATTTTCTATTTTATTATTATTAATTTCTGCTTCAATAGTATCAAAAGCTATATCGGAACCTTTAACAATTACAACCTCTGGTTTATTATCCATTTTATTATCTCCTTTTAATCAATTAATATTTCATTTTCTATAAAAATAAAATCCTATAATACTTATAGCTACTGGCATAGATACTGTGAACCATATTAATGCAGCTGTATTACATTTAGTTATAATTAATATTGTATATGGAACTAAAACAAGTAAAAATCCTCCTAATAAAATAATTCCACCATGCATTAAATATGCCCATACATATTTTAAATAATCTTTTATAATTGTTTTACATTTTTTCATATTAATACCTTCCTCTAGTTATATATTTTGTAGTATAAGAATAAGATATTTGATATATGAATTTTATTAGACTATAATGTTTAAATTAGTATACCTTTCTGCTATTATAAGTAATTTACCTATAATGTATTATCCTCTATATATTATATTAGGTATTTATAGATAGATAATTACGATATTATCACTTATAGTTGTTATATTAAATAATAATGCAGTATTATTATCATTTAATAAAAATGCTAATTCATCTCCAACTAATGAATATTTTTGTTTATTATTTTCTATAATTTGATTTAATATATCCTTATTGTTTAAAAATATATTATAAAAGATTGGATTAAATACAGTATAGTAGTATGTTGCTGTATGTGAAAAAGCACTATTTTTTCTAATATTTGTTTTCTTAATCTTAAGCTCTATACTATTATTTGTATTATTATAATTAATTGAAAATAAATCAAAGCTTTCTAATATGCTATTTATAATATTAGTTATATTTTCTGAATTATTATAAAAATTATCATATAGCATAACTCTTACATTTGATATATATTTAAAACTATCCATTTATTTACCTCCATTAAAATATTTTACATCTTGGTCTATTTTTTTTGACATTGAATTATACTGATACTTATTATAAAGCATATTTAAAAATCTTAACTTTATTTCAACTCTAGGAAGAATAGAATAATATTTATTAACTATTCCACTAATTACAAGTGTGTCATCTAGCCATACATTATGATTAAACATATCAGAATATTTCTTTCCAATATTATCCCAGTCAGGTTTAGAAATAGGTCTTTCCAAACCTATTTCTGCTAAAAATTTATCTTCAGCACTGAATGCTGTTGGTGTTTTTTGAAATGTATTATATTCAACTATACATGGTGTATAGATTAAGTTATTAATCGATACTAAATCACTATCAATTAATCTTTTCATAAATAGATTATCCTCTTTACCAGTTATAGAATAAACATGTACAAACTGGCCGTTAGTCATTGCTTCATTAACTAGATTATATCTATTGACTAATCTAAATCTAGGTCTCGGAGACCCTTCTACATTTTCATAAAGAATTATATATAGATCACTATAGTTTAATTCTTGAACCATACTATTTCTTTTATTAATTATATTTTCGGATTTCTTATCAGTTATATTATATTTGTCATACATATATAACAATCTTTCATTAAAATCCTTCGGTATATCTATATAATTTGTATCATATTCAAGTTGTTTTTCTTTTCTGTTTTTCATATTTTCATATCACCGCCTAATATCATAAGTTTTAATTATATGTTCAAGCTGTGGTAATTTGTTATTTTCTTAAAACATTATTTACTAGATTACTAAGAGATTGTTTCGTAGATAACCATCTATCGTATACTAGTTTATCTTTTAAATTATTCAATATTAGGTCTTTGTATATATCTATAGATCTTTCTATATCTACTTTACTAATATTTATACCACACATATTTGCTAAATAATCCATTAATGCAGTATTATTTATAATTTTTTGAGCACCAGCTAATATACCATCATCTTTAGATTGTGTAACCATAAATGTATCATATAGATCTTTTATATCCATACTTATATCTACCTCTGTAGGTAGACCATTTGCTGTCCACTTAGCATTGCTACCTTTAGACATATTCATGCTAGTTATTATTCCCATATCAACATTAAAGAAACCTTTATAATATGCTCTTATTAAGAATGGAGATTTATATGAATTTGCATCCATCTGTTGTGGAGCAGTTAAAGCAATACATACTAGCATAGGAAGGCCTATATTCATAAACCAACTAAAGTTATCAGAATCAGGTGTTCTTAATTTTAAATTTACTCCATATGATTTTGAAAATGATGAATCATTCCAAATTTCTGGAAATATTAATTTACCACCACTAGCAACTGTTAACAATCCTGATTGTAATCTATTTATCATCATATCTGGAGAGAAAGCTTTAAAATATTTATCAGTAAAACTACTAAACTCTTTTAAAGTAGCATCATGTGCATCAGCAGTTAAAGCATCAAATTGAACACCAGATACACCACCTAAAAGGAACTGTAACTCTCTTGCTGTATCAGATATTTGATTTGTTTGTGTTGCTAACATACTTTGACCAGTAGTATTAGAGAATGACTCTGATACTTGATTCTCTGAGTCTATATAGAATGCTAATGATTCTTGAGAACTCATAAAATTTTTAAATGTTGAATTTGTATAGTTTTGCCATTTATAAGTATCTAATGTAGTGCCGTCTAATGTTTTATCTTGAATATTTAAGAATCTACTCATGGTTTGAGCCATTGGATTTAGAATCTGATAAAATTCTACATAGTTAAAATCAAATGAATAATATCTTCCTTCTCCATTTATTATTTGATCTACATAGTTTGTATCTTTTTCTTTTATATAACTAATTATATCTTCTTTTTCTGATATTGAAAATGATTTCATAAATTTTGGTTTTCCTGGAGATATTAATAATAATGGCATATTTGTTATTATTTTCTCAGCATACTTTCTTCCAAAATTACTTCCAGGAACTCTTCTATCAGATGAAGGCATAAATTGATATGGAAGTCCATATATCCCTCTTATATTTTTTATAAAATTATCTACATTTTGATCAGCCGAAGCTGTTATAGTTTGCTGTAATTGTTTATAATCAACAGGTGCGAAAGCAGCAGCAGTTGCTACATTTGTTACTGGAGGTACACTTGTAGTTACTACTGGAGTCTCTATAGCTTTCATTAAAGGTTTACCATTTTCTGATATTACACTCCAACCCATAGTACCTAATTTATTATGTCTTATCCAAATGCCTTTACTTTCTAATACATCTATTATATCTCCGCCTTTAATTATTCCAATATTACTACCACCAGCATATTGAGATCTTACCCATATAGTATAACTTCCTATAACTTGATATTTCATTATGACTACCTCCTTTTTATTAATTATATGTTGGAAGGGTTGTACCCTTCCAACAATATATTATTATTCTTTAGCTAATTGATCTAATATTTTCAATAATGCTGAATTATCTACAGTATTACTAGAATCAACTGAATTAGAAAGCATATCTGATAATTGTTTAGTTCCAGCAGCTGTTGTTGCATTCTGAATAGCTTGAGCTGGTACTTTAACGTTTAACACATTAGCTAACATTTCAACTATCTTCTGTAAATTATCTGTATTGGATGATATTTTAATTAGTACGTTTATTATGCTTTTAATCAATCCAATAGTTACAGTATTATCTGATGATGATGTTGATTTAGCAGTTGGTACATCATTATTATATTCTAAGATATTACCAAATCCGCCTTTATTTTTATTATTTATTTTAGTCTGAGATCCACCAAATCCACCAGATCTAGTATTCTCTATTTTAGATGGTGCTTTACCAAATCCGCCTTCTGTCATTTTAGTTGTTCTATATTTAAGCATTTCAGTATTATCAAGGCCATTACCACCAGAAACATATGCTGGAGCAGTTCCTGATAAGAATATACTAGCTTCTTCTTTACGTCTTGGTAGCAATCCAGGTATAACATTATTATTTCCATCATGAGAGAATGAATTAAATCCATCAGTTATAGCAGATTGTGATCTTTGTCCACCAACAATACTAGCATAGAAGTTGGATGATAATAATCCATTTACTCCAATATTATATCCAAGAGAGCATAATGAATCAAATTGATTTTGCGTTAATTTTACACCTTTCTTATCTAAATCTGCTTTTAATTTAGTAGCCGTATCACCTAAATCAGCTTTCAATTGAACAGTAGCTTCATCTTTTGTTACAGATGTTTTACCCATTATAGCTCCATGAGTAGATCCGTAACCTATTGTAGCAGTACCAGTTACATCCTTGTATAATTTATCTCTAAATCCTTCTTTATCTTTTATAAAATTAACTAGATTATCAGAAGTTAATCCATCTGCTGATGTAGAAACTGAGGTTGATGTTGTTCCTGTAGATGAGTCTGTTGTTGTATCTAATCCATAGATACGATTAAAGCCATTAGTCATTATACCTTGAAATCCTGTAAGCATATCAAATAAAGATGATGGTGTAGTTGCTGTGCCATCTGTACTACTTGTATCTGATGCTGATGATGACACATCTGGTATAGTTCCATCTAATGCTTTATTTGCAATAAATGCAGATTCCATACCTTTAAATATTTGGGTATTTGGATATGATTTTGATCTTGCTAAACTTACTGGATCATTTATTTCAATATTATTTCCATCAGATCCTGCTCCTACTATAAAATGTCCACCTGTTGTAAATGGAGCTGGTCCTTTACCTGTAAATATTACTGGTTGCTTATTTTGTAATGCTGATAATATTGATTTTTGATCAATTGTTTGGTCAAATCCTATTCCATATTTATTTCCTATATTTTTAAAGTAATCCCAACTAGTTCCAGCTTCAACTCTAAATCCATTATTAACAGCATATGCTGATGTATCAACTGGTGTAACTTTTTGTTTAGTTAATGAACTAATTACCATTGCTGCTGATGTTGGTCCACATCCAGAAGTACCTATAGTTCCTTTTCCATTATATGGATATGATGTATTGCTCCAATCAGAATCACCTTGAGAATAATATACCATTCCATTATTAGTAGAACCACCAAATCCACCTTTATTTTTATTATTATTAGATTGTGCTGGTCCATTTCCACCAACTGCAGCATTTCTTTGAGCTATAGATGAATTTGACGATGCTGTTAATGAAGTCGTTACTGGATTAAAGAAGTTACTAACTCCATTAGTAAAGCTATTCCATCCATTTGATATAGAAGTTCCTACATTATTTACAGTATTACCTACTGTAGTTTTTATATTATTTATAGCATTATCCATAGCTTTTCCTAATGTATCTATTCCAGCCGTTAATGATATAGGATTACCATTTGCATCTTTAAATCCTAAAATAGATCCTAATTTAGTATCAACTGCAGCTAATCCATTACTAAATGCTTTTGAGATATTATCAAATGTGGTTTTTAATGTAGTACTTATATTATTGAACGTATCTAATGCAGTTTTTTTCATGCCATCCCAAGCTGCTCCTATATCTTTAGTAAATATACCCCATCCTACACTTAAGCCATCAGTAAGCTTCATTGGGTTTCCTTTTTCATCTAACATCCCAAGCATTGAACCTAATTTTTTATTAGCATTATCTGCTCCTGTTACTACATCAGATTTCAAGTCTGTAAATGTTTTTGTTATATTTGTAGATGTTGTTGTCCAAAATTTAGTAGCTTTACCTTCAATATCGGTTATTGCTCCATTAATTACTTTTACTGAATCTTTTGTATTTATTTTTCCTCCTGATAATGTATCTAATAATCCTGCGGCTGCCATAGATACTCTATCGGTTGTATTTAAACTAACTCCATCTTTTAGTCCTAAGTCACTTCTAATTTTAGTATCGTTACCAGCTGCTAGAATTGAATCATCTGCTAACCATTTCTTTGCACCATTAACTTTATTTCCTGCCCATTTAGTTGTCTGATCTGCTTTATATGCTATAATATCATTTCCTTTATTAAGCATTTTAGCAGTATCTTTTGTATTAATTTTACCAAAGGACAGACCATTCATTAATCCTGCTGCACCTTCATTAACTCTATTCATTAATGAAATATTACTTCCATCTTTTATACCTTGATCACTTCTGATTTTAGTATCATTTAAACCAGCCCATGCAGTACTACTTCCCATAGTGTCTCCTGCATAGTCTTCAAGATTCTTTTTACCTAATACAGTTTTATTATATTGAGTAATATCATAAGATGTACCATTTTTAGTATTGTAATCAGAAACCTGTTTAACAGATGCATCTCTCATTCCTTTTATCTTTTGATCTTTATCAAAGACTAAAGCAAATACTGGTAATAATAAATCTACTAATATACTTTCAGGAATTATACCGAGTAATAATAACCCATTTATTGCTTTAATTGTTCCAGCTGTTAACTTCATACCAAGTGTTGGTTCTTGTACTATACCTATAATATTTGCAGCATCCATAAATCCTGATGTAAAATCTGCTATTGCCCAAATAGCATTTATTATACCTGCTGAACCTATTAACCCTGCAACTTTACCACCTATCTTTGCTGCTGATTCTGTAACATGTTTTTCTAACCATTCTGTTAATGGTTTTGCTAAATCTTTACCAACTACTTTTACACCACCACTAAGACCTTTAAATGTTTCATTAGCGACTAATTGTTCCATAAATTGAGTTACTTTTTTACATAATTTATCTATAATCCCTTTTCCAGCATCTTTAGCAAGTGATGAGGCTACATCTTCAGCTCCTGTTTTTGCAGCATCTGTTGTTACTGTTTTTATTGCTCCTGTTACTGTATTTTTAACAATATCTTCAGCACCTGTCTTTGCTGCATCTGTTGCTGCTGCTCTAGCTTCTTTTTTAGCTGTCATTCCTGTAACATCTAAAATTTTATTTTCAACACTACTTCCAACTTTTGTGCTTAACTTATCTAATCCTGTTTTTTTATCTATATAATCAAATGGCTTTCTTAATAGATCTCCTGCTTTATCTAATACCCCAACTCCAGTTTTCTTAACTACTTTAGTAGCTTTTCCTAATAATGTTTTTGGAGCTGATCTATCTACTAATTTAGCAACAGTTTTTATACCATTACCACCTTGTATAACATCTCTTGCAGCAGAAGTTGCTACATGAGTTTGTACTGATTCTTCACCATTTTGACCAGATAATCCAACTGCTGTTCCTGCTGTTGTTACTAATGCTGGGAATAAATTAAGTAATGCAAATTTTATACCATCAGCTAGAACTGGCATTAATTCATCTCTCATCCATGGTCCTACGGTTTTAGTTAAAAATGGTTGAATTGTACCATCCCATAAATCTTTTAAAACAGGTCCTACTACTTTAACTATTTGAGGAAGGAATGCTACTGCTGCACCTATACCAGCTACCATTTTAATCTTATCTAATATATCATCTAGAAATGAATTCTTTTTATCTTTATCTTTATTAAATGGATTTAATTTATCAACAAAGCCTTTAAACATATCTCCAAACTTTGCAAATATACTTTTATTACTATTTTCATCTTTTGCTGCATCTTCTAAAGCAAGTTTAGTACTAGTATCTCCTCTATCTGCAACTAAATCTTTTCTACCATTTCTGGTAAATTTCATTACATTTCCATGTTCATCTATCTTCTCTACAAGATTCTTACTATCAGCATTATTTTTAACAAGAGTAGTAAGTCTATCAAGCATTTTCTGAAATATAGTTCTATTATCTGAATCATTTTTATTCATATTGACTAATAATGATGGAACTACTTTCATAACAGATTCAACAGCATTTGGAGTATTAACATATTCACCCTTACTTAAAGCTGCTATTTTAGTTTTATCAACTATACCACCAGTTGCATAAGTTTCTACTTTATTTGGATCTAAACCTTCTGCTTCTGTAGTCTTTTCTTCGTCTTCTTTTCTAACTTCAGGATTGAAATAAGGTTTAAATCTATCTTCAGATTTTAAATCATTCTCATTTAATTTATACTCATCTCTAATACCCTTTCTAAATTTATCTAAATATTCTTTAGGAGTTTGTAATGACTTAATTTTTCTTATAGTACTTTCTGTTGGTTTAGATGATTTTAATTTTACTAAATCATTTAAAGCTTTTTCTTTTAATTCTTTTGGTAAATTTGAATCATTAATTTGTTCAAATCTCTTATTAATCATATCACTTACTGTTTTATTAATTGCATCTTGCTTTTTATTCTCAGGAATTGATTTACTAAAGATTGTTTTTTTTGCAATATCTGTAGAGTTTTTAGTATATTCTTCAGTATTCAATTCATTGACATCCATTCCAGCTATTTTCTTAAGTACATCTAAAGTATCTTTAAAATAATTAATTATTTCTTTATGATTGGTTTGTTCCATTTCTAGAACTACTGTTTGTTCTGGTGTTACATTAGGATCTTGCTCTTTTGTCCCACCAACTTCTTTCTTAACCAGATTCATATACTTTTCTATATCATGTTTATTAGTTAAATCTAAATTCTTAAGTCCTGGAATATTCTTTAATTTCTTTTGTAATTCTGCAGTAGTTTCTTTACTATTATTAATCATATTATTAGTCGATTTTAATTTATTAGAATTTTGATCAATAAGATTTAATAAATCAAAAGCTTTTGTATTATCTTGATTTTGTAAATCATTTATCATTTTAGTTACTTCATCAAACTTACCAGCTTTTATTAACTTTTCTGCTTTTGTGGCATCAGCATTATTACTAAATAATTTATATATATCTGGTTGTTTTTTTCTAAATAATTTAGCTCTATCTGATATAGACATTGTTTTATCGTTCCAAGAACTAGATAAGTCTTTTACTAGACCATGTCTATTTTTTGTATTATCAAGATTTTTACTATTTTGGATATCTATATATTTCTTTGCTTTATCAGTTTCACCACTCTTATCTATTTGTTTCATAGCACTCATGCTTTTATCATATGATAAATATTTAGATATTTCTGAACCCATTGAATTAGTTAAATCAACTTTTTTCTTATGCAAATTTTTATCATTACTATTTAATAAATCTAATGTACCAACTAATTCTTTTTTATCATCATCAGACATATCATTTAACATTTCATCAAAATCAGCAAACTTATCTTTCTTTAAGAAAGTATCTACTTTATTAGTTTTTCTATAATTAACTCTCTCTTCAGCAGACATATAGTCAGCGTTACCAGTTCGTATATGTGACTTTCTTCTACTTTTACCATAGGCTCCTAGCATTGCGAAAGGTGCACCTATAATTTTCTTTGGTAGAAAAGTTAATGTCTTGAACATGCCACTAAAGAAGCCCTTTAATGGTTTCAGTAATTTATCTTCTACTAATTTTGTCAATGGAACTCCAAATGCATTTTCAAAACTTTTATTTATATGACCTCCTATTTTATCAAACATTCCTTTGAATAATAATTTTATATCTTTCTTAATAGGATCAAATGCTTCTTTTAAAGGAGAAAATATCTTATTTTCTATAAAGTCTTGAATCTTAGTGGTAGTTACAGTCATAAATGATTTTAATGGATCTATAAGTACATGCCTTAATGAAGGTAATAATCCATTTTCATATTCTCCTGTCTTAGGATCTTTTGTACCAAATATAACTTTATTAAATTGATCAGTAGAACTGAGCATCCCACCTGCTGCTCCAATAGCTGCATTACCTAATAATCCAAATGGTCCAGTGAACACACCTATAGCTGCTCCTGCTGCCATTCTTGGTAAAAACTTTTTAATTTGTTCTTGATGTTTAGGTTTGATTAAACCTGTTTCACCAAATAAGAAATCCATTGCATGTTCATTATTTTTAGCAAATGCTATAGAAGAACCTATTAATAATCCACCTACAGGTCCAAATGGAACAAATGGTAATAATCCTGTTAATCCACCAGCTATGCCAAATGATTGTAAATCTGGTGCTAACTTAGATATTTGGTCTACAAATTTCTTTGGTATTACTCCACCATCTCGTTCTTTTGTTTCAGCATTAAAATCTCCAAATAACCAGTTCTGAATTTTCTCACTATTTTTAGTTAATGATATTCCAGCTCCTACAGCTGCACCTAATAAAGGTCCACCTATGGCCCCTGTTATTAATGAAACACCTCCACCTAGAAGTCCAGCTCCCATTGCTTCTGGTGCATATTTAGATATATTCTTTGTTACATCACTTATAGCTTCACCAAATTTCTTTTTCTCTCTATTTGGATTAACTCCAAATAAAGCATCTTTAACTTTGGTTGTTCCTTTATACAATTCATCTACAACCTGTTTTGCAAAAGGTTCTGATTCATTATACATTGCTCGTTGAATTGGATCTGTTGGTATTCCTTTTTTATCAAATTGACTTATCTTAGTAGTATACTCTTCTAATGCTTTATTCAAATTGATATTAAATACATTGAATACTTTATCATATAATTTATTGGCTTTTAATTCTTGTAACTTATTAAGTAGTTCGGGGTTTTCTACAGCAGTAGACATAAAGTTAGTAAATTCATCTTTACTACCGAGTTTAGAAGATTCTACAAACCCTTGTACTTTTTTATCAGCTTGGATACCTATAGATCTAGATGATCTACCTAAAGCTGTACCTGATTCTATATCAGTTAATATACCTAATAAACTTTTAACTTTATCAGATGTCAAAACTACTTCACCTTTACCTAATGTAGCAACCTGAGCATTTTCAATAACTCCACCTTGTTCATGATGAGGCATATTTTTATACATCCAGTTTGATATTACACTAGTAAGACCTTGTGCAAATCCTAATGTTGCTTTTCCTTCTGGATTAGTAGTTAATGATGGATCTAATATATCTGCTTTTATAGAACCTCTTTTAGTAGTTTCGCTAGTACTCATTGCTGATTTTAATAAACCAAATATACCAGATACGTTCTCTTTTATTGAAGATAAATAATCTGATACTTTTGTATTAAATCCTCCACCTTGTTGATCATCCATAGTGTTAAATGCAGATGCAGTTCCTTCAAAGTCTTTTGCTGATTTTTTAATTGCATCTTGAGGAGAATATTTATTAGCTATTATATCATTTACTGAAAGTTTTGATAATGAATCTTCATTAAATAATATATTATATTTACCTAACTTACTATATAGCTTAGAATATGAACCATCTTTCTGTGACAAATCTTTTGTAAGATTCATCAATGTATTGAATTTTAAAGAGTCTAATTCCATTGGTTTATTAGCAAAACTATTAAATATATTTTCCAATAATCCTTGTTCAGAATCGTCTAAGTTTGCTAAGTTCTTTAAGCCTTTACCATATTCATGCTTACTATATTCGAATACTCCTTCATTTACATTTTGTTGCTTATCTACTAATTTCGATATAGTATCTGCAACTTTATTTTCTGTTTTTGGAATAGTTCCATCTTTAGCTTTAACATCTAATTCATCTAAAGAATTTTCCATATTAACTTTAGTCTTTGATTTCTTTGATCTAAATTTATCAACTAATGGGCCATATACTGTCTTAAGTGAATTCTTTGATACTTGAAAAGCATTAGCAAAAACATCTTTAGTTGCTTTCATTATTGCTGAGAATAATCCAGTATCTTTAGCAAATAAATAATCATGCATATTTTTCTTAATCTCATCTGGATCAAGTCCAAACATACCAAATACTTTTTTGCTTAAGTCTCCCATACTCTTTATATCTAGTTTTTGCTTTATTGGATTTAGTATCTTTTCATTTATAAATAGATTAAGTTGACCAAATTGACTAGCCAATTCTAATTTCATTATTCCAAATATACCATTAACATCTTGACCTTTATATTTAGTACTTCCAAATACTAAATCATACATTCTTTGATCTACTTTGTTTATAGTATTCATTACAAATTTCATAGGCTTTGCTGTTATTTCGTTTAGTTTATCAATAACAGTTTTAGTTTTATCTGTTATACTGTCAGCTTCTAATAATTTATCTATTAAACCCTTCTTCTCACTTGCTTGATCTTTAAATCCTTTTTTAATATTTTCTAATTCTATCTTAGAATGAAGTTTCTTTGATAATTTAGTTTCATCATCTATATCAGAAACATTTATAACAGTTTTATCTTTTGATAATTGTCTTTCTTGGTCTCTTTTAAATCTTTCTTGATCTCTTTCAGCTTTTTGCCTTTTATCCGTTTCTGGTTTAATTCTTCTATTATCAGCTAAAGTTATACCATTAGAAGATGTTGGCATCGTATATTCACTATCACCATATAATATTTTAGATTTGGAACTTGAAGATGAACCAAGACCATTTTGTCTTATAGCAGTTAATTCTTTGTACATATTTTGTAAGTAATAAAAAATATTATTACCTTTTTTATCTAGAGTTTTTAATAGACTAGAACTTCCTAAACCGCCTGAAGTAGTAGTAGTGCCATCTCCTTTTTTATCTAAAAATTCACCAGAATTAAACCCATTAAATAAAGATTGTAAAATAGAGTCTGCACTATTTTCTTTAGACTTCATATCTTTAGTCTGTCTATCTCTTTGTTCTACTACATTAGCACCTAATCCTAATTGTGTAGGTTTGTCCATATTTTTAAACATTGTTTTAAATATAGCCATTGATTTAGCATCTACACCATAGTCTATATGATCTGTAGTATTCTTGCTATTTACATCAAAGAATCCACCTTTATCATAAATACTTGATAATATTTTGTCCATATCTTCTCTTAATTTTTTCTGTTCATCTACAGTATTAAAAGTTAAATATTTCATATATCCATCTATCTTGGTAAGAACATCACTAGATGCATCATTTTTATATCGCTTTTTACTATCCTCAAATGATTTCTTAACAGATTCAGAGTCTACAAATTTTCCTTCATCATAATCATAAAGTCTTTCAGACTTACCTGATAATACTGCTAATATTTTACTTAGATATCCAGGAATAACTTCTATAAGAGATTTTCTAGATTTGCCATCCCAATCAACTTTTCCCTTTTCATAGTTCTTAGTTTCTATTGTTGATTTTGCTGCATTTGATATTCCAAAGATTTCACCTATCTTATTTAATATCATATTATCACTAGATTTCATTCCATTGATTTTAGCTATTATAGATCCAAAGAATCCTTTTAAACTATTATCAAAATTTTTAATAGATTTGTCTAATGACTTTGGAATCATTTTATTTACTATATATGTCGGTACAAATTGTAATGGTGATGCCATAAACATCTCAAGCATATTACTATCGTCACCCATCATACTATTCATAGATGTAAGTGATCCCATAGAATTACCAAAGTTCTTTTTTACATTTTTCATATACATCTTTATATCAGGAATACCTTTTCCCATTACATCTTCATATGAAATTCTATTTGATTCTTTCTGCTCTGTTTTCTTAGGAACTAAATTATCAGCTATTTGTCTTAGTAAAGATGTTTGTTCGAGCATTAGTTTATTAGACTCTTCAAAATACTTTTTAGAATTCTCTGCATGAGTCTGTAAAACTGTACTTGAGAAACTTAAAACTTTTGATATATTATCATTTATAGCAGATAAGTTATTATTAAACAAATTATATGCGTGCATATTCTGGGTATATAGCATATTTGTTCCAGTTTTTTGAGAATCTGATGTATATTTTGCAGTTCTTGCTATTGTTGATGATATCATTTGTGCACTTTGTTCACTTGCAACTGAAATAACATCTGATATCATTAGATCTCCACTAGTTGTTGATCCTTTACCACTATCAAATGAACCAAATCCATCATCTTCTGAATCAAAATCTATATCATTAAATCCATCAGAATCTCCAAATCCCAAATTCTTATTTGTGATTTTATCTATTCTGTCTTTATTCCAAAGTCTACCAGTTTGCAGATCTTCAAATACAGATGTTATACCAGTATCTGCTGCTTCATATATTTTAGAAGTCTTAAGTAAACTAAGACCCTTCTTATATGTGGTTTTATAGTTTATTATATTATGAGTTATATCTTTAAATAATTCAGAGTTAGTCTGTACTAAATCTGCAGTTGTAGGTGCTATTTTTGCGAATTTGTCTACTGTAGCATATGCTACAGACTTTCCTAAATTAGATATATAATTTGCTACTTTTATAGCCATAACTTTCTACCTCCTTTCTGTTTGGATTATTATAATGTTATTGTAATAAAAAAAATGAAGGTATGAGCTATTACACTCATACCTATTTTTATAATATTTCTTTTTTAAATTTTTCTATTTTTAATATAATAAAATTAAATCCTGATAGATTATCTGGAGCACTTACTTTTAAATCACAATATAAATCTTTATGCTCTTCTTTTATTTCTGTATTAATATCAGAAACAAATTTATCTACACTTTCATCATTTAAATCAAATATAGCTTTAGATGTTTGAGTGTTTACATAAGCTGTTATGTAATCATAATTATTTAAATTATTTAGTATTAGATTTTTACAATTTTTCTTTACTTCTATTACATCCATATTAATCATACCCCTTTTTTATTATAGATTGGACATTTTATTTCTTTATCTAAATTTAATAAATCTCCTTCTTTAATTCCCATAATATTCTCCTTTATTATAATGTTAATTTTTCATAATTTATTTTAATAAATAGAGATTAGTTTCTAAATGTAATATAGTTGTTTTATGAAGTTTCATTTTCTTATAATTCTTCAAGTAAAATTCCATTGCTGTATCATTAAACTTTTTACCCATAGCATTCCAATCACATATCATTTCTAATATTGATAAATTATCCATTGCTCTACAAGATATAATATTTTCATCTTTATAATCGTAGTTACACCAATAATTCCAATGATGCTTATTACACATAAAATGATGTCTCCAAGCATAATCAAAATTAGATTTGCATTCTAAATAACTACGACTTATACAACTTAAACCATTAGTTATTTGTTCTGTGTTATACATCTTTTCTAGTTTAATTCCATCTACTCCATAAAACCATTTAGCATATGGTATAAATTCTTTAGGATTGAGCTTACTTAAATCATGAGTAAAAGCATGAATAATTAATCTAATCTTAGTTTTATTACTATATTTCTTTGAGACTTTAATACATTCTTTAAAAACATTTTTCTTATGCTCACATACATATTTAAAATATTTTATATATATATTCATAATATAATCCTCCCTATAAAATGACAAAAAAAATAGATAAGGAATCATCCTTATCTATTTAAATAATTTATATTAAACCCAATCTGGGCAAGGTGCAATAACTCTAATGCTAGTATGATCTTTTACTTTTACTGGTATATGATCATATCTTGCAGTTCCATCTTCATTAACCCCAACTTTACTAGGGTATGTTCTGATAGATTCTTTTACTACTTTCTTTATAAGAGAAACATCAGATGTCTTTCTTCCACCCAATGGCAATTTTCTATCTGTTCCAAGATATGTGTTGACAAATTCTTTAGAAATGTTTATTAGATTTGCTGCTTCTGATTTCTTAAATTCATGAGCTTCTGCTAATTTTTCAGCTTCTGCTACTGGTATCTTTGCTGCTGATGTGATAATAGATGTTACAAAATCTCTAGCTTCTTTAGCTGGACTAACTGTTCCCTCTTTACCCTCTTTACCATAAATACCTACTTCATAAGTTCTGTCATTAAGCATAGCTTTCATTACTCTCAATTCATCCTTCTGTGATGAACTCTTTTGTGATAAATTTGTTTTGATTTCCTTTACTAAATCTTTTACATTTTCCATAATTCGTTATCCTCCTAAATTTTATTAATTAGATTTTTGTTAGATGTATAATATTTTATTACTATACATTTGAATAATTATTTTATTATCTTTCCTTCCTCATCATAAAAGATAATTGGTCTAATTTTTTTCCCTTTCTTGCCTTTCTCTTCTATAATTTTATTAATTTGTTCATGCGTTATATTTTTAAGTCTTTCAATAAAACTATATTTGTCCAAATTTATATCATCTCCTAATAAAGTTCTATTCACTCCTTTAGATATATGTTTAGAACGTTATAAAAAACTAAATTTTTAAGTGCTATAAATTAGTTAGTAGCAGTCTTTTTTTATAATATTCTAATTTATTACAGATAGCGGTTGTTTTTATTCTCTTATGTCCTCTGACTTTAAAGTCTACTCCTGGATATATATTTTTTATATATCTTTTATCTATATAAGCTATATGAGATTGTAATAACTTATGTTTATCATTTTTTTCATTTAATTCAAAATCAAATAAACATTCTTTTATTAAATCCAAATCTAAATCAATAGTATTGATTCTCTTAATATCTTTATTATTATAATAATATATTAAATCTGCAAACTTATAAAAATCTACAGATAATAGTGGTGTATCATCTGGCAATTCTAATTCTAATACATATATATCATCACAACAACTAGATACTCCAGGTATCTCAAAATTTAATATATCATTACTATACTCTATATAATTATTTATAGGATTTCCATCATATTCAGTAATACCAAAAACTAAACCTTTAAATCTTTTTCCTCTAAATATATTATTATTGAAATCAGTATAACTATTTACATTATATATATCTAGAATATAGTCATATGAACTCCTTCTACTTTCATATTGGCATGTCTTATCAAAATCAGGATAGTATCTCCCCGTTTTACATAATTCTTCCATAGTATGTTTACTTTGAAATGTCCAAAATTTTATCATAATTTCATCTCCTAAAATATTATAATCATAGTTATAATATATAATCATAAAAAATATAGAAGAGCCGAAGCTCTTCAATACTATATTTAAATAAATAATCCATATTGTTTATTACTATGCTTTGCCATACAATATGCATTACGAATATCATTAGTAACACATACTTTTCCAGTTTTATTATACTTTGTTGTATCTATAGAAGCGATAGTTTCAAGAGAATATTCTAATTCCTCTGGCATCGAACTAAAAAATAAATGTAATATATATTTACAATTGTTTATATTATCTAGATCTTTTAAAACATCAGTTCTAGAATAGTCTAAGATTGTTTTTAATTGTATAACAAATTTATTCATTTGTTGCATAGCTTTTGATATACATCTCTTATCTGTTAATAATACAACAGTTTCTTCAGTATCTAAATAGATAGTATATAAGTCTTCGTACATTTGATATAGACCTCCCGTTATTTATGTAATAAATCGTATTGAATGCAATCAAAAGATTCTGAATGTGTAAAATCAGTTATTTTAATACCATTAAATGCTTTAAGAGTTAGATCTTCATTATATGCTTTCTTATAATATTCCAATTTCTTAGGAAAATTAGCATTTGGATTAATTATAATTTCTGCATCAGTAGATGCTTCTGTTTGAATTTTAACAGCTATAAATTTTGCTTTAGTTTCTATAGCTATTTTAAATTCCTCCTCTAAAGATTTTAATGTTTTTACATTTGACATTTTAAATCCCCCTTATAAGTATAATTTAACCATTTATATTATAGTTATTTCTATTCTAAATATATAATATTAACAATCTATTAAACGACAATATTATGTAATAGAAGGAGTGATTAATTATGATATTTTTAGACGAATTGGATAATCTAAAATTATATAAAAAACAATTGTTTTTACCAATAAACGAAAAAAATAAAAGAAAAGGTTCTGCCGTTTTTTTATTAACTCCAAATTATGAATCATCTAAAAAATTAATGAATAATGATAGTTTAGTTACCAGATGGTTTGAAAGTTATTATATAGAGAAGGATATATCATATTTTATAAATCAAGAAGGATATATTGTTCTTAATGATAATATTCCATATAATGTATTAAATGAAGAATTAAGAAATAGAATTGTTGTTACTAATACAAATAATATTATAAATGAAGCAGCAACAGATACTAAATTGGTTAAAGTTAAAGATCATCCATTATATGATTATCTAAACTTTGATGAATATGATCCAGATGATATAATAGAGATTCCAATTTCTGATATAAAAGGAACTAATTTAGCTGAAGCTGATATACCTAATACTTTAAAAGATCCAAAGAGTCTTCAAAGAGCATTGAAAATAAGGATGAGAAAACCTATAAATAGATTAAAGAGAATAGATCCTACTGACCCATCTAATACTGCAGCCCAAGTAGAAAAGATACAAGCATTAATGAATGAAAGTGCTTTAACTACAGAAGAGAAGAAAAAATTAAAAGATTCAGATTATGGATTATTAAAAAAGAAAAAATATCCTATGCCAGATAAGGAGCATGTACTATCAGCTATAAGATTTTTTAATTATGTAGATTCTGAGGATGAAAAAGAATTAGCTGATAATATAAATAAAAAAATAAAAGAATATAAGATTGAAGATCAAGTTAATGTAGGAAAGAATAATAGATTTTCTAAATATTGCAATGAAGAATCTATAAAAGAATATTTTAATTCTGAATCAACTCCTATTATATATGATTTACATTGTGCATTTTTAAAGTTCTTAGATGGACATTCTACAGAAGATGAAATGCTTTCAGATGTAGATGTGAGATTTAAAGATAATAGTGAATTAATGAATGATGGATTAATAAATGACATTGATATATTTAATGACATTTCTGATTGTATATCATTTTATCTACCAAGATTAATTGATAAATGCAAATGCGATATAACTAAAATATTGAATAAATATTTATTCAATGATGATCTACAAGAATCATATATGGTAGGACATGTAGTCAAAGACTATTCAATTGACAAAATGGGACTAATGACAAAAGATTCTTTAATTATGTTTAATGAGAATATGGATGAAACAATAATGAATGAAGCAAATAAAGATTACAATCCTGTTCTTTATAAGTTATTATATAATGAAAGATATAGAACTCCTAAAGAAGTAATAGCAATATATGATAATGTAAAGATAGATGCTCCTTATATAACTAAAACATATTTAGATTATACTAAATATAGTAAACTCAATCTATTTGTAGATCTATCTTTCTATAACCAAACCTTCTTTAAAAATAATATATATAAATTAGATAAGGGTATAGATTTATATTTTGAGTTTATAACAAGATTCTTAAAAGATTCTAGATTGGGAGCTGCGGGATATAATAAGAAAACTGTATTCATTCCTGTTGATGACTGGACTAAACCTGATATGAAAAAAGTATATAACTATACTGAAGATATAAATCCGTTATCAATGATTTGTAGACTTATGGGGACTACCAAATTATTAAATATACAACAAGAGTGGAAAGATATTGTATTAGTATTATTCTCTGCTCAAGGATATTTTAAAATAGATATCAATAGTTTAGTTGATAAAGATATAAGTCAAATACAAGTATTATTAAATAAACTAAAAAATAAAGATGTATCAATAGCAACTGATAATATAGATTCTCCTAAGGCTATAGTAGCTACTATTGTAGATAAGATTGAAATTAGTCAAAATATAGAAATTAATAATTTGACTGGTAAAGCAGCAAAAGGAACTATATCTAATGGTGAGTTAGATGATAAGTTAAGTAATTCTGTTACATCTAAAACTGTTATTGATATTAATAAAAATGCACCTTCTGAAGATGTAGCACAGAATGATGATTTAAAAAATGAATTAGTTACTAAATTAAAAGATGCTTCTAAAGATGCTGCTTCAACTAATAATGTATTAGATGACATAAATAATGATGATGATATTAAAAAAATAATAGATACATTGTCAACACAAGAAGATAATTCAGTAAAAATTAATGCAGCAAGATCAGCTAGAGTAACTAAATTGAACAATGATTTTTTAGACAGTAAGTTAAAAGAAACTACAGTAAAACAAATGATTGAACATGCTACCAATAATGAGCCTATCCCAAAAACTGAATTAAAAATAGATAGTGTGAATGAAGAGTGGAAAGACTTACGTTATATGAATTTTGAAAAAATATATAATCCAGCTGATGATATAGTAACTATGATAAATAGTTTTTCAGATAAAACAGCTCCAGTTATGGTACGAAATTTAAATATAGAAGACTCTTCTACTACAGAAGATTATAAAGATACCTGGACTGCTGAAATGGAAGATGTAAATGGAACTAGGTTTACATTAAAATTCGATATACCTAAATTTAAAGAAAATAAATTTATGTTATTAGGTGGTAATGAAAAAACAATAAATGGACAACTTGTATTATTACCTATAATAAAAACTGATGAAGATACTGTTCAGATAGTTTCAAATTATAATAAAATATTTATAAGAAGATTTGGAACATCTAAAGGAAAATCTAATATAGTTGCTAATAGATTAATAAAAGCATTATCTAAAGAAAATCCCTTTAAAGTAGTTCCTGGAGATAATACAAAGATATGTTCTAAATATGAATTACCAATAGACTATATAGATTTAGCCTCACAATATTCTAAAATAGAAACTAAGAAGCATATATTTTATTTTAATCAAGATGAAATAAGGGAGAAATATAAAGATACTATAGATCTTAAAAAAGGAATTCCAATATGTGTTGAAAAAGTTTCTAATAATATTATATATTTTAATGGTGATAATAATCAACAATTAGCAAATCTAATAAGATCTCAATTAATAATAGATGATTCATCATTTGAAGAAATATTTGAAAATACATCAATTGCTTCAAGATATACCTACTCAAAGGCTAGTATACTGAACACTGAGATTCCTCTAATACTCGTTATGGCATATAGTGAAGGTTTGCCTAAAGTGTTAAAGAAAGCCCATATAAATTACGAAATAATAGAAAAGAGACCAGCTTATGATAAGAATACCCAAGATATTATAAAATTTAAAGATGCATATATTTTATATACTTTAGATTATAATTCATCTTTATTGATGAATGGATTTAAAGAATGTGGAACTGAATTATATTCAATTTCAGAGATAACTAATAAAACTATGTATTTAGATTTTCTTGATTTATTTGGCGGTAGATTAAGAGCAGATGGTCTTGATAACTTTCATGATTTAATGATAGATGTACCTATCACAAAAGAAATATTAGAGTATTATAAACTACCAACTGATTATATAGAAGTTTTAGCTTATGCTAATTCACTGCTAGGAGATAATAAATATATAAGACATACTGATCAACGTGGTAGAAGGTATAGATCTAATGAAATAGTTGCTGGATATGCTTATCAAGCATTGGCTGATTCATATGGAGAATATAAAAGAAAGTTGAATCAATCAAGAAAAGCTACAATGGTTATAAAACAAAATGAAGTAATAAATAGAATCTTATTAGATCCAACAGCTTCTGATTTATCTACATTAAATCCAATACTAGAGCAAGAAGCTATGAATACTGTTAGTACAAAAGGACTAGTAGGAATGAACTCTGATAGAGGTTATAGTTTAGATAAAAGAACATTTGATAAATCAATGATAAATGTATTAGGATTATCTACAGGGTTTGCTGGTAATGTTGGTATCTCAAGACAAGCAACAATAGATATGAATATAGAAGGTAAACGTGGATATATAAAAGTAACTGATGATCCAGCTGATTTAAATGTAACTAAATCTTTAACTATAACTGAAGCATTAACTCCATTCGGTACTAATATGGATGATCCATTTAGATCTGCAATGACATTTATACAAACATCTAAACATGGAATGAGAATAGCAAAAGGAATGCCTTCATTAATAACTAATGGAGCAGATGAAGCTTTGCCATTTATGGTTACTGATAAATTTGCATTTAAAGCTAAAGAAGATGGAAAAGTTATAGAGAGGTCAGATGATTATATGATAGTGCAATATAAATCTGGTGCTAAAGATTTTGTTGATTTAAGAAATAATATTAAAAAGAATTCTGATGGAGGTTTCTATATAACTTTAAAGCTAGACTCTGATTATAAAAAAGATAAAACATTTAAAAAAGATAATATACTTGCATATGATAAATTATCATTTTCAGATATGGTAGGTCATACAGATGATATTGGTTATAATTTAGGAGTATTGGTAAAAATAGCAATATTAAATACTGATGAAGGTTATGAAGATAGTGCAATAATTTCAGAATATTTATCTGAAGCAATGGCATCTGAAGTTGTTGTAATGAAAGATATATCATTACCAAAAAATACTAATATTTATAATATTGTAAAGAAAGGCGAACCAATTCAAGAAGGAGATCCATTAATAATATTTCAGAACTCTTTTGATGAAGAAGATGCCAATTTACTATTAAAGAATCTAGCTGGAGATGAAGAAGATATATCTGATCTTGGAAGAATTAGAGTTAAGTCTAAAATAACTGGAAATGTAGAGAATGTCAAAATCTATAGAACAGTTGAAAAAGAAGAGTTATCTGATTCTCTTAAGAAAACAGTAAATCAAATAGAAAAACCAACAAAGCAATTAAAAGATGTAATGAAAAAATATGATATAGATGAGTATAATAAACTGGACCCAGATTATAAACTTGATTCAACTGGAAAACTTAAAAATACAGATGATGGAATCCTGATAGAGTTCTATTTAAAATATAAAGATAAAATGTCTGTAGGAGATAAGTTAATATATTATTCAGCATTAAAAGGTGTTATAAAAGATATATTCCCACTTGGTAAAGAACCATCATCTGAGTTTAGAAAAGATGAAAAAATTCATACACTCCTTGCATGTTCCTCAGTTAATGGTAGAATGGTGGGAAGTATATTATTATCTGCCCCTATAAATAAAATAGTAATAGAATTAGATAGAGCAGTTAAAACTGAATTAGAAATACCATTTAAATATTTAGATGAGGAATAAAAAATAAAAATAGAGTAGGCATATGCCTACTCTACAATTTTGTTATAAATCAATTAATTTAGCTTTTACCTCATTAATATATTTACTATTAATAAATATATCCATTACTGACCAATCTATAGTTTTATCAAAAGTTGTTGTAGATAGGTCGTGATTATTTAATATATTAATTAAAGTAGTTAATGCTGTTCTTATTTCAGTCATTTCAGTTAATCCAATAAAATTAGGATTAGCAATACCTATATTAAATTGGTATACTGATTGTCCATATGATTGTAATATCGTATTTACTGCAGTTCTAATTTCAGTAATATATAATGGTGTTATTATTGTTTCACCAGCAATTATAGTTGATGATGTTATTACATTAGCGGTTATAATAATAGAATTGAAAGTACTAAACCAATATGGATTATTTGTTCTTATAGATACGGTATTGGCTATATTTAAATCAGCTGCAATCTGAGGTTTAAATATTATTGTTTTGGCATTTAGAAAACTACTTCCAGTACTAGAAAACCAAGTAGGATTGTCTACACTATTATATTCTATTCCTTTCCAAGTTACATATAATTTTTGATTATTACTATTAGGATCTAGATTAATTAGTATAGCTATTCTGGGTTTAGTATCATATACTATTTTATTTGTTAGTGGAAATAATATAGTAGGAGCTGTAGGTGGTAATTTCTTTGTACAAGAACCACCTCTAACTTCTGCACTTACATATCCAAACGTATCTACTGATATTACACCAAAAGTAAATACTGCATTACATAGTGTATCACCTGGGAACGTATATAAATATGATGTTGAACCAGAAGTTGCTACAGCTAAATAAGTTCCATTCTTATATATATTTATTTTATAAGTAACTGTTTGACCTTCTGGATCAGATGCTGCATTCCAATTAACGGTTGTAGCAGTTTGTGCAAATGCTTCAGATGTAGAGACTCCACTTGTTGGATTAGGGCTTCTATTTTTATGAGATGTTCCAGATGTTGCCCATCCAGATGTTGCTCCAGAAGTATCTATTGATTTTACACTAAATGAATAACTAGTTCCTTCACCATCTCCAGATATATCTAAATTACAAGAGTTACCAGTGTAATTTGATGCAGCAGCTACTATATCAGAAAGACCACCACCATTTTTAGATACTGCTACTTCATAATGTATTGTATCACCTTCTGCATCACCAGCACCAGACCATGATACTGGTATTGAACCACTAAATATTCCAGAGCCAGGTGATATTGAATTAGGTGCTGATGGTGCGGTATTTGTAGCACTGTATCCTATATTTGCACTTGAAGTTGGGCCTCCTCCACATCCATTATTATCAGTATTACTATAAAAATAACCAGATATGCCTAGACTACCAGCTCCAGTTCCAACAGTAAATGTAAAATCTCTACTACCTGAACCTAATTCTGGACCAGTACCATATAATGTTGAATCGGCATAAGTAGATCCTGGTTTTATAGCTATCCCATCTGCATGTGATCCATTTGCAACTAATGATACATTAACATCATAACCATATCTACTATCAGTTCCTGCATCTGGTATAATAGCACCAGCAGATACTCTAACAGTAACAGAATTTCCACTTCTAGATATTACATCACAATATAATTTACATAAAATCTTTGCCTGCATATCATTATGAGACCATAAATTTGAGGCTATAAGTGTAGCCATTTAAACCACCTCCATTATTTAATTTTATTAATATGTTAAAATAAATAAAAAACAAGATATAGGGGTTGCCCCCTATATCGTAAATACATAACGATATTTTTATTTGTTTTGCTGGGAATGCATTGTATTGAATAACATATGCATATCCATTTACCTTCACCTCTTTAAATTCTCATTAGTTACATATATATAATATATGTTTATATAATATAAAAATTACAAAAAAATAAAACTAGAGAAGGACTCTAGTTTTTTACTTTATACCAATACATATTATTATATTTAAAACCACATGTAATCCACCACCATAAAGATTTAATTACATATTTTTTATATAATGCCTTTATAACAATATCTATCATTTCTTTAGATACTAGTTCATCTATCATAGGTTTGTGATATTCATGACATAATAAATTAGCTGCTAACCAAAACTTACCACTTTCTTCTGTTTCATCTTGACTATTCCATTTTATTAATAATTTTTTAATCATTCTAAACACCTCTTTAATTTTATTATATTCATATATATAATATATGTTTATATAATATAAAAATTACAAAAAAGAACTAGGAGGGCATATGCCCTCCTATACTTCTTGAAAATCTTTTAATATTTTACCTACAGTATACCATCCTAAAAGATTTAATAGACTCTTTAAATCTTTATTAATCTTTTTTATTCTTCTATTATGAGAAGAAGTTATAATTATTCCTAATAGTTTAAAAGATTTTATATCATTATATTTTGAATTAACTGTTTCTAAAGAGCGATCTATAAATAATGATGTTTCAACGTCATCCTTACTCTTTTTTATAGCCATTATTTCAGATATAAGATATTTGTTTAATTGATATTGATCCATCCCATCCACCCCATATATTATAATTTACTCATATTTAATTACAAGTTGGTAATAATTCACCTTTATAATCTATTAGACCAAATTGATTATTTAATTTTCCTACTGCTATTCCATCTTTAAAATTATCAATATGATCATATTCACATGGTATTATTTCTTTTCCAGTTCTATCAATAGCCCCATTTTTACCATTAAGAGTTACTATTGCTATACTCTCACTAAAATCATCTATATAATCATATTTTAATGGAACTATTTCATTACCCTCTTTATCAATTAATCCATACTTATTATCTGTTTGTACTATTGCTACCTTTCCTGAAAACTTTCTAATTTGATCATACATTATATAACCCCCTATAATAATTTTATATTCATTATTATAATATATAATTGTAAATATTTATACTTACTTATCTTTATTTTCTATTACTTCATCTACAGGTTCTCCTATAACTTCATCTATATTATATTCTTCTTTCTCATAAGTACGTTTATATTCAGGAGTTAATGTGTCATACATAGACTTACCTAAAACTAAATTTATAATAGGTTCTACTGTTTCTTGTATTTCCATAGCTAATATTCTTATTTCAGCTTGAGCATGAATATCTGTTCTCAATGCTAGGAATGCTATTAATGATTTAAATGTAAATGTCATATATAATGACGTTTGGGCATTGTTTGGTAAGTATGCTCTAGCATCTTCTGGTATTAATCTATTTTCACCTAATGATTTATCATTTAATTGATTATAGATTTTCATAAGTTCATCGCCTAATTCTTGTAATGTTAACTCACTTGTTGAACCATTAAATCCTATATTATATTTATAATTTACATCATATTTATCTTTATATTTATCAGGGGAATTGAATCCAAACTTTTCCGCACAATAATCTACATATCTTTGTGATAGTTGGGTTATTCCATTTCTATGTCTATCTACTTGTTGAGATATAATTCTTGATATATCTTTAAATAATATAGTGATAGAGCAGAAGTCTAATAAATCTTCTAATGAAAATATCTTATTAGTTTCATTATAGATATACATGATATCATCCATGTTTACAATAGAGACGTTGGCACTTAATACTTTATTATTAAAAACAGCTGGATAAGTACAATCTAAATCTATAAATTTAGATTCTGACATTATTTCATCTTCTATAAAATCATTTAAATATTCCTTATTAATATTATAGAGATTATTTAATATGATTTTTGCAATAGAATTATCTTGATTATCTATATTTCTAAAGATATGTTTATATCCTCTTATAGAACCTCCAATAAGAAAATGTATTTCTTTTCCTATATATTTTATTTTTATATTTAAATATTTACATAGAGTTTCTATTTCTGCTAACTCTATTAGATTTTCTATGTCTAATTGTAATATAAGATATATTACTATATTAGAATGCTCTAGAATTGATTCATGCCCAGTTGCTACTCTTCTTTTTATATAATCTAATTTAGCTTGTATTCCTACCTCTCCATCTTTGTCATAGCATATTTTACATGCATCATGTATGATATCAATATGATTATTAGAATATATGAATTTATCATATACTCCTTTGGTAAATAGTTTATGTTTTTTAATTAGTGATGATAATAATTTCTTCATATTAATTAATCCCCTTCCCTTTATATATTTATTAATCTGTTATAATTTATATATATTAATAATATACTCTAAGGATTTTGAATTTTATCAGAATTTAAATACCCTACTATGTCTTGTTTATAATATCAATATCTTATAATTAATATTTATAATTTTATTATTATAATATTTAATCATAATTTAAATTTTATAGTTATAGTTGATTAATTTTTTATTTAAAAAAAATATAATTAAAATAATTATTTTGATGTTATGTATGAAATTTTTTTTAATTTAGAAAAAATAATATAGTAGGAAACCCTACTATATTGTACTATATTCTTCATGAAATATTTTATAACTATAATGCTTAATAATATTTAACTTATTATTTAGTGATAAATCTTCAAAATTATTTAATTTGCAACAATTTACACATTTAATAATATTATCTTTTTTATCAAGTGTATGATGACCACCAGATTCACATTCACAATATTTATATAATAACATCTTAACCATATCATTTACATTCTTCTGTTGTGCAAATTCATTTGTCTTTGTATTCAGAAATCTATATGTATTACTATTACATCTATCACCATAATATTTTTCACTCTCATGTACTATAATATATGCTATTCCTTTATCATTATAGTATAATTTAACATTTCCTATATCCTTAGATGTGGGAGTGATTAGATTTAATCTCTTTTTCATTATATCAAAATTTTCTATCTCGTCTCCATCAATCTCTTGGAATATTCCTATTATCTTATTCATCTTAATATCTCCTTTTTAATTATATTAATTTTATTCATTGTTATAATATATAATTAAAATTAATAAGATATGCAAATGACAAAATCCCGCCAGTGGAAATCAATCCACTGGCGAGTATGCAATAAAGGAAAACATAAAGAGTAGAAGAACAAAGCGTTTAAATTATAGTTATAAAAATATATAATGATTCCTTTCAGAATCATTATATATATGATAAAATTTTAGGAGAGCTTTAAAAAAATGAAATATTAATTACTATGGATAATTAAAAAGATTTACTATATAGTTAATTAAAATAATTATTTAATATGGTTAATATATTAGAAAATATAGTATCTTTATCAAATATATTTGATACTATAGTACCAGCCATATCATGGGATTCATAACATTTAACTATGTTCCATGATAATTTATTACATACATACTCATGATTAGCATCTAACTCTAATTGATATTTTTTATTAGATTCATGTAAATCATTAATTATACCATCCTTAGAATCTCTATTATATAAATTTTTAAAATTCAATTCTACTGGGATATACATAAATAATACAATATCTTCTTTATGAAGTTGATTCTTTCCATATTCTAAATCTATACACCAATCTATAAACTTATCTTTTTCTTCACTGATATTATATCTTGTAGATTGATACATTATATTAGATCCTACATAACGATCCATTATAATAGTATATCCATCTTTTAATAATTTATCAATATTTATCTTATCATTATATCTATTCAGAGCATAGAATAATGATATAGTATGTGGATCAATATCATATAATTTACCATAATCTCCTTTTAAATATTTTTTTACAAATATTGAAGAATTATTGTTATAAGTTGGATATGATATTAATATAGTTTTACTATTCCAATGATTTCTAATATATTCAGTTAGTAGTTTAGCATTGGTTTCTTTAAAGCATCCATCTAATCCTTCAAGAGTTATCATTTTTCCTTTAATATTTTCTCTAGTTATCATTTTATAAACTCCTCTACATTAATATATTAATATATATTTTAAGTATATATTATATGTATGTAAGAATAATAATAAATTTATAAAATGAAAGGATGATTAAAATGCTACAACTAAGTGATAGGGATACAAAAATTTCAAAAAGACTTCTTAATGGAGAAAACAAAAATGAATTAGCAAAGGAGTATCATATATCAATATCTACAATTAATCATATATATAGAATGTATAATTATAGAGTAGAAATATGCAGTGGAGTTATTGGAAAAGATAAGAATCAAACCTCTATACTTATATATATATTAAAATATGATAAAGCATCTTTTAAAACTTTAGATAGAGAAAGATATTCTACTATAGAACTTGTAGTAAAATTATTTAATACGGATAAGATTGAGAAGATTATTAATATAAGAAACATGGGTGTAAAAACTATGAAATATATTGCCGATTGTTTGAAAGAGGATAATTACACTATAAGTAAAGTAGTACAGGATTATATAGACGAAAGGATGATTTAATATGTTATATTTAAGTGATAGAGATATTGAGATATCAAAAAGGATTATAGATGGAGAATCTATAAGTAAATTAACAAAAGAATATAATATACCAAAAAGCACTATTAGAAGATTATATAATATGTATAATTATAGAGTATATATATATGATAAAGCTATTAAAAAAGAAGATATGCCATTGATTATATATACTTTAAAATTTGACATGAGATGTTTTAGTGTATTAAATAGAAATAAATATTATACTATAGATTCTGTAGTAGAATTATTTAATACAGATAGGATTGAGGAGATTACTAATATGAGAAATATGGGTATAAGAAATATAAAATTCATAGTTGATTGCTTAAAAAATAATAATTATGGTATAAGTAAAGTAGTACAGGATTATATAGACGAAAGGATGATTTAATATGAAAATATTAAGAACTGATAGACAAATGGGTAAGACTGGACTATTAATTAAAAAATCTCATGATGAATGGAGATATATAATATGTAAAGATAGACAAAGAGTAGAAGTTATACAATCTATGGCAGTTGAAATGAAATTATATATACCATTTCCAATAATGGTAGATGAATTACCTCTTCTTAGTCATAATATAAAAGAGGTATTAGTAGATGACATAGAAGATGTTTTAGAATATATGATAGGTAAGAAGATAGAATTAGCTACTACATCATGTAAGATAATAACTAAGGAGGATTGTATTAATGAGATTAAGAACAAAAAAGAGTTACCTGGAGATATCTAAATATATAATAGATCAATTCTGGTATCTAAAGAATGATAAGTCATTACATATAGAAATTAATAATATAAAAAGTATTTCACTTGCTAGATTTACTATTAAAGGTGAACAGAAGAAAATAACCATACGACAGAATATAATAAAATTAGTTAGTGTTTATCCAGAAATATATAATAATATTATCAATACTGCGAATGTTTATTTAAATTATATTATAGGTGAAAATAGCTTAGATAATAATGATGCATTGTTTGTATTTATATTATTACATGAGTTAGGACATCTAGCATTTAGATTTGTTTATAATAATAAATTTGGAATAGATTTAAATAAATTAAAACGTATGTTATTAATTGATAGACTCACATTTGCTACAACTACAAATGATGATAAAAATATAAGTATATATAAAGATCATTTTAGTTCTGATGAAATATATGCAAATATGTTTGCATATAAAAACTTTCCAAGAATTTGGTACATATTAAAGAATAAAAAATACGTTAAATAAAGGAGACTAATTTAATGAAAATAATAGATTTGGATGAAATAAAAAATAAAAAAAATGAAGAATTAGAAGAGGTATATAAAGAAGCTATTAAAGATGCATATGATGATTATCTTAGATCTAAAATATTTTTATATATTAAAACATATGAAATAGAGATGTCAGATTCTGATATAGAATTTATATCAAATGTAGATTTTGATATATTATTTAATTTCATATATCTTGACTGTCTACATGCTTTAAGTATTCATAAAAAAGATAAAATATTATTTAATGAACCATCGACTATTGTACAAGACATTGATTTAATTTTAAATTCTTTAATACCTGATATATTAGATCATTTAAAAGAACGATATGAAAATAAATTAGAATAGGAGGATGCTATGAGATTTGAGTTAGAACGACAATTGATAGATTATACACATATGGTATTTGATTATTTTAATGGAAAAGTTAATAATATTCCAGCAAAAATAAATATAAGAAATAATAAAGATAAGAATATATTAGGAAATAATATGTTCAATATAGTCAATCTATATCTGTGGAATATAATAGATAATTACTGGGATGAGGATAGTATTAAAGAGCATATTATATATAATATTGTTCATGAATTATCTCATATAGGACAAGATATAGATTATTATATATACAGTATAGATAATGATTACAATAAATTAAAAGAAAATGAAAATAATTATAACACGTACAAATATTTAAATGACAATATAAACTCTATATCCTTAGATTTAGGAATAGTTTTTAATAATACTAATATACATAATAACTATATATATTTTAGTAAATATAGTAATTATAAAAGATTCGCATTAGAAGAGTATTACAAACACTGTATAAAAACTATGTTATACAATGATACTAATAAAGATATATCACAAGAGGTAGATTTAGCATTTAAAATTGATAGTTTATCATTTGTAATAAATCATGTAGAATTTCCAATAAAAAAATATAATGTTATAAATCAAGATGTAAATGGATTTAATAATATAATAGAAGCATACAACAATACTAATACATCAATATCCTCTACTATTATAACACAAAACTATGCAACTATTTGCATAAATTCAATTGTATACTTACATTATAATTTTAATATAGTGCAAGTATGATAGCTATAGTATAAAGTAGTACCAAAATTTGGTATTACTTTATATTTTTTTTTAAATAAATCCCTACATATAGGTAAAAACTAAAAGGGAGACGATTTTAATATGATAACTAAAAAATTTGACAAGTTAGTATTATCAATATCTAATAAAGGAATACCATGTTTGTGGGAGAATGGTGGTAAAATAACTGATGATTTCGGACAATCATTTATTATAGCAGATAAACAATCCAAACCTAAAAAACCTTTATATATAAGAACAGATCCAAAACCTAACAGTGGACATGCTCTAATACCTGTAAGATTACATGATATCATTATTGTTTGTAAGGTTAGGGATGAAGTGTCAACTATTCAAATTTATTCCATATCTAAAATAGATTTAGAAGAGAAATTAGCTTATGTTGATATGATAAATTCATTTGAAAATGGAGAATGGGCAGCAGTTTCAAATCCTATATATGATACTGCTATAGCAGCAGCTACATTAAAAGCAAAAACTGTAAATTGTATTGATGTAGTATATGTTCTTGATAAAGATTTCAGAAAAGATTATGTTAAAAGTAATGATTCACAATATAAAAAAGAAGAAGTTAAGATTGATATCTTAGAATCTAATGAGGAAGTTAAAATAAAAAGTGAAGAGGCCGTAGGAAAGATTGGTGATCATGAACCTCAAATAGCAGTATAATTAGTAATAATTTTTTAATTATATCAGATGCGTAATTGCATCTGATATTTATTTTTTAACATTATTATAATAGGAGGTGATTAAGTATGCGTGATCCATTAGGACTAATGGAAGCTGAAACAAAAGATCAACCATTTTCTGTAATAAAATTAGATAGTATACCAGATTTTGATATTGAAGATTATGATTTAATGGATTCAAAAGAATTTCAAAAATTTTTATATTCAATAGAAAATATTGCTAGAGTATCGTTTGAATATAGAGCTATAATAGCATATCTAAGAGAAAATATGGATATGAATAAATGTAGTGTTTTCGAAAATATAAATAATATAGATACTACAAAAGTTAAAATAGAAATTCATCATCATCCATTTTCATTATATGATATAACTATTATTGTATATAATAAGAGGTTATATAATAGAGAATCTATAGATGAAGAATTAGTTGCAAAAGAAGTTATGTATTTACATTATGCACTACTAATTGGATTAATACCATTATCAGAAACTGTTCATGAATTAGTTCATAATCAATATCTATTTATACCAAATAGTAATGTTATGGGAAAATATGAAGAATTCTATAATATGTATAAAGATTTTATGACTCCAGAGAATATAGATATATATGAAAGAACTGTTGCTTTTAGTAATTCATATGATGAATCTAAACAAAATCATATATTAGATAAAAGCTATATTTATGTAGATTTAACTGGTTCTTATGACATTCCTACTTATCAAAGTGTAATAGATTCAATGAGTCATAAAATAAAAGAATTAAAATCTAGTAATAATGTAGATATGACGTTTGAATTACCAAAAAAGAAGAGAGTTATAAGTTTCTTAGATAAATAAATATATTTTACTGAAACATACTATTAAAAAATAATTAGGAGGTATTATAAAATGATTAAAAAACACATGCTTTCAATTTTAAGCGAAGCAGCTAATGCTGAAAAAAGAGATGCTACTCATGATTTTGAATATGATGACTACGAAAGTAATATTACTTTAAATAATGATGGTGAAGCTTCTGGAGATACTAGTAGTAATAATGCTAACGATGATGAAGATGAAGACTGTTCTGTTGATGATGATGATTTAGAAGATATCAGCGATGAAGATATGGAACAACTTAAAAATGACATTATAGCTAGTTATAATGACATGGATAGTGTTGATAATACAGATCTTAACTATACTGCTGAAATGGTTACAGTTATTGCATCTAAAGATGGAGAATATCTTGTTGAGTGTGATAACTTAGCAAAATTAATGAATTCTGAAAAATGTGATGGTTATACCGCAATGCAAAAAATAAGTGAAGCTAATAATATTCCATTAGCTGAAATGAAACTAGTTGTAGAATCTAATGATGCTATAATTTCATTACTTAATGAAAAAGCAGTATCTAGAAAAACTAGAAAGAAGAAAACTTTAGATATGAAATCTTCTGCAATCTTCTTACAAGATATTAAGAATAAAGGTATAACTGTTCTTAAGAAAAAGAGTAGAAAGAAGAAAAGTAAGAAAAAGTAAAATATTAAAGAAATAATAACATATAAGTAAATAATCAATCCATCTTTCATATTATTATTTTTTATAAAGTATAGATAGTTAATTCTATCTATACTTTAATATTTTAAATTAGGGGGATAAGAATGGGTAACAAATTAAAAGTATTTCTAGGGGGTACTTGTAACAACTCACTATGGAGAGATAAACTAATAAAATTACTAAAGATAGACTATTTTAATCCAGTTGTAGATGATTGGACAGAAGATTGTCAAAAAGAAGAAATAAAACAGCGTGAGCTTTGTGACTATTGTTTATACACTATAACTCCATTTATGCTTGGAGTATATTCTATTGCTGAAGTTATTGATGATAGTAATAAAAGGCCAGATAAAACGTTATTTTGCATATTAGAAAATGAATCATCATTACCTAATGGATTAGCTAATCCTACAAATCCTACAACATCATTTACTATAGGTGCACTTAAATCATTAGATTCAGTTGGTAAAATGGTTCTTAGAAATGGAGGTAAATATTTTAAAAATTTAGAAGAGGTTGCGGCCTTTTTAAATTCTCAAAATATGGACAAGCTATGAAATTAAAAAAAGCTATAAAAATTATTAGTGAGATTAGAGATTTAAAAGATAATTGGAATGGATATGGAGCCAAACCTATATCTAAAGGTGTAATTAATAGAGCATTACAGTTAGTAGTATTAATGAAACCTCTTCCAGATATGATATGTCCTACCGCTAACAATTCTATTCAATTTGAATGGGAAAATAAATTATTATATCTTGAAATAGAAATATTTAGTGATAAGATAGAATTGTTTAATACATGTACAAAAAATGAATCACTGTGTATAGGAGGAGATTTATAATGCATATTTTTTTCGATACTGAATTTACAGGACTTCATCAAAATACTACACTAATAAGCATAGGATTGATATCAGAAGATGGTAAAAGTTTCTATGCTGAATTTAGTGATTATGATAGAAGTCAATGTGATGAATGGATAAATGAAAATATTTTAGCAAATTTATCTAAGAATGTTAATGAACTCTCATCTATAGCTGATATAAATGTAGATGGGGATAAAGAAGAGATTAAGAATGAATTATTAAAATGGATGTCTCAATTTGATATAATTGAATGGGTTGCAGATGTTTGTCATTATGATTTTATGTTATTAATAAATTTATTATATGGAGAAGCACTTAATATGCCAAGCGATAGATTCTGTGCAGCATGTCATGATATAAATCAAGATATTGCTTCATATTATAAAATATCAGAAATTGAGGCTTTTAATATGTCAAGAGAAGCTATTGTAATAGATTTTAATGATAATATTGGAGGTACTAAACATAATGCATTATATGATGCATTTGTAGCCAAATCTATATATGATGGTATAGTTGCTAGAATAGGATAATATAATTATATATTATAACTATGAATAAAAAAAGATTGGAGATTGATTAAAAAAATGAAGAAAAATATTATTATTCCTATCGCTATAGCTATCATCATTCTATGTTCTATGCCATTAGTAATTATGAATTTTATGTCAAATGATCAAACACCAATTAGTTATGTAAACTATACTATGAGTGACTATGATACTTTAGAATCAGTATCAAGTAGATACAAACCTGATAATATGAGTTTACAAGAATATCTAGGTAAAGTGGAAATAAAGAGTAATCTAGCTCAAAGACCACAACAAGGAACACTTATATCATTACCAGTTTATAAATGAAAAAAAGAGTAGAGAGAAATCTCTACTTTATTTTTTTTAATATTTCTTTAAATTATATATTATAATATTGAATAAATAATAAAGGAGATGATAAAATGATAAATAATAAATTACCCAATCCTAATTATAAAGAACGTATTAGGAGAATTGCAGGAGCTAATGTAAAAACCTCAGAGAATATGGACAAATGGCCTGATGATGTAGTTTATACCATATATTCTAATGAGGTTTTAGAAACGTTACCAGTTATTATTTTGGAACAAATGAGAAATCATATACAAAGTGTTATAGATAAAGCTATAATTATGAAGGTGGAAGATACAAATATAGAGAAGAAGGATAGATTAAAATGAATAAATTGACAATAGATAATATCTTAAAAAATAGTATATGTATCTTTGTAGATGCATCTATATTAAATACTGAAAAAAGTTTTATAGGATGCCCAGGGTGCTTAATAGTTAATGGTGAGCAAATATCTTATAGTGATTATATAAGATTAGATTCAACAAATAGTAGATCAGAATTAGCTGCTGTGCAATTAGGAGTGACTCAAGCATTAAATTATATTAATTCAGGAGTGCCAATTAATTTATTTTCAGATTCTAAAGTATGCATATATTCAATTAGAGAATGGATTTTTAATTGGTGTAATAATATTGTAGATGGTGTTCTATATGGATCATCATATAAACCAATAAGTAATCAGGATATGATAATAAATATAATAAATACTATACGATTTAATAATCTACATATAAATTTATATCATCAAAAAGGGCATGTAGATATTTTCAATAAACATTCATTAGAACATGCTAGAGAGGTCTTTATAGAATCTAATAAGGTTGATATAGAATATGATCTATTAAAATATATATCAGATTATAATAATAATGTAGATATACAAACAAAAATGAAATTAGAACATTGTAATGGACAAAATAGAAAGTTAGTTAATCCAATAAGATTTTCGCTAGATGGATTCGATAAATACAAATATAGAGAATTGGTAAGGAGGGATTTATAATGGAAAATTTAAATGTAAGAATATCAAGAGGTACAACAATCAAACAATCATCAGATTGGAATAGCGAAGATTTAAAATGTTCAGATCCAACAATCAAATTATTAGCTGTTAAATCAGCTGTAAAGGTAGACTTGACTAAATTATTACAGCCAGTACTAACTAATACTGGGTTTGATACCTATAGTATTTGTGATAGGATTGTTAACAATCTATGTTTAGATGAAGCAGTAACTACACGAATAAAACAGTCTATATTAAGATCAATGATATTTAATGAAGTATATAGAATATGTTTACAAGCTTCAGCGATTACTGGTAAAGATTATGCTGACTATCTTAATAGCCAATATATAGTTGATGATATTGCTGAAAAAATAATAATACTATTTAAAAATAAATAATTAGGAGTTGCTATAAATGGATGGTAATGAATTAGTAGTAAAATTAATAGAATTTTCTAGACAGTATAGTAATGGTTTAAGTGATTTTTATGTAGCTGATAAAGATGGTAATTTAATATCAGATTTTAAAATTGATTATGAGAAAAAATTAATAATATTAAAATAGCATTATTTTAAATATATAAATAGATGCTAACCTATTAATAAATAAAATTTAGGAGATGTTAATATGCTTGAAAATTTAAAAAGAAGAGAAAAACAATCAGTTATTTCATTCGATACACTGTATAATGGATATGGTGAAAAACAAGAAGTTGAGACATTATATAATAAGTATAATGCATTATATTCAAATGATGATATAATAAAATTACCAAAAACATCACTTGATATAGTAAATAGAAGAATGATGCTAGAAGGATTATTTCGTAATAGAGTAGGATTTCTATTACTGAATACTATTAGTCATCATGATGAATTTAGATATACTAGTATAGATACACTAGAAAAGAAGTTCCCATTTGTATTTAATATTCATAATTTTATGACTGATATATCCAATAGTACATTATTAGACTATTCTACTTTAATATGTAGTACACTTTATAATAATATGCTAAAAGATTATGATGATCATAATCTAAACATAACTAGTCAAAAAGAAGATCTTTCAAAAATATTAATAAATGATATTTTTAATATGTTAAATATTGTATATAAAGAAGCTAATACAATATATTTAGATGCTGGTATCCCAGGATATAATTTAAATGAAGGAATTAATTTAAATGAGGAGATTAATAATGGACTCTTCGACATCTGAGTTAATGTTTTCTAGTGAATCGAATACTTGGGAAACCCCGATCCAATTTTTCAATAGATTAAATCTAGAATTTAATTTTAATTTGGATGTATGCTCATTTCCAGAGACTGCTAAATGTAAAAATTATTTTACACCATCAGACGATGGATTAAGTAAAGACTGGGGATTAAATACTTGTTGGATGAATCCACCATACGATCAATGTGCATTATGGATGGAGAAAGCATATCATGAAGCAATTAAGGGAGCTACGGTTGTAGCTCTCATTCCAAGTCGTACAGATACAAGATATTTTGATGATTATTGTATGAAAGCTTCTGAAATTAGATTTGTTAAAGGAAGATTAAAATTTGGTAATTCAAAAAATTGTGCTCCATTTCCAAGTATGATAGTTATATTTAATTATTATAATTGGGATAGGTATATACACATTAGTACTTATAATAAAAATAGATTAAAGTTATTAAGGATGGAAAAATTTAATGTTATAAAATTTGTATAGATAATATTAAAAGGTGGATGATTATTATGGAAAAATGTTTAAGTTGTACTGCTATGACAGGTGATCTATATTGTTTATTAGATGGGGAACTAAAAGATGAAATACAATTAAATATGCCTCAATCAGAATGTGAAGTTAATAATGCATATAAAAAAGATAGAATGGCTGACTTTAGAAAAATTAAAATAATACCAAGATCTGAATCATCTTGTACAAAAGAAAAGGTTATATCATTTAATTCAGAAGTATCTATGGAAGATAGTGATATAATATATAAAGCACATTTATCTAGAGATAAGAATATATTATCATTAGAGTTTGAAGGAGATGTAGTCCCCTATCCTGTATTATCTAAAAAATCTTTTACTATAAGATTAGAAATACCAGAAGAGGAAGTAGGATGTGGAGAATGTGATACTTGTATAACCCCTATATGCTAAATATTAAAAATATATTTAATCATATATTATAAATGTGAATAAATATAATAATTTTAGATGATTTATTTAAGGAGGGGTTAATTTGCTTAATGACTACTATTCTCCTATTAATAATATGCCTAATAATGGATATGGAATTCAACCAAATCCGATAGGAAATATTTTGAATATAGGGCAGCAAGGTTATAATGGTGGATATTATAATAATACTTATAATAATTATTATAATCCTTATCTTGCCATAAAAAATCATGAATTAATGCAAACACAATTAAGAGAAGAACAAAGAGTTCAATCTTCAATGATGATGATGATAAGTAAAGCTGTAAATAAAGCAGCTGGACAAGAAATGCCAAATGAAAGATTAGAAGAGTTGTATGGATATAAAGATCCAGAACGCTATGTTCCTAAGCCAGATAGTATGGAATATGAACAGAATTTAATAGTTGGAATGTATTTAAATGAAAGTAATTATTTACCACAAGATATTCAATATATAAATTATTTTAATTCAATGTATGATACTGCTAAACAAGAATGTCCAGACAATATTTCAATGTATGATTATAATCAAAAGATGTCAGAGAAGTATGTAAAAATGCTTGTTGATATTGATAAAGAGAAACAAAAAGATGTAAGTAAATTATACAATAACAAAGATTATAATAAACTATTAGATATGAATTCTAATGGAAGCAGTTATTTTAATAGTATATTCAATGGAGCAAATGGTAATAGCAATGTATCTATAGATGATATGGAAGTTACATTACCAGCTCATTTATCAAATGAATATCAATCAAGAAGAAAACAATTCTTAGATGCAATACTAAATAAGAAATAGAAAGGGTGAATAATCTTGGCTAAAGCAGATATACTTAACATATTATATTCTAAAGATCGTTCACCTTTAGAATTTCATTTTGATTCTTTAGTAATGCCAACTATGCTATGTTATTTATCACCTCAAGATATACAAGCATTATATAATATAGCATCATCTATCAAGTACAGTTCTAAGATAAATTTAAAATATAAAGAGATAGATAACATTATGGTTAATAGAGGATTCAAGAAGTTTCATTCAGGAACTAATAGAATTGTTTATAGTTATTTAGAAGATAGATCATTTTTAGTAAAGATTGCTATAGATAGAGTTGGATTACGAGATAATCCAGATGAATTTAGCAATCAATTTTTATTAAAACCTTTTGTTACAAGAACATTCGAAGTTAGTCCATGTGGCACTATAGCCACAGTTGAAAGAGTAGAACCTATAACAAGCAGACAAGAGTTTATAAGTATAGCTGGAGATGTATTTGATTTATTAAATAAACAAATACTAGGTGAATATATCTTAGAAGATATAGGAACTAATTATTTTATGAATTATGGATTAAGAAGTGGATTTGGTCCAGTACTATTGGATTATCCATACTTATTTAAACTTGATGGAAATAAATTATATTGTAATCAAGTATTAGAAACAGGCCATTTATGTGAAGGATTAATAGACTATGATGCAGGATTTAACAATTTGATATGTTCAAAATGTGGAAAAAGATATCTTGCAACAGAATTACAAAAGGCTAAGGATAATAAATTAATATTCATGAAGGGTAGTAATGAAATTAATTTAAATATAAAACTAAAACGAGGTGACAAAATAGTAAAGGATCTTACTAACGATAAAGAAACTGAAACTATTATGTTCAAAAAGAAAGGATGATTAAAAATGATAATGGTATTAAAAAGAGGAAATAATGTAGTTAATAATGTACCACAGGTTGCTATTGATGAAGAAATTAATGAAGAGAAAAGTTATTCAAATGTATTAAATGTAAAAGTCAATAAAAAACCAGGAATACCTAATCGTATTCCTAGCGAGTCAGATGATAGAATAAATCAAGGTATACTAGAGGAAGAGCATAAAGACTTTAAATTTAATACAGCATCTAATTTTATACCAACTCCAACTACTAAAAATAGTGCAGAAAATGCACTTGGAGCTTATGGATTAAGTGATAAAGATTTTGAAGAAGAAGAAACATCTGCTCCAAAAATAGTAGATAAATATTCTAATATAAATAAAAAAGATGCAGGTATATTATATAAAAATTCAGTGCCTGTAGATAATGTAAAAGCTGGTGATGTTAAATCAGAAGATGTAGAAACTAAAGATGAAATATCAATAGAAGAAAAATATGCTGATCTTGCAAACCCAGAAGATTATGATAGTGTTCAGAAAATACAAAGACGAAAAAATATAGAACAATATTAAAATAAAAAGGATGCGTGATGAAAATGTTTAAAGGAACATTATTTATAACAACAGATGTAAATATATTACAGCAATTAGTATATAATAATAAAGTAATTATTATTGGAGAACCAGATCCAGCAATGATTAATGCATTAAATGCTGTAGTTGGGAGTATATTACTTCCTCCATATTTAGCTATGATGGCACAGATGGATGGAAATATTAATGAATTTTATAATCAATACTATCTACATCTATATACAAAAGAGCCACAAGAGTTTATAGCTACAATATTAAAAGCTTTAACCCTTGGAAAAAATATAGTTATGTATTGTACTGAAGATGAATTTAAATTATGCGGTCAATTCTTATTACAATTCTTACAGAAAGATTTTGGGATAGTAGTAGGAACGCAAAACAATCAATTCTATTTTGATCCAGCATATACACCTACAGTAACTACATTACTATATATAAATGATCTAGTTACTGCAGATGAATTATTTATGTTGTATCCAGATACTATTCCAATCAATGATATAATATTACCAAAACTAGTTCAAGAACTTCATCCAGTTGTAGATGAACAAACTAAAGATTCATATTTGAAATATTTTGGCGATTTAAATCATAGGGTTAAATTAAATCATAAATTTAGAAAGTCCCCAATATCAATGGGGATGTAATAATGCTTGTATTTGGAGATTATAATAGTTTACCTAGAGATGATAGATTTGTAACATTCAATTTATCATCTTTAATAGAGGGATTTGAAATGATAAATATAGTCCCTCCGTTTATAAAACAATTTAATGATGAAAAGCAATTTGATATAACATATGCAAATTATCTTATATCAGATGATAATGCTTTTTATGAAATGATGAAAGTTATTATGAGTATATATATGGCTAAGAATGTATATATACTTGTGACAAAGGACGAAACTAGTATCTTTGAGATATTAACGGAATCGTTTCAAAAGTTTATTCAACAAAGGTACGGAGTAATATCTAGTAATATAAATTGTATTGAAGATTTAGAATATATAGATGATAATCAACAATTTTCTATACAAGGTCTATTTAATTTAGATATTGATAAAACTAGATTTTGCTATATGTACTATACAAAGTATCCAGAAGAGTTAAAAGTGGAAGAATAGAGATATTCTTCTGCTTATATTTTTTTATTTACATAGAGGAGAATAGATAAATGCTATATTATGATAAAGTACCAAATAATATATTGGTTCTTAGAGAGAAAGAAATATCTGTAATTGAATTTATAGATTTATTTAAAGAATATGAAAATAATGATGTATTAGTAAATACATTTACTCAAGGATTTTGTTATTGGTTTGCTTTTATATTAAAAACTAGATTTAAAGATAGTGAAATATATTATAATACTGAAGATCATTTCATGATTAAATTAAATGATAAACTTTATGATATTACTGGAGATTGTACTGATAATTGGAATAATAATTGTTTATATTTATGGAATGATTTTATTATTAAATATCCAAACGAATCTAAATGTATAATCAGAGATGTCATAGAAAAGAAAAATACTAAATTTTAAATCTAAGATTAACATTTTATTAAAAGAGGTGATTATAATGATAAGTATAACTGAATTAGGATTTAAAAGTTTTGAGGATATTGCAAATATAGATTTTTCTTTATTATATCCACAACAACTTATAGTAGGTGGAGTAGAACCGCTGCTTAATAAATATTATGAAAGAAGAGTACAAAATACACAAAATTCGTTTAATAAAGATGTACATGATATGATTAAAGAATTTAAATGTATATGTAAATATAGAAAAAGAATAATAAATAGACAAAGATTATATGATAAGAGAAAGAAACGTGGATTAATATGATTAGTCAATTATATAAAAGAATAAATTATTCTTCAGAATTTTCATATATTATATCAAGATATATAAGAGAATATGATATATCAAAAGCAAATATAAATATATTATATTCTTTAAATTTAATAACTAAATCTCAATATGAATATTTAGATAAAGCAGATAGAATGGAAAGACAGGTTATAATAGGATTGATGCAACAGAAAGATAATAACATTTCTATTGCATTGAAAAAAGGAATAATAGAAGCAAAGGAACAATTCTTTGTTTCAAATAATATACAAGATAATGAAGTATTATGTATAAAGAATGATGCTATATTTCTTATAGATAAGATAGCAGTAAATACTAAGTTTGGTATCGTTGAATTTAAAAATAAAAATACATATACTTCATATTATAAATTACCATATAATAATATTGAATTATATTATTATATTGATATAGTAAATAATTTAGAAGTCTTAACCGTTAAAGGAATAAAAGAAGATGCTGCAGTATTACATAATAATTACTTTATAGAATTTCTAAAGGTTCTATTCTGTTCAACAGAGACAGAATCAATAGAAGATACTATAGCATTATTAGTTACTTTTTATAATAATTATATACAGTTAAATTTAGAAACAGAATATTATAGAGAGTTCAATTCTGAATCTTTAATAAGATTAAAAAGAATGTCTAGATTGTATTCTTTTAAAGCTGACTTCTTAGAAGAGAAGAATAAGGAGTATATAGATATATCTTTTAATCTTAATATATTAAGATTCCTGCATCAAATCTATTCTGGATTATTATTTTCTAGAAAAAGATAAATAAATATAGGGGGTATTATAATGAAAATTATTAATTTAAGAAAAGGTGATAAATTAAAATATGTTAAAAGTGCTGTAATGGCTGGTGCTTGCGAAGGTCAAATTAGTATTATACATTCTGCCAAAAATGAAGACATATCTATAAGTGGTGGAGTTTATGGTATACCTATAAATGGATTATGTGAGAATTATAAATTTATTAAAGAAGATGGTACTTTAGAAGATATAACTAAAGGATTAGGATATACCGATTTTATAGTAAGAGCAAAAAATTTAGCATTAGCATGTTATAAAATAGGAATTGGACAACCATATAGTATAGATTTACCAAAAGAATATTTAAATGAATTAATGCAAGATACATTATTTCAGATATGTAGTTTAGACGATTCTGCTGCTATTACTCCAGAAAAAAGTCATAAAAATTGGATGGATAGAAAAATTAGATATGGATGGATATATGGTGAAACTGAAAATTTAGAAAAGAAAACTCATCCAAATCTAATCCCATTTAATAGTCTTTCTGAAATAGAAAAAAATAAATATGTAATAAATAATTTAATGTATAAAGAATTTGAAAAGTTATGGAATGAGATATTTAAATAATATAATTAGGGGATGGGATATCATATGTTTAAAAAATTAAGAAAATGGTATGTATTAAATTTATATAAAAAATTTGATACAACTGCTAACTTAGCTTATCATCTATATAAAAGATGGTTGATAATAAATATTATAGGATTTATCATATCATTTATTTTATATATGAGTTTTAGATTTAATTTTATTAAATGCAATGATGGATCTATTTTAATAAGTACTTTTATGATAATGATTTGTTTTATAGGATGGAGTGTAACATCTATCGCTGGAATGAAAGATAATTCGAGGAAAATAAAATGAAAAAATGTTTTGGTAATTATTTTGTAGAAAATATGTGTGAAGATCATAGCTGTACAGAAAAAGGGTGTTTTGCTAGAACAATGATCAGTAGAGGTGCATGTGCATGTCCTTATAAAGAAAATTGTACTTTATTAACACAAAGAAGACAAACAAATTATAGAAAAGAGAATAATCGTAAAATATCAGATTGTGGATATTATGAAGAGTATTCTAATAAAAGATGTTGATAATTACAATTCATTGATAAACTAGATATTATTGTTAAACTTATCTGAACAAGAATGTAAGGGAGGATACTATCAAAAGACGCATTGCTAAATAGACTATTTTATAAAATCATAAAAGAGGTGTAATATAATGATTAATAGATTTTTTAGAGCATTGGGCGGAGATCCTAAAGATGGTGATGTTGTTAGATGCATAAAATCTTTTATAGTAGTTCCTCAAGTTATTGCATGTGCAACAGCTATTTATGTTGGATTTAAGCACTATAATCAACATCCTATTCTTTGCTTAGCATTAGCATATATAAGTGCTTTTTTTGCTTGGCAGGCTGGATGGGGTATGAGTATAGAGAGATTTATAAATATAGAAAAAGATAATGAATAATTTATAAATAAAAAACAGGGTAAGATGCAATAGCATCTTACTCTTCTTTTTTTACAGAATTCTTTTGTATAGAAAATTGCATAGTAAATAAATAAACTCGTTCACTCAATAATTTATCAAAATTATCTATATTATATACTAATGATATTTTAGATATCAGAGTAGGAGATATTCTATCTACAACTTTATGTGCAACATCTTGTGTTATTATTTTTTCTAAGTCAGCATCAACATAATCAATATCATTACGATATTCTATATTTAAAACAGTATATTCAGTAAAACATTCTTGTATAACCTTATCTAATAATGCAAATGTATCATCCTCTATATTAGATGATATGTTTAATTCATATTCCTTTAAGTCTAATTCTCTTTTTTTAATACTTATTAATTTAATTAAAAAATAAGCCAATGCTAAAAATGCTACAGCTACAGAAAATATTAGTGTATAAAATAATATTATATATATTAATTCTTTCATAATTTTAGTCCTCCTAAATTTTATTGATTATATATTTGTTACAAGAATAAAAATATATAGAGAATTACCCTATATATTTCTAACTTGATTATTTAATGAGGACCAGTTTATTATTTTTTCACGTAAATCTAATAAATTAGAATCAATAGATTTACCTTCGTTTTCAATAGCTCTTTTTATATAGAATAATATTTTGAAAGCTATATCTTGAGATATACCAGTATTATATTTCTCTAAAAATTTATACCAATTACCAAAACACATTGAAGGACTTATATAAAATTCTTCAGTATTATGTTCTAATTGATGTGCTGTTAGTGATAACATCACTAATGCAATCATATTTTTTCCATGTTCCTGTTTAAGTAATTGTACTAAATCAAATGTAGATATATACCCTTTGGTATTTAATACATGCTCTGTTATTATTATTGCTACATCATAAATTGTTAATATACAATGATGCATTTCTATAGATGCCATTTCAGCAGTTATATTACCATTGAATTGACAATGATCCAATCCTAAACCCATTAAATATCCTTTATAGTGTTTATATCTTTTAGATTTTCTAAATCTAGAAACGGCACTATCTAAGAATTTTTTATAAGTCTCTATATCTAATAATGTTTCTTTAGTTTGATAAAATGATATTTCATAAGGACTATTAGGACTTGTTATAGTGGGGTTAAAAAATTGATTATATATTTCTATATCAGGAAATTTATTATAATCACTCACTATTGTGTCACCTCCATTGGTATTATATTATATTAATGTTAAAACATATTGAGACCCTTATATATGGTAAAATATAAATTGATTATATATTATACATATATATAGAATAAAAATATAAAAGGAGATGATTTAAATGAAAATTGCATCAGATGCATTTATGATAGATAAGAAATATTCTATGATAAATGATAATCTAAGTATTCCTATAAGTATAGAAGATATATCTAGCGATGCCAAATCTATTGTTGTACTTTTTCATGATTTAGATCTAAATTCTAATCAATGGGTACATTGGATTATGGTAGATATACCTGTAACTACTACTTGTATTAAAGAAGGCGTTTCTAAAACTATTAATATCCCAGATGGTAGTATTGAATTGAAAAACAGTTTTGGTAATATTGGTTATGATGGACCATGTCCACCAGAGAGTGATGATGCACATGAGTACGAATTATCTATTTTTGTAATGAAAACTGAAAAATTAGATATGTCAAAACTATTAAACCTAGATACAATACTAACTTATACTTTATTTACTATGATATTTTTATCTGATATTTTAAGTGAATACTCAATTTCATCATTTTTTAAAACTGATAAAACAATAACCAATCCTAAATTAGATAAATCTATATCTGATGTTATAATAACTTCAGATTCTACAGATCCATATGCTAGATCTAAGGAAACTGTAGTAGGTGGAATTCAATATTATGGAGGAAAGTAAATGGGTGACGATGAAGAATTTTGTTCTGAATTAGAAAGGGGTAAAAAAATTGTTAAAAAAATAGAAGTGTTAAAAGATCTTATATTAGGAGTGAATAACGATTCTAATATAATAATTAATAATACATATCTAATAGGACAAGCTTCTGTTATAAGTACTGTATTATTAATGGAGAATGATGAAAAATTAACTGCTAATGAAATTAAAAATCAATTAAAAGAAATAATAAAAAATAATCCTGAATTAAAAAAATATGTAGATACTATTATGGGAGAGTGATTAATAATGAATAACGAAAAAGTTTTAAACAATGAATTAAAAGAAAATACTAAAATAAGTGTTGATGAAGTAGAAAAGAAACGTGTAAAAACTGCAATTGAGGATATTGTAAAAAAGATATTACAAGAAAAAAATTCTGATTTAACTAATGCAGTAGAGAATGTTTATCTATTAGGACAAGCTTTTATTATATCAGGTGTTTTAATGGAAGATCCAGAAAAAACAACTTTTGCTAAATTTCAAACTCAATTAAGACATATCATAAAAGAAAATGATAAACTAAAAGAATATGTTCATGAAGTTATGAAAAATATTTAAGATAAGAGCTTTATTGCTCTTATCTTTTTTATATTATATTTTTAGGGGGATGGTTTAGATGATAATAAAGTTAGATAAGATAGTTAAAGAGAAGACTTGGAATAAGGATATAGTTATAGTACAATTTTATAATACAGAAACTCATGAATTTTCTGTAATGGATTTTATTACAGGTAAGAAATTCAAACATGCTACAGCATTAAATTGTGATCATTTATCATTTGTAGAAGAGAAAGATTCTAATGATGATGTTATAAAATATTTAATAGATTTAGGTATTAAAAAATTAAGTAATATACCTTCAGAGTATGGTGAATTAATTAATCCTACAAAAGATAAAATGAAATTAATCAGCTCTAATTTAAAAGAAATAAAGAATACCGAATTAGAATTAAGAGATGGAAGATATTATAATGAAAGTAATAAATTAATAATAAGTACTATATCATTGCTGTGTGATTGTTTAATATCAATTGAAGGTGGATGTAATTGGCCTAATATTAAAATGTTACAAGACGAAGGATATAAAGTATATGCTGGTGAAAAAGATAGTTTTGGATGGTTAACTGGGTGCGTTGAAATTGATAAAGAGCATATTATCATATATGGATAGGAGTAATCTATTGAAAGTAATATTTTTAGATATTGATGGTGTTTTAAATACAGAAAGATATGTAATTGAGCAATATAAAAAAACAGGAAAACCTCATAGTACACACCATTCAGAATTTGATCCAATATGTATGGAAAATCTAAAAGATTTTATTAAACAAACTGATGCATATATTGTTATTAGTTCATCTTGGAGATTAGGAAATCACAAAACTGATAAAGGTTGGAAAACTTTAATTAATAGATTTAATACATACGGTTTACTAGATAGAATTATAGGGTGTACTCCTTGTTTAGATGATCAATATAAAGATATGTGTTGTAGAGGACATGAGATTCAAAAATGGTTAGATGATAATAAAAATATAGATAACTTTGTAATAATTGATGATGATAGAGATATGTTTCATTTGATTAGTAAGTTAGCAAAATGTAATTTTAAAGATGGGTTTAGTGATAAAGTGAAACAAAAAGCATTAGAGATTATAAATAAGATAAGAGTTTAATACTTTTATCTTTTTTATTTTTTTGTACATATAAATAATAACTTATATAAAAGAGGTGATATAGATATGGAAAAAGCTAAAATACTAACAGACAATATACCTGTATTAGATGATATAATGTATAATACAAAATTATTAATTCTTAGAAGTGTATTAAAAGATCAAAGTAGTGCTGATATTAATGAAACAGTAGAGAGTAGAAGAAATGGAGATAAATTTACATTATGTACTGAAGGATATGGTAGATTTGAAATGTTTGAATATAAAGAATTGATATTACGAGAAGTATTAATTCCAGAATATTTAATAATGGATTGTGTTGAAGACAATACCAAAATTCCTAGTATGTATAGAGATTTATTATTAAGTCTAACAACAGAAAGATTTCTAGCAAACTATAATGAATTAAATAATTATTATAGAATGTTGGGTGGGTTGCCTGATATAGGAGATGAAGGTATTATATTAGATCCAACACAATATGATCTAACTGATATTGTTGGTATTGATTTTAGTCAAAAAGTTCATGAGATGTCAAAAGATGAAGCTGATATTCTTTATGCTTTAGGTATAATAGATACAGTATTAATTGATAACCCAACTAAAAAATATTTAAACTATTTAGGCTCTAGAAAGATATCTATTTATCAGGCTAGAAAGGCTGATAGATTTGAACTTTTATATATTCCAGAAGGGGTAGTTCCATTAGAAATATTAAATAGATTTAAGACTAAAATAATACTAAATAGATTATATACATTAAGAACTATATATTCAGATGCTTATAAATTTGGATCAGACTATTATGATAATTTTATTGCAATATTAATATTGATTCAAACAACTGTAGACATGATTACTGAACTTCCAGACTATATAATAAAAAGAGAAGTATTTGATTATAGAATGGTTCAACTTATATTTGAATCAAATGGAATTGATTATTATCCAGATATACCATTTAGATATCAAAAAGCATTAATAACCAATCTTAATAAATTATTAAAATATAAAGCTACTACTATAGACGTAGTAGATATTTGTGCATTGTTTGGATTCGACAATATAAAGGTATTTAAATACTATATCTTACGAGATAGAAAATTAGATAAAGATAAAAATTATGTATTCTCATACACAGATGGTGTAGATGATACTGGTAATCCAACTCATACAGAAGATAAAGCTGGAGAGTATGATCTTAGATTCATCAAAGTACCAATTGATGGGAACGTAGATAAAAGTTTATATGATAATACAATGATTAGCGATTATGATGATATAGTACTTGGAGATAAGTATTGGAATGGAATAGAAGAACATGAAGTAGTTAAAGCAAAAATGATAGAAATGGAATTTAATTATTTACAATCTAAATACTTTTCTATAGATACAATATATGATTTAACTTCTGTGACATTTGATGTATGCTATTTTTTCAATATGATATTTGATAATGATCGATTTGAAAAACAAATACTTATAAAAGTTCCATATATAAATAGTACAGCATCATTTAAGTTAGTAGATCTTATATGTTATTTATTTGCATTAGGATATGAGTATCAAGGAATAGAAGATTCTATAATGGATACTCAAACTAAAGTTCTTCATATAAAAGGATTTAATTTTGAAGCTGACTTAGCTTACCTTGCTAACTATGTTAAAGAGCAAGGATACACAATGAAAGACTTAGGAGTTGATGAATTTAAGATTCCATCATCTACGATGACATTTAATCAGTTACTAGATATATTTACTAATAATAAAAAGATATATGATCATTTAGCATATGAAATATTACATGCTAATAATAAAAGAACTTATGACATATATAAAAAATTATATGATGCATTAATGATAACTGAATTAAATATGAATATATTTAAAAATAAAGATGGGGTTATGTATAAAACCTATACAGAGTTTTTAAAAGATAGAGATACTTTATTATTTTATTCATTATATCAGATAAGACAAATAACAAATGTAATGAGTAAGAAGCAACAGATAAGTGATTATATAGATAGCATAGTGTATGCACTGGAAGAATATATAACTGATAAAGAGTTCTATAATAATATTTTTTCATACATACCAACAGTATCTGCAGAATCAGTAAAATATTATATATTTAAAGTAATAGATTTCTTTAAATCATATAAGGTTCAATTAATGAATATAAATATAATCTATATATTCGGAAGAATAGATACGTTTGTTAAAATGATAGACGATATATCTATACAGTATTCATTAACTAAAACAGATGTATTAAAATATATAGATAATAAATTAACTAATGTAAGTATGACAAAAGAAGAACGAGATATATTACATGAGAAGTTATATATTGATCCAACTTATTGGTCAAATTTATTTTTTAGTGATTATGCAATTCGTAAAGATACAGTAATTAATACATCAGAAATAATATTTTCAGAAAAACAAGTGTATAGAGATAGATTAGATATAAAACAAATTAATAATTAATGATTTACTCTATAATATAAAAAACATATAAATAATAATGATAAGGAGGAATAATTATATGAATAAAGAAATGCAATTATTTGAAAAGGGTAAATATAATGATAGTGTAGCATATAATAAGACCGTAATAGAAATAAGGGATGCATTCACACATGAATGTATGTTTAGAGGTTCAAATAAAGTAATACTAGCTGGATCTGCATTCACTGCGGCAAAACATTTTAATATATCTCCATTAGCTAAAACTCCATCATATAATTCTGTATTAGGATTAGATAATACTGTATCAGAACCATTTACTGATCCTGGAATAAGAAGAGATGAGCAGGTATTTTTATTTGCTGTAGGAACTAATGGATGTGGACTTGAAAATAGTCAGGTATATGATGTAGACTATTCTAAATGGATTAAACCAGAATTTTTAGTCCCATTTAGATATCAATTAAAAACAAATGATTTAGATCCTACTTTAAGAGATAAGTATTTTGGAAGAAAAGTATATGGAGACAATATTCTATATTATTTTAAATCATTTGAGACTACACCAGAACTTAAGCAACAATATTCTGATGGAACTCCTATAGATGAAAATGTATATCTATCTAATAGAGTTGATGAAATAGAATCATATGTTGAGATACAGTTAAAAGTAACTAAAGATGACTGTAGAGATTTCTTTATAGGAACTACTGGTATTAATGATGCTAAAGTAAATAGTATTTCATTATTAACAGGTTGGAAAAAGCAAATAGATGGGTATGATTATTTTCAAGATATAAGACCACTAACTGAATTACATTTTCCAAATGAACCATTAATAGATCTTACAAAAGGTTTAGATATTATATATCAAATATATTATTGATACATAGAGGGTGTAACCCTCTATTATCTTTTTTAAGGAGGAAATTATATGAAAAGAAATGCAAAAATAATATCTAAAAAAGAAGATTTAGATTTATTATTAAATATAAAAGAAGATGATATTACATTATCTTTTATAATGGATAATTTTGGAGAATTTGATGGAAAAAAAAGATTTGATTCTTATGATGAATTAGAAATTCCAAAAGGTATGTATGGTGCTGAAGGAATTAAAAATAAAAATGTATTTACTACTACTGTAGGAATATGGATTTTTAATAAATATTTTATTGAAAAAGATTTATTTAATATATTTAAATATATTAATAAAACTGTTGGTAAGAAATTATTCAATGAAATAAATGAAAAACTTTCATATGCAGTAATGGAAGATGATATTGAGTTAGAAGTATTAAAAAGATATTTGATGAAGACTCAAAAGTTCATGCCATTTGTATCTATACTATCTCCAAGTTATACTTTAGCTATGCTGACTTGCACTAAAGATATAGAAAAGAAAAAGAAAGAGTTATTTAAGCTGTATGATAAGGAAGTAAAATCTGGAGACCCATTAATTATAGATAAGATTCAAACAGAACTGTTAACCTATTCTAGAGAATTATTAAAAGATGATCCATCAATGGATACATATGATTCAGGAGCTAGAGGATCGTTTGATAATAATTTTAAGAATTTATTTATAATGAAAGGCCTAGTAAAAGATCCAGATCCTAATAAAGGATATAATGTAGCGACTTCTAGTTTTATGACTGGTATTAAAAAAGATGAATACCATATATATGCTAATTCATTAGCAGCTGGCCCATATGCTAGAGCTAAGAAAACAGAGGTAGGAGGATATCTAGAAAAATTATTTCTTTCAGCTTATCAACATATTGTATTAGATAAGGCAGGAAGTGATTGTGGTACAGCAAGATATTTAACTGTTGATTTTTCAGAAGAGAGAATACAAGATTATATGTATTCCTATATAGTAGAAGGAAAAGAATTAGTCGAGATCACTTCTAAAAATATGGATAAATATAAAAATAAGATTGTAAAATTAAGATTTTTCTCTTTATGTGAAGGAAAGAATACATGTAATAAATGTGCTGGTAATTCATTTTATAGATTAGGTATTAAGAATGTAGGAATGACTGCACCACAGGTTCCATCACGTTTAAAAGTATTAAGTATGAAAGGGTTTCATGACTCTTCTGAAAAGTTCGTGGAGATGGACCCTTGCAAAGCGTTTAGTATTAAATAATATGGGAGGTAATAAAATGATACCATTTTTTAAATCAAATAAAATTTCATATGAAGAGTTTGATAAAAAATATAGACCAATATTAATAGAAATTGCTAGAGATTGTATAAGTAAAGCAAAACTTATGTATAAAAATCCATTATATAAAAAAATTGAAGATATTAAATATGTAGCTGCAAACTCTAATTTAGAAGAGGATCAAGTTCAAGCTGGACAACTACATACTTATATATTTGAAGATAACTATATTGATATTATTATTAACGTTATAGATGGACAAGATGGTGTATGTACATCTGCTGGTGCTAAATTTTTAGATGAGATTGAAGCTTATTTAAAAAATAAGTTCAAATCTAAACTTAGTGAAGACGGAAAAGAAATAATAACAATAGAGACTGGTGATGGCGATGAAGGATGTGTATATGTTGAATTTAATTATAAGTTATTAGCTTTTTATGTTAGAGATATAAAATATAAACCTATAAAAGAAACTGTTTTAGAGAGGGTATTATCAAATGTAAAAATTTTATAAATAAATATTTATTATATAATATATAGATAAGAGAGATCTTATCTATATATTTTTTAAGGAGGAATTAAAATGAAACTAAAATGCTCAAAATATCCTAAAGAAAAATGTGAACATCTTGAAAATAAAACATATGATACATGTCTTGGTGGTTGTAAATTTAATCTATATCAAAATGCTGGTATAATTTATACATACGATGGCTTTAAGAAGTTTAGTGAAAATATTAATAAAGAAACGCCAATTACAGAAGAGGTAAATAAATTAATATTAAATGATTTAAGAAATACATTAATAACTCGATATATACAATTAGAATTTAAAGATGGAAAGATATTAAGTTTTGAAGATGTAGAGGGTAGATCTTATATGTATAAAACTTATGGAAAATTAAAAGTTAAGAAAATTAAAATATATAATCTACAATGTTTAACAGTTATAGTAGATGATTGTGATGCTAATGAGTATTGTAAAAAAATTGGTTAAATTTTAGGAGGTATTAGTATGAAACCTATAATGCAAAAGAATATGCATAAACCAGAAGATGGTATAATAGGAGATTGTTATAGAGCTTGTATATGTTCATTACTAGAAATAGATGACGTTGATATTCCTAATTTTGTAGAAGATAAGAACTATCCTCTTAATGTAGTTGAGTTTCTTAGAACTAAAGGATTTAGAATGGGTAATAGTATAGAGGAACCAAAAGATATGGAATACTATATGGTTTTTGGAATGAGTCCAAGAGGATTTAGGCATTCAGTAATTTATAGTAAAGGTAAATTAGTTCACGATCCTAATCCTGAAGGTGGAGGAGTTATTCCAGATTTATATGTATGGTTATATCCAAGAGAATGTGACTAAATAAAATTATATAATACAATAGCATTTTAGCTATTGTATTATTTTTTGGTTATATATTATAAATATGAATAATAAAACAAAGGAAGGATGATATAAAATGAAAGAAAGAATTGATAATATTATTAGTAACTCAGAAAAGGTGATAACTATACTAGCAAATATTAATTTAAATGATATGCCAGAAATAGTATCAGATAAATTAAAATTAGTGAATGTTAAAGTAACTGAAAGATTAAAATATTTAAATGATAATTATAATACCATCATATCTGATAAGTATGGTTATGATGAGTATCAGAGAATATTAGCCGAAGAAAAGTATATTAATGAATTGATACTAGTACTATCTGAATATAAATAATAAACTAAGGAAGGATGATAGAAAAATGTCAAAAATTTATTTATGTTTAAAATGTATGAAAATCTATGATAATGAATCTTTAGCACCATCAAAATCACCATATTATAAAGTATGTCCAGACTTATATTGTGATAATAGAGAGATGTTTGAAATAGATGAAAATATGATTCCTATAATAATAAAATTAAATGATAAAGGATTTAAAACCAAGTTCTGTTGTTCTGGGCATGTTTTCGAACCATTAGATATTTATGTAAAATTTGATGATAATTTAATCAATAATATTAATATGTATATAAGGCTAAACCTTATGCCTAAGTTACCAGAGTTTTTCATGATAGAAGGTGATTCAATAAGATTAAAGAAACGAGGATTAGTTAATAATGAATTTAAATATTTTACTGTAGGAAAGTATAATGAATATATGATTAAATCATTTGATGAAATTATTGACATTAGTGATACACAGGTATATATTAATAAAATTAATTACATGAATGACTGTATACAATCACTTTATAATTGGATAGATGAAATATGGGATATATCTAAATATAAAGATATAGTTAATGAAAAGGGGTTTATAATATATGAAAAACTTTAGATTAAAAGAATTAAGAATTAAGAATAAACTTACACAAGAAAAATTAGGAGAATTAGTAGGACTAACTAAGCAAGCTATATCAAGATTAGAAATGAATAAAAATAAATACACTGATAATAATTTAATAAAAAAATTAGCAGTTGTTTTAAATTCAACACCTGAATACATATTAGGTCTTAGAGATAGTAGTATACAAGAAAATATGATTAATAACCCACCTATATATAGTAGTAATAAATCATTTGATAGTAGATATGGATGTAAATGTGGTAATTTAATGGGACGTATTCATAGTGGTATTATATGCGAAAATTGTAATACTGCAGTAAAATTTATTGAAGAAGAATATGATGATGATTTTTTAAATATAGTAATTCAATGTAAAATGAAATTAAATAAAACTGATATTAATATTATAAAAGATATTATGAAAACATTTATAAAAAATAGAAAGGGGAATAATAAAAATGAAATTGAATAAGCAATTTTTTAAAAATATACTATTTAAATTTATTGATAATTCAAAAATAGAAGATTCGTCTTCTTCAACAATACCAAATTCTAATAAAGAGTATTATGAAAATTTCAATGCATACTCTTCTTGTAATTGGCTCGATTTTAAATCTATGATAAAAAAGTATGGATTTAAGAAAGGGCTATCTTATAAATTTATAAATATTTCTTACCATACAAAATATAAAGAAGAAGCTATTTTATATTATCATAAAGAAAAAGGTTTAATATTATGGGCAACATCATTCTTTGGAACTTCTTTAAATGGTGGAACTGTTTATGGCCAAGTGAAAATAAATGAAGAGAATGAATCAGATGTTGGCAAAGCTTTAGATTGCTCACATGATTCATTTGGATATTATGATAAAGAGACCCGAAGTTCTACATTAAAAGATGCAGTTTATTTTGATATAGATGTTAGAGATGGAATGATATCTAAATTGAATATAATAGAATCCGTTGCTGATTTTCAAAGTATTTGGACAACGAAAAATAAAAGTATGAAGCCTTTTGTATATTTATCTGATTTTACTGAAAGGCAAAAAAATAAACATTTTAATTGTGCAGATTCAACAATAGATAAATTAAATAGATCATGTAAAGAGGTTAAAGATATAGTTGGAATTGAAGATTATATAGCTAGAGAAATTTATTTTAAGGAGAAGCATAATAATGAAGGATTTTAGAGAATTATTAGAAGCCGATATAGAAGAACAAAAATATAGACTATATAAATCTGTACGAATTGGTAAATTCGATATATCTATTCAGGGTAGTGAGAAACATTTCTGTACACCAAGACTGACAACTAATCTTTATGAATATTCTAAAATGGAAATAGCAATATGTGAAAATGGTAAATGGATTAGTATATTAAATGATAAACGATTTAATGATTTTAATATAAAGATAAAATGGGACGAAAGTGATCGACCTATAGCTGAATATGTTGATATCTCAGCAATACAAGCATTGTGTGATTATATTGAAAAAAATCTAATATAATAAAAAGGAGACAATATGCTAAAATGTAGATGGTGTGGAAAAGAAATAACGGAAGAGCAAAGTAAAGAATTTGAAGGAACATGTGGTCCTACCCATATGGAATCAATATGGCGTATTCAAGAAGTAGATAGGATGTTTGCTGTTATGAAAGAAGATAGAGAAAAAGTTAAAGTTATTTAATTCAATTATATATTATAAATATGAATAAAGTTAGTAGTTATCTTTATTTATAAAAAAATATAAAACTATATACAAAGGAGATTATTAAAATGATCAAAAATTTTAACAAATTCATAGGACACGTTTCTGAGATAAACGATAATGAGGCAATGGGTATTATAGATGGTATATACCATGGCATTGTAAATTATTATAATAAAGATACAAATAAAGCTAGGAACATAGAATTGATTACTGATACTGTTGATTTCAGAGATTTAGTTTATGTTAAATCTATTGACTTAAGTAATCCAGTATCTATATTTACAAATATAGGTGAAAGTGCAATTTATCTTTTAGAGAAATTTCCTAAATTAAAACGTCTTTGGAAAGTTGAATTGCATGACTATACTGCTTAATATTTAAAAGGAGATATATGATATGCAAGGTAGATTTAAGAAAAATCATATTATAATAGGAGATAATCAAGTATTAAAAATTCCTAGTAATGTAGATATAGAAATAATAGAAGTTCAAAATCATCCTGAATTTGGAAGAAGATATAAAATTCTAGGATGCAAAGGATGGATTAAACATGAATGCTTTGAATATGTGATTGGTTATATTTAATTTAATAATACTTGCAAATTTATGCAAGTATTATTTTTTTTAATAAAATACATTAGATATAACAAATATATAACTAAGAGATACATATTGCTATGTATCTTAATATAGTTTTAAATTATATATTATAGATATGATTAAATTATGAAAGGCGGATAAAATATTATGGAAAAAAAGAAAAAAGTTATTAGTTTTATTGCAAAAAATAATGAGTACATTACTGTAGGTGAATTAAAACAGCACTTAGATGATTTCGACGATCTATTACCTATAACTGTATTTAATAAAGATGGAGAAATTGAATCATTAACTAATGGTAATATATATAAATATAATCTAAATAAAGGATTAATAGATCCATCAGATCCTCAATATGATAATTATAAAGAATCAGATGGGTTTGATAAAACTTTATTATTATATCCAATGTAATATATACTTAAAGAGGAGACGAATGTAAATGGGAGAATTGAATGTATCATACAGTTATCCATATAATGCAAATTATACTTATAACGTATTATTAGAGAGGGTTAATTTAGATGAAGAAAGAGAAATGTCTATTTTAAAAGGTAGAGGTTTTGTTATAAGAAATTATCAAAGTGATATTAAGAAAGATATTAAAAATCAAGACGGAATATTTTCATCTAAATTCGGAGCTACATTGCAAGATGTAAATCCATTTGCAGATAGATATAAATGTCAATGTGGTCGTTTAACTGGACGTATTCATCATGGTATAATGTGCGAGATTTGTAATACTAAAGTAAGTTATGTTGATGATGACTTTGAATATTTCGGATGGATAGTATTGAAAGATCCATATTATATCATACATCCAAATCTATATAAAGCAATAGCTAATTTATTTGGTACTATGAATAAACAATCCGTATTAGATAGTATATTGGCTCCAAAAGATGAACGAGATCAGGATGGGTATATAGTAGAACAAGAGATTAATAAGAAAGAACCATTTGTTGGAATAGGAATACTTGCATTCAAAGAAAGATTCGAAGAAATAATGAAATTCTATTTAAAGAAAACTCCAGGTAAGAAAGAGTATTATGAAAATATAATGAAGAATAAAGATAAAGTATTTACTCAATCTATACCAGTATATACAATACATTTAAGACCTTATAAAGTTTCTGGAGAGAAATTTGAATTCGAAGGAACAAATTCAACTTATAATATGATGTGTAAGTTAATGGCTTCTATAAATAATGATGAACTTAAAGTGTTTAGACAGAGGAAGTCAAAGAGCCAATTATTATATGATCTAAATGTAAAATTTCAAGATTTATATAAAGAATTAGAATTAATAATATCTGGTAAGAAAGGTTCTATACGTTCACTGTTTGGTGGTAGATATAATTTTACTTCCAGATGTGTTATAGTTCCAAATCAAACATTAAGAATTGATGAAGTAATAGCACCTTATGCCGCAATGGTTGAATTACTCCAACAAAGCATAATAAATATATTACAGAAATCATATAATATGAGTTATAGTGATGCTTATAATATGTGGTTTATGTCACAGACAGAGAAAGATACTAGAATAGAAAAAATAATATTAAGTATTATTCATAATCATGATCGAGGAGTTCCTATATTACTTAATCGTAATCCTACAATAAATTATGGTTCAATAATGCAAATGTTTATAGTAGGGATTACAGATACTTATACATTAGGTATGCCCCTACAAGTATTACCTTTATTTTCTGCTGACTTTGATGGTGATGTTTTAAATATGTTGTATATTATAAATAAAACATTCTTAGAAGAGGCATTCAATAAATTAAATCCAAGAAATGCTATGTATATTTCAAGAAATGATGGTAAATTTAATAATGCTGTTAATCATACAAAAGATCTTCTTATCAATGCTAATACATTCATAAATTTATCAAGAAAATATTATTCAAAAGAACAATTAGAATTGATAGAAAGGATAAAAGAAATGTTATAAATAATTAAGAGTAGTGATTATAATATTGCTACTCTTTAAATTAAAATAATGGGGGTTATATTAATGAATATGGTAGAAATATTAAATCTTACAAGATACATAAAATCTGATCTAAGAGTAATACCTGAAGTAATAAATAGTAGAGTGATTGTATCACTGTATCATGTAGATGATGATATATTATATGATACACATCATGAAGTTATTCTCAATGCTATAGTAGCAGCAGAAACAGAAATGTTGAATGCTATAGGAATAAAAGAAATTGTCGAACCATACTTTTATGCATTATTAAATAATGATAGATTATTAAAATTACAACGTGAAATAGAAAAGGCACTATCTAAATTTAAAGAAGAAAATGAAAATACTGATATATTATTAGACAATCTAAAGAAAGTATTACTTATAGAAAATATTATAGACTATGATGATGAAAGTTCAGATTTAGTACATATGATAAATAAGAGGACTTCTAAAGAAACTCTTAATAAAATAAGTTCACATAATAGTAATAGAATTTATTAAAAGGGGGAATATGATATGCATACTAACTCAATTTTGGCGATAATTGTAATAGTTATATTATGGATATCATTATTCATATGCATGAATCTATTATATAATAGATCAAGAAAAAATAAATAATTAATATATAAATAACATAACTGAAAAAATATATTAAAGAGGTGAGATAATGGAAGGTTGTGTAAAATTATTTTGTTCAAAAGAATCAAAATTAAATGAAGATATTAATGATTATATAAATCAATATAAATTAGACAATTATATTTATCTAACACCAACTAGTTCTACTATGATAATAATTAAAGGTATTGGTATGATCCCTGAAAATACTATAAAATCTTTAGTTAGTTTTTCTCAAGTAAAAGCTTCAGAAGAAGAAATAAAACAAATTAATTGTGATAAAGAGAAAAAAGCTAGATTTTGGGATAATATATATTGTTGCCTTATTAGAAAAAATCTAGAAACTGGTGGAATAACATTTTGTGTATTTGGAGAATATATAGATATATATAAGGTGTTTGGTATAAATATATCAAAAGATAAAACCTATATAACTGTTTATGAAAGAGCTGATGTTCCACCAAGTATATCTATTAAGCTTCATAATAAATATCCTAATTTTTTAGCATATATCCATGAATATGTAATACCAGAATTAGAAAAGATTTTATTATAATAAAGGAGATGAATAGTTGTAATGATGCTTTCACGAAAACAGATAAATAGATATATTATATCTATTGAAAGCAAAAAGAAAAGGTTAAGCAATAAAGCAAAATCAAGACTTATAAAAGATTATAATAGATATTCTAGTATTAGATTAAAAGAAATGATGGCAAAATTAGATAGTGCTTTACAATAAAGGAGAGGTTGCGAATGATTGAATTAAGTAATTTATCAAGAAAAGGATTAGTATCATTAATAGAGGGATATGATAATTATATTAAAAATGATATATGTGAGGACGAACAAAATTCTTTAAACAGATACCCAGTTAGTATAAATGAGTATATGAATAATGAGTTCCTACTTAATAAGTCAGAGGATCAATATAAATTAAAAGTAATAAATTTTGGAGAAGAATATACTGATATATTTAGCGAAACATCTTTTAATATAATGGAAGTATTTGAAAAGGTTTTAGATGTTAATAATATTACAATTCCTGATATAAATAGAGAAGGAAATGAAGATGAAGCTAGAATATTCGGAGACACATACTATTCTATGGAATCAGAAGTTGAAGATATTGTATTAGATTGTGTAAAACGAATATATGATGACTATACTAATAATAATAAAAACATACCTGAGGATTATACTGATATTTATAAAAAAAGTATAACCGAGTGTATCAATCTATTTCATGAAGGAATGAATAATAGTATTAGGGGTTGATTAACATATATAAAATTTTAAAAAATAAATTGAATGAACTACTTAAAAAAGTAGTTCATTTTTTTAATACCGAAACAAGCTATATAAGAAATTGTAATCAATGTAAATTTATTAGTATTACAGAAGAGAAACAGACAAATAAAAATATTAATCATGTTTGTTTAAAACATAGAATGAAAGTATTTCATAGAAGCTGTTATCCTAATATAGAGCATCTATACATATATCCATGTGAATCTTGTAATGGAAAAGATTTTCAAATTAGGATAGAAGGAGAATAAAAATATGGACTTATTTAATAAATTAAAAAATAAATATGATTATATTCATATTGAATTTTCAGACTATAGCCAAAAAGAATTAAATAAAAAAATAAAAGAATTCCAAGATACTATTAGAAAAGAGAATATGACAATTCCTAATATTAATGACCAAATAATATTAACTAATCCATATTATTTTGATAAGATAATAGGATGCCTTCATAATTATGCTGCAGAGATAAACGGTCATATATTAAAAGATATTAAATATACAATTGCAATGTTTGTTACCTATGATGATAGTGTATTAAATAGATAATCAATGAATGCTATTATGTAATAACATATACATAATAGCATTTTATTTTTTATAAGTAAGGAGGATATAATTATGGATGAAATAGATAAACTTTATAGCTCATTATGCATTCCCTCATCTGCAAACTCTTATGGAATTGCAATTGAATATATGAGAAATTGGTTTGTATCAAAATTTGATGTAGATTATTGGAAAGTTGTTTATGTAGATGGAAAGTTTATATTGGATGACTTTAGAAAATTTAATCATCACGACTCTATTAAAACAATGAAACCTTCTTTATCAATTGTTCCACAAGTTACATTTGAACATGATAGAGAACGAGTAGATTTATATCAAGGAAGTTTACATCAATTAATAAATAGATCTAGAGAAGATTCAGCATTCTTTAAAGATCGTGATAAAAATATGTTTGTAAGTTTAATGATGGAACAATTACAAATGAATTTTACATTTAGAATGAAAGTAAGTTCAAGAGCACAACAAGTAGAATTGTATAAATATATTCAAATGGCATTTAGAATAGGATCTACACAAGGGGAATATATAGATATAGATTTTCATATCCCATATACTTTAATTTTACAATTAGCTGCTGATAGTGGATTCGAAATTATTGATGAAAAGATAAAAAACGTATTATCTTTCGTTAAATATTTAAATGAACACTCCATACTTCCTATTTTATATAAGTATAGGAATGTAAATGGTAAGAATGAGTTCTTTATAAGGATGCCCAATATGTATGCTCATATATCATGTCAAGATGCACCATCAGCAGATGATGGAGACCGTGAAGGTATGATATTTAATAACTTTATGATAGATATGAATGTAATATTACAAATGCCAATGCCAAAGGCATATTCATTTTATTCATTAAAACCACCAGATATTATAAAGCATATTGATACTAATGATACTGGTAGTCCTGCTGTTATAAGTATTGAACTTATGAATTATCCAGAGAAGAATTCTAAAGGTTGGGATAAATTTATAACTACTGATTATTATGAAGAAAATATTATTAAACCATTAGTAATAGATTTTGCTGAATTATTTGATGATAGTGAAATATTAAGAACTATAAAATATAATAATAATATTCAGATATCATCTAGTATATTTATAGATTTTATTATAAATAATAACGGGAAGATAATACCATATACAATAGATTGGAAAGAGTTAAAATTAAATACAGATACTGTAGTTATATCAGAAAATACTAATATAGCTATATATATAGATTTAGGATATATAAATGATACAATAATAAATTTAACAGAATTGAATGAAGATAGACTTAGATAGTCTATCTTCTTTTTTATTTATAAAATTTATTTATAGCATCCAACATAGATACTGAATTTGTTGCTTCATTGTTTCTAGTAATAACTTCATCTATTGTTGTATTAATATCTGGTTCTTCTTCATCTTCTGAATAGTTATCAAACTCTTCTAATAATTTATTTGTAAATATTAAATTATTTATATATCCTTTAACATTTACATCATCTATTTTATTAGATATTGTTATATTTTCTTTTTCTAACTCAATATAAAATGTATCTCTAATTTCTTCACAAACATTATCCATATTAATAGTTTCTATATTTGTTTCTTTTAATATATTTCTGCATATAGATAATAGTAAATATTCATAATCATCTATATTGAATTTATTATGTGTATTAAATTTATAATCAGACCTTCTACTTAATAAAAAATATCCTATTATTAATAATTCTATAGCACATAATAACATCAAAATTTTATTCATAATCAATCTCTCCCATATAATTTTATTATTAAAAAAGAAGAAGAGAATATTCTCTTCTTCTTATATTGTTTAATATTTTATTTAGTGCTATCAGTTACAATAGGAGTAGCAACATGATCAAGCTCATCAGTAGTATCCACTTCTGCTTCAATAGGAACTTTAACTCCATCTGCTATTTTATCAGTTACTTCAGCAGGTGTATCATTACCTTCAATTTTATCAGTAGCAGTATCTTTACTTGTTGTTAAATCAATAACTGTTGCTGCATTAATAATAGAAGGTTCAAGTTTATCTATAGATGCACCATTGACTAAATATTTTGATGCATTAATTTTAGCTAAAGCTGCATCAACTAATTGATCCAATAATGTTATTCTTTGATCTGTAATTGTTAAATTAAATTGTTCACATAATTGAAGAACATATGACATTACTTGATCTCTTGTTGTAGTATTCATTGATTCATCAATGAATTTAGTAGTAAGAATAATTATATTTGAAATAGTTTTAAATTCTTTATTATTTGTTAAGTTTAACTCATTAACAAATTCAACTGATAGCCCTAATACACCTACAACTTGATCTAAATCTGTATCGGTTATTAGGTTTTTGCTCTTTAAATATTTTGATAAAATAACAAATAACAATGTTGCGGCAATAATTAATAATATTAATACTATAGAATAGTCTGGCATTTTAAATGCACTTCCTTTTTTTTATTTTGTAGTTTCCTCGATTACAGCAGGATCAATAGAATCCGTGGTAGAAGTTCCAGAAGATGGATCATTTGTAATTGCAGTTGCCGCTGTGGTTATCTTGTAATAATTTTCAATTCCCGCTTTACCAAAATATGATACTATTACAGTCATTGGTAATGGTAAGATAGATCCATATAATTGAAATAAATCTTTTCCATATTTTATATAAGCAAATTCAACTGAAAAAAATGCTATAATATAAAATATAACTATAACCCATGCTAATTGCTTTGATGTAGTTAAAGTTTTAATATTCATAGTTATTAAGCCCTCCTTTTTATAATATTGTTATTTTATTACAATTTTATTTGATTAATATATTCCCATCCGAATCAGTTTCAACATAAGGAATAGTTTCTGCATAATCATAAGATATTAATTCAGGCAAATTATCTGAATTTATTTTAATTGTAATAGTTCTTAAGAAATAGTCTCTTATTATTTGTTTTGTTATTTCACTATTATCAATTTTTCCAGTCTTAATATCACTCTCTGTATTATTTATAATGTTTCCATTTGAATATAACATGTTTAAATCAGTATCACTTAATGAATCAATAGTGCTATCATATATATTATTATTTGAGCTAAATAATTCATTAATTGTATCTTCATCATTAGCATGTCTTAATATTGATAAATTACTTATAGTTCCAATATTATTTAGAATCTTAGCTTTATGAGAATCTATATTTAATATACTATCTGAACTTACTTTTTTGCCATTCATAAATACAAAATATAGATCTTTATCAAAGGCATATGGTAATTTTAATTTATCAATAAGTATATTACCATCAGTTGGAATTATAGGAGCTGCTGCTACTTCACTTATTTCTTCTGGAACATAGAAAAAATCTATTTTATCATTTGCTTTTAATGGGATTCCTATATATAATGATATCTCATCAAAAGGATTAATTTTATTTACATTAGTTAATTGAAAATCAGCGATGTCTATTTTTCTTCCGTTTATGAATATCATATAGTTATTCTTATTCTGACAGTATGCAAATTCTTTAGGTAATCTAAAGTTAGCAATTGACTGTTTTAATATAACGTAATAATATCTAAATTGTCTAGAAGAAGCGAAATATAGGGTTCTATCATAATAATATGAATCCTTTAATGTTATGCTTATTCTAGATTCATCTATTCTTTCTGCTGAAAAATCAACTTTATATCTAAGATAATCACTATTTGGTATATCAAATGTTTTATTATAAGCATCTCTTGAAAAAATTCTTAGATTCTTAATATCTATATTAGAGTCTAAATAGTAGATGTTATCGTTATCTGATATAATTTTACTTTCCAATATTCTATTATCAATATCTTTAAACATAATTATTTCTACAATATCAGTAGACTTGATTCCTATGATAGGAAAGGTAAAACTATTTCCAAAATAAGTGGTATAACTATAATACTTATATATTTCTCCATTTACAAATATTATAGGATAGTTTAATAGTCCTTGTTTATTAGTTCTTGACATCGTTATATATCCAGTATTACTTACTATACTTAATAAATAGGTTCCAGTATATTGATGTACATCTATTTTATTTAATTCTTTATATACATCACTCAACAGTCCTGGATTATAATTTATGATATAATATAACGCACTAGTTATATTATCTGAATATGATCTATTTTTATCAAATTTAAAATCAAACGGTTCTGCTAATGCTTCAATATAAGTTGGAACAATAGTTGAAGAAGTTATTACATTTATAGCATTAGTTGTATTTGGTATATTTAATATATTATCTTTAGATTGATTTCCATATATATAATAAAATAGTTTATATAGAATATTATTTACATAATATCCACCATCATCTACTAAGAAAGTATTCAATCCATAAAAGTCTATTTTTCTATCACTATATAACTTTCCATTCTTAAATATTAATGGATTAGTTTCTGAAATTTTATAGTTTGGATTAATACCAGTAGATTGAACTTTGCCTGGGGTTAGATAGTTACTTTCATAATAAATATATGGATCATCTAAATCTACAGTACATGATTGTCCATTTAACGAAGTAACACAAAATCCACTTTCATCAAACGCAAATATATTATTTGGAGATAATACTGATTGATTTTCATTATATTTAATATTAAATGGTAGTATTACCATCTCAGGTTCTGGTAATATAATATTATCTTTCAAATCTATAAAAGATAAATCTTTAAATGTTGATTTATTCTGAGAGTAACAACTATATCCATATTGTTTAGGTCCTACAAATAATTGTAGAACTGGATCAGAAGTAAGATCTATAGATAGTTTTGTCATCGGATCTAATGTATTACTATTGAATTGACTTGTTGTAGCATAAACAGTAGTTTCAGCTCTTTCTATTTTTATAGTACATCCTCTTGGTAATGCAGCCCATCCTGTTCCAGTGGCATTGGTTATAAATCTACTGCCATCTATTATTAGTTTTTGATTACTCTGACCATAATTATATACAATCATCCATTTTGCTAATATTCCATTAACAAGCATTCCACCATTAGTAGTTCCTGGGCATCTTATTGCACTTAATGTATGCTCTTTACCCGTTTCATCTTTATGAAATGCTATTACTGTTCCTATGATATCATCATCAGGATCAACAGATGTTATAGTAACTTGATGCACATAATCACTATATTTTTTATCACTAATAAATCCTATATAGGTTGTAGAATTTATGGAGCATTCTACTGCTTCAGTTGCTGGATTATATATCCATTGAGATAATTCATTTACATTTGCTGGAAAAGTTCCATAAGTATTATGAGAAAATCTTTCCCATGTATTAAATATATCTTCCATAGAAGCTGTTTTACTCATTGGTACGTAACATGAAGACAGATCAAAGTTTTCTATCAATATATATCTATCTTTAAAATCATGTACTAATTTTATATTTGACCATTTAATAAATTTTCCATTTAAAAAAATTAGAAATGGGTGTAGTTCTTTACCAGTTACCATATTAGCAATATAGTCTGTAAATATAGTTCTTTTTAGATTGTAGTATATTGGTAGATTCTTTATTAATAATATGAGTCTTCCATCATTATATACAAATTCTTGACCATCTATAAAATATGTTTGTTGTACTTCTGCTGTCATTTTGTAAAGTGCAGGAACTTTACATTCCTGCACCTCTTTTAATACTAAATTTGTATTATGCCTAAGATCTTCAATTTTCTTAATAATTTTATCTAGTATCATACCGCCTCAGCTCCTACCTTTAAAATACAAGTCGTAAACGTTATAAGTTTATTTCCTATTATTTTCTCAATTGTTTTCTGATTGTTTAAATAACAACCTACATATACATTTGTCATCATTGTTGCAAAAGCAGGATATAATTCTAATGCAAAATGACTGCCTGTTCCATATAAATATATCCATTTCTCTAAGAATACATCTAAAGTTAATTTAGGAATCTTTAATATCTTTCCTATCTCTTGAATAAAGAAGTTTATATTTATAAATGCTTTCTCAATATCTAATTGTAAAAATAGTATTTCTTCTTCTCTTTCAGATAGTCCAGATATAGTTCTTGCTACAGCCTTACTATTATCATCTAAATCTTTTTGAAGTATATTTATTTGATAATATAATGCTGATAAATATAAACATTTATCTCTAGAAGTAGCTGCAGATGTTATCTTATATAAATAGTCTACTATATAAGTAAATAATGAACTGAAACAATATGCTCCATCTCTTATTATTTCAGTTTTCATTAATAGTCTCTTTGAATCCATATAATATATCATTGTATTTAATGCAGATACTAGATACGCAATAAATATATCTATATTACCACATGTATATTTACCATCAACTAGATTTATTACATCAGCATCAATAAATATCTTTAGTTTTTTATCCCCAGATTTTATATCACTAGCTGCAAATACTTTAAATGCTTTTGGTAATGGATTTTCAGATTTTAATAATATAATATTTTTAGACATTAATACTTTAACTAAAGAATTAGATACTTGTCTTTTCTTTACTTCATATACAATATCAGAAAAGGCATCACCATCTGTATCTATTACATCTGAATTCATTATAAACTCAAATATTTTCTTCTCATACTGTCCTAGATTATATAAATAGGTATTAGAATAATTTTTAGTATTTTCCATAATAATTACCTCCTTAAAATTAACTTGTCTGATGAGAATCCTGATGCTTTCTTATGTCCACCACCACCATACTTTTCAGCAAGTTTTGAACAGTCTACATCATCGTTAACAGTAAATATAGAATAAGATACTATGTCACCTTTGAAAACAAATGTAGATACAATATCATAATCATTTATTCTATCACCAAATATCATACCATTATCTCTTTTATTTACGGCTAAGCATTTCAGATCTTCAAATGTACATTCAAAACCATACTTAGTTATATATTCTAAATTAATTTTTAATACATATTGATATATAACTTTTCCATTTTCAATAATTTCATTAGTGGTTTTATCATCCATAAGCATCCATGTACTTGACAATGCTGAATAATCTAATGCTTCAAGACCAAATTTAAAATTAATTGTTTCATCTTTAAATTTATATATCCAACAATCAAAATCACTTACCAATTGAATATATCTAGGACAATCCTCTAACTTATCAACATTATTTAAATACATATAAGCTAATGCTGCTCCAGATATATTATTTTTTCTTAATCCTTTAATCTTATCATACTGTGGAAATTTTTTAATCAGTTTAAAACTTGATTCGTGATGATCTATCCATTCAACATTCTTAGTAATTTTTAATAAAGCAATAAGACTATCTACAGTTTCAATACTAAAAGAATAATCTACAATATATACTTTTTCATTTTTACTTAATATATCTAGAGGAATAGTTCTATCATAATTCATTTCAATATAGTCTTTAGGATTATAATTATTTTCATGTTCTGCAACTATAGCAGCAGCTGATCTACCATCTATATCATCATGATGATAACATTTCATCTTTTCATCTCTCCTTTTCATTTTTATTTACTTATATGTTAAAAAATATAATTTTATACTATGTACTTAACTTACTAATAATTTAAGGGGGTAAGTAAATATATGATAGAGAGTGAGTTAAAATCATATAATATTGATTATGATTTAATAGATAGCAATAAATATTTTTATAATAAAAATCCTGTTCCAAGAGTAACACAATTATTAAGTGAAATACATGAGGACTATCTAATGATGTGGGCAAATTCATTAGGGTTTAGACATAAAAAATATAAAGATGAATTAAATACTGCTGCTTTTATAGGAACTAGTGTTCATAATTTTATAGAAGAGTACTTAAGAAAAAAGATATATACAGAGTTAAAACAACAAGATAGCGAATACTATAAAAAAATAAACAATGGGGTTAATTCATTTTTATTATGGTATTTAGATGTATTTAGAAATAATAAAATAGATATTGTTGGAATGGAACAACAATTAGTATGTCCATGGTTTGGTGGAACATATGATTTACTTATAAGAATAAATGGTAAGTTATATCTTGGTGATTTTAAAACAAGTAATCATATAGGATATAAATATTTTATGCAATTAGCAGCATATAAATATATACTAGAAAATTATCAAAATATAAAAATAGACGGATGTCTAATTCTTCAATTAGATAAAAATGTCATAGGATATGAAGAATACTTTCTAGATTTTAATAATAAAGAACACTCAGAATTTATGCTTCAATGTACTAATACTTTTTTATCATTAGTATATACTTACTATAATAAACTACAAACAATGGATATGTATAAAAATATTTTTAATAAGAGGAGATGAGTTTAACAATGGGAGATAATAGAATAATAAATTTTATTTTAGAAGGGCATAGTTTTATTTCTAAAATATTATACTATTTTAAATTAAAAAAAGAAATAATTAATTATGATACATTAAATGATTATTTCAATTTTCTGAATTATTTAGAAAAGATATTCTTTTATAATAATTCAATGAAGTCACCAATAAGCACACACTTTAATAATACTGGTAAATATATAATATTAGTAGATAAAGCTAAAAATCAAATATATATTTCTTGTAAAAGTGATGGAGAATTATCTATTAGGATATATAGAAAAGTTGGACATGATATGGAAAGTAATATCAAATTTAATTATAGTGAATTTGATAAAGTAACAGCATATGATAAATTTATTATAGAAAGTATATTTAGAACTGTAAAGTTACGTATATCATCACTATATCTAGAATATGTATAAAAATAAATAAGACATAGCATTGCTGCTATGTCTTTCTTTTATTACATACTTTATTAGGTGGGGTACTATTTATTTTAGTACTTGTCTTATTGATAGGCTTGGTATTTACTTTACCAACTGGCCTAGTTCTTCTTTTATTTTTACCATCCAATTCATCTAAATCAATATTAATATTACTTTTAGTAATAATAGTTAATACTGTTTTTAGCACAACCTTCGCTAAATCATATCCGAATAATCCGCCGACACCAGCATAAATTGTAATTGATATAATATCTGAGGACTTTAAATATTTTACTGCAAACAGCCCTACAATCCATCCGCTAAATCCATGTAGAATCACTTCTGCAAAAAAAATAAAAAATGATTCAGTATTATCTTTAGATTTATCGTTTATTTCTTTAGATATAGCCCCAAAAAAAGCTATTATAGCGGTATATAGTATAGTAGAGAAGTTATTATTTCCTAGTATCATAGTAAACTTCTCCCTTACAATTGATTTATGATTTTTTAATACCCTTTTGATTTAAAAATACATATATAATCATATTAAATATACATATTATTATAGATAGTGCCACAAATATATCAGTAATATTTATAATCGTATCTATCTCTTTGAATGTGTCACTAAATGTAGCTTCAACTTCATCTTTCTGGGTTCCAAGTGCTATTAGCACTTTATGATAATTCCCATTCTTAACTCCACCTGTGGTTTTTGATTCATCCCCGAATCCTAAAAATCCTGATGGAATAACAATCCATTCTAAATATTCTGGAGAACCATCTACGTTCCACCAATTTTTATCATATGTGTTTATAGTACTGATCCCTTGCCTCATTTTAGATATTACTGTACTTGCTTGTATCTTATCTACATGCAATTCTGATTCATCTTTCATATATCTACCATTAGTAATAAATTGTGGTGTATCGCAAATAGGACTATTGTCCCATATAAATTTTTCATTTGATAAATTTATCATAAATGCTTCACCAGTATTACCACCATTTAATACGCCAGATATATTTCTCTTAGCCCATAATTGCAATGATTGCTCATTTAAGGGATCTACAGTATTATGGTTAACATCATACATAAATTGGTCCTGTAAATTTGATAATTGCCTTTTAGCTTGTACTCTCCATTCAGTCTCGATATTGGTTTTAGTACTAGCTTTTAAACTTGATAGTTGAGAAATAATATAATTGCCACTTGTTATCAAAACTATACAGACCAAAAATACTACAATATTAATAATGTTTTGTTTAATATTATAAGTTTTTATCATAGTTCACACCTTCTAATAAAATTAATTAAATTTTTTATCATATAATATATTTTTTAATTTATATAATCACCTCCCTTATCTATATGTTATAGCAAATTGACTGATTAGACAACAAAAATAGTACATAGTATTAAACTATGTACTATTATTTTTTATACTAACCTATTAAACTATTCCATGTATTAGGTCCTACTACACCATCTGAATCAAGATGACGAGCTGGAACTAATTGCCATTCCCTAACTTTAGCATCAGTATTTTTACCAAATGAACCATCTACAACTGCTCCAAGTTTATATTGAATAAATCTTGTAGCATATTCGTAGTGTGGTTTAACAACCCCATCTACTGGTCTTGATAAAATTTGTTTAAGTGCTGTTTGTGTTACTGAACCTGCTAGTCCATCAGCAGCTAATTTAAGAGCTTGTTGGAAATTATATACAGCATTCTTAGTAAGTTTACCATATATTCCATCAGCTGTACCACATTTAAATCCTAATTCATTTAATTCTTGTTGTACTGTAGATACCAATGAACCTGTATCTCCAACTTGTAACCAATCTCTTGATTCTGTATTGATTGGTGTAATTACAGTTACTGGAGCAATAGATCCTGAAGTAGATAATATTAATCCCTTAATTTCATTAAGAGGATATTTAGAACCTGGACAACTTGTAGGATAGACTTCTCCATGCCCTTTAATATTAACAATATGATATTTAGTACATAGATGCTTACAAAGTTCAACTATGGCTGCTTTTTGTACTGCAGGCATATCCTCTGTCATATATTCCCCTTCTGCACATATTCCAATACTATGTGAATTATATCCAGGGCAATGAGCACCTTCTGCATTTTCAGGTCTTCCAGTATCTATTATACCAGTTTTTCTTACAAAATATTGATATCCTATGCATAGCCATCCTCTGGCTTTATGCCATCCATCAACATCTAATACTGTACAAGATTTTGATTCAGCATGATGTAGTATAATACTATCTGGAACATTATCTAACGTAAATTGACCATTAACTATAAGATTAGTTTGTACTATTTCCATTTAAACATTCACTCCTTAAATTTATATTTTTATTTATATGTTTATATTATACCTTTTAGATATGATGAAAAGTCTTTATTATGAAAATTTGTACTACTCATAGTGTCTATACTATATTTTTCTATATTAATAGCATAATGAGTTTTATCATCATATATTTTTATCCATACATATTTAGTATTGTTTATAAACATAACCCAATTATCAATAATTCTTATTGGATATATTATTTCACCTTTATCAATAAATCCAATAGTTACTTTTCCTTTATAGTCATTCTTCATTGCAACTCTATCTTGGATGATGGTAAACATTTCATTATCCATCTTATATATTCATTATCAGCATTTTGATCATTGATACTGACATATCCGTTTTATTTTCTAAACATTTACCTATAACTGTCCCAGGTGTATAATTTTCACATTTCATTGCAACTCCTGGTATTTCAGAAGAGACTAATAAATCTCCATCTTCAACCATTCCTATAACTTTTACATGTACTCTTCCAGCAAGACCTACAGAGATATAATTCTCTTCATCTTTATCATCACCTTTTCCACCTAAACATTGTCCATATTCACCAGAATATACTCCAACAACTTTCTTATCATATTTTCTAGTTGATTTTGTATAATTACCAGTTCTAGAATCTTTTACAATAACATCTCCTACTTCAATAATGTCATCAAGATTTCTTTCAAAGAATTCTGCATAATCATTATAGACCGCATTATATACTCTTGTTGCATACATATATCCACTGTAGTTTATTCTAGAAGTTCCTGTAGGTGCAGTTGTAGAATTATCAAAAAATTTATCAGTATTAGGTGTTGCTGGTGCTCCATATTGTAAATATCTTGTAGAATCTAATCCATCGAATAAATCAGTATCATGTGCTTTAAAAGCATCACTAATAAGATATTTATATAATTTATTTAATGCATTTGATGTTGGTGATGAATTTAAAGCGACAGAATCGTAGTTATCATACAATATTACTGTTCCTCTTTGAGTAGTCGATGCATCTTTAAAATTAACCAAATCGTCTAATGATTCTCCATTACTATTAAATACACATCTTAGCATAGTTCTTGGACCATATGCTACACCATTTTTTGTTAATGTTATTGGTACTAATTGATCACTTGGAATTAGATAACTTGGTATTTCATAACTATCCGTAACTACTTGCCATATATTATTATGATTATAAATATAAAATACATATTTTGGTGTAGGTATGCTTCCATCATTTACAATATATAAATTAAATGAATCTGGAATTAATGTATCTAATACTAAGTGCGATACAACATATATAACGTTAGTAAGTACAACTCTATTATTATTTATATCATCATAATAATATTTATTATCTTGACCATGATGTAAATGCCCAGATATAATAGGTGTATTGTTTATATCAGTTCCTAAAAATTCTTCAATATACACTAAAGCTGCCATATTAATTACCTCCTTTTATTTTTATTGTGGAACAGGTATTTGATTATTATACTCTTCTACAGTTAAAAGCCATGATACTCCACTATCAAAAGTTTCAAATTGAAACTTATAATTAGAAACTGCTGTATCAGTACACTTAGGAATTGTGAATGTAGTTCCTGGATAATTATTAGTTATTTTTATATCAGATATTATACTTCTAGCTATAAATACATTAGATTCAAATATTAATTGAAAATCTGTTACAAATTGAGTTATCTGCCATTTAATTATAGAGTACTCGTCTACTGTAGCTGGTAAATAAACATTAGCAAAATTACCAGTTAGATTATAACTTTTTTCAGCATGTGCTACTAAATAAATTTTGTTATTACTAGCAGTAAGAACTGGTACTATTTTAAGATCACCATCTACTGCATCATATCCACTACCAACTCCACTATTAGGCAAAGATCCTATTAATTCACTCATAGGCATCCATCTTATTCCAGTAGCTGTTTTTTGAGCAATAGCTAAAACATCAGCACTAGCATAATTATCAACTTGGATATTTCCATTAAATATTCTTAAAGACCTCATATCTATTGCATTATCTTTTATAATATAAGAGAATCCATTTCCAGGATCTTTTATCTGAACAGTATTGTTTACATCAATATACATTTGATTTAAAAATTCTGTTAAATTTACAGCACCCAATCCTTGTATTTCAACAGTTAAATTCTCTGCACTAAGATCACTAATCTGCTCTAATATTTTTTGTGTAATATTAAATATTACTGATTTATCTGTAGCTGAGACTATATATATATTTCCATTAGTATAGTCAACTAGTAATTCTTTAGGTACAGCTTTATCTTTTTCAGAATAATCTAGAGCTATAACTGGATATCTTGTCATTGACATATTTATTACCTCCTTTTATTTACAAATAATAGTTTTACTTAGATGTTTATATTTAAAATCTACATATTAAGTCTATAATATAATAATATACTTATATCAAAACATTTAAATAAGGAGTTGATAGATATATGAGAAAAGTAATAAGCTTTGTAAATGAAGAGAATGAAATATATAATTTACATAAAGAAAAAAATATTAGTAGAGGTACATTAGTAGAAATTCACATTTCTGATATTCATTTTGGTAAACTAGATTCTAAATATCAATATGATATACTAAATGAACAATTCTTAAATAAAATAAATGAAATACATTTTGATATATTATCAATAGATGGAGATATTTTTGAACATAAATTTATGTCTAACTCAGATGTTGTAATGTATGCATCATTATTCATAGATAGATGTGTAGATATATGCAGAACTAAATCTGCAACTTTTATAATAATTGCTGGAACTAAATCTCATGATGATGATCAATTAAAATTATTTTATCACTATTTATCAAATTCTAATATTGATATTAGAATTGTAGAAGAGGTTAAGTTTGAATATATCAAAGGAGCAAAAATATTATGTATTCCAGAGTTATATGGAAAAGATGAAAATTATTATAATAAATTCTTATTCCAATCTGGATCATACGATTCTATATTCATGCATGGTGAATTAAAAGGAGCTATATATGATAGAAAGAATAAAGGAGAATCTTATGTATTTGATATAAAAGATTTTGCTTTATGCAAAGGCCCTATATTAAGTGGACATGTTCATACAGGGGGTTGTTTTAATACTTATTTTTATTATGATGGATCTCCTTATCATATGCAGTTTGGAGATGATGATGAAAAAGGATTTTTAATAGTATTGCATAATCTAGATACGAATATGCATTATACTCACTTAGAACCAATAACATCATTTAGATATGTTACTTTAAATTTAGACTCTATGCTTATATCAGATCCAAAAGAAATAATAGAGTATGTAAATAAAGTAAAAGAAGATACTAATATTAAATATGTTAGATTAGAGTTTCTTAAAGAGTTATCAGATGCTGAAGTAGCTAATCTAGAACTTATTAAGAACTATTATAGAACTGATAATAATATAAAATTTAAAATAGAAAATTATAAGATTAAACAAATTCAAGAATCTAATATAGAAATATTAGATAAATATAAAGAGTATCAATATATATTAGATAAAAATATGTCTGAATACGAAATTCTTAGTAGATATATAAATCAACAAAAAGGCTTTACTTATATAACCACTGAAGAACTTATATCAATATTAAAGGAGGAAATATAATGAGTAAAAGAAGAAAAAAATATATAGTCTTAAGAATAGTTCATACAAAACTTGTTAAAGAAATTATAATAAGTATCAACAAACCTTTTTAATATGATCCATTCATATCTAAACCGCCTATGGTATATACGTTTTCTAATAATTATGTACCGTCAATATTCTTTCGATTAAATAATATGAGTAAATAGTAATATTAGTAAGGGTCAGATACTCTTACTAATTATATTTTTTTATTTTAACATTATTATAATATTGAAAATTGGAGGGATTAATTATGTATGTAAAATTAATTATGAGTGGAAATATAGGTGGTAGTCTTGGTCTTGAAAGTATAGAAACGGTTAATTTTTTAGATTCTTCTAGTGTTATAATACCTTTATCCTATTCTAATATAATATCATGGAATTATGATTATGGATGTAATACAACATCTTTAAGTAATCTAGTTTTAGATATAAATGGAGCATATTCTGGTAGAGCTGTACCTGGACTTAGTAATAATAGTGGTGGAACATCAACTGGATTACTAATACTTTACTCAACTGCAAATGTAGCTAAAATACTATTACAATCAACATCTGCTACTTATGCAGCAAAATATGTAGATATATATACCTCCCCTAATAACATAACTTATACTTTTATTAGTAGAACTACATTTACAACATCATCTCAAACAATAATTTCTAATTTACCCATTTCTAAATATTTAATTAAACAATATTCAGCCTACTATTCTATTAAACCAGCATACTACGATATAAATGCAAAGCAATATATTCCATTAACATTAGCTGGTGGATTAGTTCCTAATAAAGCTGATATAGATTTATATGGATTTGATAATCTTGCTAATATTACTTCTTCTGTTACTGTTGGAACTGAAACATTTAAACCTATTGATAAATTATTGAGTAGTTTTCAATTAAAAGAATATAAAGCTAAATAAGGAGGACATAATATGTATATAAAATTAGTTATAAGTGGTGATTTAGGTAGTGGTGTTTTTGAATGTGCATTAACTGAAATAGATATTTACGATACCACAAATACTAAATTAACATTATCATCAACAAATGTAATACAATCTACATATACTATTAATAATACTGCAACATATATAAATAATTTATTTAATGGTATATTTACTAAAAAAACTACACCTTATTATGATAATTATTATAATAGTGGTAACTCTGTTACAATGATAATTAATTTAAATGGTATAGCAGCTATAAATAAAATTGTATTAGAGTCTTATTGTTATGCAGAAGGGGCAAAATATGTAGATATATACTATTCTTTAGATAATATAACGTATATATATTCTGGTAAAGTTACATTTACTACAACGCTTCAAGTTATTAATTATATACAAACAATGCCTGTTAGTATCATTAAATATTTAATTAAACAATCCAATAGTTATTATTCTATTAAACCAGCATATTATGATATAAATACTCATATATTTATACCTTTAACATTATCAAGCGGTTTAGTTCCTAATAAAGCAGATATAGAACTGTTTGGGTTTGATGACGCATCTAGTTTAACTACATTGACAACTATAGGAACTGAGACATTTAGACCAGTTGATAAGTTATTAAGTAATTTTCAAATTAAAAAATATAAAAGTAAATAATTATAAGATCTAAGACTATAATATAGTCTTAGATTTATTCCCTATACTTACCAGATGCTATACATATAGAATGCTTGTCTAATATTAAATTACATTAAATATAACATTAAAATAATAATAATTATGAGAGGTGATCATAATATGAATTTAGAAAGACGGCAGAAGTACGCTGGTAGTAGGACTGTGACTAATTCTGATACACAAATAGATATAAATTTTAGTATAGATACCTTATCTGTATTTTGTTCATATGTATTATCAGAAAATAAGAATATAAGGAAGTCTCATTTAATTAATCTAAGAAATTTATTTGATATCATAAATGTAGACTTATATAAAAATGATATAGAAAAAATGAAAAGATTAAACTTTATTAAAAAAGGATTAGAAGGTAAACTTCTTAAGAATCTAAATAATCCTGCATTGATTGTAAAATATATTAATGGTGGTATAATAGATGACGATGTTATAGATGTATATGGATTTGCATACATATCTAATCAGGAATTAGACTGGATAAATCAAACAGTATCAGAAGCTTTAGCGTGTGCATTTATATATAATGATATAGATAGAATGATGGATATATGTACAAGATTTAAAGCAGCAGACTATACATCTAAGTCTGCAATTGTAAAAGAATATGAGAATTTAGTAATAGAATCTCAAACAAAATTTAGAAGAGTAAAAGTTGAAACTCAATCAGAGATGACTTTCACATTAAGAAAAGGATTAATGGAAGAAGTAGTTTCAGATATTCATGAACAACTTCTTAATCCTAGTAGAAGATTAATAACTGGAATGCAAGGTATTAATGAAATGCTAGGTGGTGGATTTGAAAGTGGTAGAGTGTATATGCTATTAGGAATGACTGGTGGTGGTAAATCATTATCATTACTTAATATAGCATATCAACTTAAGAAATATAATAAAAACTATAAAGCTAAAGATCCAACTAAGATACCAGTAATAGTATTCTTAACAATGGAGAATACTGTTAAAGAAACAGTTCAAAGACTATTTAATCTAGTAGTAAATGATGATATGGAGAACTATTCTGTAGAAGATGCTATAAATCTATTAAGAACTGATGGTGAGTTATACTTAACAGATGAATCACCAATAGATATATTAATAAAATATGTTCCAAATAGATCAGTTGACACAGGATATCTATATACAATGACTGAGGACTTAGAAGATGAAGGTTATGAAGTAATAGCACTTATTCAAGATCATATTAAACGAATAAGATCTTGTTATCCTCAAACAGATTTACGAATAGAATTGGGAGCAGTAGTTAATGAATTAAAAATATTCTCAGTTATTAAAGATATTCCAGTTATAAGTAATTCACATTTAAATAGAGATGGAGCAAAGACCATAGATGAAGGTGCCCGTCAAAATAAAGCAGATTTAACAAGAATGTTAGGACGAGCTAATATAGGTGAATCAATGCTAATGTTAGATAATTTGGATTGTGCATTTATTATAAATATGGAGTATGATGCTGAAGGAAATAAGTATATGGTATTTAAACGAATAAAGTTGAGATACAAGGCAACTAATAGAGACTATATTTGTCAACCATTCGTTAAGGGTAATGATATTAAATTTATAGAAGATTATTATTCAGCAGTTCCATTATTTAGAGATAGTTTGAAAGCATTACCTAATGAAGTATCTTTATATAATACAGGATTGCCTAATTCCAGAATGAATACCTATAATAGTATAAAAGATATAGATAGTGTTCTGAAAAATAATAATAATATAGATGATAATATTTTCAGTGCAACTAGGTACAAGCAGTCACCTATTGTTGATAATAATGGAGTAATAGATATGGTAACAATGCCAATAGCTATTGCAGGAAGACCATCTTCTCCTATTAGGAGACAAGCTATAAGATTTGTAAGTTAATAAAAAGAATGAAGTATAGCATTAAGCTATACTTCTTTACTATTATAAGCATCTATATTATCTTTTTCAGCATTATATATTGATGATAGAATAAATTCTAATGTGTCCTTTTTTAACATTCTTACTTTTTTAAAATTAAAATCTTTCACAGTGTAGATACTATTTATATATAGTATTATAAAATATAATTCTGCATCGCCATATACATCATAAGCTAATAGTTTAGGCTTGTACAAGTATCTAATATATTCTTTATCATCAAATTCTATAAAGACAGTTAGGTCATCTATTTCTTTTATATAATCATTTAATACATTATATGAAATAATTTTTTGAGTAGCACTGATGTAGTCTAAGAAACATAACGAATCATATGAAATATTATTGTCATTATCATTAGTTATAAATTGTTTTATAGTATAAGTTTCTTCTGGTTTCATTTATAATTCCTCCTCTATCTTGGTGGTTCTATTATAATAGGACTATTAATTATACGTTGTAATATAGAACATTTATTTATATTACCACCTACAAATATTACAATATATTTATCACCTTTTAAACCTTTATAATTTCCTCCTGCTGCATTAAAAGGAACAAACAATTCTATATAATTACATGTAGTATAATTATTAGCATTGATTAAATCTTTATTTACTAAATTTGTTTTTAAAGTTACATGTGTTTCTAATACTATACTATTATTATTTAAAAATGTAAATATTGTTGGTATAGTAAATTTTACTATTGTATTAAATTCATAATCTTCCAATGCTATAGCAATTTCGGAATATTTGAAATCTGACTCTTCTATATAATTATTCATAATTTTACACCACCTATAACATAAAAATAATAAATTAATATATTGTTATGCACATTAAAGTTAAAAAGGAGATGAGTAACAATGATTCATGAATTAACAGAAAAAATTATGGCTAATATAGGATTGGACATAGACAATGATTTTAAAATTGTGGATCAAGATTATGGCAATACTATAATGATGGATAAAAAATATTTAAAATGTAGTTATAATATACAAGAACCTATAATAGGAAAAGATGATATATTATTTAATCCAATTATGAATATAAAAGTAATGGAATTTATCTTTGCTTATTTTTTAGAAAAGTATCAATTGCTAAATCAAACTTATATAATGTCATATTGTCAAATGAATAATACAAGTAAGGAAACAGCACTATATGTAAGAGGTACACATAATACAGTATCATATTTTTATAAATCAGATACTTTAAAATATATAGATATAATCTTTAGATTATCTGGATATAAAAATATTGAATTTTTAAAAAAATATGATGGACGAGTGAGATAATTATCTCACTCTTATTCTTTTTTAATAGGGCGTGATATATTTGAAAACACCAAATGAAGGCCAACAAAAATTAATAAATGAAGCAGTAGATTGGTTTCATAATAGTTCAGAACAGGTATTTCAATTTGCTGGAAAAGCAGGTAGAGGAAAAACATTTGTTTTGCTTAAAATAGTAGAGGCTTTGGGAGTACCTTTAGATCAAATTGCATGTATGAGTTATACAGGGTGTGCTTCATTAGTTATGAGAACAAAAGGATTAACTGGTGCTAAGACTAATCATTCATGGTTATATAATCCAGTCGAAGGTTATAAATATGATAAAAGTGGAATTATTTTAAAAGATAATTATCTTAATAGGCCATTAACTGAACTACATTTTATTCCAAAACCATTAGAAGGAATAATTCTAATGATTATAGATGAGGCTAGAACTACCCCACTTCATATGAAAGCAGAAATAGAATCTAGAGGAATTAAAATAATAGCATGTGGTGATGTATCCCAATTACCTCCAGTAGCAGATGAACCAGCATATTTAGTTTCAGGAAAGATTCATATGTTAACAGAATGTATGCGTCAAGCAAAAGATTCTCCAATACTATATTTAGCTGAACGAGCGATAAATGGTTATGCTATCCAACCTGGGTATTATGGTAATTGTTTAGTAATATATGATGATGAATTAACAGATGAAATGATAAAGTGTTCTGATATTGTATTATGTGGAAAAAATAATACAAGAGATTTAATAAATAAAAAAGTTAGACGAGATATTCTTAATATTAAAACAGATTTACCAGCATGTGGCGAAAAATTTATATGTAGAAAGAATAACTGGAAAGAAGAATTAGATGGTATAAATTTAACAAATGGACTTGTTGGAACTGTTATTAATTCTCCAGGAATTCAAAGATTTGATGGGAAAACTTTTGGTATTGATTTTAAACCAGATATATTAAATAGTTATTTTGAAGATCTAAAATGCGATTATAACTATCTAATTGCACCATTTGAGCAAAAGAAATATTTAAAGAATGATAGATATTCTTTGGGTGATAAGTTTGAATTTGCATATGCTATAACTACCCATCTAAGTCAAGGTAGTGAATTTAATAATGGTATATATATTGAAGAATACTTATCTAAAGAAATTCAACCAAATCTTAACTATACTGCAGTTACTAGATTTAGAGATGGAATGATATGGGTAAAGAGAAGAAGAAAATTTTATTAGGAGGGATATTATGAAAGCTACAAAAAAAGAAATTCAAAGATATAAAAATTTATTATTTAAAAAAGGATATAGTTGGCAGTGCTGTTCTGGATCTAGTGATGAAGATATTATTAAAATTATGCAACAAAATTATCCATTAATTTTAAAAAGATCTCGTATAAATAGAACTCCATTTATATCATTACAAGAAGGAGCAGAGGAGTGGATATGTAATAATTGTGGTAATCATTTTATCGTATCTACTATTGAAAGAACTTTACGTATAGTAAAAGATCAACGATGCCCTATATGTAAAAAAGTAGATACTGGTATATTGGCATCAAGTGTAGATAAGAAAATAGTTGATATATAATAATACTTTATTTATAACACTATAGTAAAAACACAAATAATCATATATTATATTTATGATAGAATTATAGTATTTTATCATAATAAGTATGAAAGGAATTGATATTATGTCAAAAGAGGTAATAAAGATTTTAGGGCCAAATGAAAGAAGTGAAAAAATAGAAAAGCTACTTTCTGAAAAACTAATTGTAGGAGAACCAGAAAGTGATAGTAGAATTAAAGGTTCGGAAGATAGAAAATATTTATTATTATACTATTTTTCAGATGAGAAAGGAGAAGAAGATCAAAAATCTTTTGAATTTATAATTGGTAGAATGGCTACCTATAAATTTATAAAAAGTATAATAGAAGACATAAATATTCATAAATCAAAAGTTCTAGTTGAAACTGTAACGCTAAACGAATTAATCAGTGTTTATGAATTCATGAAACATATATCTTCAATAATAGAAGATGATGATAAGGATTCATTTGATATAGAAGATTATAATACTGGAGATTATGACGACGAGGTTTAGGGGGGAAGTTTGTAATGAAAGAAAATAATTTCTTTACGCAGAATATAGAAAGGTACGGAGAAAACTTTCTAGATTTTATAAATGCTAGAGATATACAAAACCAGTCAATTAATATATTTAGAAGTATTGCTAAAGGTAGAATAAACATAGATAAATATGGGCATTATTTTACATTTAGCCAATTTTTAGAACCATGTATTGAATCAGCAAAAATGAAATATATGCTATATTCAATATCATATCAAGCACTGTGCTATTATTCAAATAGCGTAACTAATGCTCAAGTAATTTCTATATTGGATTATCATCAGAAATGCTTTGAAGCATATAGTATAATATTACAAGAATTGACTAACATAAAAGTAGACAAAGATATTAGTCATCTATATATAATGGCTAGTAATCTATCTAGATATAAGTATAACTTATAAAGGAGAGTGAGAAAAATAAATGACAAAAGATTGTTTAATTTTAGTAAGAGATTATTTTCAAAGTTCTGGATTACAGCTATTTGTAAATAATACATTATTATATAGCGAAAAATCCAAGTTTACAACTTTAGTTTGGGATGATGCTAATGAGTTAGTATATTGTTTTAGGCCAAATCAAAGTGCTTATGATCAAGATGTAAAGAGAATGGTAGTAGATGCTAATGACTATGATAATGTTCAGACTCTAATTACAAAAGTTACAAGGGATGAAATGGTTACTTTATTAACTACTTTGAAATCGTCAGGTGTCGTAACCGATGATATCGAAAAAGAGATTTTATTATCATACGATAGTTTGAATAATAAATTATTATAAAGCAAACAGAAATATAATTATATATTATTAAGATGTATAAAAATAAATTATGATAAAATTTTAAGGAGGAATAGATTTATGTTTAATCAACAACCATTCGGACAAGGTAATTTTGGTGGATATCCGCAGGGAGGTATGCAGTATGCACAAATGCCTGTAGCAAAAATGACACAGGTATTAACTCCTGAACAAATGAAACAATTAAGAACAACTAGTAGCCAGTTTAGTTTGCAGGTTGATCCAATTGAGATCACCAGATCACTATGCACACATAAAGATAATGGTAAGATTGCTTTAATAGATAATCAAGATGGCAGTGTTACATGTACAATATGCGGTGCAAAGTTTAAACTAGTTGATTGGGAAGTTGTACAGGTACAAGAAGTAACAAATATGTTTATAGATGTACTTCAATCAATTAAGACTTATTATCTTGATATTCCAGAAAGTTATGTAACAGAATACTTCAAGATGATTCCACTACTAGAGAAAGTTCCAAAGTTCTTTGAATTAGCTTACCATAACTTTAAGAAATATGAGCAGGGAAATCAGTTCCAACAAAATAACGGAATGTATGGTTTCAATATGCTTAGTGCAATAGCTGGGCCAGGAATGATGAACCCAGGATTTAATCAAGGACAGCAAGGATTTGGTCAAGGCGGACAACAAGGATTTGTTCAAGGTGGACCAGTAGGTGCTCCAATGTATCAACCAGCAGGTGGATATGGTAGTCCATTTGTAAGTCAAGGATACCCAGGACAATATCCACAGGGCCAAGAATATCAACAACCATGCCAACCACAGCAACAACAACCAGTACAACAGCAACAACCAGCACAGTCAGTACCAACAGGTCAACAAGGACCAACAGTACAGACTACAAAAATGTTTAATTTATAATTAAATAAATAAGGGTGTGAGAGAAAATCTTGCACCCTTATTCCTATTAAAAATATTATAAATAGAGTTCTAAATATTTTTTTATAATAAGGTGAGTAAATGATTAGAATAAATGGTGATTGGGAATTAGTCGAATCTGATACTGGTCAAAGAAAATATGGTAATATAATTTCTAAATATAAATGTAAAAAATGTAATGATACTAAGTTAATGCCTAAGTATTATACTAATAAAAATGTGATATGTGAAACCTGTACTAAAATATTTCTTGATTCTATTATAAATAAACAATTTGGAAATTGGATTATAATAGAATATTCTCATAGAGATAGATATAGTAGACGTTTTTATAAATGTAGATGTGTATTATGTGATACTATTCATACAGTAGAACTGTCTAATATATTAAATGAAACTACAAAATCATGCGGTTGTCTGACTAAATATTATCAATCATATAGTAATTTTAAACATGGATTATATAAACATCCATTATATTTTATATACCATTCTATGTTGCAAAGATGTCAGAATAAAAATAATGATAATTTTATACGATATGGTCAACGAGGTATATATGTATGTGATGAATGGTTGGGAGAAGATGGATTAATAAATTTTTATAATTGGTCAATAAATAATAAATATATACATGGATTATCTATACATAGAATAGATAATGATGGCCCATATGCACCATGGAATTGTAAATGGGTAACTAGAGAAGTTCAACAAAATAATACAAGAGGAAATCATTATGTACAGTTGAATAATACTATGTATACAATAGCAGATATTTCTAGAATGAGTAATATCCCTTATAGCAAAATAAGTTATGCTATATTAAATGGAAAATCTGTACATGAGGTTTTACAAAAACTTAACAAAAAAATAAGTATTATTAGTTTTGCAAAGAAGGAGGAACAATAATGAAGACAGAACAGAATAAGGATATACTTGAAAGCATTAAAAACTATTCTAATGAAATATTAACTTTAGAAGATTTTATTACTGCAGTTAGACAATTGCCAGGAATGTATTTAACTGGAATAGGTAATAGAGGATTTTTAGGTATGTTTAGAGAAGTATTACAAAATGCTTTTGATGAACTTAATAGAAAGATGATCAATAAATCTCCATGTGATCATATTATTGTATATTTTGAAGAAGGAACAAATATTTCTGGTATAGAAGACAATGGTAGAGGAATACCTTTTGATAAAATAATTGATATATTTTATAAACAGCATACTTCATCTAATTATAATAAAGAATTAGGTGCATATACAGCTGGAAAAAATGGAGTCGGTACTAAAATAACTAATGCTCTTAGTACATGGTTTACAATTGAATCATATATTTTAGGAGAGGCTAGAAAAGTTGATTTTATAGAGGGTTATGCTTCCGATAAAGGTATACAAGTAATTAAGAATAAAGATAATAAACAAGGCACTAAAATTTTATTTAAACCTAGTTATGAAGTTATGGGTGAAATAACAGTAACACCACAGGATATAATAAATTTATTAGAATTACTTGTACCATTAACTCCAATAGGATCAATAGTAGATTTTGTTGGAATAGATATAAATAAACATAAAATAGAAAAAAGATTTATTAGTGAAGATGGAATAATAACATATTTAATTAGAAAAACTGTGTCTCCATTAATAAAACCAATAGTATTTTTTAAAGATAATGGAACTATGAGAGCTGAAATAGCATTTACCTATAACTCTTCTGAGATACAATCAGAAGATATAATAGGATTTGGTAACTTTTGTTATACATCAAAAGGAACACATTTACAAGGATTTGTAGACGGCTTATGTAAATATTTTAGAGATTATATGAATAAAATATATCTAGTAAAAAATAATAAAATATCCATTATAGATAGTGATATAAAAACAGGATTGAAAGCTGCAATATCAGTAGCTCATTTAAATCCTCAATTTATAGGACAAGATAAAGATGAATTAGATAATAAGGATATGTATGGATTTGTAAAATATCTAACAATTAATTCTTTAGAAGAGTGGTCAAAAAATAATCCTAATGATTTACAAAAAATATGTAAGTTTATGAGAGACGTTGCAGAAGTCAGAATAAAATCCGATGAAGGCAAAATTAAATTATCGAACAAATATAAATCATCAGCCCTTTCTGGGCTACCATCGAAATATGAAAAACCAAGTGGTAAAGAACATTTAGAGTTTGTTATAATGGAAGGTGATTCTGCTTTAGGTTCTGGAAAGAACAGTAGAGCTAGAGCAAGACAGGGATTGTTCCCTGTTAGGGGTAAGATTCCAAATGCATTTACAACTACAAAAAAGGACTTCTTAAATAATGAAGAAGTATCTGGAATTATAGCTATAGTAAATGGTGGTTGGGGTAAATCATTTGATATAAGTAAAGTTATTTGGGAAAAAGTAATATTCATGCCTGATGCTGATAAAGATGGTTGTCATATAGCAAATCTTTTACTAAAATTCTTTCTATTATATATGAGACCAATGATAGAAGATGGAAGAGTATATAGAGCAGTTCCACCATTATATGGAGCAAAACAAGGCAAAAAATATATATACTTTACTAATAAATTAGACTTTGTAAAATATACTCAAAAGATATTTTTACAATCTAACACAGTATTATTTCCTAATGGAAAGAAATTAACAGAACTTCAGATTATGGAAGTATTATTCAGGAACGTAGATTTTACTTATGAACTTGAAAGAATAGCTAATAGATATGCAATAAATCCATACTTACTAGAACTGATATGCCTTAATGTAAACAATAGTTCATTTTCAGATTTAGTAAAGAAAACTTATAGATTTGTAGATGTAGAAAAGAAAAATAGAACTTTAATTATTAGCGGCCTGATAGATTCTAAATATCAAACTATATTTATAAATGATCATTTCATAAATGATATAAAAGATCTTATAGATTTGATAGAGGCTAATCAGTTTAAATATTACTTAGTAAATAATAATATAGTATCTATATATTCATTAATGAAATTATTTGAGAAAAGTAAACCAGATGTTAATAGATATAAAGGATTAGGTGAGATGAATAGTTTACAACTTGCTGATTCAACATTGCATCCAGATGGTCAAAGAACTATTATGCAATATACATTAGCAGATGCACTTAAAGAAATAGAAGAAATTAGATATCTAGAATCTAATAAATATGAACTGATAAGAAATGCAACAGCGTCTAGATCTGATATATTAGGATAGAGATTTATTTCTTTATCCTTTATATAACTAAATAATAAATATAAATTTCTTAGATACGGACGGGAGGTATACACATGGCTAATGTAATAAAAGTTAATGTATTAGAGCAATATAAAATTGATGGAATAGAATATGCAATGTTTGTAAATAGAAGTAGAATGGTTCCTGACATGAAAGATGGATTAAAGAAAATCCATAGAAGAATCATGGATGCAATGTATAATTATGAAAGATGTATAGATAGAACTGTCAAATCATCTGCCATAGTAGGAACTATAATGAAAGTAAATCATCCACATGGTGATATTGCTATATATGGTGCAATGAAACCTTTAGCTAATTGGTTTCAAATAAAGTATCCATTAATAGATACTCAAGGAAACTTTGGTAATCCTCAAGGTGATGATGCTTCAGCACCAAGATATACTGAAGCAAAACTATCAAAATTTGCAATGGATTGTATGATTTCAGAATTAAAAGAAACAAAAAATGCAGTAGATTGGTTAGAGACTTATGATGGACAACATATGGAACCAGAATTTTTACCAGCGTCTCTACCTATATTATTAATAAATGGAGCATTTGGTATTGGATTTGGATTAAGGACAGAAATACCAAGTCATAATTTAGCTGAAGTTATAGATGCTACATTAAAGATAATGCATAATCCAGATTCTCAAGTATTATTGATTCCAGATCATTGTCAAGCATGTGAGATTTTCGATACTAATTGGAAAGCAATATGTAATAAAGGACAAGGTTCTTATAAAATAAGAGGAATTATAGATATAGGAGAGTTTGATAAAAAACCAGTACTAATTATTAGATCTGTTCCAGATCAAACATTCTCAAATACAATTATAGAAAAGGTTACAAAATTAATTGAGAGTAAAGAATTAGTTCAAGTTGTGGATTTAATAGATCATTCTTATACTGATAAGAAAACTGATAAAGATGTATTAGAATATCTTATAGTATTAAAGAAAGGTTCAGATCCAAAGTATGTGAGAGATGTTATATATAAAAAGACTGAGATGCTACAATCATGTAGAGTTAACTTTGAAGTTCTTGATGGTATAACTCCATTAAGAATGTCATATAAATCATATATACAATCTTTTATAGAATTTAGAAAAATAACAAAGTTTAGAGTATATACTAATAAACTTCAAGAAGTTCAAACTAAGTTTCATGAAATGCAGACATATATAACTGTACTTCAGTCTGGTGAAATAGATACTATTATAAATATGATAAGGCATCAGACAGAAATAAATGATACTCAAACTATGGAATATCTTATATCTAAATTACACATAACAGATTTACAAGCTAAGTTTGTACTCGGTACTGATATAAGAAGATTGTCTATTGGATATCTGAATAAATATATTGAAGAGTCTACTAGGCTGCAGGGATTGATTGATATATATATGAATAAAATAGTTAATGATGGTGAAATAGAAAAGGATATAGAAGAGGAACTTATCTATTACAAAAAGAAATATGGAGTTCCTAGAATGTGTAAAGTTGTTAATGAAGATGAATTATCAGCAATACCACAAGGCGACTTTAAAATCATAATAACAAATAATAATTATTTAAAGAAGATATCGCCCAATGATTCTATTGGTAATTTAAAAGGTGATTCAGTAAGATCAATAATAAAAGTTAAAAATACTGAAAATATTTTACTGTTTGATGAACAAGGAAAAGTATTTAAATTGCCTGTTTGCAAAATACCATTATCTGAGATGCACGGTAATGGGGTAGATATAAGGATGATTATAAAGAATCTAACCTCTAATATTTCTACAGTAATGTATGAACCTATATTGAAAGATATTACAAATAAGACTAGAAAACATTTCATTGTAATACTTACAAATGAAGGAAATATAAAGAGATTAGATATAGAAGATTTCCTATCTGTACCACCAAGCGGAATTCTATATGTTAAATTAGATAAAAGTGATTTTGTTAGAGATATATCTATAGTTCCAGACAAGCATGATATTATAGTATATTCTAAATCAAAGGCATTAAGATTTAATATAGAAGATGTTCCTCATCAGAAAAGAAATACAAAAGGTTCAAGAGCAATGGCTGCAGATGTTGTTGATGGATTATCATTAATAAAATCAAATACATCAGATGTAGTAGTTATAACTAAATTAGGTAGAATAAATAAATTTAGTATAGCAGCTTTACCAATATTGGAAAGAGGAAAAGCTGGTTCTAAAGTTATTAAATTATCAAAAGAAGATGAGATACACAATATATTTAATGTGAATAATAATGATATAGTTAGAATAGTTACCGAGACTGGTATTCATGATATAACTGTATCTGAATTACAAGATGGTAGTAGTATAAGTGCTGGTAATAAAATGATACCTAGTAGAGAGACAATATTTAAATCTTATATAAAGAAGAAAGAATAGAGCAATTGCTCTATTCTTTTTATTTGATGGGGGTCAATGATGAAAAGTAATATTATAGTTAATAAGATTATGGATGTTATTAAAAAATATATAGATAAACCAAATGTTGGGCAATTATATTATGGAGAGAGTACAAATGTAGTACGTATATCATTAGAAAATACATCAGTAGCATTTATAATAACAAGTCCTAAGCATATAATAACCCATGTGGATCTTTGCTACCAGAATTGTTTGATTAAGAAATATATAAAAAGAGATTCAATTAATGATTTAATTAAAGAATTATCTGCTTTTGTAGGACAAGATATATAAAAAAGAAAGAATAGGATCTCTCCTATTCTTTTTTATATTTTTTAGCAGCATCTTCATATTGTTGATGATTATCTATAGTATCTACTAGATCTCTTACATCTCCACCAACTAATCTATATACTGTTGCACAATATATTCTAGATACAAGGTATGGATCTTTTATACTATTTTTTATTTTATTTTGAGCTGGACTAAGCATATTATCTTCTAACCCTTTTTGTAAATCTTCAATATCTGATAATATACATTCTTTCACATGTGGATCTAAATCATTTTTTTCTACTTCTTTTTGTAGATATTTTATTTGTTGATCTATTCTACTAGGGGTATTTGGATGACAATCAAATCCAGTAAGAATAACTTCCATTGGTAAAATCATTAATTTATAAAAATTAGATATTAATGGCATCTTTTCTATAACTCCATTAGTTATACTACCACCTGATGAGAATGTCATCTTAGTTAATGCTGAACCTAACTCAGATCCATATCCATATATTGTTGCAAAATTATCAGATACCTTTTCCCCATTATATCCTAAATATGTAGATAATATTTTTAATGGAGTCATCTCTTTTAGTTGGCCGACTAAAATTAATGGTAAAATGCTAATCATTGATATGCTATTAAATACAAATAAAAAAAATACTTTAAGATTACCAGTTTCAGTAATCATAACATCTATACCATTAACAACACCTAATAAAAAATCAAATATTTTTGGAGCATCCTTATTCTTTTTTTTAAAGTGGGTGCTAAATCCTATAAATATTTGATTCAATATTGGGATTGATAATATTCCTTCACCCAATGATTTAATAAATATCATAGGTGCAAGAATAAATAAAATAACTTGTTCAATTAAATGAGCTATATAAACAATTTGTTGTAATACATAAAAAACTGTGCTACGTCTGTCTATATTATAAGAAAAACTATGACCAATTTCATGTAATAATATAGCTAATACTTCTTCATCAGAAAATTTTTTATTTAATAATAATCCAGTACTTATACATACTAGGGTAGTATACCCATTTTCAGATTTAAATTTAAACCCACTATTAGTAGCATCCATACTTTTTCCAGGAGTAAGTCCTATTGGTAATGTATATGCTTGATCATATATATCGTTTACTACATACAGGGTAAATGATTTAAATCCAAATTCCTTTTCTATCATCCTATTAAAATTTAATAATTCTGGATCTATATTTATTTTAGTACTAAATGTAATATTATTATTTATAAATTGATTTCTAAATTTTGAAAATTGAGTCTGTATTTTTAATATATTTTTTGTCTTTCCAAAATACACCTCCTCTATAATTTTAGGAATTTTATATATACCCATTATAATGCCTCCTTTTAATTATAATTCTTATTTATATGTTTAAGAATAAATTTGTTATATTCAAATTATTCAATTATATACTATAGATATGAATAAAAAAATAATAAAAATTTTAAGGAGTTGTATTAAAAAATGTTAAGCACTTTGACAGCAATAAGCAATTTAAATATATATCATGAGATTAGTCATAAAGGATCTTATGTAGACGTAGTTGTAGGAGAATGTAAAAACATAAAGATAAAAGTATTCCAAAAATTCTATAATGTATCTGTAAAAGGTAATGAAAAATGTGTAAGTAGAAATTATGCACATGATCATAATTTTGTAGAAGCAATAATAGAAATGGAAAAACTTGCATCTATATGTTTATAATTAAATCAGTATGAAAAATACTGATTTATTTTTTTACATTTTTTATTTACAAACATATGAATAAGTAAAAGGAGGTCATAATGATGGAAGAAGATAAAGCAATATTAAAAGGTGTATATCCTATAATATCATCTAGTCTAGTAAAAAATACTACAAAATTTAAAAACTTAATAGCTGGGTTCATAGAAAATCGTTCTAAAGATTTATTTGATACTGCTCCATGTAATAGACTACAATTTTTAAAAGATGATGTAGATAATTTTTATAAGGTAATGAATATAACTGAAACTGATATAGAAGATGAGGTAAAGAAAACTTATTATTGGAAGATTGCTGATTTTAATCCAAGAGCTGCTAAAGATCCATTAACAGTAGCATTACTAAGTTGTGTAAGATATTTCTTTATAAAGAAAGATCAAAAGAATCTTGAATTAGCAATGATATATTTAGCTTTCTCTGGAAAGTTCTATCCAAGTATACATTCTGGATCATATCCAGTAGCTGCTCCTGAAGAAAACAGATATGTAATGGATTATGTTGTAAATGAAAAACTAACTAATAAATTTGATATAAAACGAGAGGGTAGTGTATTTGGAGCTATAAAAAGTATATGTTTAACATGGGTAGCTACTTATGATGATAGACTAAAATCATTTGATGATGAAGATATTGTATATTTAATACAACAACTTCATGGACGAATAAAATCATTTATGATAAATATTGCAGAAATATACTATGAGGTGTATAAGAATAAAGATAGTTATTTTGTATATAATTCAGATAGTTTATCAGATGATAATTATCATATAGCAGATAATGATTCTTTAAAAATAGAAAGGCATGTTGAAAATACAATGTCTTATATATCAGGAACTGGTGTTGATTATAAGATATGTAAAATGTCATCTAATAGTAATGTAAAGACAGATGAGGTAAAAGAGATAATAGAAGCTGTCACCTCTAATAATATAAATGTTGGAGAAGTAAAAGAATTAATTAGATTAATAATAACTCAATACTTCCTAATATCTAAAACTAAAGATGTAAGAGATGTTGATTTTATAACTACGTCTATTGCAGCTAAACCAAATACTAAAGATAAGAATATACTAAGACAAAAACAAATAATAGAAAATTGGTTAGATAACAATTCTATAGCATATAGAAGAAGAAAATCTAGATTAGCGACTAAGAATAATTACTTTAAATCTATTCTCACTTACTTCACTATTCTTATTCACAATTCTAATAAATAGGGGTTGGTATAAATGCATTCAAATAAAATATTTACTATAAAAGAATTATCATTTAATTTACCAGACGATTTTAATGGAACAGTAACAGATGCATTAGAATTAATAGTTAAATACAGAAAAAGTAAACTGGCTATTAATAATAGGATTGTTGGTCCTATATTAAAAACTGAGAAAGAACAACTAGAGGGTAAACCTACAATTGATCAATTATTAGAAAATAATACTAATAGATTATCATTTCAAATTGGTATTAGATTCTTTGAAAATGGCATATGGGTAGATAAAGTTGAAGATGAAAGGATGTTATAAAAATGGAATTAACTAATAAAAAAAGACAAGATGTTGAAAGTTTGATTTATAAAGTTTTTGATGCAGTCGATACTACTAAAACAAATAGTGAGCATTATAAAGGAATCTTTTCTAAAATGAGTAATGATGAATTTATGAAATTTTGCAAATTAAGATTCCCATTTAAGTTTCATGTAAAACCTTTTGATATACAACCAACTATGAATGAATGTAAAAATGCTTTAGATATATTAAAAGTACCTTTATTAGAAAAGGTGAGTCTTCCATACTTATATATAAATAAAGATGGTAAAGCAGTAAGTTCACAAGAGTGCTTAGTTGGATATATTCATCTTAAAAAAGTTAAACAATTTATAACAAAGAAGAATTCTATGTCAACAGATATAGCTCAAAGAGATATGAAAACTGGATTATTGACTGGAAAAGATAAAAATGGAAAAACATCAGATAGAGAAATGGAATCATTAGCTGTTATGGGATTAGAGAAATCTATTGATGAATTTTCAAGATCAAGAGCAGATTCTATGAAATCTAAAAACGTAATGTATAATACTATAAATACAGTAGGGCAGGTTAGTTTAGAAGATGTTCCTGTCGATAAAGATGATTCACTTTCTAAAAATTTATTGAATGCATATTTGATAGGTAGTCATTTAAAAAGTAATTTAATTCTTCAAGACTACTATTTAATGTATACTTTAAAAAATAAAAAGGGATCATTAGAGCGTAAATAAAGATATTTATAATTATATATTATATAAATGATTATATATATTATATAAGCAATTATATAAATATACTATATATATAACAATGAAATAAATAGTTTAATGAGGAGGTTGATACGAAATGAACAAAACCGATGACAAACTTGGTTTTATTACTGAGGTTGGTGACCTAGGGCTTGGGTTCGATGAACTATCAAGCGAGGATAAAGACAAACTAAAAAAGATTAATACCGACAAAGAAGATAGTAAAGAGGATAAATAATATCCTCTTTTCTATAATAATTAGGGGGAATTCATTATGAGAAAATTTGTAAAAATATATTTATTAACATTGGTAGTGTTCATTACTGTTATAAGCATAGTAGTATTACATTACGAAACTAAGGTAACAGCAATAAACACGAGCAACAAAATTTATGTAGAAAAATTAAATTCTACTCATAAAGAAGAAATTTTAAAATACGAAACATATGAATATTTATATAATGATAACATGACACAACTAGCTCAAGAGCAAGTAAAATATAAAGAGCTTAAAGCAGATTATGATTCTTTTAAAAGTAATGTAGCATTTACTAAACTTAGCCAGACATATTCGAGAGGCGGAGCAGATGATGATTTAACTAAATTTAGTCCAATAACAACAGATGAACTCAATGCGTGGATAAAAGCTAAAGCTCCAGCAAATTCACCATTTATAGGAAAAGGAGATTCATTTATATTGGCTTCAAAAGATACAGGATTAGATCCTAAATATATAGTAGCCCATGCAGCATTAGAATCAGGATGGGGGACTTCTAGTTTAGCAAAAAGTAAAAATAACTTCTATGGAATAGGAGCGTTTAATTCGTCTCCAAATTCAGCATATAACTTTGATACAGTACGAGATGGAATAGTATCTGGTGCTAAATGGATTTATGATAACTACATCAGTGAAGGGCAAAATACATTAGAGAAAATGATTTATGGACATAAAGCCTATTGTGTGACAAACGCAGGCGTTCCAGATTCGGAATGGATTACTAAAGTGGGAAGTATCATGGTACGAGATTATTAATTATATAATAATAAACTAAAATATGCATTAAAAACAAATAATACACAACAATTATTAAAATATAATATATTAAAGGGAGAGGATTAATTTGCGTACACGTATAATAGGATTAGGTGCTGCTGGAAATAAAGCTGCAATAGCAGTTATAGAAAAAAGCATACTCAGTAAAGAGGAAGTATTATTATTCAATAGTACCATCAAGGATGTACCCGACGCTTGGAGAAGTATAGCAATACAATTTACAAATGTTAGTAGAGGCGGATGTGGTAAAGAACGACAAGCTGGAAAAGATTTATGTTTAGAATTTCTAGGTTCCGAAAGGGTCAAGCAATTGGATTCGTTTATTCAAGATGGTGAAGATAATCTAATAATAATAGTATCCTCTTCTGAGGGCGGCACTGGTTCTGGTTCTTCTGCAATTATGGCTCAATATATCAAAGATGTTCTAGGTGCAAATGTTATGCCATTTGTATTTGATGGATTTGAGGAAGATAGCAGAGGATTACAAAATACAATAGAATACTTTAAAGATATGCAGGATAAATATATTATTCAGGCAATATCCAATAAGAAATTCTTAGATGGTCCAAATAAATTTAAAGCTGAGAAAGCAGCTAATGATGAATTTGCAAGACGTGTTTCAATAATAAATGGTAGTATGCTAATTGATTCAGATCAGAATATTGATGAAACTGATTTGTATAAAGTAGTAACAACTGCTGGATTTATGACTGTAGGATATACTGAGTTAAATAAAATAAAGAATATAGCTCAGTTTAATACAGTATTAACAGAATGTATTGATAATGATAAATCATTAGACATATCAACTAAATCTGCAAAAAGAATTGCAGTAATAATCAATGCAAAAGAAGAAACAAAAGATTCAATAGATTTTTCATTTAGTGTATTAAAAGAAAAATTTGGTAGCCCATATGAAATATTTACTCATGCTCAGTTTGATGAAAGTCAACCAGAATATGTAGCATTCATAGTTTCTGGATTGGAACTACCGATTGATGATGTACAAGAAGTTTATGAAAAATATAAAAAAGAATCTGAAAAAGTTTCAAAAAGAAAAGATGGTTTCTTTGAAGCTGCATCTAAATTAAAAGGAAATGAAATTGATGCAATGTTTAATTTAGAAGTTCCATCAAAAGAAGTTACTACAGATAGATCTAAATTTCTAAATACATTCAAGAAAAATATAAAAACTGAAACTGTTCCTAACAAGGAAATTGATGCTAGTATAACTGATGTAAAAAATAATCAGTTTATTACTAAATACTAAAAATTGGAGGTGTTATCTTGTTAGATAGTTTTATGAATGATTTAGAAAATAAGAAAACAGAAACTACATTAGTAGATATAAATATAATGGATACACCGATATTTAATATACAAGTACTATATGATAAGTTATCTAATATAGATAAAGTGTCAGATAAAGAATTGTATTCTTTATTAAAGATAGGATATAAAGATTTACTAAAAGATATCTTTAATAAAGATACACCATTATATTTAACATTGTTAACAAATTCAAAATTTATTACAATATTTATACAGGTCTTGAGTTCAGAAATTCTTGACTATGATTGTAAAGTATATTGTAATAAGATAGCATATGATTATCTTACATTGTCAGAAAATAAAGATAAGTACATTCAACAGTTGTACTACACTTTATCTAAAGTTGTTAATCGAGGAATAATTCCTGGGCTATTGGGCCTTGGGATACAAGAAGATTTAGCATCTTATATAGCATTGGCAAGGTACTCATCATTAAAAGAAATGATAAATGTAGAAAGAGTTAATTTCATAATCATCTCTTCTTCCAAAGAACATGTTATGGCAGAACAGATGATAGTATGGATATATGAAAAATTATTTGATAGAGTTACTCCTTTATTTGAAGGAGTTATGTTCGATATTCTTACGGAGGATGATGAAGATAATTATACTGATAACATGCTAGAGACGTATTCTACGATCTCTCTAGCTGTATTAGATATAATGAATAATCTTCCATCCCAGGATATCAGGAAAGTCCTGATATCCTATGTAGGAGACTACGAACTAGTTTATAGAAAGCCAAATCAAAAAACAACAAGATTTTCTATGGACTCTTTATCAACTGATTATTCAAGAATAAATCAAGCAATAGAAGATTTAAAACTAGAAACAATCTATGTTCCTTAGGGATGAATTTAGTATAAGAGGCTGCAGCCTCTTATATTTTTTTATATTAAAATTATAAATAGGAGATGTATTAATATGATTGAAAAGAAAATAATAAGAGTAGGAAAACCAACAAAACTATCAGAACCTAATTTAAATGGAATATTATATGAACCAATATCTTTAAAGAATGCAATAAATACTTTTTTAAAAAATGAAGATCATATACCTAATGTTGTAGTTTTAGATTCTAGCTATGATTCTTTTAAAGATAATGAATATTATACTATAGACTTAAATAAAACATTAGGATATTGTATTGATATTGCTGATGATTATATAGAAATACTAATAGATGATTACTATTCTTTTATTAGTAAATTTAAAAATCCAATAGCAATGCTTAGATTAGTAGGCGAGAGAGGTAATAATGTCGGCGAATTTAATGTTAAAAAAATAATAGCTATAGATATAAGGGAGAAATAAATATGAAAATGAAAAATATATTTAAAACATTAAGTGGCAGACCTAAAAATGGAAATATAACAGAAACTATTAGACCTCTTATATTTTATCCACAATTACTATTCTGTATAATAACAATGTTCTTAGGATTCAGTAGCACATATCCAATAGAAAAACTTATGTTTTCTGTTGGTTCAATTGCTTTAGCTTGGCAATTAGGCTGGGGTATGAGTATAGAAAGATTTATAAAATCTGAAAAAAATAAAGATGACCTAACATCTAAATAGAGGTGATAAATATGATGTTATGGGAAGAAGAAATTATTAAAAAAATAAGAGATAATGTATATTCAAAAGCTATAATACAATCTAGAATTGGTACTGTAGTTAATATAACATCAATGCTTATATATAATCGTTATGTGTTTGAAAAAAAAGCAACAATATCTAAAATATTTTATCATATATTATCAGATATAATGCATGATAAAAAATATAGGGGGAGTTTGAGTTTAAATGAAACTATTATACAACGGAATACATAGAAGAGTTGGATTTATAGTCCAACATTCTGGTGGATATAATCGTGAATATCATATAACTAAAATGTCTGAAAGATTAGATATAGATAGAGATACATTAGCTATGCTTTTTAAAGAAGCTTCAAAAAGTAACATATTACAATATATTGATTTATTAGAAACAGGAGTTCCTATAGAGAAAGTATTTAGTATGGTAGATAATGATAATAGAATAGCACATGAAAGAATGATAAGATTTATGGCTTATACTTCAAAATATTTTACAGCATTTAATTATCTAGATAAAGGTAGGGGATATCTATGATTATAGGATTGATGATAACTGGAGTTTTCTTATTTTTAATATTAGATGCTTCAGAAAAGTCAGGTAAAGCATATTTAGAATATCTTAAAAATAATCCAGATGAGTAAGGAGAATTAATTATGAAAGAGGATATTAAAGAATTATTAATAGAGAATGAAGAATTACGTAAATTATATAATATTGATGTTATTTTCAAAAAATGTATTGATGTTGCAGATAAAACTAATATGAATATTAAAGAAGCTTTAATCTTTACTTTAATTAAAGTATTTGAAGTTAAGAAAATATTATATGATAATATGATTAAGATTACTTTAGAATCTAATTTAAAATTTAAATTAGATAAGGATGCTAAATTTGTAAAATTAGAAGAGGAGAGTAAATAGATGAAGATAGATTATGCTACTATAATGATTATATTAACCATTATTCTAGTTCCTATAATAGTTCCTACATTAATTTTATGGTTAACCCATATAACTATGACCAAAGATTATTCTGAGAAATGGGCTTGGGGTAGTTTTAAGTCATTTAAAATTCAATTTGAAAAAAGTAATATGAAAAAAAATGAGTATCCTTTAGGAGGATACTCTAGCGGATTTGATTGTAAATGTGAATTTAATTTAGGTATTATAAAATTTAATTATATAGGAATGTTACTCAATCCTATAGATTATATTAGAGCTGCATTGTATATCAAATCATTACCTAAAACTATACCTGATACTTTTGATTGGGAAGAATTTAAAAAGGTATATTATATTATACTTATTAAAGATCATGAGCATCCTAAATATATACAGGTTTTAGATAATGGATATTTAATAACACCAGAGATTTGTGATTCTACAAGATATACTTATAAGTATGATGCCGAAAAAGAATTAGATATAGTATCAGAAATATTTAAAAATAGAACATTTGAAATAATGGATATAGATGGATATCTTAGTAGAGTGGATAGTTCGATATAAAATGGGTTATTCAACCCATTTTTATTTTTTATTATAATGATAACTATTAAATAACCAATATATTTAGGAGGGATATAATATGAGTAATAATTCAGATCTTGAAACAGTTACTATGGAATTAATAGAATCTGACAAACTTACAAAAAATAGTAATGTCTATCCAGCTTCAATTTTAGATAATAATAAAGAACTTCATTCTATAATAACACCTGTTATTACAAAACATAATATAGAAAAGTTATTTATACTAAATAAAGATTCTGTTAAAGATATTGAAGATATTAAAAATATCTTAGACTTTATTATTAAAACATTAAATATACGATCAGGTGATGGAACTACATTATATGGTTTAAGTGAAATAATACAATATTTAAAACAATAAAGGAGGAAATATATATGCCATCATTATTAGCAGAGAATTTTAGAACGGCAGTTTCTAAACTCAAAGATTATCGTATGAAAGTTGAAACAGAACATTCTGTAGGATATTCTACAGGATTTTTAAGTTTTGATTTTACTAATGGTACAGTTGTTCATGTAAACTCAAAGGAAAAGAAATTCGATTATTATTCTATAGGAATTACAGATGGGTCTATGGTAATGGTAATAGGAAGAGCTGGTTGCGGTAAAACTACATGGGTAGTACAAGCGGCTGCAAATATTATAAGAGCTTTCAAAACATCATGCATATTTCATGATGATATTGAAGGTGGTATAAATGATTCAAGAACTGAATTACTTACAAAATTTCATGGAGATGAATTAAAAGATAAATATATTCATAGGAATACTGGTATAACAGCAGAAAACTTCTATGAAAGAATAAAGATAGTTCATGATATGAAAATTAATAATAGATCTGATTATGAATATGATACAGGTCTTTATGATAGTTCAGGAAATAGAATATTTAAACTAGATCCTACAGTATATATATTAGATTCTTTAGCATTATTAATGCCAGAGCAGTATACAACTGAGGACGAATTATCTGGACAGATGTCTGCTACATCAACAGCTAGAGCCAATGCTAGTATCTTTAAGAGAATAGTTCCAATGCTAAAATCTGCAAATATAATTTTATTTGTAATTAATCATATAAATCAAAAGATTGAGATAAGTGCATTCTCTAGAACTAAATCTCAAGTTAGTTATTTAAAACAGGGTGAAACACTTCCAGGAGGAAATGCTCCAATCTATTTAGCTAATAATATGATAAGAGTAGATGATCATAGTAAGTTAAAAGAATCAGAAGGTTTTGGTATTGCTGGAACATTAGTAGACTTTACTTTAGTTAAATCAAGAACTAATAGAGCTGGTAGTGTTGCTACCTTAGTATTTGATCAAGAAAATGGTTACGATGAAGAGTTATCATTATTCTTCCTATTAAAAGAAGCAGGTAAGATTAATGGTGCAGGAGTTGGTTTATACTTAGGAGATAGAAATGATGTTAAGTTCTCACAGAAGAGCTTTAAAGATAAGATAGCCAAACATGATGATATAAAACAATTATTTATGGAAGAAGTAATAGTAGTATTAAAAGGAATATTAGAAAGTCAAGGATCTAATAATAGTGAAACAGAAACCCGTTCTGATTTAGAATTGACCGATACTATTCTAAATATGATAAATGAAGAAGCAGCTTAAAAAAATAGATAATCATATATTATATATCTGATAGAAGTTATGAATCTATCAGATATTTACATATTCTTAGTGTGAAGGGATGATTATGATATGGCAGATCCAAGTTTAATTAATAACGTTTTAGAAGCAGGAAAAAGATTAACATCAAAAGAACAAATGTTAGGTAAAGGATTGAATATGCCTTTTAACGCTCTAAATTCAGGAGCAAGAAAAATAATGTTTTCTACACAGATGGATCATCGTGTAGATTTGTTTAACCCAGAAGCCCCATTAATAAGCACGGGGTATGAAAATAGATTTGGTGAATATACATCTTCTTTTATCAAATCTGATAGTAGATATATGGTAATTGCTAAGATAGAAAAATTCTCTCATCTTCCAGGGCATCATTATTATTTAGTGTTAAAGAAGTTTGATAGTGATGAATATGAAATTATTGAGAGAGTAATGTATGAGCATGTTACTGAAGCTTACGGATATCTATATAATACAAAATATATGGATCATCTAAAGATTGGAAGTATAGTAGAAACTAATGATGTTATACGAAAAAGCACATCATATGATGAATATGATAATAGAATGGATGGGGTTAATTTAATAACAACATATCTATCTAATGAAGATACAAAAGAAGATGGAATTGTAGTAGCAAGGTCTGTAACTGAAAAGTTAGCATGTCCATTAATTAAGACTATCCAAATAATAATCAATGATAATGATATACCACTTAATATGTATGGCGATGATAATATATATAAAATAATGCCAGATATAGGAGAGAGCATAAAGAAGGGTATATTGTGTGCTATGAGAAGAGAGAAAAAAGAAGAATCATTATTTAATCAATCTCTTCAACATCTTCAATCATTAATGATGTCAGATGATAAGTTTATAGCAAAAGGACAAATTATAGATATAGATGTATACTGTAATAATCCTGAGATATTAAAAGAATCATACTATGCTACACAAATAAAATATTATAGTGATAATAGTTTTAGATTTATGAATGATATTGTAAATGTTATTAAACCTATAATAGAAGATAATGTTAATAAGTGTAGTTATGAATTACAGAAAATATATTATGATTGTAAGAAGATAGTAGTAGATGGGAAGAAGTATATAAAAGATAAACCATTCTCTAATACTATAATAAATATAACTATATTAGAGAAGAGTGTATTAGCAGTAGGAGATAAGATATCTAATAGATATGGTGGTAAAGGAGTAGTTTCTAAGATAAGAGAAGATGATCTAATGCCATTATTAAAAGATACAGGTGAGAGGGTTGAAGTAATATTTAATTCAGCAACATGTATAAATAGAGAAAATATAGGTCAATTATTTGAGACATCGCTAAACGATATATCTAATAAATTACTTCATTATATGGAGAATGTATTAGATACAGATGAATGTAATGAGATGTATAGAGATTTGGTTTATTTAACTAATAGGGAACAAGGCGAGAAGGTAGATGAATTATTATCTAGATTATCTCCTGAAGAACAGCATTATTTCTTTGACTCTGTAATATCAGATAGTGGCATAATGCTTAGTATGAAACCTATAAGTGATCCAATGAATATTGATATGCTGTCTGCAATATATGATAAATTTCCTTATATAAAACAGCATAAGGTAACAGTGCCACAAAGGGATTCTAATGGTAATGTAAGATATCTAGAAACTAGAAGAAGATTGACTTGTGGAAAACAATATATCTATAGATTAAAACAATATGCTGAAGAAAAGTTTAGTGCGACTTCACTTTCTTCAACAAATATAAGAAATGAAAATAGTAGAAGCTCTGCTAAAAAATCTTATAAAACAATATTTACAAAAACTCCAATAAGATTTGGAGAAATGGAATCTGGAAACTTATTACATCTTGGTGCAGAAAATGTAGTTATTAACTTATTACTATATTCCGCATCTCCTAAAGGAAGAAGACTTGCTGAAGAATTATTAATTGGTAATCCGTTTGATATAAATGTTAAATTGGACGACCAATCTACAAATAGAGGTGTTGAAATTCTTAATGCATATTTATTAACAATGGGATTAAGAATAGAATTTGTAAAAACACAAAAAACTAAAAAAGCACCTATTAAGTTTACACCTATTATAGTTCCAGCAAATAGAACTCCAATACGATTTGTTAATCCAGATGATAAGATGATTAAAGAGTATCTAGATAATTTTGGTAAGAAATCAAAATCACCTATTAAATTTGTTCCAATATCATTTGTAGGAAGGACTGATTAAAATGAATGACATAATAAGGAAAGTTTTAGATGAAGTAAGACAAGGGAATAAAACTTTTCTTACTGATTTAGAAACTATGAGTAAGATAAACTCATATGTAGAAATGGTAATAAAATCAAATACACATTCCAATGATGATATAGAAAATATGAAAGGTATGTTAGAGATTTCTAACATACTTTTTAATAACACAGATAGAGATTTTATATTATTAGAGGATGGGGTATATGATTTATTAATTGAAAAATGTAAAAAATATGATCCAAATTATTTAGTAGGAGCAAAACCTGTTTATTTTGCTCCTACAAATAATGACTCATTGACTAAACTAAAATCAAAAGTTATAAGATTTGTTGATCAAGATAAGATAGATGATATGTTATATGGAAATGATATATTCAAATATGAAGAAATAAAAAGAACTGATATATTGAAGAGTCCAATAACATTTAAGAATACTGATGTGATAGCTAAGAGAGTAGTAAATACAAAACATAACTATCCAAAATTAGTAGGGACTTTAGATAAGGGTAAATTTGTATTAAGTTCTCAAGCAAAAGAAAAAGGTGTATATGATGATAATAATGTAAAAATATTAGAAAGGGATTTCTTTAAGAAACATATAGATGATGGAATCTTAGATCCAAATAGAAAGTTCTATATAGTTGCAGAATTAAAATATGATGGAATTTCTGTTGAAGGAGATGTTACAAATCAGATAGAAGGAGGAAGAACTAGAGGAGATACAAATGAAGATATTGCAGCTGACCTAACTCCTATATTAAGAGGTTATAGATTTAGATATGCTCCAATGATAGATGAAGCTTTTGGGATGAAATTTGAAGCTATAATGACTCATAATAATTTAGCAAAATATAATGTAATCAAACAGAAAGATTATAAGAATTGTAGAACTGCTATCTCTGGATTATTTGCATCGTCTGATGCTCCACAGTTTAGAGACTTTATAACATTAGTACCTTTAGCAACTTCTATAGAAGACATTGATAGACTTTCTGAAATAGAATTTATGAATAAGTATTACAATTCTGGAGAAAGATTAAGATATTCAGTATTGTATGGTAACTATGTAGATATACTATTTCAGATAAAGAAATTTGTAGAAGAGGCAGAATATCTTAGACCATATATGCCTTTCATGTATGATGGAGTAGTGATATCTTATATAGAACCAGATCTCATAGATAAACTTGGAAGAGTAAATTCTGTTAATAAATATTCAATGGCAGTAAAATTTAATCCACTTAAGAAACAAGCAATATTTATAGAATACAGATATACCGTAGGCCAAGATGGTGTAATAACTCCTATGATTTATTATACTGCAGTAGAGTTTTATGGCACAACACACAATCATTCTTCTGGTCATTCATATGAAAGATTTAGAACTTTGGCTTTAAGAAAAGGTGATATAATAGATGTAGAATATGTGAATGATGTTATGCCATATGTATCAAAACCAGATAATTCACATAATCTAGAAAATACAAATCCAGTTGAAGTATTTCCTACAAAATGTCCTTCATGCGGAATAGTGCTAGAAATATCTGAATCAGGTAAATCTGCATTATGTTCTAATATGGCATGTAAGCAAAGAAATATAGCTAGAATAGTGAGTATGTTAAAGAAATTAAATGTTAAAGATTTCTCAGATGCTTATTTGTTACAGATAGGTAAATATACATTATCGGATATGATGAATCTATCTGTAGATGAAATACAATTCTTAGGAGAGATTACTTCACAAAAGTTTATAGAAAGAATGAATCAATTAAAATTACAACCTATATATGATTATAAGATTATAGGAAGTCTTGGATTTACAGATATAGGTGTTAGAAAATGGAAGTTAATATTAAATAAATATACATTAGATGAGATACTATCTTTTACAGAAGAGCAACTAAGAGATGCTTTATTAAATATAAAAGGTATAGGTCCAGCTACTGTAGATACTATAGTATCAGAATTTAAATTCTTTAAGGCAGATATAGATACTATACTTAAGATGCCTAATATACTAAAGTCTAAAGGAGTTAAGTCGGGTAAGTCTATAAGATTTACTGGATTTAGAAATGAAGAATTAGTAAATACTTTAAATGATATGGGATATGATGCAAATGGAGATAGTGGTGTTACAAAATCAACAGATATATTATTAGTTCCATTTGAAGGTTACACTAGTCCTAAGACAGTTAAAGCATCAGCTAATAATATTATGATAATTCCTATAAATGATTTTACTAATAATATGGATAAGTATTTATAAAAAAGGAGGTGTATTAATGGATTATAAAAAGGCAAGTGAAATATTAACACAAGCTATTAATTATGACGAAGAAGGCAGAGTAGGAAAAGATAATTGGATATTAGGAACAGAAGATATTGAGGTTATTAAAATAGCAATTGAAGCACTTAAAAAATCAAAAGAGATATCAATATCAGATGCAATGAATATAATTAAAAATGCTTTAAAAGAAGATAAAACAGAAGGTAGTTATTATTATTCATGGCAAAGTAATATTGCTTGTTCAATCATGGATAATTCAAATTTAGAGCATGATAAAGCTAATGAAATATCTATCAAATTTTTAGAATCGTTGATAAGATAGTATATATTTTATGGTAAATATCTATAAAAAAGTGGAGGAAAGATATTAAATGGGTGGTAGATATGAGGTCAGATTTGAAGACAAAAAACAGTTAGATGGTTATATGTCAACATATACAAATAGTTGGTTTGAGTTTATGAAATTAAGGCTTATTAAAAAAGTAATTTATTATAAGGTTTTTATTTCATAATTCGAATATATTATAAAGTATAATAAACTTATTGATTGGGAATAAGTACTATTTATAAATTTACAAACTATTAAACATAATTATAATTATATATTATTATTATGTATAAAAATAATATTATAAATTTCAAGGAGGAATTTGATTATGAATTTTAACGAATCTACAATACCAATGATTTATGCACAGAAGATGGGTGAAGCAGACCTCGATTGGGATGCTAATTGGACAAGAAAAATTTATGAAGTTGTAGTAACAGGAATATCTGACTTTTTGGCTTTAGCTAAAAGTAAAAATAATAAGGTTGCAGTTGCAGTAAGGGATCTAAAAGGTAATTTCTTAATGGGTGCTATCGTAGAATATCATAGTAATGAGAATGAAGATATGCCAGGAAATTGGTCATATGAGTTTTCATTTGATGAGAAAGATTTGGAAGGGGCTACAGTATACTTAACTACTGATACACAGTTCCAGAAACAGTTATCGGCAACAGCTTATAACCTTCATAGGATTCAGTTTGAGATGGAAATACACATAGAAACCATTATTGAATTATGCGTTTCTATATTAAAGCAATGGCTTGATATGAATGCTAAAGAAGCTGAAGAAGTAAACATAGAGCTTATTGGTTATTTTGTAGCATCTGTTGCAATTGAAAATGGAGAAAAAGTAATAGCTATTATACCTGATGGAGCAATGAAACGTCTTATTAAAGATGATGCAGCTCTAGAGGAGTAATAATTAAACTCGTATGTTTTTGCATACGAGTTTATTTTTAATAAAAAGGTGGATGATTATATATATGGACAAAGCGAGAATAAATAATAAAATATATGATATCATTACTGATGACGAATATAAGAATAATAAGAATTTGTATGATCCTTCATTCACTGCAATAAAGAAAGAAGGAACAATATATCCGTTAAGAAAAAAGAAAGATACAAGTCCAGGGTACTATGATTTAGGAGTAATAGGATTTTATGTTTCTCCATCAGATGATGAAAAAGATTTATATAATAGTATAAATAGTATAAACTTTTCTGACTCTAAATCTATTAAAGATATAATAGAGAAGAGTGATAACTTAAAAGAAATTGAAAAAGATATATTAACTACAGCAGATAATATATTTATTCCTAAGATAAAAGAAAACGATGAACCTGAAATGATTGCACTTAAGGAGTCAGTCATTTCTAAGAATATAGACATTGGTAATTACGAACATAGGTTTGGAGGAAAATATAATAATGATATCAGAATTTTTCAAGACAATAGTATAACTTTATTTAAGTTAAAGAAATTTGCTGATGCATTAGACTTGAAGTGTACATTAACAATAGAAGATAAAAATCCAGATGTTGCAAATCCTATGAATAGAGCTGTGACAGTTGTATTAAACGATGGAGATGATATTGATGAATGATGACATAACTCAAAGAAATTTCATCAAATATTTTACTGATGAAAATAGAGAACATTTTAATGAACAATTATTTTATAGAAATGAAGATGATATAATAGAAGATATTAAGAAGGTTATATTATCATGTCAGAGAAGCAGATACTTTGTTTTAAGAGTTCATCAATTTAAAGTAGTAGATGATTATAATGAGATTATGCAAATCTTATATAATTATGAAGAAAATCTAAATAGGAACAAGACTAAGAAGAGAGATAATCAATATGATTTTGTAGACTTAAAAGTTACAGATATGAAATTATTGATAGTGACTTATTATATAGAAGCTAAAGAAAAATTTGAATATGTTGATGTCATTATAGCAGTTCCTAGAATAGTTAATAAGTATTACTTTAGAATATCTGGAAATATATATTCAGCATTGTTTCAGTTAGTAGAGAGTACTTATAATAGTTCAACTTCAGCAGCTTCAAGAAAAGATAATATTACATTAAAAACAATATTTATGCCTATTAGAATATATAGAAATAATGTATCCTTATTGACAACTTCTAATGAGGATGTAAAATGTGTATTCTATACAATAAGAGTATTTAATAAATCTTTCAATTCAGTAAAGCCATTCTTAGCAAGAGGTGGATTTTATAATGGTATGGCATATTTAGGATTGAAGTATATTTCAATAACAGAAACAGATCCTAATGATAAAGATTTATATACTTTTGAAAAACATGGCCTATTTGTAAGTGTACCGAGATATATATTTGATAGTGATGCATATACACAATCGTTTGTATATGGATTAATTGCCGCAATAAATAAAGAATGCACATATTCAAATATATTCTCTAAATACTATTGGCTTAAAATGTTAGGTGAAGATTTTAATAATTCTAGTGTGGATAAAGGAGTATCAATATTAGATTCTTTAGAGTCAGTATATGATATATTGACAAAAGAAAGTCTTCATCTTCCAGAATATCAGAAACAAAATATTTATGATATTCTAAAATGGTTATTAAGAGAATTTTCAAATCTAAAATCTAAAGATAATTTAGATGTTACTGTAAAAAGAATAAGGTTCTCAGAATATATTGCATCGCTGTATGCAATGAAACTATCTACTGGTATCTATAGAATATCGGATAATAGAAGGAAGAATATAAACATAGATAGTATAAAGAGAATAATAAGAATACCACCTATGTATCTTATAAGTGCAATAACTAAATGTAATTTAGTAAACTATAGAAATTTGGTTAATGATTTAGATTCTACTTTAGCTTTAAAATATTCTAGAAAAGGTATTTCTGGAATGGGAGATCAGAGTAGTAAATCAGTACCTAAAATATACAGATATATAGATTCGTCTAGTATAGGTATATTTGATTTAGATGATTCACCTAAATCCGACCCAGGAATATCTGGTACAATAAGTCCATTAGTTAAATTAAGTAATTGGTCTTTTTCAGATTATAGTGAACCAAATGAATGGGAAGCTGGATTTAAAGATTTGACAAAGAACTATAAAGCATTAGTTGGTAAGAAAGAAGTAATAACTCTTCAAAAAGAATTATTAGATATAGAAAATGAAGAGTTAGAAAATATAGTAGATGACTCTATATATGCTGTAAAAGAATTAATGTCAGCTATAAGATTTATAGAAGATGATGTTATTGAAGATACAGACATAGATCCTAATATGGTTGAAGAGGAGGATTTATTATAAAATGATAAAATATTTTATATTTTCAAGAGAACAATTAAACATGAAAAGAAACGTCGCTAAAAAGATAAGCCAGGAATATACACCTGGCTCTGTATTTATGGGAAATAAACCAAAAGAATTTACTGATATGATAGATGACCCGAAGTTAGCAAAGTTCTCCGATTCTATTGTAATTATCAGTGGTGATCCAACTACTATTAAATATAAAGCAGGAAGTGATTTCTAATGTGTAAGAAAGTTATATCAATACTTGGTCCTACTGAATGCCCACATTGTCACTCTGCTTTAGTGCTATATAGGGAACAAACAACATCAGTTGGTTTAGATAAAAATGGAAATGGTATACCAACTGATAATAATATGTTTGAATATGAGGAAGTATTAAAATGTGAAAATTGTTTTAGTAAATTTCCATGTATACAATTATCTAATGGTAGATATACAATCTATACTGATTTACAGATGAGACTAGATATATATAGAACTGTAGCAAGTATAAATAGAGTAAGAAGTCCATTTATAAGGAGTTGATTAAATGAATATAGAATTTAAAACTATGTTTAATGTAATATATGGTAGATTGTTTGGAGACTTTCAAGCTTTAACAACTGAGATTCATCCAGATATATTAAAAATAATAAAAGTTACTCATGGTAAAACATTGGATGGAAAAATGTTTTCATTAAAACTTGAGAATGGTGTAGATATTTATATAATAAAAGAATTAAATTCTTTTATATATATGAATAGTCTGTTCGTAGATAATAAAAGATCTGTGGTATGTAGTATACCATATGACTTATATAATTACGATCAAAAAGAAATAGTAAAAATAATTAAATCGCTATACACATATATTTGTAATCAATTGATTACAAAACCAGGAGATACATTATATAATAAAATTACAAGTATAGCTCCCACAATATTAACATTTCATACATTAAGACATGTATGTGAAGATTTAGAAATAGTTGATTTTATAGATAATGATGATAACTTTAAAGAAATAACGGTAGAAGTTTTATATGATTCATTAGACTATTCTATAAATGAACTATTAGATTACTGTGGAATATTTGCAATCTGTACTGAGAAAATAGAAAAAGAAGTTAATGATGAAGATAAAGACGATTAGTTTTAAGCGTCAAGATCATTGTGTAAAATGTAATGCAGATAGATCCATAGAGCTATATGATATATATGATAAACCAATAAATTATTCATATTTTCTAGATAGATTAAATAGCGTAAGTTTAGATAGTTTTAATCGACGAGAGTTATCTTATATGCAATGCAAAAAATGTGGTGTTGTATATGATATAACTTGGGAGAATAAAATACCAGAACCATTGATTAATAAGAATACACTATTCATATTTTTGAATAGTGTATTTAAAAAAATATAAATACTAGGAGGATAATATGATTAATTGTTTAACAAATAGTCAACTATTAAAGATGGCAGAAATTAATGAAAAAAATAAAGTAATTGATAAAAAGATAAATGATAATATAAATAAAAAAGTAAATTTTCTTAAGAAAAAACGTCCACATCTAACTGAATTTGAATTAAGTGAATATAGATTAGAATTGATAAGTGAGTCAAAACCTATAAAGATACTTAAAGAAGAGCTTGAATTTAACACTCATATCATAGAATGTTTTAAATGTAGAAATAAATTAATTAGTATGATTGGAGAAGATGAAGTAAAACTTATTTTATTAAAATAATAAATAGGAGAGATTACTCTCCTATTTTATTTTTTATTCTTATTATAACTTTATAGTAAGGGAGGTGATTACTTATGAAAATATTATATATTAAATTAATCAATTATATTGGAATATATAATGGATTAGGATTAAATGAAATAGAGATAGATTTATCACCAAGTATGTATAAGACTGTAATAATACGAGGAAAGAATGGAAGTGGAAAATCTACATTATTTAATGCATTAAATCCTATGTATGATTCAAATGATAATTTTATACCAAAATTAGAAGCTCATAAATATATAACTATATTAAATGATAATATTATTTATAAGATTCACTTTATTCATCCAGTTAAACAGAATGGAGAAAGAGATACAACTAAAGCATATATTAAAAAATATTATAATAATGAAATTGAAGATTTAAATGATAATGGAAACGTATCTAGTTTTAAAGAAATATTATATAATGAACTTTCATTAGATAATAACTTCTTAGCTTTAAGTAGTTTAGGATCTGAGAATAAAGGTTTAGCTGATAAGAAACCTATGGAAAGAAAGAAGTCTGTCATTTCTATAATAAGTTCATTAGTAGTATATAATGATATATATAAAACATTAACAAAAAGAACATCAATATTTAAAGCAATGATAAACAATCTGACTAGTAAGATAGATAATATAGGTGATGAAGATAAGATTAAAGCATCATTAATATCTATAGAAACTAGATTAAATAATCTTATGAGTGAAAAGGATAATATCATAGAAGGATTGTCATCTTGTAAATCTACTGTAAAATTAATAGATCCAAACAATACTATACAAAATACTTATAATCAAATATATAGTGGAATCAATAACTATAATACTATGTATACAAGTATAACAAATTCAGTAAATAAATATTATAATATATTAAAATTAGAAGAGTCGATTAGTTATAACGATGTGATAAATCGTTATAATATAACTAAAGAAAATTTAGACAAGCTATCTACTAATGTGCAAATAATGGAATCAAATATATCCATTCTATTAAATGAACGTGAAAATATATTATCAGATATGCAAACTAAAAAACAAAAATTAAACTCATTAGAATCTGTTGGTGCTATAGAAGATATCAAATCTAGTATTTCTATATATGAAGATGATATTAGAAAGTATAAAGATATAATATATAAGATAGGATTAACTGATATGAACATTTCTAGAGATGAATATATATTAGCCCTAAATACATTAATGGATATTAAGAATACAATAAGTATATTCAAATCTAATTTAAATTTAAGTACAATAGAGAGATCTATTAATTATATAAGAAATAATGACTTTCCTAATATAGACAAATTGGATAATGATATAATTAATATTAATGCTCTTATAAGAGAACAAGAAATATTATATCAGAAGTTTTCTACAATTAAAGAGATATCAGAGAAGATACAATTACGTCCATTAGGATGTAAAATAAATGATTGTCTATTTATTAAAGATTCATTAGAAGCATTGGAACAGAAGCCTGATCAAAATCTTATTATAATAAATAAATTACTATTAAAATATAATAAGTTATTAAAATCTAAAACAGAAGAAAAAGTATCAACAAGAGATATCATAGAGTGTATAAACTATTTGAATACAGTATTAAGATCTATAGATATAAATAGTAAAATATTTAGAAAGCTTAAGATAGGACAAGAGTTTTGTGATAAAGATAAAGTACTAACTATGATTTTAAATGGTTATAATTTTGATATAATTGATGAGTTATATAAATATATAGACTATGCTAATGTAATAGATGAGTATAGGTCTAAGACTAATTTACTTATTCAATTAAAAAGTGATCTTAATATTTATAATAGTAAGCATGATATAATACAAGATCTATCTGATGACATAAATAAAATGAGAATAAAAGTAAATGATATGACTGATAATATATCAAATATAAAAAGTAATATAGATGATTATAAAACCAAATATTCTATTTTGAATATAGCTATAGATAATTATAATGTCTTGATAAAAAATCTTAATGATAAATTAAATATAGAATCTAAAAAGATTGAATTGATATCACAATTTAATGCAATAAAATCTAGTATGATATCAATAAAGCAATCACTAGATAATATTCAGGAATACAACTCTAAACTTGAAAAGACTAATAATGAAATAACCCCACTAATAGAGGACAGAGATAAATTAAAATATGGATTAACTATGCTAGTCGAATATAAGAAAGAGTTAATTATATATAATGCAAAATATGAAAAGATTGAATATATTAAAAAACAATCATCTCCTAATAAAGGAATACAGACTTTATTTATGGAGTTATATATGAATAAAATACTAAGTATGTCTAATGAGTTACTATCATTATTATTTGATGGAGAATATATATTATGTCCATTTATAATTAATGAAAATGAATTTAGAATACCATGTAGGGGTACTGGATTACAAAATGATGATATAAGTTCTACATCATGTTCTCAAAAAGCTATGATGGGGTTAGTAATAAATGCATCTCTATTATGCCAAGCATCTACTAAATATAATATATTAAAATTAGATGAGTTAGATGCAGGATTGGATACTAGTAATAGATTACAGTTTCTATATACATTAGATAGGATATCTGACATATTAAATATAGAACAGACTTTTATGATAACTCATAATACTGAGGTAGACTTGAGTACTTGTGATATTATACAACTTAAGAAAGTTGATGGAGAATCTATTTCTGATAATAATATTTTATATGAATACTAACTAGTATGTAAATAATACCCTCTTAATTGTCGAAAGGCATTAATATATATATACCGTATGGGTTCCATACGGTATATTTAATGTTGTTTTTAATTATATATTATAATAATGAATAAAATAATAATTTAGGAGATGTTAAAATAATGGAAATATCAAATAAAAAAATATTAGATTTAGTATTTCATTGCGATACTGAGATACGTGATTTAATAAAATCATTCAAATATAACTTATATTTAGGTAATAGCCAACGTAGTATTATTGGTGATGATGGTACTATTATTAAAGATAATAATATATTTAATATAGAAAGGATAATACCTCTTAAAATAGTTAATGCTAATTCTATAAATTTTACTGCTATTCAATTAGAATCGGATGAAATACATATTCCAAGAATTGATGTAGATTTTGAATATTTTGATGAATTTATAATTGAAATTATAAATAATGAAGCAGCAATATATATTAGATTTTTCAATGCTAAAGAATTAATAAGAGATGATAAACAATATTTATTTAAATTTACATTATAAAAATAATAATTTAAAAGATACTAAAATATAGGAGATGATTTTATGACCTATATTGCTTATTCTGATAAACTCATATTTATATTAAACGATAATAATACACTATTCGGTGTAAGTAGTAACAAGATAAAATCTATTCCTTTAGCTAAAGTTATAACTATTAGCGAGATGGATAAGATATGGAAATATAAAAATAGATTGACAAAGTAACTACGGTTACTTTGTTTAATTTAATCATTTTAATTATATATTATAATAATGAATAAAAGTTAGTAGTAAATCTATATTCAATAAAATTATAAACTACTAAAGAAAGGATGATAGAAAAATGGTTAAACAAATATCAATATTAAAAGTAGTAAAGAATTATATCAAATATAAGAAGGATACTATAATGTGTGATGGGTTTGAGATAATAAAAATATCTCAAGTTATGCATAATTCCCATGATACCAATAGAATAAGTTTTAATGATAGAGAATTTGATTTATATACATCACTTACTAATCCAGTTATAAAAGTAGTTATAAAAGAAATTGAAACAAATAAAATTATTACTATACTTATAGATTTGGTTGCTGATTGGATTAACTTAACTCCTTATATTGAAGCTGGATTTAAATTAGATTTTGTTGATAGATTATGTCAACTAGTATCTGATCTAAAAGGAAGAGAACAATGCTTGTTTGAAGATACCCAATTAGTAAAGAGTTTTAAGTATGATAAAAATGATATCTCTAAGCATATTTTATTAAATGATAAAGTATTTAATGAAATAATAAAATAAATATTATAATTTGGAGGTAATTCAGAATGGAAAGAGATACCCTAATATACGATAAAGGAAAATTAATGTGTGTAGCAAAAATAGATACTACCCCAGTTGGAAATGAAGTAACTAAATTAATTAAAGTTAATATTAATGATTAACTCTATTATGTTTTATATATGCTTGATATGGATTATGGAATAATAGTTTCTGAAAAGACTGCTATGGAATGTAGGGGAATAGTAGAGGTGATTAAATTATGAAGAAAATAATATCATTTATAAATAATGGAGGAAAAGAAATTATGACAAAAGGTCATCCAAGGTGGGATGAATTTTGTAAGAGATTAAAAGGAAGTGAAGGTTGTAATTTTAGATATGATGAAAATGGTAAACTTATATGGAATTGTGGTGGTGGAGAAGATAAATCATTTGCAATAAAAATTCTTGAAACCATGCCAGAAATAGATATTCAAAGGAGTATTGAATATTTTGAGACTAGTGGTGGATGGTGTGATTGTGAAATAATTTTAAATGTTATGGGATTAATAAAGTTTTTATATACTGACCCAAGTAAATTTATTATATAAAACATAAAATAAAGTAGAGATTTCTCTCTACTTTATTATTTTTTTAATATTGTGATACGTCTGGATTATCAATAACAACTAACTTATAAGTTTGATCTAGATTAGTATTTCTAGCAATACCATTCCTTACATCAATAGATGTATCGTTTAAGAACATAGGATCTGGTCTATCAGCCCCAGGAATTGATTCTCCTGTTTGTGTATTTATAACATCAAACTTTCTTTCACCAGTAGTAGAATTGTATAATACTACAGTTTTTATATTAGGATTTTCCATCATTAACATTTTATTTACAGATGGATTCATAGTATAACCTTGATTATTTTGGTACATATCTGTACCCATTACTCCACTATTCAACAACGTAAGTTCATTTTGTGAAGGTGGATTATATGCATTAGGAGTATTATAAGTACCAACTGGTGTAGAGATGTATGCATTGTACATATCCATTATTCTCTTATCATCATCTTGATCTGCATCACCCATTTTAAGATCTTTTATTCTCTTAATTTCTAAGTTATGGCAATCAGTTATCGTTTTATTTATTTCTCTTATTGCTGTAACTTTAGTAGTTATTAGTGATGACATTGTATTAGTAAGTAAAGTCATATAATCATATTTTCTTTTTAGTGTTTTAGATTGTCTTATCAGATCTAATTCACCTTTCATTTCTGATTGTAGTGTATCAATCTGAACTATAGAATTTTTTAACAATCCTTCTGTTTCATCATAACTATCTCTATATGGTTCAGCTGTTTGATACATAGGTAAATCTTTACCACTATCTCCTGTTAATAATTCTTGACCATCTACAAGTTTCTTCCTAGGTCTACCCCTTTTCTTTTTTTCATCATCTGGTATATAATCTATTGGCAATGAAGATTGTTTACTTGTAAAAAAATCTACGTTAATTATACTTGGAACATTATGATCTAGTCCTGAATCATCAAAACTTATTATTTTTTGCATATTCATTAACCTCCCTATTTAGTCTATTATACCTTTGTTAATATTTTAAATATATATACCATATCTTGATAGTATATTATTTTTTATTTATAGAATAACATATAAATAATACATAATTGTACCTGAGTAGGTACTTATAGGAGTGATTGATATGATTAAAAATTATCCAGCTGGGAGCAATTTAACAATATTAAATACAATATATTTATATCCTACAAAAGACGAAAATGATAAATGGTCAAAAGATAAATTACTTATAATATTTAAAGATAATGTTACAGGAGAAAAACATTATGAAGAAATAGAAACTCCTGATTATGAATTTTATATGGCAAAATCAGATGAGTTTATAGATCATAATTTATTATTTATTGAAAAGGATAAAGTTGATAAAATATCCACTCCATATAATTCTTTAGCTAAGAAGGTTGCTGAATTAACAGGTAATACAGAATTTTATTATGATAATATAAGAAATGGGAATAGATATGCAAATAATAAATTGTATACCCATCCTAAAATATTTATGGCAGATCAAAATATAGAAGATCATTATAGATTTAGATTTTCTAATACTTATCAAAATCCTATAATACAAGTATCTAAAGCATTCTTTGATATAGAAGTGGATACTATTAAAATGAGAGGAGATTTTCCAGATATGGGAGAATGCCCAATCAATGCTATAAGTGTAATTAGTGAAGTTACAAATAAAGTATATATATTTTTATTAAGAAATAAAGAAAATCCATTAATACAAGAATTCGAAGATTCAATTGATGATGAATTATTTAAAGAATTAAAAGAATTTGTTAAAGCTAATGTTGGTGGATGGAAGAATGAAAAAAGAGCAGGCTTAGATGAGTTAGATTATGAATTTATGTTTTATGATGAAGAAATAAAATTAATTCAAGATTTATTTATATTATTTAATACAACTAAACCAGATTTTATATTAGTTTGGAATATGGCATTTGATATGACATATATTATAGAAAGAATAAAGATGCTAGGATATAACCCAGAAGATATAATATGTCATCCAGATTTTAAAACTAGAACTGCACAATATTATAAAGATACTAGAAATGAGAATGATTTTAGTAAAAGAGGAGATAGTGCAATAATTAGTTCTTATTCGGTATATATGGATCAACTAATTAGTTTTGCATCTAGAAGAAGGGGACAACATGCTTATCCAGATTATAAACTTGATACAATAGGTAATATAATTGCTGATGTTGGTAAATTAGATTATTCTGATATAACAACAAGTATATCAAAATTACCATATTTAAATTATAAAGTATTTGTATTCTATAATATTATGGATACAATTGTTCAGAAATGTATAGAGAATAAAACTGCAGATGTAGAATATGCATTCAATAAATGTTTAATAAATAATACTAGATATAGTAAATGTCATAGACAAACTATATATCTTGTAAATAGAGGTGTAAAAGAATTTTATAAAGATGATTTCATTATGGGATGTAATAATAATAAATATAATGAAAAATCAGAGAAGTTTCCTGGAGCATTTGTTGCAGATCCTAGTAAAGTAGATGCGTATGGTAAAATAAAAATAGCAGGTAATCCTATTAATGTAATGAATAATCTTGATGATTTTGATTATAAAGCTCTATATCCAAGTCTAATGAGAGAATTTAATATGGCACCTAATACTCAGATTGGTATTATCAATATACCAAATCAAATATATAATAATGAGAATAGATTTAATAGAGAAATATATAGTAGAGGTTCTGCTTTTATAGAAGATTTACAGTCTCAAGTTTATCTAGAATTCTGTACAAGATGGTTACATTTTGCAGATTATGGATCATTATATAAAGATGTTATAGAATACTTTACAACTGAAGCTAACCCAGGAAGAGCATTGAAATGGTATAATGATAAAAATCAGCAAGTAGTATTAAGATTTATTAACAATAATGCTAAACAAAAAGTTATATCATTTAATACAAATGATAAACAAAGAATAATAGATTTTAATTATATTCATGATTTTACTACTGTTAATGATCATTTTCAAAGGAGATGCTAAATAATGACTAATGATGAAGTATTAGAATTGGTTGATATATGCAAGTTAATGAAAAGTGATTATGTAGTAATGCATGATAATATTGTAATGGGAAGTGATAGTAGTTTTGCATACTTTAAAAAATTAGAATTAGATCATCAACTTCCTAATATTGCAGTAAATATGCTAGATTTAAAAAATGAATTAATATTACTAACAGATACTCCTTCTGATGTACATTTATTTGATATAAATATATATAATAAATTATTAGATATGCATGATACTGTATTGAATATGAAATATATAAAAAATATATCATATGATAGTTTAGAAAAAGATACTGATTTTGAAGAAGCTTTGAGTTTAAAAACAGCACAGGGAATAAGATATATTGTAAAAGATAAGAAATATTTTATACCTATATATAATGGATTACTTCCTGTTGTTAAAGCAGATAAGATTGATTTAGTTATATATGATTTAAATACTTATAGCTTTCTATGTAAGTTTATAATTCATAAAAAGAAAAAAATGAGTATAGAACTGTATTTATTATGTATGCATATGTGTTGAGAGATATATACAGTATGGCTTAGCCATACTGTATATGTTTGTTTTTATAACTAGAACATAATATTAATTTAAAAATAGGAGGAATGTTCTATGGAAAATAATAGAAGAAAGCAGCAACAACCAAAAAAGAAAAAGTCAAGTATAAATAGATTGGCAACATCAGTTCAGAATAACATACAGAAATTATATAAAAACACGTATTTTACTGAACCAGAAAATTATAACGATTTAAATAATATAAAAACCAGTATAGATACGAATATAGATAATATAATATCTAACAATATGGATTCTGTAGGTATACCCAATATATCAAAATTATATTCTAGAATACAAATGAAAGACGGTAAAGATACTTCTAAAGATGGTACAATGAGAGAGATAGAGACTCTATTTAACGATCCTACTGTAACAGATGGTATCCTTTCAAGTTATGCACAAAATAAGTATATTAAAGAATTAGATGAGGAGATAGATCTTATATGTAAGTATATGCCACAGTTAGAAGATGCATTAGATGCAAAAAAGGATAATGTATTAGCAGCAGATCATTTTTCTAAAGATTTTATTAATGTAGAAAATAAAACAAACATAGATCAAGATGTAACATTTTTAGAAAGAATTGATGAGTTGAAAGCAACATATAATCTATTAGAGCTGTTTGAAACTATATATGATAAGACTGCTCACTATGGTGAACAATTTATATATATTGTTCCATATAAAAAAGTATTAGGAAAGTTAATGGATGCAAAAGCTGGGCATAGTAATGGAGCAATTATTACAAATGAAACAGCAAGATTAGCTAATAATGGAATAATAAGATCATGTATAGATGGTGTTAATAGAACCATAGTTACTGAAGGCGTAAAAGGTGCAGAACCCATAACTCCTACTGAAATAGGCGGAGGTACTGAAGGAAAATTAAATGTTGAATTAAATATTAGTGGAGTATTAGAATCTGCAATAAATGAATATAAATCAGTATCTAATATATATAGAAATAAGAATACTAGTAATAGTAAATTATCAAAAACAATAAATGGTGATGATTTATCATTTGAAGGTTCAGAAGCTTCTGATGGCATAACTACTAGTACTGTTGATGGTGTCGATACTAATAAAGAACGTTCTAAAATAGATGTTCCAGGTTGTATCATTAAAAAATTAAAAAGAGAAAATGTTGTTCCTCTTTATGTAGATGAGTTATGTCTAGGTTATTATTATTTTGAATATGACCAAGGAGATATATTTTCTAATAGTGGAACAATGAGTGATCCAATGATGTCTTTAAAATCAGGTAAGTTTGCTGTAAGTCAAGAAGATTCTAAGAAAGATGAAATGATAAAATTTGTATCATCTAAATTATCTAGTTTTATAGATAGCAAATTTATAAATACAAATCAAGATTTAAGAAAAGAAATATATATGATCTTAAAACATAATGATTTGTTTAATGTAGATATACAGAATCAATTGAAAGTAACATTCGTTCCTCCAGAAGATATGGTTCATATGTATTTTCAAAAAGAAGAACAAACGCATAGAGGATTATCTGATTTAGACAGATCATTACTTCCTGCAAAATTATATACTTCGTTATATGTAACAAATACAATAGGTGTTCTGACTCGTGGGCAAGATAAAAGAGTTTACTATGTAAAACAGAATATAGATTCTAATATATCTCAAACACTTCTAAACACTATTAATCAGATAAAGAAATCTAACTTTGGTGCAAGAGAATTATCTAGTGTAAAGAATATTCTAAATATAACTGGTAGATATAATGATTATGTTATACCAATGGGTCCTACTGGAGACGCACCTATACAATTTGAAGTAATGCAAGGACAGAATATAGATACTAAACCAGAACTGATGAATACATTAGAGCAGATGGCTATTAATGGCACTGATGTTCCATATGAATTTATTCAAGCAAGACAGACTGTTGATTATGCTGTAAGATTGACCATGTCTAATGGTAAATTCTTACGTAAAGTATTTAAAAGACAAGCTGTAGTACAAAAATTCTATAGTAGAATACTTACTACAATTTATAATGCAGAATATATGGCTGATGAAGAAATATCTGTTTCATTACCACCACCAGCATTCTTAAATATAACAAATACAAATCAAATGATGCAGAATACTACTGAGTATGTTGAGAGTATAGTTGAGATGGAAGCTGGAGATGAAGAAGATGATGTAAAAGCAGAATTTAGACAGAAGTTAAAGAGATACTACTTATCTACTTATTTAGATCTAAAGATTATAGGCGAGATAAAAGAAAAAGCAGTATTAAAAGTAGAAACAAAAAGAAAAAAAGAAGCAACGGCATAAATGACAAAATTTAGACTATACTCATATGAGTATAGTCTATTTATTTGTTTAAAAATTCTTAGGTAAATTAGCAGTATTCTTTGGCATTGTATATCCAAAGTCAACTGATTGTTTAACCAATCTCTTAGACAATGGAGTAGTATCAGTGTTGTTCATATAATCCAAATAAGCTTTTGCTTTTGCATTAACGTCATCACTAACTACTGGGAAGCAATTGAATTCTGCTGTTACTTCTTTAACTTCAATTGTTCCTTTTTCAGATTCAAATATACTTGTCTCTGCTTTAGTAGGTTGGCAATTAAGTAATAGATAAGCTCTTTCTATCTTTGTTACTGAGTTATCAGTAACGAAATATAACATTGTAAATACTTCGTTCTCATAACCAGGCTCTAATGTGCCATCATCTATTAAACCATGATAAGTTTTTATCTGAGTCCTTGGATCTTTTAATCCTTTTAAATACAATTCATGTAATCTAGTGATTGGAGTAGCTGCTTTTTCAAAGAATCTCATAGATACTGTGGATGCAGATTGTTCAGTTACTTTTGATATAATATTAAGATTTGATATACCATTAGTTAGTTCAATCGTATCAACAGTTATATCCTCTAAGCCATTCAATCCTCTAAATTCATTTTCTAATATATGAACATAATTATTTAATAATGTATTATACCCACTATTAACTACTGCTAGTTTTTCAAGAAAAACTGGGGTAGCTGCTACTACTAAGAATGAATAGCCAGATTCAAATAAATTATATTCTTTTAAATTACCAAAATCAGTAACTCCTCTCATCAGAGTGGATGTAGTATAGTCTTTAATAACCGAAAGATCTTGAAACATAAATTTTACCTCCTTTTGTTAATTTTTTTATTGTATTGCAAATAACTTAAAGTATTCTGTTTGTACAAAATCTTTAAATGAAACTTCAATTACTGCATAGTATATCTTATTCATTAGCATATCTGGATCTGCAGTATAAGTCATCTTTAAAGTTTTAAAGTTAGCAGTATATTTATCTAAAACTGTTTGTACATCTCTTCGATAAGTTTCAAGATCATCACCATCTATAAAGCTATATCTAATCTTTGGACATTTTGTTCTAACAGCTTTTACAACTTCTTGTATAGCTAAGATATTATTAAGAAATGATAATTGAGTAAAGTCATCTTGAGACGTATATAAAGTCTCTATGGTCAATATATCATCATAATAAGAAACATAGTTAACTCTATTATCACCTAAAATTTGTTTCTGATTTTCAGCAGGAGTAACTTTAGGGATATAATTTACAGTACCAGCTATAGCTTCAGGAATTACTGCATTATACAGTTGGCCGGCAAATGGTCTATTTCTACCTAACTTAAAGTGATTTATTAATAATCTTGCAATACTATATCCTATTGTAACTGGAATTTGCTTTTTAGTATATGGATCTATGATATCATATGAAACACCATAGGTATGGCAATACTTATTCTTAAATAGATCTTTACTAGTTGCTAATATATCTTCCATTGTAGTAAGTCCTAATCCTAAATCTCTGAAATAAGATTCATCCTCTCTAAATGCAGTTAAATTTTCAATTGCATGTTTTACATTTGTAGGATAGTTAGCATCTACAATAGCATCTATTTTATATTTATCAACATCATAAATATCATCAGTATAAGTACCATCGAATACTTCAATTACTTTTGCTTCCCATTCAGGCTTACCGAAAGGAGCTGTAGCAAATGCACCATTAACACCATTGTCTAATGATATACCATATATATATGATAAATTGAATCCAGTAATATCTGTAGGATCTGTATCTATATTAATTAAGTCAGAGAGATCTCTTTCTTTACAAAATATTAAATCAGATGCAGCACAGTAGTCTACAGTATTTCCACTTATCAAAGCTACTTTATTAATAAGTAGATTATAATTATCATCAAATGAAATAGCATTGATTTGATTTGAAGTATTAACCATGTTTTGAAGTGATTTATTTACACCAAGTTCTATAATATCTGGATTTAATGTAAAAACAATTGACTCCAATACAACATCGTTTTCTAAAACTTCTAATGAATATTTTATATACTTTAGATATTTGCTATCATCATATAATGGTGAAATTCTAAACTTTTTATTACTAATACCTCTACCATTATCAGCTATAACACCTAAAGGATAAATACCTCCATCAACTAATGTATCATCTAATGAACTATTTATAACTGCTGCTGCTGATTGTATAGTCTTAACCCCAGTTACCGATTTGCACTCAAATTTAATATTACATACATCTATCATCAATGGTGTATTACCATCGACTAAAGTTGTTTCTACACCAGCAGGTGTTTTATAAAGTAAGTCACCAGCACTGTTTTTCTTTTGAACTGTAACTTTTGATAAGTTAGCTACAACAGCAATATTAGCTAATGTTGAATCATCTGCTACTACTCTTTTTACTAATAGTTTTCCACCACCATCTATTATTGAAGCTGCTTGTAGTAATGGTTGACCATGCCTTGCATAAGATATATTTTCGCCATATAGACTGTAGAAAGCAGGCCCTTCTACTGATCTTAAATCCTCAGGTCCCTTGTCTGAACTTATTACTGTTAAAAACAATGGTTTTACTGTAGTCTGTGGAGTTATTTCCACTGCCTTTGAATTATCAATTATTTCAAATATAGTTGTAGGAATCATAAAAATTTACCTCCTTTTTCTAACATTATTTTTTTAATTATGATATGCTTTACTCATATGTTATTTTTCTTACTTAGTGAATAACACTTCCAATGGAGAATACGTATCGTTTTTGTTTATTATAGCATTGACAACTGCCTCATCCCAATTTTCACTAGTTATAGATGTAAACGGGCTAACCATCTGAGGTACTTGTTTTATATTTATTGTAGTATAATTTGTCATATCAGTTATATTTGTATGTCGAAATAATACTTGTTTATTTTTAGGATCTCTACATACTTCTGATACAATCATACCAAATTCTTGCATAGTTATTCCATAATTTTCTCCATTCAATGTTATATTTTCTATAAAATATTTATGAAGTTTATCATATGGGATTGTTGTAGGTAATTGACCAGTTTTAAATAATCTAAGAAACTGTTCTGCATTTTCTATAGACTGCGGTACTTTTACAGATACTACAACCTTATTATCTTTTTTAAATTTTAATAATCTATAATCTTGAACTTCAGAGTATTTCGTTAATTGAAGTTGTTTACCTTTTTCTATAACATATGGACTACATAAAAACATGGTTGGAAAGTTAAATGGTTTTAATCCAGATGATTTTCCATTCTCATCTAATATAGTATAATCGAATACTCCTAATAAACTTACATATTCTCCTATAACCTCTGCTATATCTTTTTCAAAATATATCTCAGGAACATAAAAAACTATTTCTCCAGAATTATTAAATAGTAACGATTCGCCATCTCTTTTTAAAAATTTAGGTATATCATACATATCAATCTCTCCTTTCTTATTAAATTGTTATAATATAAAAAATATAAGAGTTCAACATACGTTGAACTCTTTTTTATTATAATTTATTAGTTTCTTTTTTTATAAGTGATGTTGCAAAAATTGTTATAGCACCTATGATTAATGCTGATTGAATAGAATTAATATATAACGATGCTACACAAATTACAGAAAATACAGCTACTTTTAATAAACTAATACATGCATGTGCATGATTATTATATACTAATCCAATAAAAGCTATTGCTAAGAATATGATTGAAATAAATAAAGAATATACAAATAGATATACCTTTAAAATTGTAAGTATAGCAGTTCCAATCATTATATTATACTATAGGAGTTGTATCTACTATTTTAGATATAGCTCTTATTTTATCTATTTGAATTTTTATCACTTTACTACTATATTTATCAGAATTATCTAATACTAATGAGCATCCATCCATATCAATATTTACAATTTTGCATTGTATAGATATTAAAACACTATCTTCAACATATGATACATTAATTAAATCTCCTTCTTGAATTGATACTATAGTGCCAGTACCATCTTCATAAGTTATATCTATTTCATCTATTATTTTAAAATTATTTGTTATGGATAGAATGTTCATATTCATCAACCTCTTTCATTAATTTTATTGTACTTAATAGATTGTTAAGAATTTCTGCTCCAAAAACAGATATATCTAAATCAAGATATTTTAATAATAATATATTTTGTATTGTATAATACATGAATGTATGTTCTCCAACATCATTTGGAGACATGGGCTGACATACTTTACAGATAATGATTATGAATTTCTTTATATCATCATCTGATATATTATAATTTTTCACTACTTCAGGAATAGTTTTTTCTATTAGTCTTATATCTTTAATCTTAAATTTAGAATCTTCGTATTTAAGATTAAACTCGTTAACAATTCTTTTATATCTAGATAAATCTTTACTAATCTTTCTTCTAATTAATTCATTATTATTTAAAGCATCTTTAATAGTTATAAAACTATATGAATCTATGAATGCAGCTGATACTTTTCTAAGAAGATTTGCTTTATCTGGAAATCCACTCTCTTCTAATTTATCAGCTTTCTTAGGAAGTTCTATTTCCATATTTGATTTTAAATTATCATTATACATTTCAGAAAAGCTAGGTATTTGGAGTTCCTTCTGAAGAGCTTTCTGTAAATCAACAAATTCTTTATCAACATACATATCTCTTATAAAATGATCTAGTACATTTTTTGCAGTGCTATTAATAGTTGACATATTTGGACCATTTAATTCTTTTACTATTAATTGAATCATATTTGGTAATTCATGATAAATATTAAATTTTTCTCCAGCTCTGAATCTTGTAACTATAGTAAATAATTTACTAGCATCTTCATCAGATAAACCATATGATTTTAAACTATCAGTACTGTTACCTATATTAGCAGTTTTTTCATCAAATATTGTTTCCGTTAAAGATCTACTATATACATCATCTGGTGCAGCAACTCCAGATGCTTTACCTGTTCTAGGATCTATTTCTACATATCTTTCAGATTCAATAACTTTCTTATCTACTACATTATAAGGATAAGGCTTGTCCTCTGTATTTTCAGGAATTCCAACATATGACTTTTCAGGAATAGCATCTTCTTTAGATGTAGTGATGATACCATCCAATATATCTGACATGTAACTTCTATTTTCTGCTAAAACCTCCGCTAACTGTTCTAGTTGTTCATCATTTAATATTTCTTTATTATCCATTTTAATCGCTCCCTTATTTTACGTTTGATATATCTATATCTTCATCTATAGATAAACTTTGAATTTGTAATCTGATATTAGTTAATAATGTTGGTCTTAATTGTCCTTGAATCAATGGACCATAAGTATATCTAAAGAAATCATTTATTGGAACACATATATCATTTAAATACTTTATAATATTCTTATCTTGATATATCATAGATAATATATTATAGAATGGAATATCGAATACACAAATATTAGCAATTACATAATCTATATTAGCGTTTATAATAGCTAATTTAGAATTCTTATATAATTTTTTAGAATAGATTGTACTGCTATCTTTATTCTTTTTATAATCAGCAAGATGTAATGATTCATATAAACTATTTTTTTCTTTTACTATATAATTAGAAAAGAATGTTACAAGATTATTAGAAAAATTAGATACTAGAAAATCATATAAATAATATGCAGCAGAATATGGATCTGTTATATTATTACCATTTATTGATACTCCACAATCATTTGCTAATATTGATAATATTTGGTTATATGTTTCTAGTCTTACAGCTTCTATCTGTACACTATTTTCAGGAAAGGTAGCTTTTGCTTGTTTAAATCTAGCTTCAAATGATGCTGGTATATTTACCATAGTAGTTGTAAAAAATCCACATCTACTGTTAATATTATCTTTTATTATATCGAATATAAAATCAGAATTAAAATGAGATAATATATCTGATACTTCACCCTCAAGTCCTATATTATATGAATTTAGATTTGCTGTCATTATTCCCATAATTAAAATCACCCCTTATAATTTTTTATTAAAATCTTATATTATATATAAGATATTATATTTTTAAAATATTAATGAATTAATACCCTCCCTTTATATTATTCTTGTGTTATGTATGATATAAAAAACTATTATAGGGGTTACCCTATAATAGTATTGATTATTTAGTTTTATATCTTTTTATTTGAAAATTACTATACAGTTTATCTATTGGTTTAAATGTTTCAGTTCCTATAGTAACTGATGTAATCAAATCTGTAACATTTGTAAATCCATACAATTCTATATCAGCTTTATTAGGTACAGTTCCACCAGATAGTACCAATGGGATATATACTTTATTAGTCGCATCATAATAAGTTGATTTAATAGAATAGTAGCTATTAGATTGTTTTATTAAAAAGTATCCATTATTATATGGTTTTAAAGTTCCATTACTATATATATCAATACAATCAAAAAATAAAAATCCAGCACTTGTACCAGCATGTTTAATACTTACATTATGTTGACCAGATGTTAATACTGGACTTTCATAATAACAAACATGTCCGCCTATATAGGCATTAGGTGCTGATGCATTATATAATATACTGTCAATAGTTATATTTAAATTCTGATTTCTACCATCTATATAACATTGATTTAGAAGTCTGAATTGGCTTCCTATAAAATTAAATTTTACATATGAATCTAAAGTGGATGTAACTGTACTTATATAATTTCCATTTAAAAAATTTGTAGTATCTCCATTTGATCCAGCTACCATATTAATATATGAGATATTAGCATCAGTATTATCATATCTTAACCAACTAGTTGGTACACTTGCATAATTAGTTCCTACTGGCATTTATATCACCCACCATATTATTTAGATTTATACATTTTTATTTGAAAATTATTATTAATTTTATCTATTGGTTTAAATGTTTCAGTTCCTATAGTTGTTGATGTAATTAAATCACTAATACTATTAAATCCATATAACTCTATATCAGCTTTATTAGGAAGTGATCCTCCTGATAATGTTAATGGAAAGTAATTATTATTACTATAATATGCTGATTTAATACTATAGTAATTATTATATTGATATATTAAATATTTTATAATAATATTATTTAATATATCCCATGCAGAGGTTACATTGCTTAAACTAGGTATTATAAATAAAGTTAATTGATTTCCTCCAACAGTTACACTATTACCACATTGCCCATAACTATTATCTCCTACTGTTTTTACTGTACCATCATTTAATAAGAATACTGTATATCCACTTCCACATGTTATCTGTTTTACATTACTAAGACTTGGTATTACATATAAAGTTAATTGATTAGTAGGAGTTATAGATCCAGTACCACATTGTCCAGTACCATTATTTCCTACTGTTCTTACTGTACCATCATTTAATAAAAACACTGAATGATTAGTACCACATGCTATTGATTTTACATTAGTTAGACTTGGTATTGTAAATAAAGTTAATTGTGAAGAGGTAATAGTTCCAGTACCACATTGTCCACTACTATTCAGTCCTATTGTTTTTACAGTACCGTCATTTAATAAAAATACTGTATGACTATCTCCACATATTACTTGTTTTACATTACTTAATCCAGGTATAGTATATAAAGTTAATTGTGGAGAGGTAGTATTACCAGTTCCACATTGTCCATAATCATTCCTTCCTACTGCTTTTACAGTACCATCATTTAATAAAAATACTGTATGACTATTACCACATGCTACTTGCTTAATATTAGTTAAACTAGGTATAGTATATAGAGTTAATTGTGGTGTGGTTTTAGTACCAGTACCACATTGCCCATTATCATTAGATCCTATTGTTTTTACAGTACCATCATTTAATAAAAATACTGTATGCATATATCCACATATTACTTGTTTTACATTACTTAATCCAGGTATAGTATATAGGGTTAATTGTGGAGAGGTAATATTACCAGTTCCACATTGACCATTACGATTATCACCTACTGCTTTTACTGTACCATCATTTAATAAAAATACTGTATGTACAGCACCACATGATATTTGTTTTACGTTAGTTAAATTTAGTATATTATATAAAGTTAATTGATTACTAGGAGTTATAGATCCAGTACCACATTGCCCATAACTATTAAACCCTATAGTTCTTACTGTATTATCATTTAATAAAAATGCTGAATGAATATTTAAACCCATAATTAATCATCTCCAATTATTTATAAAAATCATCAAATATACTATTTGGTATTTTATATTGTACTGTTGCTGACACATTTGGATCATTAAATTTTTTCTTATATGTTTCCCTTCCTAATCTAGTAGATAATAAAGCTTCCATAGCTTTTTCATCATCTTCATATTCACGTTTCATCCAATCTTCATACATCATAGATTTATCTGATTTTAGAAATTCTAACTGTTCTTTTACTTCAGCTGGAGATTCATCATCCATTACTGATATATCTTCCATTATATTACTATATTGATCTTCTAATGATTCATAACTTTCATCTATATCTTCATCTGTTTTTATTGAGGCTTTTTGAAGTCCCCAACGTTCCATAACTTCTTTACCTTCATACCAAATATATAGTGCCATTAAATATGCAAATATTTGATCATCATGTCCAGTAGACACATGCTCTATTCTACCATTTCTTTTTACTTCTAAAGTTTCTAATTCTTGAAATATTATTGGAGATATAAATTTATCTTTATGATATTCCATTCTTTCTCTTAGAATCTGCATAAGTAAATCTCTTACGCCCTTAGTAGAATCTAGTCCGTATATTTTTGTCTTTTGAGTTTTTCTTATAGTGTTGGCTCCTACTGTTCTTTCTTCTATAACTTTATCTTTTATTTCAAAAAATAAATTTTTCTTAATTGATGTAGTTATTAGTTTAGATAAAACAGATGAACCAAACCCACCATTACGTTCTATATTTACTATAGCATTTTGTAGATGGTTGGTTACTAATTGATATATAACTTTAGCTAAATCAACCGTACTTATAAAATTACAATTAAGATCTGCAACAACTGCAGTAGTTCTAGAATCTAATACTGATATAGCTGATGAATCTCGGTTAAACCCTCCAGATACATCGACACCTATTAATGGTGGATATCTTTTTATATCTCTTATCTCTTCATAAATATTAAATACATATTTATTTAAGAACATAATTTGACTTATAGGTTCTTTAATTAATGCTTTTACAACATCTAAATCTTCTTTTCTGAATGGAGAATTGTTAGCAGTTTTAGCCCATTCAAGAAGTACCTCTCTTCTAATCTCTGGCCATTTTCTCTGCATATCTATAACCATTGATTTAAACCAATCTTCACCTAATCCTAATTGTTGATATGAATATTTTATATATACAAATGAAGAATTTGTATTTGCCGCAATTAATTCTTGTAATTTATCATATTCTAAGTCATACCATAATTCAGAAAATTGAGAAGCATCTTCCTTCATTTGATATGCAAATGTACCTTCATCTGTTGTTAAATCACCTGGAGTTGTAGTAATAAGAATACCATATGGTGCTCCATTTCGTTTAGCATTCATAGATGCTGTCTTAAATGCAGGAACAGCTGCTAGATATAATGTTTCATTGAATGGTACAAATGCCCACTCTTCTAAATGTACTCTTGCTATAGACATACCTCTACCTAGTCCATTAGCAGATACTTTATTTCTTGCTGCTGGTAACGTTTTAATTCTGTTACCATTTAATGAATGTTGTAAAGACTCTACAGTATTAGTAGCTCTTACTTTTTTACCATCTCTACCATAAGTTTCTGCCATTTGTAAATAAGTAGGTAGAGCATCTCTATAATCTTTCAATCTTTGTAGATTTAGTTTTGAGTCATCATGTTTCTTATTAATCATTATACTTTCGCTATTTACACTACCGAAATTATATTCCCATAATAAACGTGCAATAACAGCAACAGTTTTACCCTGCTGCCTTGGTATCTCATAGAATATATTCATATTCATAGCTACACAGAAATTAAATGCTAAGTTACCACGATGCATTTTATATTGAACGCCTGATCCTTTTATTCCACCTTGATCTGGTATTCTTATAACTTCTCTTAGAAAGTACCAATAATTATTTATAACTTCTCTCATTATCTTTGATTTCATAAATTCATTTAATCTAGGATCTCTAGGATCTACTCCTGCTAAATCTGGATCTATTAATACTAAAAAGAATCTATTATTCTTTACTTTTTTAGCTTTAAGAAAATTATGCATATCTAGAAATGAGCTATTTGAAGTACTCATTTGATAGTATATCTTTTTTGGATAGACCATACTATTATCTATCATATTAAACTCACCTCCTATATTATTTATATGTTTAAGCTAATAAAAGAGATGAATACAATTAAATAATATATATTTATAATTTTAACAAAATATAGACTATATAGCAATTGCTATATAGTCTATGATAATAATATAATATCGTAAAAATCTACCCCCTGAGTTTTTTAATAACATTCAAATTTCTAATTTATTAAATATATAATTTATAATAAATAATTTAAATTAATTTTATGTTATGTGGACAATCTATTTTAAATATAAAAAATAAAGACACCTAGAAAACTAGGTGTCAAAATTCTATTATAATATAAATACATATCCAGTAGTAGTTGCCTTAGGAGCAATATCTATTTCTCCTGAGAATGCTATAATAGCAGAATCGCTATTGTTAAGATTAATTTCACCATCAATTGTTTTATATGTCAGTACTGCTGGTTCTATTTCTCCAATACCAATAGTCATACTATTTGATATAGTTTTTATATCAGTTTCACTACTAAATTCAGACTTACTATTTTGAGTTATGATATTAGTATTGCCATTGAATGTTAATGATTTATTATATTGTACTAATATTTCACCACTAAATTCAGACTTACTATTTTGAGTTATGATATTAATATTGCCATTGAATGTTAATGATTTATTATATTGTACTAATATTTCACCAGCATATGGAACCTCTCTACTTTCAGGAGGAATATTAATTTCTCCATTATAATTTAATGAACTATTATATTCTACTAGTATTTCTCCACTAAATTCAGATTGATTATTTTGGTTGATTATATTAATTTTTCCATTATAATCTAATGAATCATTAAGTTGTACTAATATTTCTCCACTAAATTCAGATTTACTATTTTGGGTTATAATATTAATTTCATCATGATGCCCTAATGAACTAGTTCTCTGTACTATTATATCTGCATTATATTCTATTTGTCTATTTTCATTAATTACATTTATCTCACCAGCATATTTTGTATTACTACGTACACTTGGTAAAATATCATTAAGTACTGAACTTATTAAACCATCATGAACAGGAACGTATATTTCTCCATTATAATTAATATTCTGACTACATTGTATATTTATTTCTCCACCGTATGAAATTTGTCTATTTTGATTAATTATATTAATCTCACCAGGAGAGTACAAGTTTCTAGTGCCACTTTCTACAAATATTTCTCCATTAAATTCTTTATTTCTTATACAGATAGGATATATTTCACCATATACTTCATTAATTCCTACATTCTGATTATCTATATAATAATTTACTTCAATATATGGAGCATCAATTCCTTCTTTACTAGTAAAAATTACAGGTTCAGAATTAACAGAAGATATTGTATAAGCTCTATCAACTAATTTAGAATTGGTATACCAGTCTATAACACCACTACTTACATCTTTAGTTGAATATCCAGAGACGTTATCTAATTGCTGCGTAAATAACTTTTCACCAATACTAGGTGCATTTAGATATGTCAATCCTATTTCAAAATAATCATCAGTTGTTCTATATAAATCAATACTATTTTGATTGGTATAATTCTGTTTAAATATATTAAAGTTAGCTGATTCTATAACAGAATTTGCTGGAAGATCTTTTAATGAGAATGACATATATGCTGCATACCTATTACTATTTACTATTAAAGGTTGTGCCTTACCAAAATTTAATACTGGATTATTAGAATCCGTATATGAATCTTTAGTTGGATATATTTTTTTTGTATATATAGTTGGAAGAGCTATACTAATTCTTGCCGTACCTACATTAGATGGTCTAATATATACATCTCCAGAGTAACTTTCATTTGAATAAATACTTGGTAATATTTCTCCATTCATTGCTTCAATCATAGCTCTAATGTCTATTCTTATTAATGCTGAATTACTCAATTTATTTCACCTCTCCATTGTATTGGAATTTTTATTAGCATTATTCCACTGTTATTTTTAATAGGGTTTCACCTGTTTTTTGAACATGCCTATCCAGATCTATTCTTATATAGAAATTGTATTGATCTTTATTATTTAACGTATATGGAATTACTATTTGTTTAGCTTTATTAAATGGTGTTAATGATGGACTTATGTTCATATCAATACCATCATAAACAGTATCTTCTGAAACTTTTAATGTTACATTACCAATTGCATCACCAGTATGATTCTCTAATACAACAAGTTTTGGAGTTGTTATACTACCAGCTATATATTTACCTAATTCAATATATTTTAGCAAATTCCCTGTATCTGTAGTATAATAATTACCATTTTCATCTTTAAATAATAATCCTTTATAAGTACCAAGTACAGTAGAAGTTATAACTAATTTGCCTTGATATTGATCCACAACTTCCAGTTTTATCTCATTGTTGAGGCCATATTTTAAATCAGAACTGTTCCAAGAGAAATATATTACTCTAGGGCAGGCTTGATAATCTGTATATCCAGTTGCTGGATATTTTTGAATACCATTTATAAATATTCTGTATGCTAATGCATCATTATTAGAATCATTTATTACTGCTTGTAATGAAAAATCTCCACATACATAACTTGTTTGAATAGGAGCAGAGTTTACAAATTGTAAATTTACAACATTACTATCTCTTAAAGCTCCTCTTTGATCTCGTGTTTGAATCTTTATAGCATTATTCCCTAATTTAAAATTACTATTAGTATAAGAATGAGATATATTTGTTTTATTACTTACAGTAATCCAACCTGTAGCAGGAGTATTCTGTATATAATCTGTATCACTATCAGCTTTAATCATAACCTTATAATCTATTGTATCTCCCTCATTATCATGCAAATATGCAGTTAATGTTGTTCCTTCACTATGAATTTGTGATAACGATAATGCTAAAGTATCAATGATTGCTGCTTCATTCGCTGCAAAGACACCTGTTATTTTTGATATTAATATACCATCAATAGTATTATTACTATCTAGATATACTTTAATAAATAATCTTTCTTCAAAAGCACTTGTATGAAATTTTACATATTCATTAACAGTCAAAGCCTCTACTTGAGCTTCAGTCATCTTAAAATCAGATGACCAACTTGTACCATTATATCCTACAAACGTTATTCCATCTTTTGAAATTTGAACTGTTTTAGTAGAATGAACATTTGCATTTATAGTTAAAGTATTAGCTACATCATCAATTGTAAATGAGTTTATTAAATCATACTTAGTTTTATCCACAGCAAATGAATATTCTAAATAATCAGTTAAATCAACAGGAGTAAGAGTTGCTACAACTATACTTTTTGCAACAGTACCATCAGTACTACCATCAATTGTAATAGTTGATAATTTAGCTTTTCCTAAAGTAGGTAATTCAGTTAATACTTCTGCTGTACTTGATCCTGGAGCTAAATTAATTCCTACTCCAGTTGTTATTACAGCATTGTTTACTATAGTAGATGTATCGTATTCCATTCTTCTAATTATAGTAAATAGATCTCTATCCTCATAATACATAGGATATGTCCAATTTACTACACCAGCTGCAGAATCAGTTAATACTATTTTTATAGTTCCACCAGCTGATAAAACTATATCTTGACTTACTGAATATGGTGTAGCAGTTAAACTATTTTCATTTAATAATACACTATCTAAATATATTTGGTATTTTGTAGTTAAACTTGTAGAACTATTGACATTAAACATAAATCTTATTGTTGATCCACCAACTCCAACATACGTTTTAGATAAGAATATATTTGATAAACTTGCTGCCATATTATATCACTCCTTTGTTTACATATTTTATACAACTATCCAATTTATAGTAGAAGTTTGTTTATTAGTAAGACTTAGAAATTGTTTGGTATAAAGTTCATCATTTCTAATAATAAATAAATTACCAGAAGTATCGTTGTCTGAACTTATGCTAATATCTATATTTATTTTTCCATCTAATGGAATATGGATTATAATTTTTAAATTAAAGTTATTTAATTTAATTTTATATCCAAAATTATAACTTTTAATAGATGATTGCCCTTGCTCTCTTCCTATTAAAACAGTCTCAGCTGATTTATAACTAATGCAATCGTTATAGATATTTCCTGTATCTGTTAATTTAATTTCATTATTATTTTCATCTTTAAACATAAATGATAACTTTCTACCACATATATCAAATATACCAGTAGCTACATCATATGTCATTATCATATCCATGCCTATCATACCAAAGCATTTTAATATATCTTTTTTAATATCATTAAATTCATTAAATTTATTATCATACTCATAAAAATACTCATCATTATTATATTGTGCAACCCATACGAATAATCTTGAGTCTATTGGTGATTTAGTTAAAATGTTATCCATGTTATCCCTCTCCTAATATCTTAGTATAAAACAAAAACATCTCATATAAATGAGATGCTTTGTTTTTTTAATTATAAATTTTAGGTAAAATTATAAGTTATAACTAATTTCCACTGTCTTAAACCTTGAGCAACGCCAGTTGCTGGTGGTCTCATGTAAAAATTCAACTTATCAAAGTTACTATCATCAGTTAATAAAGCAGTATTAACTCCACCAAGGATTTCTCCAATAGCAGCTGCACTGTTTATAGCTTTTAATGGTAAATTATATTCAGTTGTAAGATGAGTAGTTGCATTAGTATCAACACCTAAGTTTGTAAAAGTAGCATCTGATTCATTCTTTATGAATGCCCATTTGTCAGTTACAACATCAGAGGTAATACCACCAGTTTCATCTCTTAGATAAATCTTTGCATCTGTAATTTTACTTACAATATCAGTTGCTGGATTACCTACTAGCATTTCAGTCATAATAGCACTGACACCTGTAGTATTTGGAGTAAACTTAAATATACCTTTTACTAGAAGATCTTTTGATTTAAAAGATAATATAGTATTTCTTACAGTTACACCATCAAATTTTACAGCTGGTATTACTGTAGCTACCCAACCTGCTGAGAACCCACTATCTAAAGTTAAGGTATCTTTAATAGCAGCAGCTACAAGATCAGTATCAGTATTAACTGCAAGTGTTACAACATAGTTAACCCCATCTAACTCTATAGAAGTGTCTCCTGCAATAGCACATCCTGATGCAATTTCAAGATCAATAACAGCATTAGTTTTTCTGTTATTCCATACCATAAATTTAAGTATATCACTTGATTCACCAGATTTTACATTATATCTTACAATCATTTGGACAACAGTACCAGTACCTAGTCCTGCACCACTTGCTGTAAAAATCGTTCCTGCTGTACTATTCGCTGCACCTACTAAAGTAAAATCAGTAGTTCCAGGTGTAACTATTTTATACTTAGTACCAGCCACTAAACCTGTAGCTACGATTGAAAGTCCAAATTCAACTGTTTCAGTTGCTCTCCATTTTCTCAATGGTTCTACATTATTTGCATCCATTAATATAATTTTTGGTTCTGCACTCATATTATTATTCCTCCTTTTATTATATCATTATTTCAATGTTAAGAGTTAAAGAAGATATATTCACATTATTATTTAGAATATTTATTCTAAATATATCTTTTATATCTACAATATCATTTGATAACGTATAGGTTTGTTTACTTGGATCATTATTTAAAGTTAATTTTTCAGATAATATGCTAGTCCAAGTATTTAACAGTCTATCTGATTCACTCGCCTTCTCTACATCAATAATTATATCATCAGTTGTAGCAGCTTTATATATAGCATATATAGATTTTATTTTTCCACCATATATAAATTGGCATTCATAATCTTGTACCCCTTGTCCTACATCTTTAAGAACAAAGTATATAACTTTAGATGCTACAGTATCTATTTTATCTTTTATGCTTATAATTTCTGTGCCATCATATGATACATTTTTAGCATCCATTAATTTAAATTTACCATTATTCTTTTGAATTATTTTTGAAATTACTGGTATAGCCAATTAAATACACCTCCTATTATTACTGAATTTCTACACTTGTATCCCCTAGAGCAATGTTATCAGATCTATATACATCATAGTCTTCAGTATATCCATTTATATTAGTAAATGAAATAGTGCTGACTTGTGCAAAACCTCCATCAAATCCTCCAACTTTAAAAGCCACAGTACCTAATCGAGAAGGAATACAATAATAAATATATTGATCTGATAAAGCATCAACTGTTATAGTTCTTGATTTTGTATTACTTAATTCTTTCACCAAAGAACTTATAAGAGCATTATTATAAGTTGTCGATGATGAAGTACCATAATAAATTCCATTTAAGAATTGAACAAGCATACTATGTGTCTTTGTATCTCCACCTTCATATGGGACCGCTGATAATGTAAATGTTTTATCACTACTTATTGCTGTAGTATAATTGTAAGCTCTAAGATCTACATTAAGAGGAATGTTCTCAAATTTTTGTGAGAATGGAGTTTTATTATATGCCCATGAAAAATTAATAGAATCTATTGTTATTCCAAGTTCTATTGTGGATGCATCAGAAGATAAACTCATAGTAAATGGATTTGACATATTATTTACTATGAGTGTTAATTCATTTAATTGTGTAAGTAATGCAGTAAATTTTTCTTCAGTTGTTTTTCCTTGTTCATCATATACATCTGAAGTTGTTGTTACAGGATGTATTTCTATCCAAGCTGTACCGTCCCAATACTTTTGTAATATAGTTTTTGCCATACGGAAATCACCTCGATAAAATTATTTTTTATACAATCTCTTCAAACCAAACATCACCAATTTGTTGAGTAGTTGGTTCAACTGTTCCAATAGTGATATTAGTTTTTGAAGACCAACTAGCTTTTTGAATTACAGTAACAAATTGTTTAACATCAGATTCTACAATATCTATAGCAGCATGTGTATGATCAGTTGGATCAAATTTTAATGGTTTATCAATAATATTTGCCCATTCTAATTTAACATTTGCCCAATCTGCATCGGCCATAATAACCCAAGCAGCACCATCATAAATATAAGTATCTCCAGTAACAGTTTCAAAACATCTATCAGCTTCTAATGTTCCAGTAAGTGCTAATCTTGCAACACTATCTGCAACTACAAATACTCTAGCTTTATTACCATCTGGATATTGTGCTATTAATAATTTTCCATTAACGTCCAAAGAAGCATAGCCATTAGCAGCTCCTTTATTTGCAACATTCTCAGGAGTAAATCCAATAGCAGCAACTACAGCAGCATTAGTTATCTCAGCTTTAATAGAATCAGTAATACCAGCTAATTTAGCTTTTTCTTCATTAGTATAATCATTAACTGAAAGACCCTTTCCAGTTACTTTATCAACTTTAGTAAGTAATAAATCCGTAAGTCCTATTACGTTTTCTGGTTTAGTCTCTGGGAAAATAACATCATACCCACCTACACCATTTTTAATTTTTAAACGAATATTCTTATCTGACATAATACATTACTTCCTTTTTTTAAATTTTTTATTATAAAAATCTTTATAAACTTTCTATCCAGATATCACCAACATTTTGAGTAGTAGGTTCTGAATCACTTACTATAACATTTGCACTTAGTTCTATTTTGTTACTTATTTCGTCTACTTTATCTTTTACACTTAATCCTTCTGTGCCATCATATGATACATTTTTAGCATCCATTAATTTAAATGTCATATTATTTTTTTGAGTTATTTTTGAAATTACTGGTATAGCCATTTAAACTGATACCTCCTTAAGCAATATTTATAGTTGTTGAACCTAATCCAGCATTATCAGATCTGTATATATCATAGCTTTCAGTAAATCCATTTGCATTTGTAAATTGAATAGTACTTACTAATCCTAATCCACCTTCAAAGCCACCAACAGTAAATGTAATAGCTCCCAATCTAGATGGAATACAATAATAGATATAATCTGTTTCACCAGCAGCGTTAACATTTATTGTTCTTCCTTTTGTATCACTTAATACTTTTGTTAAAGATTTTACAAGAGTATTATCATAACTTACTGATGAAGAAACTCCATAATAAATTCCATTAAAGAATTTAATACTTGCTGTTGATGTTTTAACACTACTATCTGGTGCAACAGCCGATAATGTAAATGTTTTATTAGTTGATACAGGGGTAGTATAAGTTTTAGTTCTCAAAGCATTATCTAATGTTGTTCCTTCAAATTGTTGTGATGTTGGTACACCACCAGCATAACTCCATGTAAAGATAATAGAATTAATAATAGTTCCAGCTTCAGCTATAGATACGTTTGCAACTAAACTAGCTGTAAATGGAGTAGAAGGAATACCACCTATTATTATTAATATAGATGCTATTTGAGTTCTTATATAATTCAATTGTGAATTAAGATCAGTTATAGCTGATCCATCAGCTTTGTTACCTATAGTTGCTACCGCATTTTTATCATCTATAGTATAATCATTAGCTGAAAGACCTTTCCCAGCTACTTTATCAACCTTGTTACCTATAGTTGCTACTGCATTTTTATCTTGGGTTGCATAATCATTAGTTGAAAGACCTTTTCCAGCTACTTTATCAACCTTATTTTCAATATTAACATCAACAGTAATACCATCTATAAGTTCTTGTAATGCTGCAATATCGGCTTGATTTGGAATAGCTATTACTCCAGTAGCTCCACCAACATATAAACGTTTTTCATCATTAACTACTGCAGGCTCACCTACTGCTAATGTAGGAAGATCAGCTTTTGCCCCTCTTCTAAATTTAATAGTAGCACCTGTTTTATCAGTAAATACTTTACCATCAACTAATGTTACTGTACCTCCACCACCACCACCATTATTAGCAATGTATGTTTTGATAGCATTACCAGTTACAAGACCTGGAGAATCCTTAGCATCCAATATACCTGATATAAATGGAAAAGAATCTGGTTTACCATTATATGGATCTGGAATAGGATCTTCTCCTGTAGTATTATCTTTTTTATAATTAGATAGAGTTAATTTTAGTCTTTTATCAGCACTTAATATTTCTAATACCGTAGCCTTTTCTAATATACAAGAAAGTATATCTTCTAGAGATAGTCTTATTGAAAATACAGAACTATATATAGGCTTTGATAAATTTCTTAACTGCTTATCAGTTATTACATCTACATTTTTATAAATAATAACAGCACTCATTAATATTACACCTCCTATTTGTTTTTATATATTTGTTAAAACATATTTGACAAAAAGGCAAAATAACTGTAGAGTTAACTACAGTTATTTATTTTAAATTAGCATTTATTCCATCCACAATTATAGCATTGAATACATCCAGATACATGGTCTAGTTTTGTTCCACATTCAGGACATATATTTTTTTGTAAAGCTTCAGTCATAGATAACTTCTTTTCTTTTATTTTATTTTTTTCTTCATCTGTTTTTTTATGCTTTATTATAATATCAGAATCAGAACCTTTATTTTTCATTTCCATTTCTAATATTCTAGCCATAGCATCTGGACATGAAAGTCCATCTAATTCTTTTCCATTATGTTGACAAGCAGCACATGTTATTCCTTTCAATTGATCTACAGCATCTTCTACAGAAACTCCTCTTCTAAAAGCTAATGAAGTCATTCTACTTAATGCCTCAACATTAGCTTTACATAATCCATTTTTTATATTTACAAATGTTTCAACTACTTGATTATTATCTGGATTTTTATTTAAAGTCATATAGAATGTACCACATCCTGATCTAGCAGAATAAGTATTACCTGATAATCTTCTTCCAAAATCTTTTCTAGATTTTTTAATAAACTTTTCTTTTTCAACTTTAGGTTCTTCCAATGAAGTAGTTAATGTTTGACCTTCTCTACATCCATCTCTATATACAGTTAATCCTTTACATCCTGTTTTCCAACCTAGTTCTATTATAGAAGATATCTCTTTTACAGTTGCAGAATTAGCAAAGTTTATAGTTTTGCTTATTGATAAATCAACATATTTTTGAAATTCAGCAACTACATACACATGATCTTCTGGAGATATATCATGTGCTGTAACAAATAGATCCTGCATATCTAACGGTATCTCATCAATACCAACACATGAACCATGATTATCTGCAACTTTCTTTAATATTTGATCATTGAATAATCCTCTATTTCTTAATTCACGTTCAAATATTGAATTTGTATAGAAGTATATATTTCCATTATTAGTTTTTCTATAATATGCTAAAGCAAATTCAGGTTCTATCCCACCAGATACTCCAGCTAAAGCTGATAATGTACCATTTGGGGCTATAGATATTAGATTAGAGTTTCTTATTTTTATGCCTTTCTTAGCCCAGACACTACCTTCCCATTTAGGATATACACCTCTAGTTATAGCAAGTTCAACAGATGATTCAACACTATTAGATTCTATTCCTTTCATTAATTGATCTATGAAAGCAATACATTCTGGATTATTTCCATATCTTATACCCAAATTATATAATGCAGATCCAAATCCCATAACCCCTAATCCTATAGGTCTCAAATCTTCTGTCATTTGTTGTATTTCTGCTAATGGTAATTTATTTGTAGCTACCATATCATCAAGCCATCTTATAGCATTTTTTGTATATTTAAAGAATTCTTCAAATTTAAACATATGATTATCATCAATAAATTCAACCATATTTATACTTGCTAAATTACAACTTGTCCAAGGAATATTAGAAAATTCATTACATGGATTAGTAAATACCCTTCTTCCTATATGAGGGTTTTTATTAGCTCTATCCATAGTATCTTGATAATTAAATCCTGGATCACCTATCTTCCAAGCAGCCTCATCTATAAATTTCTTTAAATCTCTAGCTCTAACTGTTTCATATACTTTTATAGGATATCCTTTGCCTTTCCAAGCGTCTAAATCTCCATCCCATTCAGCATCATATATTACTTTATCCATATGCTCATAATCAGGAAATACTAAATCCCATGGTTCATCATTCTCTACTTTTTTCATAAATTCATCAGACAATGATACTGATATATTCATTAATGTAAATTCAGTAGGTAAAGCGTTAACCTTTAAATTTATAAAATCTTTTATATTTGGATGCCACATATCCATATTTATTTTTATAGCACCACGTTTTGAATAGTTTGCAATAGTCATTGCAGATGCTGCTTCATTATATACTCTCATAAAGTATGTTGGTCCACAACTATATCCATTACTCTTCTCAACTCTTGCACTCTTTGGTCTTAATACTGATATATTAGCAACGCCGACTCCACCACTTTTTTGAAATATCTTTGCCATTTTTGCTACAGCTCCAAATACACTCTCTATATTATCTCTAATATCAATTATAAAACATGAACTATATTGACCTGGATCTTCTGGATTTGCATTTATTAAACAAGGTGAACTAAATATAAATTTCATATTTATCATTGCATCATAAATTTCTTTTTGAGCAATTATAGCATCTTCTTTAGTTAATTCTCCTTGTGATATCGTTTTAGAAACTCTATCTGCAATATCTTCCCACGTTGTTTCCCCATCTCTAAAATATCTTTTCTCTTCTAATATTTTTAGTCCATTTTCAGTTATCTGTCCCATATATAAATCTCCTTTGTTGGTAAATTTTTCTTTATCTATAAGTTATAATATTTTTATTTAACTAGCATATTTATAAAAAATAAAACTAGTGCAGTTATACACTAGTTTCTTTTGATAATAGGAGCAGGAGTTCATCTTGCTTCTTTTCTAATATAATTTCTGCTTCTTTACAAGACTTTACTATATTATCAACTGTATCATTTTGTTTTAAATCTCGCTTATATATCTCACTTGATAATCTTGATTGTGCCATTAATTCTATAGTTTTATCCATTATATCATTACTTTGTTTACTCATTTTAATACCCCCTAATTATATATATCTATAATATATAATTATTAAAATATCAAATTACAAAATAATTTGATCATTAAAATATTTATTAGATAAGACTTCTACAGGAATAAATATTATTCTAAATGGAATATCTATACCTAATATGTAATCAGTTCTATCTTGTAATGAATTGAAAATTTTAATGTATATATCTTCTTTAAGATTAAAATCTTTTATAAAAGATTCTTTCTGTATTTTTTCTTTATTTAAATTATAATAAAGAGTTTTTGTAGATATTATTAGTGCACTTTTTAGTTCAAAATCCTCTAGCTTTTTTATAGTTTCTAATCTTACTTTTTTGCCATACTCTTCATCAACATATTTTATACAAGCCATTTTATAATAATCTTCTTCAGCAATTGATACCATATCATCAATCAAACCTTCTAACAGCAATTTATAAAATACTATAGGAGTATGGACATAAATCTCTGCAACATTAACGCCATTAAAAGATATAACCTTATACTCTTTTTCAATTTCTTCATTAATACCATAACTATGATTTATTTCTTTAATCCGCTGTCCTAACCCTTCTATTTTTACATACTGTTCAATTTCCATCATATTAATCAATCTCCTTTATAATAATATATTTTATTTACATTATTATAATATATAATCATTATATTTATTAATTATAAAAAATAAAAAATCAGAGTAATAGCAATTAGCTATTACTCTATTAATTTGTTTTACTTTCTAAAGAAAGCTACAGGTAGTTTTTGTTTTAAATAAGCCTTCTGGCCTAACTTAGCAGCTTGAGTTGCTTTCATACTATACTTAGCAGTTATCTTTTCTAATAGTTCTCTTTCTTTAATTCTATTCTTAGTTAATTGAGTGAATAGAATATCATCACTATCTTTAGCTAACTGTAATGCAGCCATTTTCAATCTTCTTGATAAATCATCCTCTTTGGATAATCTTACAAGAGTCTTTCTAGAAATGATTCCACCCTCTTCTAAAGCTACAGCTTCTTGAGATTCTAAGAATTCTTTCTTTCTTTCATCTGGAAGTCTTGAAAGTTCATCATATATATAGCTTTCTGTTAATTCATTTGGATTCTTTAAATCATTCGTCATTGATCCAGTAGCACCGAAAATATTCATATTAATATTCCTCCTTAAATTTTAGTATATTAATATGATGTTATTTTATATAAAGAAAAATACATTTATATTATTCTTTTTTATCAAACGATATTACTTTAAGCTTCATTTCCTCAATACCTTTTTCTATCATAGTATCAAAATTAATAAATTTTACATCTTTATTTGATATTAGAAATGCACTAGCATCTAAAGAGTTTAATTTTTCACTACCTATTTCTTTTACTACTAAGATTTCATCATCTAATAAAAGTTTTTGAATACTAGTTATAACTTTAAGATCATCATCATCAGATTGTAAATCTATTATTCCATCACAAGAAAACATAGCTTTTGAACTATCATCAATATCTCTTCCAAATATAATAATATTACTAGACGGTATAGATTCTACAAGTTCTATATATGCATCTATATCTTTAACACCTACAGAATTTGATAAAGTTTTTCCATAATAATCAGCCATTTAAATCACTACTCCTTAAAATTTTTATTTAAATTTAATTGTTCCATCTTCATATTGTACACAATAATCAGCAGTTAATACTTGTTTCCATTTCTCTTTGCTATTCTTTAATTTATTAAATTCAAATACATATACATTATCTGCTGCCCATTCACATAAATCATCTAAAGTTAAAAATACTGAAGATATAGGCTGCTCTAATTCCCATAATTGATAACCATCTCCTATTGGCGGATCATATTGTTTACATTCATCATATAATTTTCTAATTTCATCAGAATACCACGCTTCACCTTCTCCATCACAATAAGAGCATATTCCAAATACTCCAAGTCTCATTGCCCTAGTTTTTACACAAATTATTCTATTAGTCGTGTCATGTCCAAATCCTATTTTTGCCCAAACATTAACTTCATTTGCAGTTGGTATATAACCATTATTAAAAGGTAACCAAGAATTTCCACCTTCTTTAATTTTTTGTTTTATAATTTCTTTTTGTTCATTATTTATTGCAACTCTAGTAAAATCCCATAATCTATTTGCATTTAATAATGCTTGAACTTCGTCTTGTTCTAAATTATATTGCCATCCTTCTATAATCTTACCATTATCAGAATAGGTATACCACTCTTTATTTAATTTCATAGTTGCTTCATTAAATCCTGATCCATTACACGCTTTACATTCTATACTTTTATATGGATTTATATAACCTTTCCAAGTTTGGTTTAATGGATATTTAAAATCCATTGGAACTCTTTTTAATGATTTTCCCATTTATATTTCCTCCTTTATTTTTATTTTATTCATTTCTATAATATATAATTAAAATAGATATTAGTAAAAAAATATATAATTCACAACATTAAAATAAAGAAAAGTATTAGGAGTGTGTTATATATGAAGAATATGGAAGATTTAGAGATTGTTAAAAGGTATAAAGATACTGCTACTAGAATGATACATTTATCTTTTCCAACATTATCTAGTGTAGAATTGAATGATGCTATCAACTATTCTATTTTAAAAAGATGTAAAAACTCAGAAGCTATTATAGAGAATAATTATCAAAATAAAAATATAAATACTACAGTATTAGAAATGGCAGAATACATACTTACTAGAGAACCAATAATTACAGCATTTGGAGTTTTATTTAAGAAGCATGGAACAGTGCCTAACCCTCTAGCAAAGATGATTCAATCATTTATGGATGGTAGAGGAATTCATAAAAATGAGATGTTTAAATATCCAAAAGGATCAGAAGAGTTTGAAAAATATAATTTATTACAATTACTAGATAAATTAGATGCTAACGCTTAAATATGAGGTGCGTTATACAGTAATGTATAATTGAAAACTCTGTGAACTGCTGGGAGTCCCTAAGAGCTTAATATACTACAACGTGATCTGTAAAGATGAGCGTGAATGTGGTCGAAAGACAGAAAGAAATATTAAGATAAGGTATGGTGAGAATCCTAACTCTTATAAACAATGGGTAATCATAGCAGCCAAGCTGCCAATTATAATAAAAGATGATATATCACTAACTTTATATTTATTAAGAGGTGATATTAATGAAAATTATTAGTTTTTTAAATAAAGAAGACGAAATGCCTATATATTGGTATAAATTAAACTGTGATAATATTAAGGATAATTTATATGAAATATCAGAAACATCTGAAATTAGATCTGCTAAAACAAAGAAAATATTAAAACAAAGAAATCATAAATCTAGAAGTAGTAGTTATAAAGACATAGCATTAAGTACAAATATTATTAAAGGTAAAAGTTTTTTAGTTCATAGATTAGTAGCTAAAACTTTCATTCCTAATCCATACAATAAACCTGAAGTAAATCATAAAAATTATGATACAAAGAAAAACTATTGTGATAATTTAGAATGGATGACACATAAAGAAAATGTAGAATATTCTAAAAATAATATAAAAAGAGGAGAAGATAATATAAATTCATCTTTAACAAATGATCAGGTTTATAAAATATGTAATATGCTACAAGAAAATAAATCTTATAGTGAAATATTATTTAATATAGGAATGGAAGATAGTGATAATAATAGAGATACTGTAGGTAATATTAAACGAGGTATAACTTATAAAAATATATCTAAACAATTTAACTTATCTAATGCTAATGCAAAATCTTCTAAATATGATATAAATACAATTAGAGATATATGTAGATATATATTTAATGGATATGACTATATAAAAATAGCAGAATTAATAAATGAGGATATTTCAGATATAAATAAAAAGAAATCATTTTATGAATTTATTCGTCTTATTAAAAATAGAAAAAATTATAAAGATATATCATCTGAATATAATTGGTAGAAGGTTCAACGACTATCGAAAGCTATAAATCCATAAGAACTATTAATTTAGCAGGGTTGAAAATAAGGTATAGTAATGTATACACGAAGTGAGTAGAGTACACTAGAAGTCTAGTGGAAGTGCAGAGCGTCCTAGTAAAATAGGATGAAGATATAGTCTCTTCTTCGTATGAAAGTACGAGCATTCTAAATAAATGATATATAGTGAGAGTATAATATTCATTATACAACGACTATATAGTAAGATTAAGTTATATGGATCAATTGGTCAAGTATCTTGCTTATATTATAATGTTAATATTGCATCATCTGTTACAGTTCAAGGTAGATCATGTATATCAACAGCAATGCTTCAATTTGAAATGTTTCTAGCAAATAATTCTAATTTTGGATCTCTTAATGAAGTAATTACATTTATAGATAATATAGTTACTGAAAAAAGAGAATATTCTGATAGATTAATATTAGATAATGATATAACTATGACTGAAAGTTTTAATAAGGTAATGATGACTTGTGGATTTGATTATATACCATCAGAGGAAGATCTATTAATAGTATGGGAAATATTTGGTAGATTAAAACAAGAAGACTGGAATAGATTATATTATAAGAATAATCTATATGATTTTGTAAATAATAGATCTATGACAAATGCATTAATTTATATATTAACAGAATTACATGAACCATTCTTAGATCCAAATGATGTACCATCAGAAATAAAAGTAGAGTTAGATGAATTTTTATCATTTCTAAAAGAATACGTTTATTATTCATATCAGATAATAGATAGATTAGATAAAGCAGAAAATATGATAAGAAAAGTAGTAGCTCTAGGAGATACTGATTCAAATATAGTTTCATTAGATGCATGGTATAGATTTACATTAGATAAAGTAGTGGACATACCAATGGCTATTAAAAAGAAAAAATTAAAAGCAATTTCTTTTTTAGAAACTGATGAATTCGGAGATTCTGATAAATTAAAAGTAATAGATTTTGTTGAAGATGATAGAGATTATGATTTTAAGAATGATGAGATTATAAGTATTCATAAAAGTATGAATGTATTAAGTATTATCCCTCAAGAAGGAGTAAGATATTCTATAATAAATATTATGGCATATTGTCTATATAAATTAATTAATGACTACATGTGTAAATATACACAGAATTCTAATTCATATGATCCAAAGAAAAAATGTTTACTTATTATGAAAAACGAATATTTATTTAAACGTGTATTATTAACCCTTGCTAAGAAGAATTATGCAACAATTCAAGAATTACAAGAAGGTAAATTCTTAAATGGATTATTAGATATAAAAGGATTGCCTATAGCTAAAACTACATTAAATATTAAGACTCAAGAAAAGCTACAAGAGATTTTATTTGAAGATGTATTAAATTCAGATGAGATAGATCAATTAAGAGTTTTAAAAGATTTAGCTAAAGTAGAGAAAGAAATATTTGATTCTTTATTAAGTAAGAATAAAGAATATTATAAACCATTAACTATAAAGTCTATGAATAGTTATGATGATCCATTTAGATTAAGTGGAATAAAAGCAAGTTATGTTTGGAATGTATTAAGATATGATAATATAGCAGCTATTGATTTAGAAGTTAGAAATAATATAGATGTTATAAAAGTTGATATAACTCAAAAGAATGTAGAAAAGATAAAAGAATTATATCCAGATGTTTATGATAAAATAATACCATTACTTAAAGAAAAACCTTTTATAAAAGGAATAACAGCAATGGCAGTCCCAAAGAATAGCGAGTTACCAGATTGGACATTAGAGTTTATAGATTATCCAACAATAATAAATGATAATCTTAAGAACTTTCCATTAGAGTCTATTGGATTATGTAAAATGAATGATACAAATAATTATAGTAATATATTAAAACTATAAAAAATAAAGCTGAGATTAATTTCTCAGCTTTAATTATGCTATTATAAAAAGTTTTTTATAAATATAAACAATCCTTCTAGGAACATAGAAAAAGTATTTCTATTTTAACATTATAATAGGGGGGTGATATTTTATGAAAGATAAAATAGATGATACTGAATGTCCAAAATGCAAATCTACCAATACTGAAACTATAGATATATTATATAATGAAGAACTTAGACATTGTAAAGAATGCGGCTCTAAATACCAAGTACGCTATATACGTGTTGCCTATTGTACTAAGTTACTATAGTACAGTAACTACTAATATTATTTCTAATTATATATTATTATATTGTAAGAATTAATGTATAATTAATGAAAGGAGATAAATATGATAATAGGAATCAGCGGTGCTGGTAGAACAGGTATGCTAATAAATAAATTATTAAAAGAATCCTATATAGATCCTAATGTACAAAAACAATTAATAGATGGAGCTGAGGAATCAGTATGTTTAGCGGATGAGGCTGAAGAAGAATATTCACTTATTATGAAAGATGAATTTTTATTTAAACGTGTAGTATCGACTGATACTAAGAAGAATCATGTAATAACTAAAGAAGATAAAGTTTTATATAATAATGATATTAATATAAAATAGACTAAAAGAGGAGCGTTTTAAATGTTAGAAAATCTTAATAACTATGGTCCTTATGCAGAATTGGTAAAGAATAAAAAGATGAAAGTTTATACAAAGGATTTTAATAAAGATAATATAGATAATCACTTCTTTTGGATATTAAATATATTTAGAGATGGGATTGAAACTGATGAAGTTCAAAAAGCTTTTGTAAATGTTGAATTTAATAATGCTGTAAATATAGATTTAACTTTACAAGATTTACTCTTTAATGTACTTATGTGGGATATAATAGTTAAATCAGATATGATAATAGAACCAAAGCATTTATTCTTTGGAAAATCTATAACACAAAATAGTATTAAGAAATATGTTGATGTATATTTCTTAGAAGAGAAAAGAAAATCTACATCTAATATAAAACTAAATAACATGATAGATGATATGATGTTTAAATGGTGTTATATAGATGAGTTTAACGGCTATCTATCAAATACAATAAATTTAGAAGACTTCATTAAACTAATGAAAGAGAATAGTGAATTCAATAGATTAATACATGCAGATTTAACTGGTACTCCAGTTGAAGAAGTAAAAGCAGTAGGAATGGAATATGCTAATAAGATGATAGATATAATACAAAAATCAGATCATTGTTTAGCAGATTTCTTTAATGCTGGCGAAGGTGTAAATCCAAAACAATTTAAAGAAGTAGCAATCAATATAGGAACTAAACCAGATGGTAGAGGTGGGGTATATCCTACATTGATAAATACGAACTTTTTAACTGGTGGAGTAAATGATACATTATCATTCTTTATAGAAGAGTCTGGTGGTAGAGTTGCACAGATTATAGTAGAAGGTAATGTAGGTATTTCAGGATACTTTGCAAGATTGTTAGGACTTAATAATATAGATACTATAATGTATCCAGATCATAATTATGTGTGCGATACTAAGAATTTTGAAGAAATATTTATAACTAATGCAATAGTGCAGTCTAAATTTGAAAATAGATATTATAGACTTAGTCCTAATGGACAAGAATATCTATTGAAAAATACTACCAAAGATCTAGTTGGAAAGAAAATATATCTACGTTCCCCAATGACTTGTGCTTCACATGCTTCAGGTCATGGGATATGTTATAGATGTTATGGAGATTTAGCATATACAAATAATGATATCAATATAGGAAAAATAGCAGCAGAAGAAGTATCTTCTACACTTACTGGAAGAATGCTTCAAGCTAAACATCTATTAGAATCTGCAGTAAAAGTATTTAAGTGGCCAGCTGAATTTAATAGATTCTTTGATTTAGATTATGATATTATAAAAGTAACTTCAGACGATTCTGTAAACTTAAATAATTATAAATTATTAATAGATAATATTAGTTTGCAAAGTGAATATGAAGATGTAGAATATAATGAATACGTTACTAAATTTGAAGTATTATCACCTACTGGTGAAATATTTAATATCCATACTCAAGATGCTGATGAACTTTATATAACATCTGAGTTGAATACAATAATAAGAGATAAAGCTACTGAGATAGATGGAAAGGTAGCAGTAGATTTTAAAGATTTATATGAAGCTCCATTGTTTATATTAGAGATTCAGAATTATGATCTATCAGCTACATTAAAAGCAATAAAAGATATTATTGATAAAACCGATATAACAAACAACTTAAACAGAAATGATATCCTACAACGATTAGTAGAGACGTTTATAGAGGGTGGAATCAATGTAATGTCCATTCATGGTGAAGTAATATTAAGTAATCAATTAAGAAATGTAGATAATATATTAGAAAAGCCAGAATGGAAATATCCAAATGAACCATACAATCTATTGACATTAAAACAATCACTATCAAATAATCCATCTATTATAGTATCATTATCATATGAAGGATTATCGAAAATGTTATATAATCCTTTGACTTATAGAAAGAACAAACCTTCCTTTATGGATTTATTCTTCATGAAACGCCCCTCAGCCTATCTATCTGGTAAGGATGCGGTTAAAAAATATAAAGATGATGGATATATAGAAAAAGATAATAAGAAAGTTATAAGATTTGTAGAAGATCCTAAATAACAATGAAGGTGAATTAATTGGATAA